GGGGGGGGGTGATGAAAGGGTGTTTATTCATGTCTTATTATGTTAACGTCACCAATTCCTGGAGAAATACAAAATATACTTATGTTAATGTAAGTGGATCTTGGAAATCTTGTAATAATATTTATGTTAACAATAATGGTACTTGGCGTCCTCTTTATGCTTACTGGTGGAACATCGGTGGTTGGGGAGGATGTTCCGCATCTTGTGGAGGTGGTTGGCAATATAGAACAGTCAATTGCTATCGAAGCCACAATAGCAATCATGGTTTAGATCAATTAGCTATGGACGATTCTTATTGTACTAGAAATGTTGGAACAAAACCAGCCACTCAACAACAATGTAATACCCACAGTTGTGCAGATTGTAGATATCAACTTAATGTCAGTTATTGGGAATCACGAGAAACTCAGCTGATAACTGCATTTCCAGCATTTGTCATGTGGGAAGGAAATTTGGCAGCAGCTATTGCTACTAATGATAATGCAAATTGGAACATAACTCAACTTTCAGCAAACGGTTATTTATACACAAGAAGTACTTATCAAGGAACAGGTCCAGCATGTACATCTGTTATTGGTGGTGTTGGTCCTTGTACAACTAGATATTATACTGCTTGTAGACAACCTACATAAAGGAATATTAATTATGAATTATACTATTTACTGGGGGGGGGGACCGCAATAAACTAATATATTTCACACTCTCTAATAAAAGGTGTGAAATATGGCTATAAGCATTAACGTCTCCAACTCTTGGAAATATACTAAAAATATTTATATTAATGTCTCGTCTTCATGGAAGACTGCTTTTAATGTATACGTTAATATAAATGGAACTTGGAAAACTCTTTATAGTTATTGGTACGCGATAGGAAATTGGTCATCTTGTTCAGCTACATGCGGTGGTGGGACTCAGACTAGATCTGTAACTTGCTACAAAAGCGACTATACGAATCATAATCTCAGTCAAGTAGCAGTATCAGATTCACATTGTTCCAGATTTGGTATAACTAAACCAAATACAAGTCAATCTTGTAATACACAAAGTTGTATCGAATGTAAATCCCAAAAAGGTTCTAGTGGACTTATTATACAAAGTTTTAACATTTCTTGTCCAGACAACGACTGTTATTTTGTATTTGACCGAATAAATGGAGAATACCATTATTGGTGGGGGTCTAGAGTAGGTATGACTTATAACTATACAACATTAACTACAAATGGTTATTTGTATACATCAGGTAAACCATTGTGGTACAATGATTATGAATGGATATATGCGATTTGCAGACAACCTGTTTAATAAAACATTATTAATTAATAGGAGATGTTTTAATGAATGAAGAATTAGTAATTCTTACTTGGGTTAATAACACAGCAATTGTTATTTATAATGAATTAAGATTTGATACCAACATCAAACCAGAACTCTCATTTCAGTTCGATGCCCTTTACTATGAGCCACCAACAAATCATTTTGTAAAAGGTACCAATCACGAATTCTTTGAGCTTACAGAAGAAGAAAAATTAGAGTGTGAAGCATACTGTAAAAACTATGTTAACACTGCAGATTATCCAGTTTATGCTTATGACGACAAATTTATTTTTGTTGGAAGAATATTAAAATCAGAAGCAGTATCTAAAAACTATGGATACACTATTCTTGAAGAACCTGGTAATGCTGTATCTAAATATGTAACAAATCATTGGGAAACTGTTGTAGCTATTATCATGGATGACGGTTCACTTCGATTAAATCCTGGTGGACGTTGTGAGAAATGTGTATTGTTCTTTACTGAAAAAGAATGGGAAGTTTTTCCAAAACAACCTACACCAGATTACATCTATGATATCACAAATCAAGAATGGATAGATCCAAGAAAAATTGCTAACGTACTACATGAAACTCAGCTTGAAATAAGAAATTATTTTGAAGCTATTCGTTGGAAAGAATGGGGAAAATATATTCCTCAATATGAACAGCTTACTTGGAGAGATCAGATTGAAGAAGCCCAAAATTATCTAATTGATTCAACAGCAGAAACTCCTTATATTGATACTTTCTTATCTGAAAGAACGGACACCACCAAACCTACTAAAGAAGCTCTTTGTAACGACATTCTTAGCAACAACAGAGAATATAAAATTGCAATGGCAAAAGTTAATGCGAAACAATGGAACTATTTAAAACGTGCAGAAGCATGTACTACAAACACTGATCTTGATGCAATTAGAACTGAAATTAGAGAACTGATGTCATCTGTTGGTAGAGCAAAATAAATAAAATATAGTAGCTTAGAGATTCTCTAAGCTACTCTTTATTATAGGAGTGACAACATGTTACAATTTTTATATTTGTTTCCGTATTAATAGGGGGGGGGGAATTCCCCCTTAAATGTAAAGAAAGCCACATATGTCTCTTAGAATAAACGTATCCGGCACTTGGCAATATTTATCAAAAGCATATGTGAAAGTTAGCAACGCATGGCAACCTTGTGTCAACATTTATGTGAATGCTAGCGGAACCTGGAAACCCCCTTTATTCTTATTGGTGGTATACTGGAAACTGGGGGGAATGTTCCGTTGAATGTGGAGGAGGAACGCAGACTCGTCAAGTAATCTGTGTTCGAGAACATGCTGGAGAATCCAATCACGGTTCTAACTGGACAAACATTGACGATGCTTGTTGTATTAAAAATGGATTAACTAAACCAATAACAAGTAAAAGTTGTAATACACAAGAATGTCGAGATTGTAAATTTTCCGCAACAAATACTGATTGTGCAAACAATACATCACAGAATATTACATTTGGTTGGTTTGAAACTGGTATATCTATACCAACAAATTATATTATTTATTGGAATGGAAATATATTATCACACAAGGAACTACTTTAAATAACGATGTCACTAGTCAAGTAGTAGATGGCTATTTATATACAAGATCAACAAAACAAAGCGAATGTACAACTTCAGCATTGACATCACCTAACACCTTACTTTCTTTTATCAATATTGTTTATACTGTTTGTAAAGAAGCTGTTTAATTAAATATAAGGTTATTCGTAAGTACGACATATATTAGATATCCCTTATATAAGGGATATCTAATATATGAAAATATTATTATTAAATTAATCTAATATATAAAACATTTATTCTTTCATTATAAATCTACACATGAGGTTTTATCATGATTCTTTATCAAGAAGATTTTTATTATCAAAATGCAATCATACATACAACTACAACTAATAAATCATTTTTAAGAATGCATTTGCTTTTAAAAAAAATGGGTATTAAAAACAATGCATTCTTTTTAGCTTTAACTCAACCGGAATTGAAAAATATACATCCACATGAACTTAAAGATCCTTCTCCAGAATTAGCAGCAAGAATTGGACTTGAATGTAAAATCAATCCTTGGTACTATTTACGTGAGGTAGTAAGACTTCCTCCTATGGCAGGAATTGATCCAATGCCGTTTCAGTTACACAGAGGAAATCTTTTTCTTGTCTGGACATTTTGGAATCATATTGATGTATTTCTAACAATTCCTCGTCAAACAGGAAAAACTGCTTCAACTATTGCATTAACTTCAGGTCTTATTTATTTCCAAACCAACCACTTCGTAGTAACATTACTTACAAAAGAAAGTGATAACGTTCGAGACAACGTTTCCTATCTTAAAAATATTCGTGACTATCTTCCTAAATATTTGATGAATTTTAGTCCAGACGATACTGATAATAAAGAAGGTCTTTCCTATACAAAATTAACCACTCAATATAAAACAAAAGTGTCTCGTGCAGATGAAGCAGGAGCAAACAACTTGGGTCGTGGTAATACGACTCCTTGTAACCATCTTGATGAAGTTCCCTTCTGTAAAAATATACATATCACATATCCTGCACTCATATCTGCAACCAACAAGGCTGCAGATTTAGCGCGACAAAATGGTCAACCATACACAAACATACTGACGACAACTGCTGGTAAACTCGATACTGATGAAGGAAGATTTACACGAAGTCTTATTGATGATGCTTGCGTATTTCATGAATCTTTTTACGATTTCAAAAACAGAGATGAACTGGTTGAAATTGTTAAGAAGAACTCTAAAATTAATATGATCTATGGTGAATTTTCCTATTTACAACTAGGATATACACACGAATGGTTCGTAGAGAAATCTACAAGATCAAAAGGTACTCCTGATGAAATCGCCAGAGACTATTTAAATACTTGGACATCTGGTGGACTAAATAACATCATTCCTCCAGAACTACTAAAGAAAATCAAAGCTTCCCAAAAAGAAGTTATCGATACAGTCATTGTTGATGGATATATTTTCCGTTGGTACGAATCACTTGACAAAGTTTTTGATGACCGATATGGAAAACGTACAATAATAATCGGTCTTGATACTTCTGAAAACGTTGGAAATGATTTCACATCTCTTGTTATGATTGACGCTTCGGATATGAGTGTTATTTGTACTGCTCGTTGTAATGATTCAGACCTGCTAAAACTAGGTCTTTATCTTGCCGAATTTATGATCGAGCATCCAAACACAATTCTCATACCAGAAAGAAAGTCTACTGCACCTATGATCATATCAGTCATCTGTATGAAATTACTTGAAAAGGGTATAGCACCTTTTACAAGAATTTACAACCAAGTTATACAAAACAGAGATGAAAAACTTTATTCCGACATAGATATTTATTCTCCTGAAGCAACAGAAGGAGTTAATAAAAAATATCTTGGTTATACAACAACTGGAACTGGAGCCACTTCAAGAGATACTTTATATAAAGCAACTCTTATGAAAGCAGTTCAAATGAATTATGACAGAATTCACGATAGCACTCTTATTAATGAACTTGCAAGTCTTAATGTAAAGAACGGTAGAATAGACCATTCAACAGCAGGTCATGATGATACTGTAATTGCATATCTTCTTGCCTGTTATTTTGTTTATTTTGGAAAGAATTTTAATCTTTACGATATTGATCATTCTACATTCTTAAATAAAGTATCTTCTTCAGGAAAAATAGTTGAACCTGAATATAAACAACAACAAGACGAACTTGCAGAAAGAATTAAAGATATCAAAAGAATGCTTGGTACTACTACAAATAGAATAGTTGTCGATTCTTTAACTAGAGAACTTCGTAATCTTGAAACACAAATAGATACTGAAATAGTGGATATTCAACCAGCAACAGTTGAACAAATGCGTACTAATTCATTTAAGGATTATGTATATGACCCCAATAACCTATCTCACTTTCTTTCTCTAAATCTCAATTAAATATCAAAAATATATTACTGAATTAGAGAAACGATGACAAATAACACTTGAGCATCTTCTCTTTATTGGTCTTGGTTAAGGCAATGTATAAGAAGTACTGGAAATAATCCAGTACTTCTTATACCACTTTAAATGTGTACACCATTTTGATTTAGGAGTGATCGGACATGGCAGGACAAAAAAAAATGATAACCGTAATCGAAGAACGTATTGATGGACATTGCTTCTCCAATTGTTCAATTTCTACCATGCTCAAACTAAACGAATTGCTTGAAAATGGAAGCATCAAAAAGGATGAAATATTTCCAGACTACACTCTATCATTCGACGATTTGACAACGGTTACCTTGAACAGCATGATTCCATTTGAAGATGCTGTAAAAATCAATAAAACAACTTCAGTTCAGAGATTCATTAAAAATATTATCAGAACCAAACCTGCGGAAATTGAAACAGTTCAATCCGAAAATCCTGTCTATGAATTACTTGTCGATCCTACTGCCGACATATTCGAAGCTCCACAAACTCCTACCATCATTCCAAGACCAATTCCTAACCACAGAAAAACCAATCTCTTTGTCTTTTATAAAGTAACCATAGAAAACAACAATAAAGTAAGTGTAGAACTTACTCCGGAATTTGTTTGTTCGAATCATACTTTTATTACTAAAGGACTTGACCAAGAAGAAAATATTATTTATCCACAAATTCCATATACGTTGGGTGTAACCAAGTTTACAGATACAACAAAAACAGAGAGAAAAGTTCTTCCTTGTAGTTACAACTATATTAAAGCAGGAAAAATTGTCAATTCTAAAAAGGAAGTCATTAAAGAAGTATATGACAAATACTATTTTGTTATCGATCCTGAAACAAACATCATCGATAGATCAGTATACGCTATACATAGAAGATATATCGATCCGTATGGCGTAAGTTCATTTGAATGGAAATTGTTGAACATGGAAGGAGCAAATGTATAAATATGGAACCAAAATCTATTTTCTCAGATGAAGAATTACAAATACGAGTTATTCTAACCAGAATACTTGATGCTACTACGACCATAGCAACTGAACTTGCTATATCGTATCCAAATATTCTTGCAGAACACACTGAGCAATTGATGTCAACAATTGATCACACAAGAAACATTGGAAACCACAATGCGGAAATAATTTTTAATGATCCAAATCAGACAGTTTATTTTAAACTTAAAGGAAACTTAAACTACATTTATGGAATACCTGAAAATTCCATGGATGTAGACAAACATCTTTATGCACATGAATTTACATGTTTTGAATGTCACGACAAAAATTGTTGTCCGGAAGCATTCAATTTAAAAAGTTTGTTTGGTTCATGTGTTATAGGAAAATATGTATAATGAATACAAATCATGAATTGTCTACATCAGACAAAGAAATCATTCGTGATCTTGGTATTGTTATAGGATTTGCTTATTCGCTAAATTACAAAATAACTTCCAATATAGAAGATCCAATAATAAGGAATAAACTTGACAGTTTGTTTAGAACAATAAGTGGAGGTTGTAGAACTATTGGTAAGATAAAAGAATATAATGAATATAGCGTAAACGATGTCATTTGCTATGAACGTTATGGAGATATATTTACAGAACTTCCATCTGAATTTAATTTGGATGTTGTGGAATATAAAGCAGGTGACTTCTGTTGTTTTGATTGTAATGATAGAAATGTTTGTTCATTTGCTTTTGATCCATATTGTCATGGATCTAATGGTGAATGTTTAGTATTGAAGTAATATGTATAAGAGAGATAGGATATATATCCTATCTCTCTTATACTACTTATTTATTTCCTTTTTATATTAAGAATATTTATTATTTTAATATAATAATTATTAATGTATAATTAATTACAACTACTATATATACTGTGGTTTCTTCTTTGGGGGAACCATTAAAGGAGGGGGACCCTCTGTGTAAATAAATTAAGATATAGATAGTACTAATGTACTATCTATATCTTCTCCTTAGTATTAATATTAGTATTAGTCTTTTATATAACTAATACATATAAAAGACGTTTTATATGTATTAGTTATATTCCTTATTCTTAAATAAGTAATAAGATAACACTACTACAACAAGTAGTAGTGTTATCAATCATAATAGCGATTTAAGTTCTTCATATGCTTAATATTAATAATAGAGAAATGTTAAAAAATAAATTTATATTAAAATACATATATTTTATTTTTTCTTGTTTGGTTTTTAAGTATATATTACATTTTTGATTCTATTGTTTAATTACTTTATTAATTGAAAAGAAAATAAGGAGTGCATTAAAAATGAATTTTACCAATTTTCATAAGTGTCATCTGTTTGTACATACATTTCCTTTTGATAACAGTAATGAAAAATATAGTGATGTTGAGCTTTCTTGTTTATATCTTCAAGATTTTATAAATGGTATTTTACATGTTTCTGATTCTAACACGATTTCATTTTTTGAAGAGCTTGGTTTAGATGTGTCTGCTGGGTTGTTGCTTCGTACTAATTCTTGTACTAATTATTATTTACCTGGCAGGATACTTACTTATTCTGAGAAACAATCTTCTGTTGTACAAAATCCGGTATCCGTGTTTATTGATGCAATACAAAATATTATTTGTGATATCGATACTCAAGTACTTGAATATGAAGAATTGTTTAGTTTATATAAAAATTCTTATGAAGAAAACGAAGAAGAATATAAAAAACTTAAATATAGTTGTATTGTTTCTTATGTACTTGAAAGTTGTAAACAAATGGGTTTGTTGTGTTCTTTGTTTCATAAGGAAATTGACAAGATTAATAATTTTAAAAGTAATAAATGCAGTATAGATAGAGATGTGTATAATGGTATTAGAAGGGCTTATTATTGTATTTTGAAATGTTTTTATGCCTTGTCACTCGTTGTAAAATATTGTAAAGATGAGGTTGATCATTTAAAGTCAATTGAGAAATGTTCTTGTAATTTTGATCTTTTTTGGATAGATACTACTTATTTGTTCAGCTATGTGCTTTCTACTGAAATATGTGAGTTTACTTTTGAACAATTGTTGTCTATGGTTTGTAAATGCCCTGCTGATATATATTTGATGACCTCTTTGTTTCAATATGAGTGTACTTTAATTAAAAGCAGTAAAGATTTAGGTATATATAAACTTCACAGAAATTGGATATTCAACAATCGTATAAAAAGTTATATAACTACAAGTCCTGTCTCTTATACTAAGTTTTTAAAAATATTTCCTGAAGACTTTGTGTTTAAGTGTAGTATTTTAAATAACGATTTAAATTAAAGAGTGGGGGTAAGTGTAGTATGAATCCTGCAAATTACTTTGTTAAGTCCATTCCTGTGTTTATTGATAATTGTGATGTTCTTAAAACTATACTTTTACAATTACAGCATTGTAACAATGGTAATATTTATCAATACTTTGCTTCTTGTTTGAGTGTAGATACTGTTCTTGATCTTACTATTGAGAACAAATGCGATTATTTTACTGTCGATAACAAACATAGAAATCTTTGTTGGACTTTTGAATTTCAAGATGATATAAAAATGAAAATTCTTATTGATTTGTTTATAAAAGAAATACAAAATGCTTTAAATCGTATTTCATTTGTTCAATCAACTTACTGTAGATCACTTAAGATAATTAATGAAAAACTTATTAGACTACGTCGTGAGTTTTTTAGTATTACCAGTGCACAATTGTCAGTTGAATATGGTAGTTCAATTTTAATTGATTTGATTTGTCAGTTTTTAAAGATCATGGATGCTTATAACGAGATAATATTTGAATATAAAAAGAATCAGAATTCCAAATGTGATCAAGTACTTAAAGTTGATGATGTGTTTATACCCTATTATTTTAGAGAAGCATATGCGCGAGATGCTTATTTTTCCAAGCTTTTAAACAAGTTGAGAAATAAAGGTATAAACAGTGGAAGTGAATTTGAACAGTTTGTTACCAAGCATGGATTTGAGATAGATTGTTGTATTTCAGCTTATACTTTACCTAATCCTGATATTGCCAATGGTTTTTATAGTGTAAACTTACTTAAGGATAACAAAGACGCAGATACAGTACTTATTTATATTTATAAAGTAAGTGGTGCTAGAAATTATACGTATGTGTGTTTCCCATATAAAAGTTTTTCTTTAACCATGTCTGCTCAGATAGCAGATGATTTTAAAAATACTATTTGTGGTTTTGCAGATGACTTGGATGAATTTAAAAAGCAGTTGTATATGTGTTTTCCTGTGTTTAAGAAATTTCTAGATACGTATTGTGAATAGAACATTTCTTTTTATTCAATTAGTTATTTAAAAAGAATCAAAAGGAGAGTATCCAAATGGTTTATGTTAAAGTTTGTCGTGATGGGGAACTAAGAATTTGTGACAATACAAGTTCAAAAATAATTCCTATGGGAAGTGATCTGGTATTTAGAGCTTTGAATAAGAAAATTGTTATTGATCCTGATTTTACTTTACAGGATTATTTTGAAATGTTTTTGAAATATCCTTTTCTTAAACATCTTGAAGATTTTTTGGAAAATTTCATTGATCGATATGAAGATGAAAAAATTAAAGGATTTCCAAGTAAGAAAAATGATGAGGATGATTGGATAAATCTTACTCACATTGTTGTTAGTAAGAAAACTTATGTCAATAAATCCGAACCAACTGATGTTGAATCAGGTATTGAAGTTAATGGTAAAGGTATTTATCTTAAAGATGATGAAAATGGAGAATACAAGAAAGGAGATATCTGTGAATCATGTGGTATAGAACTAAGTGATTTTATCACTATGCTTGATTGTAAGATTAAACTTGAAGTTCCTTCAGTTATTGTATCTGAAGATAGATATGGTTATTGTAGTGATGCATATCTTGAAAGCGTATCTGATCATGATTCTGGATATACGTTGTTTGAGTTTGTTACTTCCATCATTTGGGAATTGTCTTTTTTCGGATGTCCTTGTAGTATTGATGAACAGGCTCAAGACTTTCAAGATACAGTTGAACGAATTGAAAGTGGTGAAGAAGAACTTATTGAAGTTACTAATATTAATAGTCTCTTTAATAAGTTTGATATGAACGATTATGAGAAAAAAGAACATATGAAAAGAATTGATTGGCTGAAGAAACAGATTGAAACTGCAGTAAAAGATAGAAGACAATTTGATCATAAACCTGAAATTCTTGAAAAAATAGATGCGTATATCAAAGCAAAAGAAAGTGAAATAAAAGAAGTAGAAAAATTGCTTGTAAATTTTCAGTAGAAAGAAATTAATAACAAAATAATTACTACTACTGGAAAGATAATCTTTCCAGTAGTAGTTTACTTAAACAGGAGAAATTATAATGAATATGGAATTAGATTCTAGAATTGTTGATACCATGTACAAAATTAATGCAAAATGGAAAAGATATGCAACTCATATTAGCAAGATGGCAATATATCTAGACCAATTAAGTTTTATGTATGTAGGGTCGAAGAGACTTGTTTATAGTAATGATTCTTTAGGAAATTATTATGAAATACAAAAATTTTATAATAACATGTCTCCGTTTAAAGATTATTTTCTTTTTCTTGTTACAAGATTTGAAAGTGACAGTTTTGATAAATTTACAACAAAATCACTTGCATTTTTTATGTGTGTAAGTGTAGCCGAAGAAGATCTTTCCTATGAGAAAGCTTTAGAGACTTTTAGAGAAGTTATTTGTAAAAATCCTGAAGCTGCAATTTGTACTACTTATTTTAATGATGTTATTTCTGGTGATGTTGAAAATGTTAAACCTGTAGAAGAAACAACTAAATTTGTTCATAAATGTGATGATGCTACGCGGTTTGTTTATAAAGGAAATGTATATCTTGGAAAATTGACAGAAGAAGATTTTGCAGCAACTGTTTTTATAGAAGATGTGAAAACAGAAAGAATGTGGTGTGTGTTAAGTGATAATAAATTCAAAAATTTAATTCCTGTATACAAACACAACAAACCTCTATTTTTTAAACGTTGTATAGAGAGAATAAAAAATGTTTTATAACTGATTAATATAAGAGATATACCCTGCATGCAGGGTATATCTCTTATATATCTTATTAAAGTATTTGGAAAGGTATGTTGCCTATATGTTAGGGAAAATTTATTCTGAAATAAGAGTACGATCGTTATGTGAAAATTATAGAATAAACCGAAATTATAAAAGAAATATATATTCGAGTACGCATCCTGTTATTGTGGAATTTGAAAAATTAAATGAGAGATTTGGAAATTACTTGACCAACAGAGAAATTGAATTTTTTGAACGATATTTGGCTGAACCGGAAACTACTGGAGTTCAGTTTTGTAAAGAATATCGTCTTACCATACATAAGCTAAATGCTTGTTTAAAAAATATTATTGATACTTTACGTTACTATCTCGATAGAACTAAAGGAAGTTCAGAATTCATTAAAGGCAAATATATTGGATGCTATCATATTTTAAATGCGATAGAAGAGTTTACTGATATTTATGGAATCAAGTATTTTGCACGAAGTAAAAGAAAGCACTTTAGTGAAATTTACTATTCCACCAGTAACATTTTAAAAGGAAGAAAGACAATATGAAATCTGGTGATAATAAATATAAAACTATTCTTAGTGATATGTTTATTCGTGTTTGTAATAAGCACAAATACACTATGGATATGACTCTTCAAGAAAAGGTTAAATGGGTTTTTAATGAAGCTGAAATTATGGTTTGTGTATGTAATACCAAATCTGAAAGATATATTCTTGAAACATTTAAACTTGATTCCATCGATGATGTGATTAGAAAGATACAGGAATATATCACGTATTGTAGTGATGAAGATATTCTTAAAATTCTTATTGATCAACTGCAGAAATTTAAACTAAATAAAAGAAAGATAAAGAAAGAAGAATAAATAAGTATATACAAGAGAGTAAGACCAATTTAAGTCTTACTCTCTTGTATAAGTTGATAAAAGGTTATTCATTTTTTATTAAGTATATATTACATATTTGATATTGGAAATATCTTCAATATTTTACTTGTAATTTAAAGGAGAATTTATCATGAGTATCACTATAGTACTTGATTTTGTCGAAACGCATCTTGATGAAATGTTTGATGAAGTTTATAGACTTCGTAATTTTCCTTATGAAACGCTTAGACCTAGTAATCAACGATTGTTAGCTGCAGCTGATAGATATATAGAATTTGCAAGAATTCAAGAACCTACTTTGACAGATCGAATAACGTGTAACGATGATTTGAGTGATATTTGTCTGACCCGTTGTTTAGTGTCATAATTGTTGATATAGGAGTAGCCAGAGAATTTCTCTGGCTACTCTATAAATATAAATTTTATTTTTTTTATTGTTGAGGCTGTATATTTAAATGTTCATTAATTTGATTTTCTACAAGTTTAACAGAATTTTCTACAGTATCAGTAAGATTTTTAATATATTTTATTGCGGATTTATAAGAAGCAGACGCAGAAGATGCAACTGAAGTAATTGCTGTAGGAAGTGTTTGATCCTGTCCTACAAATCTATCAGGATGCATTTTCTTCATAACTGTTTTTGCAGATTCGATATTTTTGTTATATCCATCGACATATCTTGCATTATTTTTGAGTGTATTTTTTAGACTATTAAGACCAATTAGCAATGAGTGTCCATCATTTGTTACCATTCTTGGATGTTGTTTATGATATTCTAAAGTGTCTTCTGCTTTAGCTAATTCAGAATCAATTTCTTGTAGTTTAGATCCTGTAGATTTTGTCTGATCTAAAGTCATGTTTTCAGTGACAATAGAACCAAGTTTCAACAAATCATCAAATGTAGAACTGGTAGATTTGACAGTAACTTGTACATCTGGAAACTGAATAGTAAATACAGTACTGGCGGCTTGAATTTCTTTAATTATTTTATCAATTTTATTAATAAGAAATTTGGATTTTGTAAAAATAAATTCTTTTGCTTTTCTAAAAAGCTCTGATAACTGATCCCAAAGTTTCTTTAAAAATTCTATAACTTTTGCCCAAATTTGAGACAATTTTCCTTTTTGATCGTTGGTAACTAGAGCAGCACTGTTTGGAATAGCTAAGTTTTCAAAAGATCCAGTATGATCTTTATTGACATAAGAAAGAATATCCATTTCATATAAACAGGAATCTATAAGGTGAATAGATTCACTGACTTCTGCAAATTGTTTATAATATTCATTTTCAAGAACTAGCAGGTCATAATTTGAAATAGAAGAAGATTTATGTTCGACAAATTTTTTAAGACGATCAAAATCCATAATGTTTTTCCTCATGCTAAAATGAATTAATTTTTACTGAATACATAGCATTTTTTTTGTGTCTATAGTATTAAATTGGAGAAATAAAAGATGGCAAAAGATAATAAACACACTACATATTTACTTGATGAATTTAGTAAAATACCAGAAATTAATAATCCGGTGACAGATCTTTTTATTAGGAATTTAGTTGAGTATTGTGCTATGTTTGAAACAAAAAATGAACATAGTGCGGCACTCAATACTTATTTATTGGGAACTGTTCCTATTTTTTTTACGGATACCGACAGATCTGTTTTCTTTTCTATTATTGGTGGAGTATCAGAAAAAAAGATTAAAGAAATATTAAGATATGCTCCAGGTATAGAACCTTCTTGGGTAGTTCTTAATGATCCATATAATCAAATGATCGTATATACGGCACATAGAGTAGCCATGTCTACAGTATCCGATGAATTGAAAGAACAGGGATTATTTGCTTTATTTAAAATGCTTCATTATAAATTTTTTACATCTTTGGTTTTTCACTATTATAAATTTGGTGCGAATAAAGATACCATGGAATCAGTCATCAAATCATTGTCGGCAAAATATGACATTGTTAAATATGGTACATGGAAGAAAGTTATAGAAGCTCGTTCCAGAGATATATTCGCTACTGATTCTATTCATTTTGGAACTATCTATAATTTTAAATATGACGCTGATGTCCTTTATGTCATTACTGATATTCAGTCTCGTATTCGGCAAAAAATTCGTACTATCAATTTAATTTATAGAGAACAAAAAGAGAAAGGTGATGAAATTCGTTCATATGGATTGGTAGATGAAATAGATGGACAGAAAGTTATTACATCATCCACCAACATACTTGATATGATGTTATCTAGTATGCTTCAACAAATACAAAGTCCAGCAAGATTTATTGACAATGAACTTATTCATGTACTGTCTCAACAATACAGTTCTGTAAATGAATCTACATTTAGAATCATAGTAACTATGTTTAGTGAACTTGCGGCTATTCAGGCATCTAGTGGAGATTTTGAAAAAGTACGCGTTATTAAAAATGAAAATGAATATGGAGAAGAAACAGAGTATGAAATATATGAAGGACTTGGAAAACTTACATATGAACTTTTACAAAAATCATATCGAAGATGTATGATCGATAAAGTAAATATGAATTCAAAAATAGAAATACTTACTAAAGTAAAAAATATATTTTCATCTTCACGTATTTCTGATGAAGCTGTTGTAACTGTGAAAAGAAGTTTTACATATTTTGTTGGAAATTGTGGAGAAACAACAAGAGCTGCTACTATAGCTAGTTTAACTATTGTGCTCATTCTTTACATTATCATTAAATCATTTGAGTATTTAAATTAAAGTACTATAAGAGAAGTCTAGGAATACCCTAGACTTCTCTTATAGTTTTATACTGCTGGTACGTAAAAGAAACCTTTGATAGTTTGTGTTCCATATGAAACATTTCTCCACCAAGGACCATGATGGGACCAATCAGTAATTGTAAAGCCATTTGGGTTCCATTCCCATTCTCCATCTAAAGTTCTTATAAGTGTACAAGATACTTTATTTAAGTTAAGAATAGAAATACCACAGTTTCCTCTTTTATTGTTACCAACGTCACTTACTTCGCAGACAAAATAATAATTTCCATTGTAAACAGGAATAGCTGGATATGTGGCTAATTGAGCTTCGTAGTGATACGTATCACCATTTCTAAATCCACCAATAACTGCAGTGCCACTTCCAATAACATTTCCATTAGGATCTGCTGGCCAGATAGTAGCTACGTCATCAACACTTGTGTACAGTTGTATATTACACGCATGAGTATTGCATGATTGTGACATTGGTGGTTTAGTTATATCGGAACAAAATGTATCTGATTTTGTAATCCCATTTGTTCTTGTACAAGTAACTGATCTATATTGCCAGCCACCTCCACAGGTTGCTGAACATCCTCCCCAACTTCCTACTGCCCACCAATAATTCCATATAGGTTTTAATATACCACTTTCATTTTTAACCCAGATATTTTTAGCTTCTTTTAATATCTCATTTCCAGATGGTTTTACAAAGACATTGGAATCTCGAAGAATATTGTTGACTTTAGTATAAAAAGGCATAATACATTTCTCTCTTTATTTATATTGAATCGTAAATAACCTGATATGTACCTTCTAAGTCAAGCTGATTTGCTCCACCAGAAAATTCTTTTCTTAATTCAATATATCTTTCCGCTTCTTGTGCGTAGCTATCTACAATTTCTTTCATCCTTCCCCATTCGTAACCTGCTGTGGTATAGAATTTATCTGCTTTAAGTACAAGTTTATTGTAAATAAAAGCTTTAGTTGCACACAGTGCCAAATCCGCAAATGGTATAAGCGCATCTTGAGTCAGGTTAGTAAACTCTTTGTCATAACTCAATCTACAGTTAAGTTCCCATGTATAGTTCATAGTCATTACAGTTGTAACTGGAGTTAATTTTATTTGATGTCCAGAAACTAAATGAGGAATGGGCATAACTGCAGAATTTCCTCCAGACTGACTATCAAGAACTTGACAAGCAAGACTGCCTACAGTCTGCATAGTTACACTGTTTGTTAATGCTCCTGAAGGCATTTGATTTCCTACATATAAAGAAAATGGATATCTGATACTGATGATGGAAGCAATAGGTCTATTTTCTCTTGCCTCAGGAGGAATGTTATAAATAGAATATGATTCAGTGTTTGGAATCATATATCCTACTGGAAGAGCTGATTTTTTAATCCACGCTGGATCAAGTACTATAGTCTTTATTTTTCCTGCTACGATATTGGCATCGTGTAAAATTCTATTAATAATGACATCTTCATGAATACAATCTTCTATGGAAATACCTCTTTGATCATTTTCAAAAGCTACTTCAAGTATTTCTAAAGGGATGTTGTGATTTATATTTCGCAGTGCTAAATCAATTGCATTTTCCATATGAACAACTCTCCTTTGTAACAGATATTGAGCATAAAATGAAATCTTTTACTAGTGGGTTATTTTGAATGAAATTGGAGCTATATATTACTTTATTGTAGAAGTTGTATCTAGAAATCTTTTACAATGGAGAAATTTATATGAAAAAGTTTGGATATGAAATTGGTGTCAATTCTGGAATTGTATTTTATCCTGAATTATTGAAAGATTATCAAACAGAATGTAAAAATAGAAATGGATATTTAAATTTGTTTAATCGAAGTGATACTATTTTTGAGCTTCTGCAACTTTTTGAAATTGGAGTAGATGTAAATACTGATTTGATCATTGGAAATTTTGTTTCCGATAATGTAGTATTTAGTCACCCCAATAGTGATGTAAAATACAAAGATGGGTATTTTCCTGTTTTTGAATGTAAAGATAAAACACTTTTATTGTTTTATGTTAGAATTAATAAAAAAGACAGTAGACTTGTTTTTAAATGGTATTATAATCTTCAAGAAATTATAAGACTATTTGAAGATACGCTAGATTTTAAAATGAACAATCTTTCCATAGATAACAATGTATTGAAAAATATCATTGTTTATAATACTTCTGGATCGGAAATTTCTTTATTTCATATCAATGAATTTAAAATAAATGTTCTTGAAGCTATTCGATTTCATTTCACATTGTACGATGCTAAAAGATTTTATTCTTCCGTACTAGAAAAATAGGAAGGAGAATGTTTACAATTCTTAAAGAGTTGTATTTAGAAAACATGGACTGTTGACATATTAATAAATTTGAAAAAAAAAATAATATCTTATTAAAAATGAAAAAATTCTATAAGGAGAAACTTTGATGACAAATGTTCAATTTGTAGATATGCTTAAAAGAATAGAAGAACAAATAAAAAATAAATCTATGTTTTTTGTTGTTGATGAGGATTATAAAAAGGAAGATCTTCCTAGTGAAATAAAGTCGTATACGGATACTACAAAATGTATCAATAATATTACTTTGTATTCTTATAAGGAAAAAGATAAAGGTTTGTCTATTATTGGGGTTAGATATTTTGAATCTAAAATTATAGATGTACATTTTTGTATGGCTGATAATTATAATTTTTATGTAGATTCTATTTCGTTATATCAAAATTGGGAACAAGAAGTTTTTGAAAAATTTGAGCAGTTTGTAACTGATTTGAATCCTTTACATGTGTTTGAGATAATATTTAAAAAGTAAATATGATTGATCAAGAAGGGGATTTTTTAATCCCCTTCTTGATAATTTTAAAATTGTAAATGATGTTAATTTAACTATATATTACTTTTTTGATGTCTAAGGTTGATGACATTCAGTATTCGCTTGATGGTTGTTTGATGGTTAATGGTCTTTTTATTACTCATAACAAATATCTGTGGATTTTGTTTTCGCTTGTGACGATCCTTTTGTGCACGAAATAAAGTTTACCAAGGAGGAACTTGCTTATTTGGAAAAATTGTGTAATGATCACATTCCGAAGGGTTACTGTGGGGGATGTTCTTAATTTTATTATACAGGGAGAGTTTTTAAGCTCTCCCTGTATTGTTTTTTTTTTATGTACTTTTTAAATAAAGGATGAAGAAAATGACTAGACATTACGATTTGAATGGTGTCATTCTTGGCGTGCACTATGACGATTTTTTCGATACTATTGAAGTATTTCGATTTGGTGAAAGAGAAGATTACAATGAATATCTTCATTGTGAAAAACTCAAAGAAGATGCTGATGGAAGAAAATATTTTCATTTCAATGAGATGAAAATTTATTTTGATGATTACATTTATACTCCGTTCAATCAATTAATTGAGCAGTTTAATAATGGTGAGCGGTGTTCTGGAGACGAATTTATCAATTCTATTCTCAAGATAGGGATCAATAATGTTATTGTTGAATACCCTGTTGATTGTTGTGATTTTGTCATTGGTGGGGTAGGAATAAGTAGTAATAGAACCAAAATGGTAAAGTGTCGTTTTGTTGAAGAAGGACGATATAAGATCATAGATAATTATAAAGTAACTATAGAACCTATTGAATCAATTTCAGATGGTGAATTGTTAAGTAAGAAGACGTTTTATCTTAGTGATTTTCTTTCATTAATGAAAGCAGGAAAAGGAAAGTTTTTTATAAATAATGAAGAAAAGGAGAACAGTTAAACATGATGTATGTGATTATAGAACGAAGCGATAGTTTTGGACCATCAGTATGTGGTATATTTCCTACGTTGGATGAAGCAGTAAAAGTTCGTGAACAATTGAGTAAGGATGACAATTATCAAAGTTATTTTGATGTCATATCTGCGGACGACAATTGTATAGTTTCTTTTCTTTGGAAGGTAGGAAGAATAGTTAGAGATTTTTATTTTGGAAAATTTGGAGTTGTCACCGAATGTGAAGTTCATGAAAAGTACAATACAGATTTCTTTAGTAAAGACGGTATTATTAAAGAAATTGTCTTGGAAGTTCATTTGGAAAATAATGAAATAGTAAAATATTGTAATACAGGCACATACAGACATATTGATCATCTGACAACGTTCTCTGGATGTTTACCAAGAAGAGAATATGGAAAATTTTGTAACTTTAAAACAAATGAAGAACGACGTGATTTTTTAACATCTGAACAATCGATATGGTAGAACAGGAGAATTAGATGTGAGCGAAAAATACGAACAGTTCGTAACAATGGAATTTTCAAATGGTATCAAAGTTGATTGTTTTATAACTAAAAATTTTAAGTTTTTCTATGGCAATTGTAAAATGTCTAGTAAAATGTTTGATTCGCTTACAGAATTACAAGATGAGATTGAAAATAAATTTGGAGAAAGTAACTGGATATCTGAAGGAACTGTATCTAAATTTATGCAAAGATATGACAGATTACTGGAAGAAAAAGTAGAAAATAAACGTTTTATTATAGAAGGAGATTAATATGCCTAATTCTCCGTATTTTTTGTTGGAATATAATGTTGAAATTGTTAATGATTATAATAACAAAAAGAATGAAAATAGAAATATTGAACAATTTCAACACTTCATTAAAAATAAAATTTACTATGAAGAAAGTATGTTACACAGGACTATTCCGGCCATTATTTTTAAACATTTGAAACAAAAAGGATATCATGGATATAAAATAAAATTTTGGAATATTGATGTTATTTGTTGTACATTTGTAGAACAGGATGGTGTAGAAATTTTGGAATATGGAGAAACGATGATTCCTGTTGAAAAGATGCAAATATTTATCAGTAAATATGAACAAATGTTTAACTGTAATAAATTTCCATCGTATTTGAATATGAGTTAAATTTATAATGTATTAGCCTTTAACTTTGGAGGGTTATATGTGCACTGAACTTTCCATTATTACGGATGATCTTTTTTGGATTATGCGGACAAGGCCAGGGATGGAACTTGATGAAGCTGTTTCTATATGGGAAGAGCATCATCGCAAGTTCACTGAAAAGGAACTAATAGTTCTTCAGTGGTGTTTTGTGTAATACTTTTTATTCTAGTAGAGTATGGGTAAATTTACCCATACTCTACTAGTTGATTAATTATAAATTTTTAAGGAGAATTGTTATGGAATTTATTACTCCTTTGCATATATTTCCTCGTCGGGTCATTTGGAGTGATTACGATTTTAGTACAATAGAAGAATGCCAAAGATATACTTGTAGTAATTGCAAATGGCATGGGTATTGTCTTTGTACCGGTGGCATTGAAATGCAAGACGATCCAATGAATCATGAAATAACAGCAAAATGTTGGTTTTTTGAGATGAATAAAATGAGAAAAAGTATTCGTGACTTTTTCTCTAATCGAAATCAAATTGTTTTACGTGGAATATATAATTATACAAGTATTCAGACAAAGAATTTTGTTGTTTTTATTTGGAAACTACAAAAAGGAAAAGTTGTATTAAAATTTGATAAAAGAGGAAAATCTTTTATATACTATCAAAGTTTAGGAAATAAATATGAATGTATGACCGAAAGTCTTGAGCAAGCCTTTCGTGAAACAGGTTATAATAGTTTTAATTTTCATAAAGAAAATATTAATTTGTACAAAATTCAGAGATAATGATAATCAGATTACTAAATAAGTAATCTGTGAAAATATATAAACCTTTTAACTATGGAGATAAAAAATGAACGTACGTTTTGCAAATGTCAATGTGTTCAATTGGAATGAACTTTCTGTACAAGAACAGAAAATAGTTGGTGAATTCTTTGATAAATGGTTTAATAAAACTGATGGTCTTGGAATTGCACCTGTTCCTAACAATGGTAATCTTGCCGAAAATGATGTTTTCTTTCATACATTTTTTGTTAAGTCGGCGGAGCTTTATCTTCTTGTTCCTGAAGCAAAAATGGAGCTTGATGTATTTTATACCAAGGAAGATGGCACAAGAGTGTCTTTGGTCTTTGGTTGTTTTGAAGATAAAGGAATGACCAATTATCTTAATAATAAAGAATAGTAGATGAATTAAAAATAAGAGGAGGGATTAAATTTCCTTCCTCTTATTTTTTTTTGTTGAAAGAATATTATTTTAAGGTGTAATTAAATACATTGAGTATATATTTCATGCGTGTAATAAAATTGTTGATAAATAGCTCAATTGGCAGAGCAGGTGATAAGATAAAGCTGAGTATAAAAATGTGGAAATATCAAGATACTTCGCGCGTTGTTAAAAATGGTGATTATTTATTGTGTAAGATACCTGATCATCCACATTGTTTACACCATGATTATGTCCACCAACATCGTGCTGTAATGGAGAATTACTTAGAACGATATCTTGATGAAGACGAACATGTTCATCATGTTGACGAAAATAAATATAACAATGATATTAATAATTTAGAATTAGTTTATAAAGATGCTCATCGTAAATTCCATTTAAGAAATCGTGGTTCTGTTTATGTAGATTTAAAATGTCCTTGGTGTGAGAAATTATTTACTAGACCACGAAATCATACATTATTGTGCAATCAAGATGCTTTAACCACATCTTGTTGTAGATCATGTTCAGTAAAATTCAATCATTATTTAGATGAAAATGGATTGAATAGATGGGCATTAAGTAGAATTTATTCAAATATTGTTCGAGTTTATTATAAATATTTGGACGATTAAAATATTTCTGGCTCGTTAGTTAAAGTGGTCATAACGGACCCCTTATAAGGGTTTATTACTAGTTCAAGCCTAGTACGAGCTACCAAAATAGTTTTTAAAATTTGGATAAGGTAGCGATTGTCTTGATCAAACAATCGAGAAATAACTATATTAATTGTTTTACAATTGGTTGATTAAAGAAGGACACCGATTGTAAAATGATATTGTGGATTGTCTTGCGTGTTGTAATTTGGGGCCTTCATCCATTGCCTCGCAGCACAATTTCGTGTCGTTTATTGATATAGTTAAGCTTATCCTATTTTCTTAAATCAAGGTAGCACATTTTTATGTGAGTAATAGAAGTACCGGGGCTTACTTTTAATCTTGATTTTATATTGTTCTTATCATGACCATTCCCCTTCATGTTGGAACACCCCATGCCTAGCCTCTTGTGTTTCGTTGTCATTGGTAACCTCCTGAGAAGGGTATGAACAGTAGGCAAATGCCTACTGTTCATGCTTTTAATATTTTTATTTTTTTTTTGCTAAATAGCATCTTATGCTTTATTTATTTCTTACAAGAGAGGAAGTATGAAAAAGATTTTATTTATTTTTATTACGATGTTGATTGTGAGTATTACTGGTGGTTGTACTGATAAAGATACTCCTATTGAACAAGATCCTTTTATTGTCAATGCATATAAAGTTCTCGATACTTCAGCAATTATTTACAACACAACCATGCAAGTATCTTCTGATGCCACTAAAGAAGGATTGCTTAGTTCCGATCAATATAATCGAATAAAAAACGCAGCTCAGATCTGGTATAATTCATATCAGTCTGCAGTCATTGTTCTTGAAAATTATTATAAAGCAGCAGATGCTAATAAAAAGAATGATGTTATTGCTGCAATAGAATCTATTAAAATAGGAATCAAACAACTTGTTATTGTTGCCAAATCATTCGGATTAAAAGTTCCAGAATACGACACTGGTTCTAATAAATTGATATATGCAGAATAGGAGAAAATATATGAGTATTGAAGTGCTATTACAAATTTTTAAATTGATTGAAAAATATGGATTTAGTTTTGTTAAATCTATTTTTGATGTTTGGAAAAAAGATACTGTTACTTTAGAAGATATAGAGGAATTAAAAACGAAGATTAAGAAACCAGAAGAATTTTAATTTCATATAACTTACCTATCGTTAAGATAGGTAAGTTATATTTTAATATTTATTGTTCTCATGTAATGTAGAAAACATTATTATAAAGGAAATCAACTGTATGCCTACATTACAACAATATCAAGAAAGATTGGCACCATTTGATATTTATAATCAAACAAAAGTTGATCTTTATACATACACGGGATTATTCTTACTTCGTGGATATGAACGAATTGTTGTTGGAAAACGTGGTCCGTATGTAGAATGTAAGTCTAATCAAATCAAGATGAATGTAATTAATATTCCAGAAGATCAAAATTGGAGATTTTATAGTAAGAATGCTTTTTATTTAGAGTATAGAACTAACGATGAAGCATATGTGAAATTGTATAAACAACTAAAAGAAGTTGATTATGCAGATTATAAAATTGGATACTGGTATATTTCTCCTTTCGATTTGTGGTATTTTAAAAAGTCAAAAAATTTATTTAATGTGGATAGAGAAAGTTTTGAGCCTATGATTGTTCCATGTAGAAAAAAGAGAAAATAAGTCATATATTGTATGTTCAAACTTTTTAATGATAGGAGATACAAAGATGAGTCTTAATATTAAAGAATTTGGTTGGGAACAATGCTCTCGTGGTGAAATTTGTATGATCGAGGATATTGTCAATAAAGTATATTGTCCCGAAAATACAGAGATGCTTGACAAAAAACTTAGTTCTGAACAAAAGCACCATCTTCTTGGTATGCGTACAGCGTTCAATATAGTTGGTTATGATGGTGTATGGTTCTTTGATACTGAAGAACTTAAATCACATAATCTTGATGAACGTTTTCCAGGATATGCTCAAATATTTGGGATGGCTATTTATCCTATTATGTTTGATGATGTTCTTGGTGTAACTGTTGTTTGTCGTCAATCTCAATCAAATTCACAAGAACCTGTTGATGAAAATACAATTGATACCGATTTTTCTGAAGTAACTACAGATTAGAATTGTATATATTTTTGTATAAGTACAACTCCTATTTAGGAGTTGTACTTATACAGGATGGGAAGCAGAGCGCGATTTGTTCGTTCGGATGTGAAGGAGAAGCACATCCTAGTTTATCGAGAAAAAGAATATAAGAAAGTATAAAATCGACAAACATTAAACAAATTACAACGCATACAATGGTACTATTATTTGTACAGAATTTTTAAATTCAAGCTGCAATGACATATATATTATTTTTTAGTAAATGAATTATAATGTACGAACTGATAATAAAAGTACATTATTTTTGTTAAAGGATTTGTTGTTATGGAAGAAATAAAACCAGAGTTAAAATTATTGGTTAAGGAAACTTTTGACGCTATCAAAACGTTTAATGAATTTATTCAAAAGAATACTATTACCGATACAGTAACTTCGGCTAATATAAAAGAAGATAGTATTTCAAGAGCTTCTTATAAAGGACCAGAAGGTGAATTTAGAGTAACTCTAGATCATCGAATAAGTAAGATTACAGTATTTGCGAAATTTGGTACTGATAAATATGAAGTTTCTCTTGATCAGTATAAGTTTATTGTTAAAGGAGTAAGACCTGTATTTTTACCCTGCTGGTCATGTTTTAATAGTGTGTTTAACAAAGTAAAAAGTGATGAATTATAGAAATGAGAAAAGCAAAAGCTTCATCATTAAGAGTTGCTATTACTGAATCACAATTTGATCATGATGGAAAAGAATACATCTTTAGGGTATATTTTGATGAAACCTTAAATAAATATTGTTCTGTGTGTGAAGAGCTGAATTTGGTGATTTATAGAAAAGATCCTTATAGGGCACTTAACACAATTAAAAAGAAATCAGGAGTTTGTAATGTCTTCGGAAATGGAAAAGATGTTTGAAAATTTTCATTGTGAAAAATGTGAACCTAAAATAAACTGTGATTGGTTTTCAGATGTTGATCGTTTGTTTAGTATGACTGATACTGAAATTATGGAACAGATTCATACATTCAGTTCTTTGGATAAAGAATGTGATATTACTAAAATAGTTGATAGTTGTTACTAAGCAAAGTTAAGTATAAGTAGCAGTAGGACAATCCTACTGCTACTTATACTACTTATAAAAAGGAGAATAGAAGATGATTTGTAAGACTGATGTTGCCGACGTGAATTATTGTGAAAATTACAACGAAATCATGAACACTCTTGTAGTTCTTTCTGGAGTAGTTGACGAAGCGGATGATGAATTGTTTAAACCAGGTGGCATTGGATTGCTCATTCTTTCGGATACATTTGGCATAAAAGATGATTCTGTATATGTGTATTATCTTAAGAAAGCATTTACTTTGCCTATGCTAGTAATAACAGAAATGATTATTTCCCACTATGATGAAAATGATTCATTGCTTGAAACTATTAGTACTGTCAAAAAATTGATTGAATATAATTCTAAAAAGCATAATACAAAATCTTCAGAACAACTAGCTAAGAATAAATTTTTAAAGAAATATAAAAGTGTTGATAATTGGCACATTGAAATTTTTGAGAATTATAAAAAATTGAATTGATAATTTTACTATTGTTGCTTATAAATTAAACAATTGAAAGGAAACATTACAATGATCAGTAAAAAAGCTGTTGCAAATGATACTTATTGTGAAAGTTATGATGAGATTATGTATAAGCTTATGGTTCTTTCTGGTACGGTTGAAAAAAGATACCACGATATTTTTAAACCTTCTGGAGTTGGAGTATTTGTTCTTGGTGAAACATTTAGTTTAAAAACGAGTTCAGTATATCTTTATTACAGCAGGAAATTATTTTCACTTCCGATGGCTGTTATTAGTGAAATGATTATTTCTCATTATGATCCGAAAGATCCAATATTAGAAAAAATTAAATGTATACGAAATTTGATTAAAAGTAGTTTTAAAAATTACAATGCGAAATTAACTGAACTGGATGAAAAATCAGCTAAAGATAAATTCATTAAAAAATGGAGTACTGTGGATGAATGGCATTCTGACATTTGTAACAGATATAACGGTTTAAATTGTAAATAAATAGGGAAAATGAAGTATGATTATTAAAAATATTGACGGAGATCTATAAATTCAATTATAAATGAATTAAATGTAAGATCTAATTCAGATGAATCGGGATATAATCAAAGCGATAGTTTTATTGATTATATTTGTAGATAACGAATAGAAAACAAACTTTTTGTTATTGTTGTAAGGGATAGAGAACCTGTTTAAACATTATTAGAATATTTTATACTGAATTTTAATAGGAATGATTTGCTTTCAAAACTTGGATATAGTGCAATTGTATTATTTAGAAACAAAGTTGATAGGGAAATGTTAAATATAGAATCTATATTACAAATGTTATAAAAAATAAGTTGTATGTGGAATAGATGAAGGGGGAGAAATTTCTCCCCCTTCATCTATGTTTAATGTTTATTTTTTTTTTATGAGAATTTTACATGTTGATTCAAGTGACTGATATGTTCTGACAATTCTTCGTTACCCATAAGACAAAGTGTTTCTGCATCAGAAAATCCACTATATAGTGCAGCATCATGATTGATAATAAACATTTGATTGACATATTTTTCATCAGCTATTTCTTTTAACCATTCGAGTAATCTTTGAGAATGTACAGGGTCAAGACCATCTGAGCATTCATCCAAAAATACAGGATATTTAGTAAGTCCCATAGTAAGCAATGAAACAACCATCCAAGCTATATCTACAATAGCCATTTGACCTTTACTTAAATTGCTTATATCTGGAACAAGTTCATCTTTAGCTAAAACTTGAAATGTATAATCGAAAGGTTCTTTTGGATCAAGTTCTACAATTTGGAGTGGGTAACTCCATATTTGATTAACAAGAACATTGACATTTCTTATCATTACATTGAGATGTTTGATAAGTTGTTGATGTGGAAATCCTGTTATCGGAGATAAACCAAACTCCATAGTTTCATAAATAAGTTTATCGCGTTCGCTTTTTTCTAAAAGTTTTACAATTTCTTCATTATATCGATTTAACAAAGATTCTTGTTCTTTGAGTACAGTAGCAATTGTACCTAATTGACAATTGATTTGATTTCTTTTAGTGTTGAATTCGTTAAGACTTAGGTTAATGTATTCGATGGTTTTAGTAATTGTTACATATTGTTCATACTCAGCAATTTCTTTTTCTAATTGATGCGCGGTATTTCGTATTTTATCTAAATACTCATAGTTCTTTTTGTTTTCCATAAGTAAAGATAGTTCTTTATCTTTTCTTTTTAATTGTGTCTGGATATCCAACAATTCTTTGGTTTTGTTTTTGTACATTTCTTGTAAAATGTGAACAACTGGAGTTTGAGTTTTATTTAAAGTTTTAATGTTTTGTTCAATTTCAAGTATCTCTTTTTCAAGTTTTAATTGTTCTCTAAATGTGGGTTGAATAAGAATTGTTTTTTCTATATCTTTCATGAACTTAATTGGATTGTCATTAAGTTTTTCTGTGACATAGGTATCAGTATTGTTAAAATAATGCATTTTAGAAAGAATAGATTTGATATTCTCTACAAAATTTCTCAGTATAGATTGTTCATTGTAATAGTAGGAAAGTTTAGTATATACACTGTCCAGTTTACAACATTGTTTATGACTATATTGATATTTTGCTTTAAGTTTATCTTTCTTTTCTTGTAATGACTTAATGGAAGTTTGCCATCTTGATCTGTAATCACATGTAGTACATAGTTCTATAAGTTCAAATTTATCAGATGGAAGTTCGTTCAATTCATCATCACATTCTTTAATACGATCCATTAAACTAACGATTTCTTTGTCGAGATTATTTTTTCTATATTGAAGAATTTGTAGTTTGGATGAAATTTTATTAAATACATCTTTAGTGACAATATGTTTTGGGTGATAATCTATTAACGAGTTGATAGCATTTGTTAAATAAGTAAAAGCTGTACAACATTCGGAAAGATACTCGTCATCAATAAAAACAATCTGATTGGTAATTTTTTTAAATTCTGCAAATTTGTTCTTTTTTTCTTTTAAAGTTTCTTCAATTTTTGATACTGATGTTTCCGCATTCATATCAAGAATATTTTTATCGTATGTTTCCAATTCTTTGACGATAGAAGCAGCTTGATTTTCTAATTGTGCAATAGTAGCTTCTGAAAATCCTATGTCAGATGAAAGAGTATTAATCTTATTATGAGTATCTCCGGCACCGATATTTTTATGCTCACTTAAAAATATATTAACTCTATTTTCAAATTTTTTAAGTCTTTGGAAATCAATAGGTTTAATTGTTTCTTTATTTATTGTAGAAAATTGTTGTTGATATTTATTCAGTTCTTCCTGTAAATAAAAAATAGTATTGCTTATTTCTGTATTTTGTTTTTCTAATTCTTCTTTTTGTTTATATTTTTCTTGAAGAACATCTTTAGATAAAAGTTTATCTTCTATTTCTTGTTTTCTTTTACTGAGTAAATTTATATTTCCTTTACATTCACGTATTTTTGAACAGCACTGTTTGTGAGCTTTAAGAACAAGAGTTAGATCAATAGGATTGATAGCAAGTAGAAAATTTTTTCTATCCGTTTTCCCCATTTGACACATTTTGTATTTGAAATGAGTAAGATTGTGAACAAGTGGAGTATATCCAAGATGAGTGCTTACAAGTTCTGATTGGATTCCACTAACGTGAGATATATTTAATTCTTCACCATTTTTAATAAACGAATGTGCTTTTGTTTTATCAGAAAAATCAGAAGTCAGTATATATTCATTTCCTTCATGTTCTACAATAAGTTTTTTATAGCCTTGTTTTTTATATGAAGAACGAATAGCTGGAAGAGGATGAAGTTCATTTAGTAAAGAAGTTTTCCCACTTCCATTTGTTCCAATAAAAATTTGTATTTGTGAATGAAAAGTAGCTTGTAATTTTCTTATTTGAGCTAACCCAAAAGGAATAAATTTACTAAGTTCAATACTCTTTATATACATGAAAATTTTCCTCCATACTGTGAACAAACTATAAAATGTATCTTAAACGTATAAATATATTTATAAGGAGGGCTATAACGAATGGCCTTTAAATATCACACTATGCAGAGTTTTGTTAAAAATACTATTCAACCTCACATAGTCAATGTAAAAGATTTATTAAAATCATATATAAAGACATTGGCAGATGATTTGATAAAAAGATTGGATGATTTAAGAAAAGAAATGGAAGATAAAATAAAAGAAGAGATTTCTCTTTTAAAAGGTGAGATTAATGAAAAGTTTATTGATCTTACAAATAAATTTAATACCCAATTATCAAATTTAAAAACTGAGTTAACTGAACTTATTAGTGACATGGGAGATTTGTTAACAGCAGATCTAAATGCACTTCGAATTGAACTTACTAAAAAGATCAACGATTTAGATGCATCAATATCTGGTAAAATCGCTAATATTACAAATAGACTAGTTACTGTAGAAGAAAAAACAGCAACATTGGAAACTACAGTAAGTGATCATACAGTTCAGATAAATACGCATACTAGTCAAATCACTGCAGTACAAAATCAAGCGAATACAAATAAAAATAATATTGCCAGCTTAACAACTGATGTTAACAAAGCTAAAACGGATATATCTGCTCTCACAACTAGAGTGTCTAGTGCTGAAAGTAAGATAGCTACCAATACAACAAATATTACAAATCTTAGTGGTAAAGTTACAACAAATACGAATAATATTAGTAGTGTAACTACTAATTTTAACAATCATGCCAACAATAAGAGCAATCCACATGCGGTTAGATTTAGTCAAATTTCTACCATTTCAAGTGTAGCTCCTGGGTCAACTACTCACGATATCTGGGTTCAATATATAAATTAATGGAGATACAAAATGAATTTTAGTGACAATGAAAAAACGATACTTAAAGATTTGATCGCTGCATTTATGTATTCTGATGGAAATGCTACATTGTGGATTAAATCAACCTGGAATAAATATGAACTTCCAAATTTTGATATCAATATACTTCCAGTAAAATCTAAAATGTATTTGCACTATGAACCTGCGTCCAATATTTATGTTTATACAAAAATGAACTCTGATGGAGATATTGTTGAAATTTCTTTTACAGAAGAAGAAAAACAACTTTTTTCAGAAAAATTATTGGACGTTATGGTTGATGTAGATGTACATGTTCCAACATATGAAAATGATACCGGATATAAGTTATATTCCGGATTGAAACAGTTATCTCAAATAGATGATCATTTTACCATGGCTCCCGCAGTTTGTGAATATTCTGTTGGAAAATGGAATGAAGCTAAAAAAGATTGGGAAAAAGTAAAAGCTATTATTTTGTCAGATGGGTCATTGCGTTTAGATCCTGCTGCAACTTGTGATTCCTGTTTTATTTTTCTTTCTGAAGAAGAATGGGATAAATTTCCACATCCTCCAGCAGAATACGATTCTAGATATATCATGCGATATGATTTTAAAACAAAAACTTGGAAAGATGTTCGTAATTTAGAACAAGCAAAAATACATTGGGAAAATTTTATTACTAATCAAGAAGCTTTGTTACGTTCTTGGGCAGTTGCGGATATTCTTGGTATAGATAGTTATAATGCGGTAACGATTTCTGCTTGGAATGAACTTGTTGAAGCATGTGAACAAAAAATAAATGGTTCAGCTTCTGAAAATGAAGAATCTCTTATTCGAGCTTTGATTTATGCTGAAGATTCAGTATATGCATATGTTGAAAATATGGATATTCCAGTTACAGATATTGATACGTATTGTAAATCTGTTATTTTTAAAAATGAAAATTATAAAGCAAGACTTAGTCGTATTTCTGGAGAAATAACAGCCTGGAAAAATATTGGCAATTCTATAGTTGATCCTACTATTGCCAAATATGATTCTTTACAAAACCAATTTGCTGATTGGGCCAAGCTTACTTATGATAAAGAAGTTTACGTAAGTTCTCAAGTATCTTATTTTTAATTTAATGTAATATACCACTGTGTACTCTAGTACACAGTGGTATAAATATTTATACATCATGACAAATGTTATGAAAAATCTTTTAAAATGAGGAAATATATTACTACTATACAAATATTCTCAGGGAAATCGTTTAATTTGTGAGGGCGCGATGTTAATGGAATATATGAAATTTGACTTCAACGATATGAAAAAATATGAATACATAATGACCATAAAAGTACTAGATGTGTTTTATACTGTAAGTCCTACCGGAAAAATCGGTATATCTATACAGGCAGATACTCCGCAGTTTAAAACATTTCAACGCAAATCTCATGGTGAAAGATTTACAAATCAAACCGAGTATTATGTTGGAGATATTATTGAAATTTATCAGGACGCAATAAATGGGGATGTGTACTATTGTGTTCGATTTAATGGTGATACAGATGGGAAATTTATTTCTGTAACATATGCTCCAACAATCTGTCCTTGTTGCGGAAAACAATTACTTCGATGTAACGATGATTTTTATTGTTACAATAGTCTTTGTGAAGCCAAATTGCTTATTACTATTAAAAGATTTGTAAGCATTGCTCTTTATTCCGCACATTGGACTTCTACCGAATTACAGCTTATTACTCAATTAGTTACCCAACACGTTGTTGAATATCCACATGAATTATATCAATTAACATTATCTGATTTAAATGGATTTGGGTACAAAGATACATTTATAAAATCGTTTTTAGATAAATTAAGTAGAACTAGAGGTACGGTTACTTTATACGATTATTTACAATCAATTAATGTTGAGCATGAACGTGGTTGGTTCATTGATAAAAATAAAATTGACAATGAATTTGAGGATGTAAATGATTTTATTCAGTGGTGGTATTATTTATCTAATATCGATGATGAAGAAGAATTTGCAAATTGTATCATGTCTGATATTGAGCCTATTATGTCAGAAGAAGCATTTAGAAGTATTACCGACTACTTTAGTTATGAAGAGAATATTATCATTATGCAAGAACTTGTGGATCGTGAAGTATTTTGTTAAAAAGTTGAAAATAATTGAAAATATATATTACTCTACTGAATCCATGTTTTGTGTAAATCATTACACATTGCATGAATATTGTGCAACAATATTAAATTTGCACAAAAATAAACCACATAACCCATGGAGTGTTTTATCATGGCTGAAACCACCACTGCTATTCTCACTGTCGAAGACGCTGCTGAATTCATTCGTTCCAATGGTAAAATTGAAGATGTTACCAATTCCGATGGTAAGCTTATTGGTGCAAAGATCAAGCTGGAAAAGACCAAGTCTGAAGAACTGATGACTCGTGCAGGTGCTCCTGTAACGATGATCGAAACAGTTGAAAAGGCTCGGGCACTTCTTGATCGTGCTCTATATGCAGTTTCTGTTGATGAATGTGCTCGTGTTGTGGAAAATGTCAATACCACTAAGGCAATTGAACCTAAAGATATTCGTGTTCATGCCAAGGCTATTGTTGGCACATCTCATGATCGTATTCGTGTTGCTCCTGTGAGTTATAATAAGGCTCCTGGTACTGGCAATCCTGTTACTACTTATTGTGCATCTAGCATGACGGTAGATATTTCTCGTTGTATTCCTAAGGAAGATATTGAGAAGTCTGAAGCTCGTATGCGTGCACTTCTTGGTTAATTTTAATATACGACAAAATTGATTCATTTCAAACTTTATATTTTATTTTGATTACAACATACAAGGAAGAGTCAAAATGACTCTTCCTTGTATGAATTATATTTGTAGTTTAATGGTAATTGTATTATACATTTTTAAACAAAAGGTTGTATGACTTATGAATTGGAATTCTTATTTTACTTGTGCAGTTATTAGTGGAGCTATTGGAATTACTACCGGACTATTTGTAATAAATAGTATCGATAAACAAAGAAAAAAATCATGTAAAACAAAAGAAAAACAAGAAACAAATATAACTGTTCAGGAAAATGAAAATGTGACCACAGTTGAGAACAATGAAGAATCAGTTGTCGAACCAAATTCTTCACAATTTAAAGATACAACAATTGTTTATGATAGTCAAACAGGTGAACTATTTATAGGAAAGAATATTGCTAATGAAGACTTGGCAAATTTTCTTTCTATATTTCAAGATCCATCAGTACAAAATGATACCAATACTTCCACAACAAATATTATTCAAGAAGATATTTCTGATAAAGATAATTTGGTTAGTAAGGAACACCCTACAAATCAGTAGCAGATGTAATATCTGCTACTGAGAATACAAATAATACTTCTTCATTGCAAGATTCTTTTTATATTGATATATGTCTTGATACTTGGTAGATACTGTTCTTGGGATATCCCAAGAACAGTATCTACTTATATATTTATTTTTTTTTATACGACTAATTGAGGATATACAGATTTGGCAAATGAAAATCCACAACTTACAGCATCAATCGAATGTTCGGTAAGTGTATTTTGAAAATCTTCAAATGGGATATCAGGATATTGAGAAAATGTAATAGCTTTTTCTAAATATTGTTTTTTAAGTGCTTCAAGCATATCTACTTTAAAACTGTTTCCTGTTCCAGACATAACCATTTTAATAGTTTTGGGTGAAATTTTGTGAAGCTTACTTGCTGTCTCATTAAGATTACATTCTTCTTTATAGTAGTACATATTGAAGAGAATGTTGTCTATAGAGAAAAGACAGAGTAAAAGTGATTTGTATGCGTTTGGTGTTCTCGGATTATAAAAAGTATCTTCGCTAGCTACGTAGTCTGGAACACTATCAATAACAAGTTTGGTAATTTCTTGTTTTAAAATGTTTATAGCAACTATTTGTTTTCCATGTCTGTTAGTAAGATCTTTTTGTTTTTCAGCCATTCTAGAAGCTTTGATGGTACCGTATTTAAGTACATCAAAGACTTTAGTGACAATATTGTAATTTGATATTGCCCAGCCGGTATTATTCATACCAGGGTCAAATGAAAGAATTCTAATACAATTTTGATTAGTTATAGACAATTTACTTGTTCTAGCCATACAAACAAATACCTTATTGTGATAACTGCTTAAGTTTCTGTTCCTGGTACCACGTACCAAATATCTCTCGCATTTCTGTATAATTAGGTAAACCAAAGTAGTCGTGTCCAATCCATACTGCATTTTCTTTTGGATTGGCAAGACCACCAAAGAGTGGTTCTATAGCAGATCTGTCCATACCTTCAATTCCAACACAAGTATACAATTTTGTTTCTTTTGAAATTCCGTAGGTTGAGTCTGTAGTAGGATAGATTGCAGAATAGTCCTGGTCAGCACCATATTGCAAAACCATAGTTTCTAAATTGTGTCTTTCAATGATACATTTGGTTCCAATATCACAAGTGTTATCAGCTTTAAGAACTGCACCACCTACTTTACCAATAATATCATCGAAGGGACCTTTCATATTTTTACCAACAGTAGCGTATACTTTTGGTTTACCAATATATTCAGGATGTTTAGGAAGTTCGTGTAAACAGAATTCGGCATATTTGTTTTTGAGCATAACAGATTGTTTGCTCAGTTCAGACAAAGGACTATTTCCAGTTTGGTGATACATGGTAGTCATGTCATGATTTTTCCATTCCATCAACTGAATAAGAATGGCATCCATGATGTTGTATACTACGTATTCTACAAATCTGGTTGTTTGCATTTCGTAGTGACCACCAATATTATCAAACTTAAGTTTTCCTTCACCTACTTCTTTATTTGAAATAGCATCCAGACTATAAGAAGGTTCTTTAGAATTAACTTTACGAACACGATTATAAAGTAGCATACTATCCACGAATTGTGAATAAGATGTACAGTCAAACCAGTGCCATTTGTCGGCAATATGTTGAACTTTTTTTTTATCTTCTTTAAAATAAGCTTTTCTATATTCTTTGGGTATTGAGGGATCGCAGAAAATGTCTTTAGGATCTATATCGAGTTTCTTTAATCTGTCAATGATAGTTGGAACGTCGTAACCAATATTCCAAATACCTATAAAATCCATTCTTTCGTCATGAACTTTGCTAAACGTCCAACGAAGCACTTCTTCTTCTGTGTCAAAAACTTCTACATGAAGTTTAAAAGTTTTGTATGTATTAGATTTTTTACTAAGGGGCCATTTAAAAGGTTGATTAAGATATCTACCAAGAAGATTGTGCGCAAGTTCTACAATATCATTTTTAGTAGCTTTATGTTTTTTTCCATTTGCGTCATATTTCCACATAAAACTATTGTGAACGGCAGTGTAGATATTTTCTTCCGCGATAAATGTAATACAGTTAATTTGATCATCACCAAGAACAGATTTTTCAATGTCAAATGCACCAGTAGTAATCGGTACTATCTGGTGCTGTGCATTATGAATGTATCTTTGACGAACAAGAGATTCCATACTTACATCTGCCCCATAGATATAAGGAGAATCGCACACTTCCATAAGAGACATACGTTTATATGGGTTAATATCTAAGATCTTTTTAAGATGTTCTACTGCATATCTATCTTCAATGGTGTAACAATCCGTTCTATCTAAGAATTCAGTTTCCTTTTTATATTTGTGATTTCTAAATTGAGGTTTGGTAACATATACTCTTCTTTTAGGATCTTTAATGAGACGAAGATTATTTTTTACATTTTTGATGTCGTGCGTTGTCTTGTCAATAGTAACTTCTTTTTCATGTACTACAATGGCTGTTCCTGATTCAGTCATTGCGTAGCAACTGGAAATCCATTGTTTAGAGGTTAAGTAATTGTCATTTTCAGTGTTCATTTTGTTTCCCCTTAAATCAATATGTTTTTATAAAGTTGCTTTTCTACAATATTAAACGTCATCCGTTTATTTTTAAGTATATATTACATTTTTGATATTGGGTGTTCCAGTATTGATATAGAAATAATTTTCTTTCTATATGACAATCGTTTAATCTCGTTAGAGGTGATTTATATGGCCAGAGTCATTGAAGATACTGTAATCAGTAACTTTTCTTTCTCAATTCACGATATTGAGAATTCTAAAGAATCAGTTCTTTCTATGATTCGTTCTTTTAGAGTCATGAATAAAGTTACCGACAATATGTGGAATAATATTGTCGATAGTATTGTTCGTGAAGATTACGAATCTATTAGAAACAACAAGTCTGTAATGGATTTCTTTGATAATAGGATTTCTGTAAAAGCAGATCCTACGTTCAGAAGAATTGTGATTACAGATGCTGATGAAAACGTGATAATCATTGGATACTCAAATGGTTATTACCAAACGACAATCAGTATTACCAAAGCTGATAAAATTGATAGTATTACTCAAGATGATCTTTTGAATTTCTTTGCTGCTTCCAAGACTATACACTAAAAATATCTCTCAATATGAATGACACTATTTTCTTGATATTGTTATTAACCTTTATGTTATTCATATATTAAAAAGAAAATTTGCATGAAATGACCATACACTACCTAGCAATATTGCTAGGTAGTGTATGGTTTTAATTAATCATATTCTTTTTTTTTTCGTTTTGGTTAAAGGGTTAATAGATGGCCAGAGTCATTGAAGATACTGTAATCAGTAACTTTTCGTTCTCAATCCATGATATTGAAAACTCCAAGTATTCTGCATAGTATATTAGGGAAGATCAGGATTGTCAGTGGGCTTATTGATATCAGGCAGATAAGATTCAAGACCGACAACCTTAAGAATAGCACCAACAGGACAAGTGATGATGGGCCATTCACGAGTGTTCATGAATACACGACGGTTGACCTGCTGACCATCGTTAGGAGTGTAGTTGGCTACGAATTCGCCACCGTCATTGTTGTGACCAAAGTTCAGGTCAGAAGCAGGATCACCAGGACGATAAGGAACAACGATGATAGTATTCTTAAGATAATTGAAAGCGGAAGTGATCATTTCAAGTTTTACACCAGAGTAGAGCTTACGAGTATATTCGATAGGCTCACCAGGAGTTACTTCCTTGAAGATCTGATCGCCACTCATACCAGATTCCATGAGATGGGCATGAATCTGAGGAATGGAGAACATGTTTTCAATGATGGGAGAAGAAGTAAGTACCTTATAGGTAGGAACTTCACCCTGATCAAGATTCTGCAGATAGAGAGAACGATAATGAATGATGGAAATAACCTTATTCATATAAGCCATAACAAATTCGCGAATATCAGAAAGCATGTCTGAAGAACGAATAGAAACAGCACGAGTAAGGTCAATTGTACCGAGGAAGATTTCAGGGTTAACCTTGGTACCAGAAACGAATGCAGAATTTACATCATGACCACCGTAGTTTTCCTTATAGTTAGGATCGCTACGTTCGTTGATAACACGGTCATATACAGACTTCATGGTCTTCATGAACATCTGTACGTTTCTATGGTCGATACCGATGGACTGAATTTCCTGAGCAACGTTAAGAACATGTTCAGGAAGAGCTTGCTGCATGGAGAAGTCTACGACGATAGTCTTGCCCTGAGGAAGTTCGTAAGTAATCATGGTTGTCAGAGAACGAGCAGCCATGTTGGTTTTACGAAGGTTTTCTTCAGAGAAACGAGCTTCAAGTTCGTAACCAATAACTTCAACAGTACAATTGTTAACGAGGTTCTTTAATTCGTCGCTAGGAAGCTGACCAGTAATGGCACTTACAGGACGAAGAGTGGGAGAACACATAGCGTGAACAATAGCAGTCATAAGGTTGATATCAGCAGAAACGTCAAGAATTAGCTGAACATATTCAACAGACTTGTCTACACCCTTGAAGATTTCAGTTGTTTCGGGATTGACAGGAGTGGCATCCTTATCAAGCTGAATACCGGCAAGGAATTTGGTAGCCTTGTCAGCAGAGTTATTGATAGAAGTCTGAATCATGTTAAGCTGAGCAAGAGGCAGAGATTCAGTATCCAGATAGTACTTTTCAGTGGTACCATCCTTAGAAATCTCAAGATGAACTCCCTTGACGATAACGCGTTCAGACACGAGATCGGTATAGTTGATCTTTTCAAAGTTGATCTTCAAAGGATCAGTAGAAAGATCGAAGATATTGACGCGACGATTGAACTTGATAATACCATCAGCAACCAGATCGTCGTTGTCATCGTTGGACTTCATGGGAATGATGGGAGTCAGCACCATGTTGACTGGATCAGGATTACGATATAGGTTGATCAAGTTGTGGCGATGATTAAAGGAGTTACGAACAGCACCTTCTTTATCCTGAGAAGCAGCCAGATCGTAATATTCATCGTAGTTAATGACATAGCTGATAACAGAACCAGCAACAGTCTTACGATGCATAAAGCGAGACATGATACCCTTGTGAGGCTTTAGCAGGGTAACAGTAAGAGCAGCTTTAAGGTCAGGAATAACCTGATCCATAGTTACACCAAAAGCTTCTTGACCGACGTGTTTATTGTAAGATACGTCGGTAAGAGCACCAGCAGGATAAATGGTCTGTGGAGTACGAAGGTTCTGAGCACCACTGGTATCGGTAGTAAAGTGACCAGTGAAAGCATTGCTATTGCAGTAACGGCGAAGAATCATGGCCATGTTGGTAACAGTAGTCATGATCTGGTCGGTAGGAACTTTACATTTCTTACACAGATTGAGAAGATCAAGAGACATAGTGCTCATTTGATCATCTTCAAGACCATGTCCAGTAAAAGCTTCTCTACCATACTTTTCGTTAGGCTGGAAGAAAGCGTTGAACTGTTCGTTAGCCCAGAGCTGGCTCTGGTTAAGAAAATCAATTACATCATGATAGGTTTTACCGATTTGAGACTTTCTGCCAACCTTTTCAAAATCAAGAAAGCTTTCAATGGCTGCCATAGGCAGATCATTGTCTTCAGCTACTTTCATAAGGTCAGCTTGGAAATTTTTGAAAAAGTCTAGATTGGTGATATTATTCATGGACTATTACTCCACTAAGGAAATATAAATGCTAAAGTTATTGTGAAATTAGATAAACTAATCTATTTTGACAGGACGGGAAAGAAGTCTAGCTAGAATCAATTTAGTTGTTTCAGCAGAGACAAGATTGATCCATTCTGTTGCCCAGACTTTTAGGAATTTGAGATCCTCAGAAGATAATCCAGATGGAGGAGATGCAATAATTTTATTGATTCCTACAATCATCTGTTCTCTTTTAATGTAATCTGTTAATGTATTATCTTCAACAATTTCTAAAACTTTTGATACAGGATCGTCCGCTTCCTCTTCTTCAGGTGTGTCTGTGTTGTCTGTATAATCAGAAGAAGATTGGTTATCAGATGGCTCATCAAAAGGATTTTCTTCATCATTAGAAGATGTATCATTTTCAGATTCATCGTTTTCGTTAGATTCGTTAGTTTCAGTATCTATATCATTATTGTTTTCTGGATTATTGGTATCTTCTGTAAACGGATCATCTTCATCATTATCTTTAGTAAGATCTTCTGCTGCTTCCATACCATACTGAGTAGTTGATTTGTTTAAAAATCGTAACTCTGGGTATTTATTGAAGTCGTCAATCATTTTCTTGGTAGGATCTTTAGTAGACAAATAATCTAAATTTTCACATCCAAGTGAAGTGAAAATTAATTTCATAGATGTCATATCAGATAGATCCATATTAAAGGTATTATGTAATTTTTTTAATGTGTTTGCAAATAATGTACGTGGTTTTTCGTAATTAATGAATTTATTATTGGTTTCGTTTTTAAGAACAGCACGAAGTGTTGCAGGTAAGGTATTGGTTGTTCTGTTTGTCAGAATTCCATAAGACTGTACAACATCATAGAACGTTTTCCAAGACTTACTTGACCAATCTAATTTACAAATATGATTAAATACTGGAGAATTTTGAAATTCGTTAAATTGAATTTTATTCTCGTATTTAATAAAGGAGATTGGTTTAAATACGACTATTGTTCCATCTTCTTCTCTTTTTGTATAGGATGGAATAAGAAGAACAGGATTATAAAAAGTATCTTCTTCTTTATTAGTGTATTTAACATTCGTAAATGTAGTTATAAAAGGTGTATAAAATTCTTTTGGAAACATACGATATGTCTTAGGAAAATAACGATAATCCTTAAACATATCGGTTAAAATTAATCCACCATTAGATTTATTTGAAAACACATTTTTACAAGCATCATAATAAATTCGTAATTTAGAATCTGTTACTAACTCTTGTTGATGTTCAGATTCTAAAGATTTAAGAATTAAATTAAGTCTGTTCATATAAGTAAAGAACTGATTATTCTTTTTGTTGTTCATATCCCATATGCTGTAAGCAAGGAGATATTGTTCCATAAGAACAATCAATTTTTTACTAAGTGACATGTTTGGCAAATGAAAAACATCTTCAATGTTTTGAGGAAGTTTAGTGGTTAACTGAGAAGATGTTTGATTTTTTATTGGTACCAATCGTTTTATACTTAGGTATTTAATCATGGTTGATTGTTGCTCCTTGCTTTTAACAACAAAACTGTTGTTTACATGCCTGAATTTACATAGCATTACAGTGTGAAATTATACACATTACAGAAATTAAATTTAATATTTCGATTGAATTTTATGTACTCAAAATGATTTTTGATGGTTTGTTTCTACTCAGGAGATAGAACTGTGATTACATTATCTACGGAGTTGTTTCTTAACGCAGCTGCCCTTCTTATTAAATCTAGAGATGAATATTCTAAAGAGTTGGTGGACGATTTACTTAAACTGTACTATGATGAAGTTAAAAGAAATCCGGTAACTGATACTTCTTTAAATAGACAATTTGTACAGTTTCTTGATCAACTTAAAAAACTTCCATCTGATGAAACTACAGCAGCATTAGAAAAATCCAGTTTGATTGTTAAGTTTTTATCAAATCCAGAAGTTAAACGAGATGAACTTCTTATCGAATCGATAAAAGAATTGTTTAAAAGTGTAGAAGAAAGTAGTGATGAAAATTCTATTGAAAAGCTACAGAAAAGATTAAATAATTCCGTTTTGTGGAATAAGATTAATAGAATGAACAAATCCATTGGGAGTAAACTTATTGCTTGCACTTCTGTTATGGATGAAGATAAACAAGAAATGTATCTTAATGATGCAATTAACTTATTGAGAAAATCAGTTGAGCTTGCACAAGAAAATGGAAAACTTGCAAGTGGTGCAGTAGAAAGAATTTTATTTTCTGATAAAGAGTCTATTAGAAAAGCACTTGAAAAATATAAGAAAACTTCAGTTACTGGAGTATTAAAGACTGGATTGCAAGGTCTTAATGCAATGCTTGGCAAACGCGGTGGTTTTGCCAAAGGCGAATGTGCTTGTATTTTTGCATTGCAACATAATTTTAAATCAGGTTTGTTATTGTCAATAGCTAGAGGATTTGCAAGATATAACATTCCTCAGAATATTCCAATTGGTAGAAAGCCACTTATTCTTTTTATATCATTGGAAAATGAAGCAAATATGAATATGATGCAACTTTATAGAGTTGCATATGAAACCACATATCAGCGTTCTGCAGACGGTATGTCTGATGAAGAAATCATTGCATTTACCCATGAGTTTTATACAAAGACTGGGTATGAAATTGCAATGGAACGTTATGAAGGTCGTAAATTTGGATTTGATGAATATGTAAATCTTATCGAATCTTATGAAGCTGCTGGCTATTGTATAGAAGCAGTTCTTCTTGACTATGCGAATAAAATGAAAAAAGGTTCTGTTGGCACATCTGATAAAAGAGATGATCTTGCTATCTCAGAACTTTTTTGTAATTTGTGCAATTATAATAAGGTAAAAGGTATTACTTTTATTACTGCACATCAGTTTAATCGTGATGCCATGAGAGTTTCTATTGAGGGTAAAAATAACGTTGTAAAGAACTTTGGTTCTTGGTGTGCTGCTGGTAGTATTGGACCATCTCAGGAAATTGATTTAGAAATATTTGCACATTTGGAAACAAATCACAACGGGAAAAAATTTCTTACAGTTCAACGTGGTAAACATCGATATGTTGACACTACTCCAGAAGCAGCAAAATATTTTGCATATCCGTTTACTCCATTTGGAATAGGAGATGATATTGAAGGAGAACCACAATTTGTAAGAGACATTTATGTGTCAAATGAATCAAATTCAGAGGAACCTGCAGAAATTGATCCGGGAGTATTTTGATGAGTAATAGTGATATTTTTTTAAAATCATTTGTGCTGAGTAATGAAAAAGTTATTTCTGGAAAAGAAATTTCAGTTGTGAGACTTGATGATTTTGTTAATTTATTTAACAGTATTCAAGGATTATCTTTATTTTTTAAGTTGTTTATTTCTGGAGTTGTAAATAGATTAAATTCTTGTTATAAAAAAGATGTAGAACAACTTATTATTGAAGATAGAAAAGAAGATAGGATAGCACATCCATATCTACAATTTACATTGCATAATTCAGGGTTTATCGGATTGTCATTTGGATTGGGATATATCAATGACAATGGTGATATGGTTGAAAATAAAGAGTTAGGTATTTTTGAAACATCTTCAGTTCGTATGGATATAAATATTTTAAATGAAAATGGTATGAATATAAAACCAATTATTGTTCAATTTATATAAAGTATATTATCCCACTCCAATTGGAGTGGGATAATATACAAAGTGATACTATGATCCTAACAATTTTCTGACTTCGCTAGGGAGATACCATATATGGCTGCAATAAATACTTTTGGAGCTGTTACAGTTCAAACGAAAAAAGACTTGGCTAATACAAGAAAAAATATAATTAAAGCTGGTACAGAATATTCAGTTCCACCTTATACCGTTGGTTTAGATAAGATAGCGGTATTTCTTAATGGTACTCGTCTTATAGGTTCATATAAGACACTTGAAGATGGTGTTGCTTATTATGAACCTGGGTATAAATACGATATTGGGTCTTCTATTATTTTTAGATCAGATATTGCAATAAGTGATGAAATTTTTGTTACTGTTCTTGATGGGACTGACGATTCTACAATAAGCGATCTTATCGATCTTGGTAGTATTTTTAATACTGGAACTAACGCATCTGATTTTGGTGTTGTTACACCAAAAGTTGTATCAAAAATTGTTGATACAAAAAGAATATTTTTGAATGGATCTGATGTAGTTTCTATTTCACAAGATTATACTGAAAACAAACACAATTCTCTTCCAAGTAGTAAAGCCCTTTATGATGCTTTAATGCAATTACAAGAGAACATAGATCAAATTGATCCGGATAGTAATTTTTTCAAAGACAATACTGTTATTACTCTTCCACTTCTATCTCCTTCATTTGTTGAAGGAGATACTGATTGGGAAGTTGAGAATTGGACTATAACAGTAGATAATAAACTGGCATATACTAGAAATGATTATGCCAATAAAGTTACAGTAGCAAATAATGTTTTTACTACTGCAGGATATCACTTTTTAGTTGTCAATATTGAACGATTGGATTCTGGTAAAATTTTAGTTATTAATAATGCAGGTGAAACTGTAGGACAATTTGATACTATTGGTATTCAATATTTGGAATTTATTGTTGATGATCCTACTATATTTACATTAAGTTTTGTTTCATCTGGAGTATTTCCAGACGAATCTATAATTATTAAAGAAATTAGACTTCACAAAGTAACTGATAGAATTAGAGATTATCTTATTTATGCTGTAGAAAATTTGGTTGCCGAAGGTGGTTTGGCATCTAAAGAAGATGTGGATATTGCGATTGCTTCAGCAGTAACAACGCTTACTAATAAATTTACAACTCTTATTAATGAAGTTGGAGATTTAGCATACGCACATATAGAAAATAGAAGTAATCCTCATAATGTCACATATGTTCAAACTGGTTCTGCTCCTTTAGTCCACACACATAAAACAGTAGATATAACTGATATTGATCAGTTTGTAGAAAACGCTGTTATCGAAGGAACTTCCAGTATTACTAGTAATTTAAATAATCATATTGCAAACATTACTAATCCACATAGAGTTACAGCCGCTCAGACAGGTGCTGCACCTTTAGTACATACTCATAAGGTTATAGATATAACTGATATGACAACGTATATATCAACAGTATCTGACAACATAACTAATACGCTTAAAGATTATGTAGATAGTGTTACAAGTGGAAGTGGAGATTCTTTAAGAGCAGCTCTTAATGCACACATTTCAAATGTGTCAAATCCCCATAACGTAACTGCAGCTCAAACTGGAGCTGCTTTAAAGATTCATGAACATTATGTTGCGGATATTAGAGATATAAATGATTATATTGCTACTGTTGTTGATGACGTACGTTTGTATGTTGACAATGCTATTCAAGAAAACACTTCAACGACAGATGAAAATTTAGCAACTCACATTAATAATAGAACTAATCCACATAGAGTTACAGCAGCACAAGCTGGAGCAGCGCCAATACAACATGAACATGATATCAGTGAGATTCGTACCTTAACTGATTCATTGAGTGATCTAACTGATAAAGTAGATAATAGCGTAATGGCATTCAATGCTCACTCTGCTAATGTTAATAATCCTCACAATGTAACTGCAGTACAAATAAATGCAGCTCCTCTTGAGCACACACATAAAGTCGCTGATATAACCGATATACAATCTTATTTAACAAAAATAACTGATCTTGAATTGTCAGTACAGACGAATAGAAATCTGATAAGTGGCCACGTATCTGACACTGAAAATCCCCATAATGTTACCTATGCTCAATTAGGGGTTGGTGATATAGGAACTGTATTTTTAAATACTGGCAGTGCAAATCCAGTTATACATGTTCCTATGGTCAAACGATTGTATATTTGTGAAACAACAGAAGAAGTAGAAAAGTGTAAAAATAATATTCCAAGTATGAGAGAAATGTTTAATAGTTGGAAAAGAATATCTCATGCTACAACCACTTCGTATCCAGCGATTGTAACTAATCCTGGTGGTCAACCAGCAGCTCCTTCAGAACTCCTTGCCTGGGAATATGACGAAACTACTGATGTTGTTAGAAACAATACTAATAGTGTATCTTGGATTGGTTTAATTTCTCCAGATAAGTATACCGAATATGAAACTGAAATTATTTTTAATGCAAAAACAGACGACGATGATTCAATTGGGTTTATTACTGCATTTACCATAGATGAAAATGGAGTAGAACATACTCTTTCCGTATCAAGATCTCCTGGTGGAAATAATAAATGGATTATGTATTATGATATTGGAAATACTACAGCAGCAACGTTACAAGCTAAACCTACTCCATTAAAATGGGGCAATGGTAATTATGGTGCAACTGCGGATGAAGCTGGGTATGTCACAGGAGGTCCTGCCAATCCAGATGGTACTGGTACAGCAGGTTGGTCGATGCATCCAAATGGAACTCGTATTTATGTTTCCAGAAGAGGAAACATTATAACTGCTAAAACTACTGATATTGGTGAAGCTGATGGTGCATTTATTGAAGATGCTACCATGACCATAGATCTGAGTTCACAAGAAAGATTGACAAAGTTTATCAGACCTTGTAGTATTGGATATTTAGCTGCTTCAAATCCGTATACAACTTGGGATACCCAATATTTTAGAGATCCTTCCAGTAATGTTTATGATGTTACTAGAGGGGTCGCAATTGTTTTTAATCAAGAAACAAATACTTGGGCTGACGATACTACAATTAATATTTATGAAGCCATGCGTCCAGGAACATTAGGTTATAACTATCTGACAAATAAACTTTTCTTTATAAGAGAAAGTAATGTTGAAAGAGTAGCTATAAATTCTGTTCTTATAAAAGATGGTGGTGGGCTTAGTCTTGATTCTGATGGAAGAACTTATGTAGATTTTTCTACAATGCCTACTGATAAATTTGAGACAATGCTTAAATCTATTCGAGTACCCATTTGGATCGATTCTACAAAATATTTTTATGTAAATGGCAGTACAGGTTCTGACGTTCTTACTGAAGGTATTGGCGAAACAACAGCTAAACCCTTTAAAACAATACAAGCATGTGTGGATTATGTATCAAACAATTATAACTTAAATTCGAACAATGTGGGAATTCGAATTTTTCCTGGAACATATAACGAGTCTCTTACTTTTGGAGAATTTTCAAGAACTACTGGACACATTTCCCTTTTTCCGCACGACGATAACTATAGTGTTACAATAACATCTCAAAATAAAAACACTGTAACGGTTTATGGTGGTGCTTGGTATTTACGAGGACTTATTATAAAGAATACAGTTACTGCTATAAACGATGGAATTAATCATTATTTATATTGTATTGTTGCCGCTGAAAAAGGATATGTCTATATTGAAGGATGTGACATAAATCAAGAGTATACTGGGGCGGCCCCAACCGATCACATAGAACTTAGAATGTTGGCTGCAATTACTTCCAGTTCTTTAATACAAATAAATGCAACTTCTAGAACTCGCAATCATTTACGTTTTCACAAAGGAAACTCTTCTGCTATGTATGTATTTTTTGCAGAGCATGGTGGTACTATTCAAACAATATCGAGCAACACAAATCAAGAATATGTGACAATTCATTGTGAAGGTGAAATGTCAGGATTTGTGGTACTTAGTAATGGCAAATTTTATAGCATTGGTGGTGGCAATTACGCCAGTAAATTTGTCATTGATAATGGAAAAGCAGTTACTGGCAAACGATACTCTTTGATTAATAGTAGTATATGTAGTACTGGAAATTCAGGACAAGAATATTTTCCGGGTGATATTGCTGGAACTATAGAAACTGATACTTATTGTGTTTATAAATAAAATAAATTTATAATGTTAGTACATACATCCAGAATTCTGGATGTATGTACTATTTTACACCATATTTAATTTTTGCAATATATTTATGGATTAAATGTATTTTAATTTTAAATTTTTTTTTCAACATTTTAGGAGAAATCCAACATGGAATTGCAGAAGAAGGACCAACAAAAGAAACTTACTTGGCGTGAAATCTATCTAGAAGAAACTCTCAATGCCTTAGAAAATGGCGGTTTTTACAACAGACATTGTCAATTTCCACGTACAATCAAACTTCCCATTACTTGGAAAGAATGTATGTGTGAACTTGGTGGAATGGGTAATCAATTTAGTACGGTTCTTCTTGTGTCGACTCCTACAGGTGGATATCCTGTTGGTATGGCTCTATATGGTATCAAACCAAATGGAGTACAAGCTACAGTTAAAGTATATGAAAAGTCTTATGTAGGCATTGCTACAAAACACTGTGATTATACTCATTTGGCTATTTATCGTATTTCTGATATGCACAAAGATCAGACTTTTGTAGATATCGAAGGATATTCCTTTGGTTCTGTAGAAGCAGTACTTTGTTATAATGCAGATTATTCAAAAGATGGTACTTGTAAGTCTAGCGACGAATCTTTATTTATCAAGAATACCAATCTTGATCTTTTAAAGAATAAACTTCTGGAAAAACTTTCCATTCGTAATTGTAGAACTCCTATCTATATTGAACCACTTGTTCGTTTGAATGCCAATATGAATCAGGGCATTTCAAATGCTATTGAACATGGATGGAAAAACAATGTATCTCTAGGTGTAAATACCGATATTTTAAATCAGTGGTATGGATCAGAAGATCTAAATCTTTTTCATTCCAATCTCATGGAAGAACTTTCCCGTTTGCAAAATGAATATAAGTTTGTATATGTAAGATCTAGTTCTTCTTTTGCAAACATATCTGAAACAGAGGAAAATTCTCATAATTGGTATACTGAAATTTCTATTCTTTATAATAACAATGGTGATGCAGAGCCGTTAAATCTACATCATACAATGTTTACTTATGAACATTCTACTGAGATGTCATCTGCTGAAGAAAAAGATCATTTTGTTTCAGAAAAGAATAATAATTTCATGCGTCAGTTTACTCGCAGTTATTTCACAACTCTTTTTGGATTTAAGTCTTGGAAAGAGATGGAAGAAATTGCAGTTAATTTGAAAACTGAAAATAGTAAAATGGAACCTGTGATTACGTACTCTAAGTTTTATTTGACTACAAAACAGTTTTTTACAAAAACCGAACTGACGAAGTAAAATAAATACATCATGAAGATAACAGTGCGTTTAAACGCACTGTTATCTCATGTAGATAGAGTAAAATTACTCAAAAGGAGTAAACAATTCTATAGATGTCAGGAGTTTTTACATGGAGAAAAGTTATGGAAACATCTAAGACGATTAATAATACAAAAGTTTATATAAAAAAAGATTTAGCAAATACCAGATCATACACAATTGTTGCAGGAAATGAATATCCAGTTCCTCCATATATAGTTGGTAAAAATAAAATTTTTGTATTTGTCAATGGTACACATCTTATCGGATCTATTGGAATAATTGCTAATGGTGTTTCCTATTGTGAAGTTGGTGACACTGGAGAAATTTCCTCTTCTATTCAGTTTATTACAGATATTGTTCCTTCTGATGATATTTTTATTTGTGTACTAGATGGTATCGAAGAAGCTCTAGATGATCCGGATGTTATTGGTACTGTAATGACATTGGGATCAAATGTTACCAATTATGGAGTAACTACTCCAAAAGTAACTTCTAAAGTAACAGATACTGAAACACTTCTTTTAGATACACAAATTGCAACTGGAATAACGCATGATTACGAAGAGAAAAGTCCTAAGAAATTAATTTCTGCATTTGCACTTCGTACCAGCAATAACGCATATGATCAAAAAATTTCTGGTATTCAAAACAGTGTCGATAATCTTGTACTTAGTTCTGTATTATCAGAAGCTATTGCAGATCCTCAATTTATAGATATTCATTGGAAATATCGAGGATTTACAATTGATGAAGGAACAGCTGTTTATACAAATGCTTTTGATAAACCTGGTACAAATCAAGCCAATATACGTTTAGTTACTGAAGCTATTAAAAGTCCAGGAACATATTTTTTTGATGTTGAAATTGGTGAAATTGCCGATGGTAGTGATATTACTTTGTTTGATAATGAAGGCAAAGTAATTAAAAAATTTGAGCTTGCGGACACATATTGGTTTGAATATCAGATAACTAATCCAGCTATTGCTTATTTTGATTTTGTGGCCAATAACGTACTAGAAGGTTTTACAGTACGGATTAAACGAGCAAGTATTCATCATGTACGCGATGATTTTGATACGTACATGAATTATATTGCTATTAAATTGGCATCTGGTGGTTCTGGTTTTGTTACAACTGAAATATTTAATCAAACAATTAGTGCACTACGCACTGAATTACAACAATATACAAATGATGTTGTTGGTGGATTTGAAGGACTTGTTGAAGTACATACTTCAAACACGTCAAATCCCCATAACGTAACTGCAGCTCAAACTGGAGCTGCAACTAAAACAGATTTTGATACACACGTAAACAATAAAGAAAATCCACATAGTGTTACCGCGACTCAAATTGGCGCAGCATTGTCTGAAGATTTGGAATTACATATAACAAATTTAAATAACCCACATAAAGTTACTGCTGCACAATTAAATGTTCCTACTATGGTACAATTTGATAGTCACATTAATGATACTAATAATCCTCACAATGTGACGGCAGCACAACTTGGAGTTCCTTCTTTAGAAGAATTTACAGATTCAATAGAAAAAATAAATACTCACCTGCTTGATACTAATAATCCACATAAGGTTACTAAAGCTCAAGTAGGTCTTGGTAACATTCCTAATGCTATTTCAGATCGTACAGATTTGGATAGTGATACGACTCTCGCTACTTCAAGATCCGTTCTTTTACTAAAAACAGATTTGGCAAATAGAATATCAGATCATATTAACAATAAAGAAAATCCGCACATCGTTACAAAAGAACAAGTTGGATTAGGTAATATTCCTAATGCAATAACAGAATCTATGCATGATTTTGATACTCAAACTTTAGTAGTTGCTAAAGTCACTAATGATATTTTAAAAATTATTCAAAGTCATGAAGGAAATTTAAACAATCCTCACAACGTAACAAAAGAGCAATTAGGTATTGGAGATATTCCTACATCGACAACAGATTCAATGTATGAATCAAGTGTAGATAAAATTCCAGTAGCTAAAGTTACTAATGATTTATATTTATATATTTCCGATCACGTAGGAAGTAGAAGCAATCCTCATAATGTTACTGTTGATCAAGTAGGAGCAGCTCCTCTTGAACACACCCATGTCATTGCTGATATAACTGATATAACTGATATAACTGATATAACTGATATAAGTACAATTACAACTCAATTATCTAATCTTGATACCAAAATAATAAATGCTGAAACAAAAATAAATTTACATACTGTTAATTTAGACAATCCACATGAAGTAAACAAAGAACAGATTGAATTGGGAAATGTTGAGAATTACGGAATTGCTACTACTGAAGAAGCTACAGAAGGTCTTGTTGATAACAAATATATGACTCCAGCTAAAGTAAGATCATTTATGGAGACATTGTTTTCAACAAGCGGAATTGAATTTAGTAAATTGCAAACTACGTACATTTCACATTTTACTTTGGACAATACAACAAACACTTCAACTCGTTTTAATATTAAAAAAGGAAGAACATATAAATTAAAACTAGAAGGAAGTGATCCTAGAAATATTGCATTACGTATTGATAAAACAAGACTTACTTCTTCTGGAGATATTGTTAGAAATAGCATTTGCTACCCTAAAACGTTGACTGTTGGTAGTGATACTATCACAGCAGTAGGTTGTGATAATATTTCTTTAGACCATTTCGTTCTTATTCCAAGTACAGCTGGAATGAACTATGCATCTGGGGAAATAAGTATTGATACTTTTGGTATGACTATTGATGGCGTTTTAAATAGTAAAGTATTAAATGATTCCGGATCTCCAGTTGTCGATTATGGTTTTCCTGTCATTATTTCAAGTGGATATATTTCTACTAGTTATTTTGATTCTGTTGTAGATTTAACTTCATTGCATGTTGAAATAAAAGATACCTCTGTAACTACCGATATGAAGTTTACGTTGTATGAATTGATTCAACCTGCATATGACATGACTGTAGGAGTCATTGATAATACTCCTGTTGGTACTACTATTCGTAATATAAAATCTACTGCTCCAGTAGGATATGCTGCACTTAATGGGTCTGTTTTATCAAGAGCAAACAACAGTGAATTGTTTAAAATTGTACAAGATGAGAATATATTAATAGATCAAGCAGTATATGATCAGACAATTACAGATTCTGGAGAATGTCAATATTTTGGAAGTGGTGATGGTTTGACAACATTTACTATGCCAACAGAAATAAGAAATACGAATTCTATTTATTATTCGTATATGAAATTAAAGACATCTACTTCTGGCAGTGGTGGTATTGGACAAGTTGTTGTTGAACAAAGTGTTGCTAATACAAGGACTGAAACCATTCTTGCAAATACTGAATATACGGTTCCTGAATATACTGTTGGCAAGAATAATTTGTTTGTGTTTATCAATGGTCTTCATGCAATGGGTGGATTTAATTCTTCTGATCCAGATGCAATTACTTACAGTGAAGTTGGTATAGAAAAACAAATTTCCAATACTATTAAATTCCATGATGATATCTTGATTAATTATGATCTTTGTTTTATTGTGTTACGCTAAGGAGAAATAAATATGACTGAACCAAGTAAAATTTTAGATGAACTTAAATTGTATGCTCTTCCTGGAACAAATCTCTGTATATATGCACATTGCTGGAATGTTCCGAAAGGATATATTGCTATGAGTAGTGATAGACCAGCGGAAGAGTATATTGCAGAAGAGTCTGGAAATTGGATTCTTCCTCAAGACAATCCACTTGAAGCTGAAAATACTATTATTAACAATAAAAGAAGAAAAGCCATTCTTGAAGAATTTCCTGTACATAAACAATTGGAAGCATTTTGTGATTATGTATCTGGAGATGAAACAAAAATGAATATAATTCTTGATGGAATTGATAAAATTAGAGAAAAATATCCTAAGAATAAATAAAATAAATGTAGAATATATCCTTGAGGGAGATTTCTCCCTCAAGGATAATAACTATTTAAATTTTATAAATTAAATTGACGTTTGATTTGTTTTAGGATAAGAGTAAAATTATGTTCAAGTCTTGTAATATCTTGAATTGTTACTCCGTATAAATCAAATAATTTAGCAAGAGTCATACAAGTATCAGATAACACAATTAGATCTTGTTTTGAAATATTTCCTACTCCTTGATTCAAGAAAGATAGAATTTCATTCATTCTAGCTTCACATGCTTCAAGGTTATTATTAATTTCATTTACTTCGTACTGATAATTTTCACTTTTCATTAAAAGCATATCAGTATTTTTAAATTCTTCCATAGTAGGAAACACAGTAGCAAAATCTATAGTATTTGTTCTTTTTCCAGTAAAACATAAATTGAATTTTTGAAAACTTTTCTGAATATTTCCAAGATCTGTTTGATCTCCAAATTCCATAATTTCAATAGTTTGTCCAGAAAGAACAGATGATTTTAAATTATTGGTAAGTGATACAAATGCCATAGAACGTTCTTTCATGTTCATAACAGAAAGACAGTTCATACCAGCTTCAGTTGCAGTGTAATAAGTGGTTCCAAGTTTATCTGGAACCGGAACTTGCATTTGACTTAACAATTCATAATCAAAGCTTAAGATTCTTCTTATTGAAGCAGTATTACTTTCATGAAAATATCTAAGTTCTGTTCTTTTAAGATTTTTATAGAATTTAAAAATATTTGTTTTAAAGGTATTGACAATATGCATGACAATATTTACGATACCTGAAAATAATCTAACAATACCATCGACAACGAAGTTTTCTTGTCCTGAATTATCAGTTAACTCTATTGTACATAAAAGGTTTTTTATTTTTTCACTATCACAATAAAGTTCTTGAAATGTTTTTTTATTGAATTCCGAAGGAATTGCTATTGTAACAGATAGGTCTTGATTTTTTAAAGATTGTAAAACCATATATGAATGTCCTTTGTAGTAATCTTTTAATAAAGTCTAGTTACACGAATACGAGTTACAGGAGCTATGGTTATGGTGTTAAATGTTGCACCAAAAGGAGAACCTGCTTCTTCACCACTAGACATAAAACCCATTTTACCACATTGAAGAACAATGTTATCAATAGGATTGGATGGGAATGAACTAGTCATAATACCAGACTGGTCATTCCAATATGTAGGTCCCCAAGTACCATGATATTTTACTTCAGCTAAAGTTTGTACTCTGCTTATAAATGGGTTATCAAAAAGATATCTTCCACTTAAAGCAAGAGATGTTGTTACTGGAACAATATAGTGAGTTCCGAATGGTACACAAGTAATATTTACAATACCATTTCCTTCAAAGTAGACTTTGGCAATGTATACTCTTTTAACGATATTGTTGGCAGAATCGTACATAGTACAATCTGCAGTACAGAAAAAGTCAGTTGCTCTTCCATCGCGAAGAATACCTTCGTATGGTTGAAGTGCGGTTGTTCCACCACTTACAATGTTGCTATCGCCATCAATATCGACATAAATGTATTGTGTACCATTCTCAACGGTAGAACCATAATTGAGCAAAATAGCTTCAGCAAGAACTTTAGTGTCGCTTACTTTACCATTGTTGGCATAAGCTAATTTTAATCCAGGATTGATTCGGATAGATCTTGTTGAAGCTTTAGTAACTGTAGCAATTCCTAAATCACAATCAGTGTTTGCCCATCCTCCAATTCTACTAGAAGTAGCTCCCGCCATGACAGTTTGAGGAGACATGCCTGTATTGAGATTTAACCATGTAGTAACTGCCAAATTAACCAGGTGAGGAGTCATGAATTTATTGTTGACAGTTCCAGCAATGGCTTCCGACTCTGTAGCAATTCCGTAGTTTGGTACATTACCAAGACCTACTTGAGCTTTGGTGACTTTGTGCGGATTGCTTAAATTTGCAATATGTGCATCCACAGTAACTTTAACTAGATTGACAGCTTTGATCGTAGCAAGTTTATTTGTTGCATCTTCAGTAGGATCACTAGAAATAGCATTGGGAATGTTACCAAGACCTACTTGAGCTTTGGTGACTTTATGAGGGTTCGCAAGATCATTGATATGAAATTCAAATTCTTGCCGCAGTGTATTAAGACTGTTTGAAATATAAGTGGTGTCTTCTCCAGGATCTACAGTTCCTTGAATGCGAACATTAAGAACTGCATCGCCAGTTAAAGCTTTGCCCCAAATATATTCATCAGCTTTACAAGTGGCTTCATAATGAAGTCCGCCAAGTTCTATTGGATCTTCACCAGTAGCAGATATTTGCTCGTCTGTAGGAGCAACATTTGTTTCAGTGTAGTAAATACTAACTGGAGTACCACCTATATTTTTTATAGTTACACCAGTTATGTCGCCAAAAAGTTTTAAAGATGTCCATGAAGTATCTTCAATTTTAATTTCTTTACAAGAATCAGTAACATTTACTATAATTGACATTCTTCTATTCCTCTAAGAAAAAATTAATATTTTCTGGAGTTATTCTTTTTGGATAATAAAGTACTCTTCTGATGTAACCATCAAAATGGTTTCCAAAGAATCTATCACATCCTAAATAGAGTGTGGTACAATTAGGATTTGGAAGATCCGTAACTTGTTTTTCAGTATATTGAGGATCTTCATTGTAACCAAATAGTGCAGATGTTGCATCATAACCATGAATAAGCGTAACCCATTCCCTAGTGGATTTTGTAGACCATGCGTTTGTCAAGGGAGTGTTTGTTGCATTATATTCATTAAAATAAAATCTTCCGCTGTGGTTAGCTGGAAATCTTCCGTTTAAACTAATAGCTATATTAGAATCTGCAATGGTATACAATTCTTTGTTTTGCCCAATAACACTAATGGAAGAAACGTTTGCTACGTCAAAAACAAATGTTCCTGCATTTGGATTATACCATTTGTCGATGGGAGTGGAAACATTAGTACTTGCTATTTTTCCCATGGTGTTGTTACTGTAGATATATGGAGGTAAAGAAGAACCTTCGACAGCAGTAGCACCAAAAATAGCAACTCCTTTTCCTGCTTCACCTTTGTAATTTACATCACCATCATAAATATCCAGTGGATAAAAATCTATTTTACAAGTAGATGAACTACCACTCCTAAAAGTAATGAAGCATCTTGTCCAGCCACCTAAGCATTTTGTCATACCACCAGTAATAATAGATTTATCAGTGGTGTCATTCATAAATACTTGTTGTGTACTTAAATTGAAGTGTACAAACGGATATCTTCCAGCAATTGCAGAAGGAATGCGTATTCCAAAACTGTCTCTTCCGTTCGGATGTACAAATATAGAAATGTTATAAACCATGTTTGTTTTAACATCTAAGTTATAGGAAACAAGATGTTCTTTAACAGTTGTCGGAGTTCCATTTTCAGAAATGACTTGTGCAAAAGCATTATCATTTCTTAGATGTGGGATTGTAGTAGAATTTACTATGGTACAATTTGATTTAACCCATTTGGCATTGGAAAAATTTTCACTATAAAGAAAATTGTTTGTTTTTGCTGGAAATATAGGAAATGCAGGATCTCCAACACTATAATCTTCAGTAAGTTTGTCTTTAGGTAGAGTAACAATTTTTCCAGTACGATCCATTACATCTAATGTGCTATCTCTTTGGACATTAAAGAAATCTGGAAGACCAATATACCCATGAAGAGCCATAGATGGAGTAGCATCGACATAAGAACCAGGAAACATAGTTTCCCATAAAACTTCATGAGCATCAGGATCTGTATTGTGTTTGTTTAAAAATTCTTTAACACCACGTACAGATGTAACTTTATTTAAAGATTCTCCTTGAAGAGTAGTATCAATATCAGCAATTTCTACATATTGAAAAAGCTGTTTGATAAAATCTTCTCTTTCTCCAGTATGTCCAGATTTTAACCACAATAGGTACAACTCTTGTAGTACAGAAGTACCCATTTTGATGAGAGTTGTATGGTGAGGGTTATTAAGATCTTGAACATGTCGTTGTATAATTTCTTCAAGTTCTTCTAAATATTCGGGTTTAAATATATCTCGAATTTCTTTAAGTAACAGAAAGAGATCGTTTTTTGTGTGATAATGATCAGAAGTAGGGATTTGACCACGATCGGTCAATGTAGTTAATTCATCAAAACCAGAGATATTTCCAAGAACTCTTCCCGTGGCTAATGGTGGTGTATCTTTAATAGCCATCTATGATCTCCAAAATGATTGTTTAAATGTAACTGCCTAATATCTTTTTAGCATATTCTTCATTAAAAGCTATTTTGTCGTATCTAAATGAAATAACGTTTGAAGTTTCATTTATTGCAGGAAATAAAATTTGTTTATAATTGGACATTGCTTGAACGCTGATAGTCCATTTTTTATAGTTGGATTGTACAGGTACATTATTGTACACACCTTGTAATCTACAATAACATTCGACTGTATTTTCGTTATTTACAAATATAAAAAGAATTTCCGATGCAGTATTTAAAGTATCGGAAAATAAATCATTTATGTTTAATTTTGTTTGAATTTCACCAATGGTAACAATTATTTCATTCGTTGGTACATTTAATTGAGTAGTAATTGTTTTGGTATTGTTTTTTAAAGTAAACATGGATTGATTTAAATATTTACTCTCAATACAAATACTATAATGAGTTCCAGTACTTGAAATCGTTACAAAATCATTTTCATCTTCAGGAATAAGATCTGATGGAACTCCAATATATTTGTTTAAATATACCGTTGGAGGAATGTCGACAATATCACCAAAAAAGATATCATTAAGTAATTCTTCATGAATTCCAGTTATTTTAGCATTGTGATAATTTTCTACATAGTCTGCCAATGCCTTTACTGTTGGAACAAGCCAATCGTCTTCTGGACTTATTTCTTCATGTATAACGTCAGTAATGTGAATGTAATTGAAGATAAGATCTGTAAATTCTTGCAGTGTTCCCGAGTATCCCTCAGACAACCAGGCAGAATACAATACATTAATTACATTGACTGATAATTGTTCAGATGTGAGATGATGAGGATTGTTTGTATCAGTTACATGTTCATATAAAGACTCTTTTACTTTTTCCCATCGTTGTAAAATTTCTGCATCTTTCAAATTTTTAATAATGGTAAGCATGTCTTGAAAAAACATACTATTTAGTTTTACAGATGGTAACTCATTAGTAATGTTGTGCCATTCTGAAATAAGAGTCGTCCGATCACTCATTGTTTTGCCCACCTTGTGTGCTGAGAAAAATTAGACATTAAAGTAACATTAAGCATAGCATTGTTTTTATATTAAGGAGTTTTAAATGGAGATTGATGCTACTCAGATTGAATTTAGTAAAAATGATAACATTACAGATAAAGAAATGTCTTGGATTGTGCACATGATGAAATTGACAAGGCTTATTGCTGAAAAATCTCCTTGTGTTAGACGTAAAGTTGGATGTGTCATTACCAACAAAGATCATCGAATTATTTCTTGTGGATATAATGGAAATATTCCAGGACATCCACATTGCACTAAAGAAACTTGCTATAGATATCAAAATAATATTCCATCAGGACAAATGCCTGATTTATGTAAATCTATTCATAGCGAACAAAATGCTATAGTATCTGCGGCTATTCAAGGTGTATCATTAATCGATTCTCTTATTTATATAACAACTATGCCTTGTATTACTTGTATGAAAATGCTTCTTAGTGTTAAACCTAAATGGATATTTTTTGAATCTGATTATGATATTAAAAATATCCAGTGGATTTTAGATGATGAACAACATTGTCATATTGTTAAAGTCAATTTAGATAAAGATGACAATCTTAGTTATTTCTACTTGACCAAAAAAGATGCACACAGGAATAATCCTGCATACATTCCTCTCTATACAACGATGTAAAAAATTAGTAAAAGATTCTTCAGTTTCTAACGAAACTTCGAAGAATCTTTTTGAAAATTATAAATCGGTGGCAGAGAAAACTCAAGAAGAACAATGGAAAAATGATCCAGGTGTATATCCATGTTGTGGCCAACGTAGAACTAGAAGTGTATACTTTCACGACGATGAATTTGAATAAATTAGTATTTTTATAAATTTATTAACATGTAGGGATTTTAAGTCCCTACATGTTAATAAATATTATTATTTATTTTTACGTCTACGACTATTGGGAACGACACCAACGAAAGGATCTTCGTCTTCATCATCTTCAAAATACATGTCAGTTATAGTTCTAGGTTTTCTTGCTTCTTGAACTTTTTCAGATAAAGATTTATAATTTTCAAAAAGATTCTTCGAAGTTTCGTTAGAAACTGAAGAATCTTTTACTGATTTTACCGTAGCATCTTTTAATTCGGTAGTGTCTTTTAAACTATTGACAAAATCATTTTTGTTTTCCGTAGAATTGAATTCTATAGTTCCTGGTTTTGTTATAGTGGTACCGGCACTAGTTGTAGCTATATTTGCTTTTTCAGTTATTTTAGTAACATCTGTAGTATTGGTTACAGAATTTAAAGTTGTTTTTGTAAGATTTTGTACTGTATCAGTCAGTGTAGTTTCAAGACCAGCCATTCTTTCTTCTGACGCATCAGTAGTTAATGTGTCTTGTTCTTCATTTGGTTCAAGTCTGCAAGTGATAAGACCACCAGCAGCATATACAAATTCTTTATTATTTTCTAATGGATATACAGTACATTGTACACCACAAAGAATACCATTGACAGTTTTATATTCATTAACATCGTCGTAGTGATATATTACTTTCATACCTGGTGTGAGAATATAGGGCATTGCCATTGCCCATCCAGATTCTAGTAATACCACATTATTTCTTGCAAGTTCACTTGTAAGAGCTAATACGTTATTAGTGCCACCAATATATTTATTATTGACACTATTACTGATAGCTGTTTTGTTATTTTCAGTTCCAACAAGAAGAAGATTTTGATCTGAAAATTCTCCATTGTTTCCTTTGGTAGTTCTTGTAAGATCTATAGTAGTATCGTTTCTAAGTGCTACAAAGTTACTTCCTGTATTTTCAGAACTTTTTTGAGCATTGTTGACTAGACGAATATCTTGGTTACAAAGAAGATGAATGTTATCATCCGCGTCGTATGCATAGTAACCATCAGATCCTTCGTAGTTATTTTTGGGTACGTTGTATATATGAAGAATTTTCTTTGTTTCTGCTTCTGGATTAGTTTCAAGTCCAGGATAAATATAAAGAGTTCCTTGAGTGAAATAATATTCTAATCCTTTTGCATAAATGCCGTATCTTTCTTGCATGAAGTCAAATACAGTGGCAATGTTTTGCATTGGAGGAAGAGTTATTGTACTATATACTTTTTGATTGTCCGGTGGATATAAATTTACATTTTTAATATTTAAAGTATTTGCTACAAAATAAATAGCATTTTCTATAGTGGTATTATTAAGAATAGCATTCATTTGTGACAATCTAAGATCGTGTTCCTCTTGAGTCACAAGCTGCATGACTATTTCTATTTTTCTACCTAAAATACGATCTACGTTATCGGCACTTGATTGTTCGTCATCAGTTTTTTTAGCGGTTAGTTCTGCTTTGGATAATTCTTTAAGCAGATCTTCCGCATTATCTATAATTACTAGAAAATCATATTCAAATGGTTGAAGTTCTGTGATAGGATAAAAATAAGCTTTGTGCACTCTTGTTAATGTGAGTGCACAATGAATATCTTTATAATTTCTTAATACAAGTAATGCTTCCCTAATGGTAAGTGCAACTGAAATAGTTGCAGCATCCATAAAGTTGATTTCAAAAGTTTGATTTACTGAAAATGAATTAATTTGTGTTACATCTACAGCAATGTCTTCATTTTCAGAAGAGTATAGTTTACAAGTAATTTTCATCTTACACGGCAAGGAATATTTTAAAATATTACATGCCACTCTATTCATTTGATCACTTGGAAGAAGATACATTAGTTGTCAACCTTTTTTGTAAAGCTGGAGTTATGTATTTATTATATTCTTCCACAAGAGTGTCTAATGTTTTATTTTGTTCTTTAGGTTTTAAATTGAGAATTCTAACTAATCTTGAGGCAACTATTCTTACCTTTTCTAAAAATTTTTTTGACCTTTCAAGATAGCTTAATGTAAATTTGTCTAGATTATGCTTATTTTCTTCTAAAAGTTCTACATATTCAAAAAGATATCTGTAAATTTCAAAAACATTTTCTCTTTTAGAAAAGGTAAAAGGAATTTCATTATTAAACATATCGATCATGTCAGCGATAGTGTAATTGCCATAACCAGTTTCTCCATAAAGAGAAGATCTGATCGGACCACAAGTAGATGGATCTAAAAAATATTCATTGATCATTCCGTATGAATCTGGAATATCATGAAGAGGAAATCTTCTTTTATTGATGTAATCAGCTATATGTTGATAGACAATCATTGTGGATTCCTTATCAAGTTATTTTTCGGATTGATATATCAACAAGTTCCATAAGAACAGGAACTTTATAAAAGGCATCCATAAGAGACATTTTTCTATACTGACTTGCTAACTCTAAAACTTTTTTAATATCAAGTTCGTTATGAACTAGATAGTTATATACGAGAAGTTCCAGATCATTCATGGAATCAACAAATCCATTATAAAAATCAGTATTGAATATATAAGGTTTGCTGTATCTTATTGTACCATCTGAAATAGATGAATCTGTACAAGTGCAATTAGTGTTACAACAATTGGAGTTACAATTGCAATTATTGTTATTACTATTTATACTTGTTGTAGAATATACTGCAGACTTTCCATAGGTCATGGAACCACAGGAAGATGCTATCATTGCTGGAGTATTTTTATATTGATTGGGTATGCAGGTACACGTGGTATATGCAGTACAAACTTTTTTGTTGGCAATACAATTACAATACATTCCTTTATAAGGATGTTTTTCACCACCTGTAGTATGAATAGGTGGTAATCCATGAAGCATTCTTATATAGTCATCTTGTTGTTCGGCATTAGTGCCTCTGATAACAAATACGTCAGAATAACGAATAAAGTCGTCAGGTCGACAATAACAATAATTTTTACATCCAGTTTCTGTATAAACAGGAACATCCGTAGTACTATCATCGGTAGATTCTACTTGGTAAAGAGTAGAGTTTCCTGGTATATCTCTGCTGTCATATCCAAGAGCAATATAATTATTATTAATAAGAGCATTGATATCTGTTGCAAGTGCTTCCGCTACATGATATTTAACATGATAATAACAAGCTATATCTGTAAGTGTATCTTTATCTGCAGCATAAGTAAATTTATCCCACAATGTTTTATAATAATCTCTCATTCTAGAATAAAGTTGTAGTGGACGAATATCAAATTCTCGTATAGAAATCTTTTTACGTACAAATTCAGTAACGTACGGATCATAAATGTTATCTGGACGAACAAATGATTCCCAATCTGGACTGAAAAACTTACGAATAAAAAATTGTTTAAGTTCTTTATTAAATCTTTCTAATGTCATTAAATCGATATAAGACTGTTCATTAAGGAAAGTAAGTTCACTTTCCCCAAAATATTTCTTTTTCTTAAAATAGACAGTTTCTTTAGTACAGCTTGCTAACCAATCATACATTTCTTCATCAAGAAATGTCCAGCTGTTAAATGTAAGTTCGTAATAAGTACCTTGTCTATATGTAGTTGGAGTTACGTTGTCGACAACAAAGATCATAATTTTTCCATCACCAACATCAAGTTGAAACATATCTCCAACATAAGGAGTAAGTACAGATGGATAATAGATAGCAGTACCAGTTAAAGTAATAGTGTTATCATCATCTTCTTTTTCAGATTCAAGTTGATTAATGAGTCGCATTTCAAGTTGATTTATTTTGGTAAAATCATAATGATTTTTATGAAGAGTATTACTCAAATCAGAGGGAGCAGTACGAATATCAATAGGTCCAATATTCTGGTGAAAATATGTAACTATAATCGGATGACCATCCGGATAGGCCATCAACATGTTATATGTTTTATTGTATCGTACTGGGTTATATGAAGTTTGAGTAGTATAAGTATCTGCTATATTTTTTAATTTATCAGCATTTTTGTCAGTTGCAGCAAGATTGTTATCTGGCTGTACTCTGTTTGTTTCTACGAGTTTTGTTTCTAACGAAGATAGTGTTTTTGAAGCGCCTGAGCGAGGAATAAGGGGCATTTTCTGTACCTCCATAACGATCTACCCAATCATCGTTACCGAATATTTTATCGTGAATATCTGTTTCTTTATCTGTAATAAAGAAATCGTCATCTTTAATAAGCGGATACCATTTATCGTTAAGATATCGTAAATCTGAAATTTCAGAAACCACAATTCTTCTTTCTCTATGAATATCTTGGCTTACAGGAATAGTTACTTTAAGTTCATCGTCTATTTGTAAATTTTCAAATCCTACAATGTAGTCATCTACGAATACAGAAATATTAAAAATACAATCTCTAAAAAAACTTTCATGTTTTTGTATCTTTAATATTTCTTTTACTTTAGGATGAAGTTCGTAACCATCTCCAAGATCATTATTAAGATCGACTATAATTTTGTCTCGATATTTATTGTTTTTGTTTTCTTCAGTTTTTTCTTCTTCTGGAAGTTCTTCAAGTAAAAACATTGCAATAAACATTGGTTTATATGAACGAGCCCGTAATGGAGTGTAAGGAGTTTTCCAAGTGTCGTAATAAGGACATTGAATGCAATAAGGTTCGACGCCTTTTACACTTGTCTTTTGCATTTGTGCTTCAAGAATTTTTAATGGGTAAGGCGCATCGAGACTTTCTATTGGATTATCCTCTTTTGGAGTAACAACCATATTGCTTGGAACTAATTCATTATCGATAACACAAGGATATTCTAAGGTTAACATATCCGGTCTTTGAAATTGTATATTGACAGTAAAATTACAATCGTATTGAGTTACTGCTTTATTTCTTTTATTTTCAATTGGTTTGTCTTCAGTATGATTAATTGTTACAAGTGGGTTAATGAGTACTTTTTTGACAACAAGTTCACTGCTAGTTGCGGTTCTGTTGATATCAAAATTACACATTTTACTTGAGCAGATATCCATCCATTCTTTAAATTTTAATGGACTATTGTCGAATTTTCTTAATTTGTATAAACTGTAGATCATTGCAAGAATATCATTGGGTATAGGGTAGTCATATGAAATAACTTCTGTAAATACCATACCTGGAGAAAATCTTCTATACATTAAAGATTGAAATTCGTATGCCTGATCTCTATTTTTAAACATCATAGTACCATTTAAATTGATACACATGGGAAGAATCATTTCTTTAAGAGTAATTCTTCCTTGTCTGTCTACAAGAAGATCTGGAAAAATATCTTGTATATGTGGAGTTTGAATCATATGACCTGTGGGATATCTAAAGGAAGTAAAATCCCAAGTCATGTTTGAAGGATGAAGTGTTTCTACAGTAACTTTAAGAAGATTTTGTCTGTTGATAAAAACATGATTGATACGATGATTCATAGTAGCTGTCCATCCAGTATCAATGTAGATTCTATCTCCTAATATGTACTGATAGTGTAGTTCATTGACAATTTTGTGTGTTATTTGCGTAGCCACTGGAAGAACAATATGGGTATCTATTTCAGATACTGGAGAATATACTCTTGGCATAAGGTATTTTTTATCTCCTAAATAAAAAAATATAATAATCGCCTATTCAATAGGATTTAGTCTATAAGATTTTGTTAACAATTTTTATCAGGAGAATCATTATGTCAACAAAAGAAGAGACAAAGGTAGAGCTTAAAAATATTTCGAAAATTAATGAACCAAATTTTGAGTTTTTAGTTAAAACAGATCCTCCTATAGTGTTTTGTCAAAATGGTTTGTTTTTTATGTCTTTAGCTCATGAATTTGGCAATGTAAAATATAAAAAATATTCATGGAGAAATGATCCTGAAGGAAGCAATTCTCTTCCTGAAGATTCCTTGAATGCAATTTTTAGACATGTTACTCTTATGCAAATGGGATTTAAATACGATAGCGAAACAAAGTTCTTTCATTTGGGACATGCCCTTGCTAGAACACAATCTTTAGTATCAAATACGTATAGAAGGATTTTGAATAAAACTGATGAAAAATTAGATACTAGACATTTTAGTAAAACAATATTTTTAACCTCTAGAATAGATTTGGCGTATGATTCTGAGTACATGAATTTGTTCGATCAGATTTCTCCAGAAGTTTTATATTCTCTTGGAAAAATGAATGATTCTTTAATTACCAGATTGCTTCCTCCTAAAGACAATGCTGTTTGTTATGAGCAAGCTTATTTGGATATTGTTCAAAAATGTATAATTACACTTATGACAACTGAAAAAGTTATTGATATTAATATTATACAAAAAAATATTCTTCTAGAAGATTTAATTTTGTATAATCTTCTTTTTCTAGCTAATACTTATACAAATGACGATATAAAATATGCTTGGGATTGGTATAAGAATTTACCTAAAAAAGAAACTGAATAATATAATTGTTATAGTAGATAGTAACTCACTCAAATGAGTGAGTTACTACCATTAAAATAAACTTTTTATTTTTCTTCAGATTTTTCAGATTCTTTATTGGTAACAGATTGATTAAAAATTTTGTTGTTGATAATCGCACCTGCTACCGATGATAACACAATAGCACATGCTCCAACTATAACGTGTTCCCAACCTATGTTTCTAGGAATAAAAAACATATATTTTCTACTCCTTATCAGAAGTATCATTTTTCTTAGAAAGATACGTCGTAAGAGAACTAGAAAGTATGTTGGTAGCAGCTATGATACACGCAAATGCAATGTAGTATTTGACTCCCATGTAGATATACATAACTTTTTTTCCTCCCACGGGTTATTAATTTTTAATAGTATTATTAAACTTATATAATTTAATACATTGTATACTGTTATTATATGCAAAAATACATACTTCCTTTTAGTAGGAAGATGTTTGATCAGGTACGCCGTACGTTACTTTTTCGTAAAGTTTATCCATTTCTTGTTGTATATAACCTTTAATACTACTATCAAATATTTTTAACCATGGTTTTGTGTTTTGTATTCTTTGTGTTAGAATACGTAAATCTCTACACAATGCTTTGTACATGACGGTTTCTGGTCGCCAACTATAAAGAGTTATAATAAGTTTAAGTAGAGGCAAGTCACGCATAATTTCCATGTATTGATACTGGATAAGATGTGGAACATCTAAATATTTAAAACTATATTCAATTCGATCTAATATGCTTCCAGATGGAAAGATTTTTGCGGAAAGAAATGAATTGACTCGTAATTGGCCAGTACGTATCAATTTAAATGCTCTAAGAATTTCATTCATAGCTTCTTCGTGTCTTGAAGTAACGTATCCGTATTGACGATCGCTAATTTTTTGAATTAATGAAATGTCTTTATAATTGGCTGTATTATCTTCAATTGATGCACAAAGTAAGATCTGATTTAATAACCATATTTCTTCAAGATCCTCAAATACAGTATTTAATACATGACGATGAATAAAATTATGCATGGTTTTTTCTGGTTCATTAGGAAGATCCGTCATAAGATATTTGTAATATTTAAAGATAAGGGAAATAGTATCGATAAAGATAATTCCGTGTGTAGGTTGCTCTGTTTTAAATGCAATACTATTTTTAAGAAAATTAAGAGTATATTCTTCTGAATTGTGATACCAAATATGTACTGGTTTTACTTTTTCCCAAGCATACCAATTCTTTTGAAATGGTAAAATAGAAGGATAGCTTATAGTGTCTATAGGACACAAATATTCAGAAGTGCTATAGAGAAGTTTTTTATCATAAAAAACTTTTCTATAAGCACATCCATTTTTAACAGGATCAAATATTTCCTTAAATGAATTTCTATAAAAACGTAATGAATTGAGATAACGATCATAATCATTTTTTTGTAAATTTAAATGATCCATATCTGTAAGAGATAAAATGTGTTTGAGCACTTGAACACATCTGCTATTTCCACCATAGTTAAGCATATAACGACGTTTTAATTCATCTCGTTGATAATTGAGAGCGTTTAAGTATTGTTCCCATATAGGAAGTGCTTTTGGCGTCATCTCTCTAAAGTGGGATTGTAATGCCTGTAGCATGACTGACTCCGATTATAATGTAATTAATGACGTACGATAGTTATATGATGCAGATAAATTTCAAGGAGTTTCTTTTTCATAAAAATTGTAAACATATATTACTACACTGAAGTCAAATTGTGGTTGGATGCTACAATAAGATTTCTTTATAAAAGTCTGCAGACTTGTAACCTTTTAAATTCTCCAAGGAGAAAACAAAATGACTACGGAAGCACCTAGTGTAAACATGATGGGTTTTGCTGCTGTTGAGGGCGATGAAGTGAAGGTCAGTGGAGATAACGATTACCATTCTGGTAATATTACCGGACCTTCGGTAGTTTCCACTGGTACTCGTGGTGGTGCTGACAATGCTCCTGATTTTCGTATTCGTCTTCTCGGAGCACAATCTGCTTGGTCTTTGTCCGAAGCCGGTAACGTGTATCTGAAATCTCTGATGGAAAAGACTCAGGAATTTGGATATAAATGTGAGCGTCTTCCAAGGACCAATGGATATTTGTTCCACGATGGAAATCTTGGTGTAGCGATCTATTTCGCAGAACATTATATCAATGCTGCATCAAACGATCCTTATGCTCCTACGTCTAGAGTAAACTCTAAGGTTATCGACGAAGCGAGCGATATGTATCCCAACATCAATCCTTTGATTGCTGTACAAGTAATAAAGGAAGACTATAATCTAGCCAATAAAATGGCTGAATATATTGATCGTGTTCTTAAGTATGGCTTGTCTTCAGTTGTAACTATTTCTGATTTGAATTCCAAATCCAAGTATGTATTCCGTATTACTCAGAACGTATTTCAAATCAAGAATTATATTGAAAAATATTCTCCTCATGGCGTCGCGCCTCATATTCAGTTTGGGGCTGCCGTTGAATTGTGCACCAGCGATGATTATACTCCTCGTCGTAATGAAAATGAATTCAACTGGATTCCTTTTGTTGTTGTCGGTGCCTATGTGGATTTCGTAACTGTAGAAAGTGCATATAGCCGTCGTCGCGATGAACCTCGCATTCAGCCTGTTGTTCATATTTCTGCGATCGAATCTCCCATGCCTTCTCTTTATGTTCTCCCTGTAGCACTTGCTGCGGCATTCCAGGTATTTATTGGTAATAGTTCTTGGGTCAAGGTGTTCTCTGATTTTACCGGAAAGCAACCTAATATTGGTTCTCTTTTGTTCGACGAAGAATTGAATCGTCCTGCAATTGTGACCAATGTAAAGGCTCGTAACACTTTCATCGATGAACAGTGTCTTGATGCTATTATGGTTCTTGACGTACTTGAAGGTCGTGCCACCATCCCTGGTCTGAGCCTTCTTACTCAGTCCGCTGAAGGACATAATATCGTTTCTTCTATTATCGGCAGATTCTTTACCGATGAACGTGTCGGTGATGATCTTGGTGATATCGTAGGCCAGGTTTATGATGAATATTGTGGCATCACTATTGATGCTGGCAAACCTGTGGATACTCGTTCTATCGATTATTTCCGTGTTATTGCGGATAATCCTGATCCGAATATCTTTACTAATTTCTTGCGACATAGCGATTCTCCTGAAAATCGCATCCTTGATATCAAGGATGCTGGATTCAATGATATCATGTCGTATTATACAAATTCCATGTGTGTGTTTGAACCTGAAGACCTGAAAATTATCACTGCCAATATCGGTCAGTTCTTTACTCCGATTATGGATGATGATGTTCAGCGTTCTATGTTTGGATTTAGCTGCTCATCTGATCTTGGTGAAAGATTCCGTAGATCTTTTGACAGCCCGCTTATTCGTAGTGCTGGTCGCTACGGAACGTCTCGCTATTCTCGTAATGGCGGTAGCGGTCTTCTTTCCACATACCGTTCTCCGTTCCGTCGTTAATGTATTGTAATTGATAATAACATCTAAGGTGAGTGGGTATTTAACTCACTCACCTTAGATGATTTATATTAATATTTTATTTTTGGCAAAAATCAATAGTTACATTTAAATAAGGATGGTAACGTTGTAATGTCTAAAAATAGAATACTACGGTTAGTTGATTATGATAAACTGTTTCATGAAAGTTTAGGTGCCAAAGTAATAAATAGCGGATATGCCGCATCTGGACAAGCTATAGGAGATCATATCAAATCACTGTTTTATCAAATAGATAGTGATTTGGGATTTGTTCCTTCTTGTGAATGTCAAGAATTTAGAGGTACTTATTTTTTAGGATATGTTTGTCCATATTGCGGAACTGTAGTGTCTTCTCAGTTTGCAAATAACTTGGCTAATGTTAACTGGGTTGGTATTCCTGACAACATGCCAGATGTACTACATCCAGTTTTTTATTGTGTCATGAGAGAATGGATTGGTAAAGCGAAACGTGTAAAAAATGGAACATCTAGCAAATCTAGAGGAAGAAAAGTATCTCTTATTGAATCAATTCTCAATCCTAAAGAAGAACTTCCTTTGGATGTACAAGGTCATATCAAAAAACAAGGTTTTACATATTTTCGTGAACATTATGAAGAAATTATGGATTTTCTTCTAAATAAATATCGCGGAGCCAAATTTAATAAAATGACTCCGTATGTTAGAAAAATGTACAAGATGTATAAAGATAGAATGTTTACTAATAAACTTCCTATCTTACATCCATCTCTTCATCCACTTGCAAGAGAAGGTAAGATGAAAGCTATTGATCAGTCAGCAGGACTTATCATGCCAACTCTTACCGACTTGGCTACCGCAGCGTTTTCGTCTAAACGTTGTATTACATCAAGCAGATATATTGACAATACTCTTTGGAAAAGCTATTCTAAATATATTGTTTATCTTGAAACTATTATTACAAAGAAACTTGGTGATAAATATGCTCATTTAAGAAGACATGCCATTGGTGCAAGAACCCACTATTCCGCTCGTGGTGTTATCGTACCTATTGTTGAAAGACACATGAGTGATGAAATTCATCTTCCTTGGTCTATTGCACTCAACGGATTGAAAAATGAAATTCTTAATGTTTTGATGAATCGTGAAGGTTATGTTTTAAATGATGCACTTGCTAAATTTATGCGAGCACTCACGATATTTGATGAACACATTTATGATATTGTAAATATGCTCATTAAGGAATGTCCTTTTAAAGGTATTCCTATTTTGGTTGGACGTAACCCTACCTTCATTGCTGCTCTTTGCGCCTGAGTAGTAATAAGAAATCCGCTTAAAAAGAAACAGAGAAAGTTTATATGTTTATTTGGGATGAAATTAAACAAATGAGTTTTGTTTATTTAATTGATTTTGATTTGCCACACGTACGTTGGGTATGACCATATGAAAATATTGCATATGCCAGAGACATTGGTTTGCGAAAAGCTGTTGTAACAGATGATCAGATCCATGCTATTTGTAGAGCATTGGAAAATGGGGAACGTGTTGCGGACATTTCTCGTTCTTTAAATGTATCTAGAAATATTGTTTTAAATATAAAGTGTGGTGATCATTTTAGAATTTCTCAAAATTATAATTTTAAACGAAATAAAAATAGTAGAAAGAAAAGTTAATTTAAAAATAAGCGGATTTCTTATCGAGGGCCTATCGATAGTGATATTGATAGTGCACACATCATTGAATTGCTGGGAACTCCTGTTAAACTACTCTACTACAACGTAAGATGAAAATCTAAGCGTGATATGTTTGAAAAAGAGCAGTTAGGGATAATCAATAGGGTAGATAATAAAATATTATCTATACCGGCAGCCAAGTTCCTAAGTCTTACTCATGTGTAAGATATGGAAAAGGTTCATCGACTAGGTGGTCGCAAGCGTATGGCGATCGAGCGGTGATGGTCTTATTTGTCTCATTTGACGAATAAGATTGAGATATAGTCACTCCATTCAAGGAAACTTGAAGATGCACGTTATGGTGCTGGTAGAATGTTGCGAGTTCTGCTGAAGATATGAGTAATACACGGCGCAATTCAACTTATGTATTTTACAAAAGTTAAAAAAGATATATTCGACAGAACCGTATCTTTTCCGCCGATGAGCTGCAAGGCACCAAATGCTTAAAATATAAGACTTTTTTATTACAACACAGAAAAGGAATGTGTTGTATGATTGGATTTGAACAATGTCCGCCTCCATATGAACGTTATGCTATCAATGAATATGACATAGCTCTTGATCTAGAAACCGGAGAAATTATATTACCAACTATGGGTGAGAAGAGTAAGTATCCTGGTTGGTCTTTAATTAAATCTGGTGAAAGAAGAACTAAAACTGTTCATGTTCATCGTCTTAAAGCTTATACTTTTCTTGAGAATAGTACAGGACTTCCATTTGAAGAGTGTCAAGTAGATCATGTTAATGGTGATAAACTTGATACTTATTTAGGAAATCTTGAAATAGTTACTCCTCAAGAAAACAAAGCGCGAGCGTATCGTACAGGATTAAGATATGATAATAATCGTGTTGTTATTACTGATAACATAACAGGAAAAGAATACGATTGTTACAGTCAAGCAGAAGCTGCACGAGTGTTAGGTATAAATCCATCTACATTATGCGAAGCTATTGCTAAATATGGAAATGATTTCGAATATCGGAATTATTCTATCAAACGGATGTTGTAATAAAAGTCTTATACACAGGCCCTACCAGTAGGAAACTCTGGTCAGGTATCTCATTGAATTGCTGGGAAATCCTAAAGCTAATCATACCACAGCAAGTAAGGATGAAATAAACCTAAGTGCGAAGGTTTTAAAAAATGATTAGATGTAACACATAAAGTGTTTAAATGGACAATCAGCAGCGAAGTCTCGAATAGAGGAACGTTCAACGACTAAGTGGCTACAAGCTTATGGTAGTCCAGCGGTGAGCACCCCAGATGGTGGTGAAGATATAGTCTGTCCATTCAGGGAAACCTGAAGCTGCAGGTCATGCTGCGGATAAGATCTTGCGAATCTTATTGAACATATGAGGATTTTGACGGTAATAATTCTCGTTGCCGTCGATAAATTGAGGAAAAAATCTGGAAGGGTAGGTATACCTAATCAGAGCTGAAGACTAGTAATAATATACTAGTCAGGCGCAGAGCATAGTAGCTGAACCTTCGTATGTGAAGAATATAATGCTACCACGAGTCCTCAACATCGTTACTACCACGATAGCAAGTGGGAGATGAAAAGATATGCCGATCTGCATGCATAATACAAGTAAGTACAAGATGCAGAACTATCAGATAAAAAACTGATAGGATAACACCCACATGGACGAGATGTGGTTACAGTTTATTAAAGAAATGAGTATGGTACAATATCTTAAAAATATGCATCCAAGAGAAACTATGCTTAATGAATCTGAACTTGCCATTAGTGGTATGGTTACACCTACTACACAAAGCAATATTCATATTAACAGTTTTTTGGCTACAGCCATTGATGTCCCAGAATCGGTTCGTTTTGAATTGACAATTTAACCAAATAACATAAGAGTGAAGAGGAATTCCTCTTCACTCTTATTAATAAAAGGGAAATATATAGATGACTACTCTTGGATTAATTTTAGGTATTATTACCTTATTTATAGGAACTATTTGTACTATAGGATTTGTATTATTTATATTAATAACATTAGCTGGAATAACTGGGATAACAACATCTATTTATAAAGTGCGAGATATGTTTACAAACATGATTTTAAATATAACAAAAAGAATTTCATAAATTTGAAAGGATGTTTGTATGGTTATTCCAAATATTTTAAATAATAGGGAACTTGATCATATTTATTCTGCAGATTTTTGGTTTGTATATTTTATCAATAGAAAAAATAATTTATTGTTTATATGGGATGATTTTTATAAATCTTGTAATCAAGATATCAATTACTATCTGTGTTTTAGATATCCTTCTGATATTTTGGAAAATAGAATTGAACAAATCAAAAAATCTTTTCGACAAGATTGGATTCAGAATGATTGTGACAAATACGAACATTCTTATTTTGTAGTAAATTTTAATATAAGAGATACTGCTTTTATTAAAATCAAAATTAACCAAAATGATTTTAAAACTAAGATTGAAAAACATTTGTTATGAATAAATATAGTAACGAACAAGTATTGTATTTTATTTCTTTAATTAGGGGAGATGTTAGTAATATAAATAAAATTACCAAAAAACCTTACGAAACTACAAAAGAAATTAATCAAATTATATTTACAAAAGGCGATTGTTTTAGATTTGGACAAATAATGAAATTTGTTTATCCTGAAGCACATTGTTTGTTAGTGTGGATTCGGTGCAAAAATAAATCCAATGTTTCCGGAACGCATATTGTTGTTGAGTTGGAGAATGTTTATTATGACATAAATGGTGAATATGAGTTATCTTTATTTGATGAAGTAGATGATTTTGATTACAACACATTTAATTATAAACCTTGTTCGTGGAGAATTTTACAATCCTTTTATGATAAAAAAGACAATATATAAAACATAAAAAGGTGTTTATAATGAAAATGTGCACTAATTGCTATGAGCTTTTTGAAACAAATTTGACTCAATGTCCGTTGTGGGGGTGTATAGGGGAATTAGTGGATATTGATGAACAAATATGTGCTGAAATTTCAGCCATCAATAGAATTTTTAAAAAATTAAATGTACCTTTAAAAACAAATTATTGTTGTTCTTCTCATGTGAATAGGAATGTGTTTGATCCGACTTTTATAGATAGACATTACTATACTTCGTATCAACCATATGTAATGTTTGTTCTTCCTCCGCATGAATCTGGAAAAGAACATGCTGAAATATTTAGAAAAATAACTCGTAGTTTAAATAGTGTTATTACAGATAAACGTCGTTACGAACATCCGGAAATTTGTTTGACTGTAGAAAGAAATAAATATACTGAAATTGATAAAGGTTTGTCTTATTTTAGGATTATTATTCGTTCACAAGTGTGTAAATCTACGGATAAACCAGGAAAAGATATTTCATATGAAGAGCTAGAGGAAAATAGATTAGTAGCGAGTCAGCTTTTTATAACTTTTTTACGAACTGTTATTAAACGTGCTGAAGAATTTATTGTTGATCATGATGAAAATAAAAAATAAATCAATACGATTTAAAGATATATATTACAATATAGAAAGGACAGAACAATGTTAAAATTGACCTAGTACAACCATGTTGTGTATATTGATTTATAACACAACAAAAGGATTTTTGAAAATGCTATACATTACAGACTTAGATGCAATTCCATCTCTTGGAGATCTTGTTGGGGTTCGAGGAGACAGAGCCCTTATTGAAGATATTAATAGAGCAACCGGAGCATCTTCGTATTTTGGTTCCGATAGAGATAGGTTTCGAAATAATCATAGAACATTTCTAACAAAATTTGTTGAGCCTATTCGTCGTGCAAATCTATCAATACGAAATATTGTTAATAAAGTTACTGAACAAGATGAATATAGAAGAATTGAAAGTGAAGATGATTTGAGAAAGATTCCTCCTTGTATGATGATCCCAATGCTCACTTACGATCCTATGTATAGTTTGCTAAGACAAGGTCGTATTGATGGTTGGGGGTTTGTTGCAGAAAATCTTGATGAAGAAAAAGTACGTTATGATAGACTCATAGTGACAAACGGTCGTGCAGATCTTAACACAATTGAACGAGATGAAATCGGTAATTTTACAGTATCTTCTACATTTGAAAGTACAGATCCTTGGATAACACCAGAACATAGAGAATTTTTAGAAGATTCAAGAGATTTTATTCAGAAAGTATTGGATACAACTGATCTTGACCCAACTGATTTGTCTGCCCTAAAGGGGTGATATGTGTCCAGATATGAAGTATTAGATTAAATTGTTAATTGATCAGGATAGATAGATCTTTAAAGATCTATCTATCCTTTTATTTTACAGTAGTTATTTTTTTTTTGTAAAATGGAGCATACTTATGCCAGCAAAACCAGCAATTCCTACTCTTATTCCAGGAGTAGGTATTATTACTGAGATGGAAGATATAGTTCCACATGTATTGCGTCAAGTCTTGTCCGCACCAGGAAAATCATCAACTATTTTTGATGGTGCGGTATATTCATTTAAAAGTTTAGAATCGCAATATGGAAGTGATCCGAATGCGTTAGCTTATGAGTTAGAACGAGTTTTGAATAGTGTTTATTATAAGTATTTTTCAAATCAAGTCAATGCTTCTTGTTCTGTGTATATTTATGATACAAACAATTATGATATTGAAATTAGAGTAAGTGATGCATCAGGACTAAATGTTATAACTACATCGAAGATAGCTATTAAAAATCATCAATTTGAAATTTATTTCTAAAGGAGAATATTCATTATGTCACAATTCAATAGCGAAGCTATGCTAAAAAAAATGAAAACTGAAAAAGTAGATGAAAGCGCAGAACGTATTAAAAGAAGTTTTATGGAACTTGAGCGGATTGATTTAGAAAGAAATGTCATGTCAGAATCTGAATTTGAACCATTTGTACCTTTATATCAAAATCATAATGATATTGATACCAATCCAAGAAAAGCCAGAACTTTAATTGTATTAAGCCAAGAATTACGAGATAAAGTCAATATTTATAAACCAATTGTTATTGTACAAGATTACAATCGTGAGGAAATAATTGCAGTTCTTCCTCCTATTGAAAATCAAGTAAAAATGTATGGTACTGAAGTAGCTAAAAGTTTGGGAGATTTTTCTAAAGAAATTACTTCTGATCGTCCGGATATTGCGTATAACGCACAGGCTAAACTAGCTCTTAGTATTATGAATGCTCAAGAGTTTAATGTTGAAAAAGTGGCTGCTCTTAAGGATAAGACACTTATAAAAAGTATTCAAGCATTACAAAAACTTAATCCTAAACATCCTGTTGTTGAAGCTTTGGTAAAAAAAGAAAGAGAAGCATCATTACATGTTGATAAAGAAACACAAAAGCAAAATGAACAATCACAGATTACTTTTTCTTTTGATGAAGAGGAAGGAGATCTGATTTAAAAGGAATTGTGTACATGAAAATAGTTGTCGGTTCCGATTTTCATATTGGGAATAAACGACTTTCACACGATAATTTTTTATTGAATGTAGAAACATACCTTTATCCAGAATTGCGTGATTGTGACGTATTTATCATTGCTGGTGATTTTTTTGATAGAATGCTAAAACTTGATGAAAAAGCCACTCATGTCGCAGTAAAAGTAATTAATGATATTCTGGAAATAGGTCAGACAAATAAAATGGCAATTCGTGTATTGCGTGGAACATTCACTCATGATAAAAATCAGAACGAACTTTTTTGGACATTAGCTGAAGGCATGGATATTGATTTGGATTATATTTCTTCATTATCAATATCTACTATAAAAAAAGAAATGCGGTTAAGAATTTTATATATTCCAGATAATCTTGTTTATCAATCCTCTTCTGATTGTATAGTAGCAATAAAAGAATTATTAAGAGATGCCAATTGGGATAAAGTTGATTTTGTAGTAGGACATGGATATTTTCAACATGTACTACCTAGAAATATTCCACATGAACCAAAGTGTACTTTTAGGGTAGATCAATTCAATGATATTGTCAAATATTGTATTTTGATGGGACATGTGCACACACCATCTAAAAATGCAAATTGTTACTATTGCGGGTCATTTGAAAGACTTTCACATGGAGAAGAAGAAAATAAAGGATTTTTAACATTAACGTATAATGAAGAAACAGATAATTGGTTTGTTAAACGGATTTGGAATTTAGACACTACTCCGTTTTTTACAATATATTTAAGTGATACCAAGTCCTATGAAGAAAATTGTAAGATTTTAATTTCTGAAGTAGAAAAAAAATTTGTACCTAGATTATGGGGTTATCTACGTATCAAATGTGATGATACTGATTTGCGTCAGAGACTGGAATCTTTTGCAATAAATAAATGGTGTGATCAACTCTATGTAAGTTCTATTTCTAGTAAGCAAGAACAGTTAAAAGAAAAATATGTCCCATATGAGTTGGAGTTTGAAACGTCCACTCTTGTTGAACCTACGTTGGATAATATTTGTGAATTAACTTTTTCACATCTTGCTAACTATGGAAAGACAAATGGATTGACCTTAGAAACGATAACGACTTATATGGGAGAATTAATTGAACAAGTACGCAGCAATGTTCCGCAAACTTCTACAGATACCTCAGACTAAACCAGAAACAAATGAAGATGATACTCGTAATATTGCTCTTGATGACATGTACATTAGGAGTAATGGAATTGAAGGTATTATAAATGCTTTGGAAGATCCTAGGTTTGTAGCAAGTACTGTTGTATGGGATACCACGTTTGTAAATATTGGAACTTTTATTAGAAATAATAATGATAATAATTTTTCTACAAAAGACATTATTGAAAAAACATTAGAAGACATTTTGAGTTTTGTTAAATCGGTTTCACATTTTTACAATAAACATCCCAACGCTCCAGTGTTTCCATATATTGTTTTTTATATACCTGATTATTCGTGTTTACCTGAAGAAAATAAAAGAAATGATACTAAAGCATCTTTAAGAATTCAAGAGCTTTTAACGTTGTTTGAGAAAGAACAAAAAATTAAAACATTTGGAAAAACTGTATTTTTAGATGATATCGAGCAATGTAAATTGACTATTGCTGGCATGGATTGTTTCTTTATAAAGTGTGGAAATAAAATAGAATTTCCACACAAACAATTAGTGAAAATTGTTGAAAGTATTGACAAGTTATATGCGCAGAAAAAACATCCTATTTCTTTTGGAACGGATAAAAAATATATACTTATTACACATTACCCTATCGATTTTCATCTTTTCTTTTTATTTCCAAAAATAGTACTTATGGAAAGTTTTACTGGAGTTCTTAAAACTTTTAGTATGCTTGGAATTAAGATATTTAAAATTCCATATGTTCCTTTTAATAAATATACACATATTCTTTTTGGAGATGCAGTACAAATAAAACCTTTGGTACAACGAAAATTCAAACAAGAGTTTTTGGATATTGCTCAAAAAAATAGATGGAAGTCAAAAACATCTGAAAGTATTTTAAGCGATATTATTTCTAAAGGAAAATTTAGTAGACAATTGTTTATGTCTGTTAAATTGTAAAGATGTGTTTTATATTTTGCTGAAATAATTGTTTTTAATTTTTTACGTAAAAAGGATTGTAACGATGGCTGAAGATAAAGCTACTGAAAATGGAAAGTATTTTAATGTAAGTACTCTTTGGTCTGCTAAGGGTGAAGATAAGAATCATACTCTAAGTATCGGTGCATATGCAGGGCGTATGTCCTTTACTATTTTTTCCGGTACGGGAAATGGAAAACCTATTTCTATTTCCATTCCTATGGAAGCACATGTTCTTATTACTGGAATTTTAGCAGAACTTAAAAAGGGTATTCCAGGAGCAGCACATCCTTTTAGGATCAAAGCTTGGGATGCCAATAACAACAAACGAGAATTGAAGCAGGTTCTTACGTTTGGTATCGATGAGAACGGTTGTTATTATATTGATTTTAAAGATGTTGTAACTGGTATGGCAGCTAGATTCCCCATTATTGGAAATCGAAATTATGAAACTGGGGTAGAAGCAGATTCCAATAGTACCAGGAGTCGTATTGGTTTTGCGGCATTCTGTGTCTTTTTTAATCAATTGCCTACTGCTTGTCTTTTGACTAAAAATCGTCCTCCAGTAAATTATACAAACGGTCGAAGCAATTATACGAATACTAATACTTCGTATAATCGTGGTGCGTCTTCTGCTCCAGCTTCTATGCCTACTTCAGTTCCATCTGAAGATGGTGACATTTATTAATTAAAAGAAAATAAAATATAAAAGTAGTGAAGAGATTAATCTCTTCACTACTCTATGAATATTTTAAGGAGTTATATTTATGAAAAAACCTTTTTCGTATACAGAACTTATTATTCCTTTGATCAAGAAAGGAAAGGATTATTCTGATTTTTTACTTCCCCGAGTAGATCACTTTTTTTATGGAGAACTTATACAAGGATATGCTACTTATCCTAGAAAGGATGATATCCAGTATCACACTACTTGTAGTAAAAATGGATCGTATGAACACATCATTCAAGTAAGTTCAGACAATACTCATGTCGAGCTTTTAAAATCAGATGCAATTTATTTTCGACTTTATGCAAAAATCGATTCCGATGTATGTGTAATTAATATCTTTGATAATTCTGTTGTCTTAACTATGTCAAATAGAGAAAAATTTGATTTGTTTTTTGAAAATGCAGAATCTTGTTTAAAAGAATTTAAGGTCATATGGAATGAAATAAAAATTCTCATGTTGGAGAATAATATAAAATAAATGGAGGAGCAGTTGTTACTATGAGTATTACCAATGTAACTATTGCTAGAATTGAAGAAATAATAGACAATAAGGACTATTTACCTTTTATTGGTCAAATAGAACCTTTGTCCAGAATACCAGATTGGATAAAACCACTTTGTAGAAATTGTAAAAATGGTAATATTCTTCCTTGGTACAAAGATAGTCCAAAAACCGATGATGGTACTATCGTTTGTTCATCAGCGTCTGCTACTGGAATAAAAACAATAGGTTTGCCACAGCATGTGTTTTATCCCATGATGATGTTTGATAACATTTCAACTGAATCGCAGTGGATAAGTGATAGTAATGATTTGGAAACTCCTCAGTATGTTGGGTATGTATTTGACAATAGATATCTTACATTAAAATCAGTTCATCTTGTTGCCAGAATTGGCAATTCTGGTAAACCTGGTTTGGCTGCACCATCGCCAAAATTATTTAGAATCGAAGGAACAAACGATGGTCAGACTTGGGAAGAAATCAGTGAAGTTTATGAAATAGATTCTTGGTCCTTTTTAACCCCTATTGTAATTGATTTTAAAGAATGTCCTCCTAAATATAAAGGATTTCGTGTATATGTTTATTCATGGAATCCTGGAGATACGGAGACAAAAGAAGTTCTTAATACTGGATTATTGAGAGTAAAGTTTACATTTGAAGAAGATTCTGAAAATTGGTATACTGTACCTAATTTTACACTTCTTAATAAATCTCTTTGTTTATGTACAAAATTAAATGAAGAAAATTCACAATCTAATATAAAAGAAATCAATGATATTACAAAAGAATATCTGGATGAAACATATTTACGACAAGATTTATTCAAAACATTTGGTAGACAATTCTTTGAAAAAGTAGATGAAAAAATAAAACAAGAATTGGAGAATCATCCTAGTACTCAAACGATTATAGAATCAAAACCTACTATAATTGATCCTACAAGTTACAGCTCATATGTAGTTAGAGAAGCATTTAAAAAGTATGATATTCCTAAACCTGGAAAGTATAGCATTTTTGGTCCAGAGGATATTGTACTTGAATTTGATTCGGAAAATAAGTTTAAAGACGGTGATATTGTTATTATCAAGAATATGAAAAGTGATGATAAATCAATTCGTATTCATGCCAACAATACCAATATGGACAAACGTTTCATGGTATTCTTAAATAAAAAAGAAAAGAAGTTGGCAAAGACTATTACTATTGCAAGATTTATGGATGAAGTTGAATTTATGTTTCTTGAAGATGAGAAAACTTTTGTATGCGAAGTTCCTTAATAGTTGATTAAAAATATAAGAAGACTCCATATGGAGTCTTCTTATAACTTGTTTTTTTTTTATTAAAATTAAATATGAATTTATTTTGTGACATAATTTAGTTATCAGATGTACTAATAATAAAAATATTTTATCTTTAAATATCAAGGAGTGATTATGGGTTTGTTTTCAGAAGTTGGAGTTGAAAACGCTCAGATGTATCCATATATCAATGTCGGATCTATGATTGACATTGCAACCGGAACTTTTGAATTAGGAATAAATGGAGAATGGTTACTTAATGGTGGTCTTGCCCCAATCACTGCAGTCTGTGGACGTGCGCAAACATATAAATCAACTATCGTAGACTCTCTTATAGCACAAGCTCTTATTAGATATTCCAGAATGGATGTACTTAAATACGATACTGAATCTAACTCCTTTGGTCTAGAACGTTTTGATAAAATGGCAGGAAAAAGAATTCAAGATCGTATTACTCTTTCTAATATGAGTACTTTGCCACTTCCAGATTTTATTGAAGGATTAAAAGCTGCACAAGCTTTTAAAATGAAAAATAAAAAAGAATATACAGTAGAAACTCCTTTTCTAGATGCCAATACAGGAAAACCCATTGTAATGTGGATTCCTACTATTATTGACATTGATAGTTTTTCTTGTTTACGTACTTCAAATGAAACGGAACTTATGGAAACGTTATCTGTTGAAGATAGTAAACAGAATATGACTGCCATGTATGACGGTAAAGTAAAACGTAGTCTTATGCGTATGTTTTCACATTGGTCATACAAATATGGCATGTATTTTCTTATGACTGCACATGTTGATGATCAATATGATCTTGACCCAAGAAAACCTTCACAAAAACAATTACAGTGGATGAAACAATCTGACAGATTGAAAAGTGTGGGTTCTCAATTTGAATTTTTAACTAATATTCTTTTGCAGTGTGTATCTCCTACACCTATTTTAGATAGTTCAAAGAAAGAAGCTGAATACCCAAATGGTAGTGGAACTAATGTGGATATCAATGAAGTCAATCTTCGCTTACTAAGATGTAAAACAAATGCTGCTGGTACTACCATACCACTTGTAATGTCACAGACACTTGGTATTCTTGGAGATTTGTCAAATTATCACTATATGAAAAATAATGGTGATTTTGGTTTTAATGTCAAAGGACATAATCGATATTCAATGTTAACTCCAGAAGTCAGACTTCATAGGAAAGATATTATTAGTACATTGGAAGCCAATGTAGAAGTCTGTAGAGGACTTGAAATTTTATCTCAGCTTAAATGGATTCTTAATTACTGGAATGTTGATAAAATGAATACAAACATTCCAGAAACTGCAGAAAAGTTTATTGAAATGATAGTAGCTAATGATACTATTGCTATTAGTGATATTTTGAATTCTCGTGGTTATTGGACATACGACAAAGATAATGATAGACCTTATATGAGTATCATGGATATTCTTGATATTTTAAATGGAGTTAAAAAATAAAAATAATACTACATGAAGTAGAGGGATGATTCCCTCTACTTCATGTTATTCTTTGTTTTTCATTTATATATAACTTTTTTGAATATAGAGATTGATATTTATTAATGATATAATTTTTGGAGAAAGAACATGGAATCTACAGTAAAGATTGTTATTAAAATTGTAGCTGCTATTATAGTTGTTAATGCAGTAGATTGTTTCTGGAAGAAAAGAGCTGCTGAAAATCTGAATACTACTTTTAATAAGTATTGTCGTCAGTATCGTTAAAAAATAAATAAAAAGAAAGGGACGTTATTATGGATAGAATCTTTACTGCGGCAGTGAGTGTTTTGGTATGTATTGCTGTGAGCAATGTTGTAACTGGTTATATTCTTAATTCCGAAACGAATAGAATTCGTAAGGAAAATCCAGATATTTTTAATGATAGTGCTTCTGGACAGACTGTTAATGTCAATTAATATTTTACTATAAAGGAAATGAATTATGGATGCTCGTCAGGTTTGTGTATTAATCGGTCTTGTTGCTGTTACTATTGCTTCTAAGTATTTTGTAAACAATGCTACTGATAAGTATATTGAAACTGTGCAAGTTTTAAATTTAAACAATAAGTCTAATGATAGGTAAAATTGATGTGATAAGAAAGAGACAGGAGTTTATCCTGTCTCTTTCTTATAGTTAATGTAATTATTTTTTTTTTGTTCAATGGTTTTTAAAACATATATTATTTATAGAAAATGGCAAAATTCGTTAAAATAAAAAATGACAACCAAACATTATATTGTACAAGAAGTATATTGGGAGGTTCCCATGCTCGCATTTGTTCCTGTTGACGATTTTTCAAGTGTTAATCCTGTTATTGAAATGAAATGGTCTGGACTTAACATCGATGGGGCGGATCAAATTCGGCCTGAAATGTGTTTGTTTCAAGTAAAAACATTTGCTAGTTTTACAAGAGAGGAAAATAATGGACCAGGTATGGCATATGGTCCAGTAAATGATTTTCTTACTACAGTAAGTACACATATTCAAGAGCAAATTGTATATGCATTCTTACAGATGCAAATGATTATTGAAGATGGACAACCTGATGCTTCTGATATCATAGATGTGGAAGATAATCTAGGTGAAGTTATTGACAATCTCGATAAAGCTACAAATTTATTTGATCTTATTGAGGAATATATTCGTAAAGGAAATATTCCTATTTCTGATATGTCAGATGCAGGTACTAGAATTCAAGATAGTATTGAGATGACATTTGTTGAAGATGAAGCAATAACTATTACGACGATAGCAGTTCTTATGAAACTGCTATCTCCTATTATTGGTGTATTTATAGCTAAATATACACATGTTATTGATAATGAATTTAAAGAAGGTCATGCTCAATGTATCATGACTAAATTCTTTTCTAGAAAATGTAAAGTTATTATCGAACGATTAGATTTTTATATTAATAGACTTATTGAAGGAAAATTAAAAAATAATCCAACTACTGTATGGAATGGTAGAACTCTTGATAGGTCTACACGTGTCACAATGGACACGATTATTACCAAACGGTTTGTTGGTGTAGACTTGTATAGAAAAGACGGCAATATTGTTAAATATATTGCCTCTTGTTGTAGATCTTCTGCAGAACCACATATTTCTGCTGCAAATGCAGTTAAAATTATTTCAGATCCTGTTGATCTTGAAAAGAAAGATGAAGGCAACACTTCTCGTATTGAAGCTGAAAGTCGTCAAACTGAAACAACTGCTGATGTCCCAATTCTTATTCGTGTTGCAGCAAATAGATTGTGGCAAACTGTTATTGAAAAAGAAGAGTTGGACAGAGATGTAGTTGAAGCAGCTATTGCATTTTATAAAAGAAATCCTGTCACTATAAATCCTATTAGTGTATATTTGTTAAGCTCGTATTTTGGTCCTGATCTTGGTGGTGGAGAATCTATATTTCATTTAAACAATCAGCTTATGTCTTGCCTTACTGCTGTATTACAAGTATTGTCTATTAAAAATGGTGCTTCTTATATTTGTCATATTCTTACTGCAAATTGTAGTGTAGATAATAGAGCTAATGTTCCTAGTGATTTTGTATTTGTCAATTCTTGGAGATCTACTGGTGCATATGTAGAATGTAAGAAAGTATTTCCAAGTGGATTTGGTGAGAAAGAATGGGATTCGAAACTTAAGCAAATTTCTCAATATCTTATCCAAAAAAATATTTACTATGCAACTGCTCCATCTATTTGGGACTATGCTCAATTAGAAATGCAAAATGGCAAATTGTTTACAGATTATCTTAATCTAATGACAGAAATTATGCAATTTGTCAGAGTGTTGTTTAGAAATCGGAGTATGGAATTATGATACAAGTTTATCATTTACCAAATCTTTTTCCAGAAGAAACGGTATTAGATAATGTACAATTTTATAAATTTCCATTGTCATATACAAACAATAATTTTAATCTGGTATGTCCAATAGCTAATGATTTGAAAGTAGGTAATGTATTCAAAGCTGATGCAAATAAAGAAAAATTTATACTGTCAAAAAAGATTAATGATGTAATATTCGATGTACATCTCATTGGAAGTGAAGAAAATATAAAGCAAGGATTTCTTACTCCGATATGTATAAATATAAATAATTTACGAATGCCTCAGAAAAAAACATTGTTGTGTACTAAAGGTATTGGTGATACTTTATGTACACAAAAATTGGATTATTTGGCACAAGCATATCTTGGAAAAATTCTAGATGTATTTGTAGAGTGTGACGATTTTGATGTGGAGTTTTCATATTTTGTAAATTTTTATAAAACAATGAATAATCTGTTTGAGCGATGTGGGAATGAACAATTTTTCAACACTGCTCCAGATGCGTATAGATTGATTCGAGAACTGGATCAAAAAATGAATTTGATCCAGGCAAATATGATTTCTAATGCACAAACAATTTATACATTAGAAGATTTCATTCGTATGTTTGAACCGGATATTCCACAAAAATTACAACAAGATGATCTTCTTCGTTTAGTAACTTCTGAGAATGTAGTTGAAATTCCAAAATTGAATAAACAATTAAAAATTGATAAATTTGAAAAAATATCTAAAAATGAATTTAATACAGACATCATTACAAAACGCCTTGAATTAGCAGATATAGTAAATTGTGAAATCATCAATGAATGTAAATTAGTAGAAACTATTAATTTGTGCCCTTGTACAAATCTACAATTGACATACATAATTGCCAATGAAAAATTACATTTATTGACCACAATGTCATATCCTAAATATAAAAAGATGTCAACTTCATATACAAATTGGTTAAAGTATTTTCTTGAACCAATGCTATTGTCAGTAGGGGATTATTCTTTTGGTGAAGAATTTATTCATATTGTTAGTAAAATAGAATTCATCGTACATAGTGACATTGCTCTTATTGTATTATATTCAAATGAAGGAATTGTTGCTCACTATTTTGATATGACGTATTTACGAATTATATCAAATAGCATTTCTACTATTTCAAATGAAGATGCGTGATTTTACAAAGAAACTGTGTAAATTTCTCAGGAGGCAGAGAAAATGTTTGGCAATAGCAGAGATAAGTATAATGTCAATGGACAAATCTGGAGTGTCAATGATCAGAAAGCGATTCTTTATTTCTTTACTCCAAGAGATATTCCTGATCAAAATGTACGTCCATTGCTATATACATTTGATGAACAAATCACGTATGATTTAGATAGAGCCATTCAAGATGCTCAATTAGAAGCGGATAGGACTATTGGCGGTGCTCTTGGTGGAAACATTACCAGAGAATTTATAAAATATTCTGATTCTGCAAATCATTGGATTAAACCAAGTAGTGAATGCGAACGATTTAAGACCAAATTCTATACTCAAAATTGGACATTTATTTTGGTTATAGATAATGCCGAACTTGAAGGTCGGCACAGACGTATCAAGCAACCGAATAGATTGTTTTATTCAGGATTTTGTATTGGTGAAGAACCAGTCATACAAAAATATGGAAAAAAGATTTTTAATGAAGATTGTATTCTTGTTGCAACTCACTTTACACAATTAAATGTACAAATAAACAGAGATGTGAGAGGTGAAGGAATTATTGTTAAACCTCTTTTGGATGTTGACATTGTCGTACCAAGACATGTATCTGAAAATAGTTCCAATCGAGAATATTTGTTGACTCCACAAAGTTTAAGTTCCACTTGGGCAAAAGAAGATCTTTCTGGAATTTTTAATAGTGGTTATAATGACGATGAAAATGAATTTGATAGATTTGAATACGATACTCCATCGATTGATAATATCAAATATGCGGAATCTAATATTATTCTAGATACAGCAGAACGTTCACCCAAATATCAAGTAGGTCGTATTGTTGATGGTATTTGTACTACCATCAATAAACGTCGTGCAAATAGACTTAGTTCCAACTCGTATTTCAATTCATCTACTCCTATAGTAGATCCTTATTTGGATAAACGGACTTTTTGTGAAAGTGTACAACGTAAATATCATGATACCATGCTTGGTATTGATATCAATAAAGAAATTTATCTTTCTGATTTGCTAAGAAAATATGATTCTTTGTATGACAATACCATTATCTGTAACATTCCCTTTGACATTGATTGTGATCTCATGGATGATGGAGGACAAGAGCCTTTGTCTGTCTGGTCATCACTTATTAATAGTGCAGTTCCTGGAATTATGGGGAATTGGGGTATTTCTGATTGTGCATTCAGATATGCTTCTCGTAATCCAAATAGACGTTCCATTTCTCTTGATAGAAACGAAGATGTTGTTGAACTTATAGATATAGCAACTTTTATTCAAGATTCAAGAACTATGCTTGAACACAGATGGTTTGGTGCACTTGATGACATGCGTGTTCAATTGTTTTCTCTTATCAAGAAAAATTGTGGAGAATTTGAAGTATTTGTACACTATAGAAGTGCTGGTGAATGTGCAGTACAATTGCAGCTCATTGATGTTTTTGATGGTACTAATAATGAGTATGTAGTTACCAATGGACTTCTTGGTGGATTGACAACTTCTGTCATTGGAAATTCTGCAGCTAAAGATACTAATGCTGATTCTTTGGCATCTGTTATTGAAACAGTTATGAGTATAGATGATCTTTAAAATTAAAGGAAGGTTGATAAAATGGATGTGAAGCAAGAACATAAGGATATTGAAGATCTCCTTAGTAAAATGATCACTGCTGGTGGAATTGTAGGACGTGACGAGATTGGTCGTCTTCACTATATGTCAGATCCTGATGAACCGATTACTATGGCAGCTGGAGATGATGCAAGACGAACGTTATATATTTACAATTTGCATGTAAAAGATCCGGATGGGGTTATTCTTAATCCAATTGGTGATGGAATTTCCATTGGTCGTGAAAAATTATGGTTCTTCCAGCAACTTTCTGCAACATGTTGCATGTTTACGAAAAAGATCATGACAGATATTCTTCTTCTTACATTGGAGCATAAGAAAGAAGATAGTAAACCAGATGATATTAATAAGAGTCTTCTTCCACTTCTAGCAAATATATCGTCGGATGTTGATGAAAAATTGGTAGATGAATTTAATAAGATTTTGAATGCTTCTCCTGGAGAATTGTTTAAAATTTATTATGATAAGAAACACAAAACGGCAAAAGCTCTTACTTGTTTTCAACCTATTAATAACGATACTTCATTTCAGGCATCTTTTGGAACTAAGATTCGTAAAAAGAGCTGGAAATTCTTTGATGAATTTGTTGGTATGATTTTTGGTACTGACAAACCTATTGTCGAAGAATATCAATTTACAAGCATTAGTACTGGATATGCTTATTTTGAAGCATTTACTTCAGTATGGCTTAAAGTTTGGAAAGTATTTGTTCCTCTTCTTGAAGCGCTTAATGTTGATATTGCAGATACGAAAGATAATCTGAAAGATATTGAAAATTACATGAAAGATATTGATATGTATCACAAACGGTCTATGTGGACCGGACAGGCTACTTGTACGAAGAGTTTGGTAGTTCCTGGATCTACATCAACTAAATTTAAAGAAAAAGAAAATACTCCCCCATGGGAAGGATCTAGAGATCAAAACGAAGTTGAAAAGAGAGTTGATACTGGAGTTACAGATGCCATGGAACTCCTACGACGTAACAGAAGAAGTAGTGATGATTATGTAGTTGTTGAACGTAACGATAGATCTTCTCGTAGAATTGGTTATGATCGTGAAGAAGATTATGGATATTCGAGATCTTATGGCGGAAGATCTTATTTTGGTGGATTTACGTTAGCTACTGATCTTCCTAGGAATAATAATAGATGGTCTTCTCGTGATCGTCGATATCGTTAATGTTTAAATGATGGTATAGATATATCCCATATGGGATATATCTATACCATTTATAAATAAGAGAGGATTTTCTTTTTTATGAGCAACATATCTGCTAAAACTCAACAAGGTAATAACTGGTCAGTTTTTCTTGGATTGGTATTGGAAGATAAGGAACCTGGTAGTAAAGATATAAAAGTTCATTTAGAGGAATTAATTCCATTTGTAGAAGGAGAAGTAAATCCTAAAAAAATGGAATTGCAAGTCTCTAGTGATTATTCTGAAAAAACATATTCTGGTACGGTAGAAGCATCTAACTTTGTTACGGCTACTTATTTAGGTACTGAATCAAATCGAAGATATCCTCCTGATGTTCGAAAAAATGAACAAGTTTTTGTTTTTAATTATAGCGATCAAGATAAATACTTTTGGATATCTTCAGGGCGAGATGATGTACTAAGAAGAGTAGAACGATACAATATCTCTGTTTCAGATTTATCTAGTACTCCAGTAGATCAGCTTACTGATGATAATACATATTTTTTTGAATTAGATACCAGATACAATAAACGAGTTATGATTTCTACATCCAATTCAGATGGGGAAGCATATAAATATACATTTCTTATTGATACTAAAGATAGTGTAGTATCTCTTTGTGACAATAATGATAATGAAATTCAAATAGATAGTAAAGTACCAAGAGTCATGATGAGAAACAATAGCGGTTCTCTCATTGATTTGGCGCAAGAAAATATTTCTATTGTAGCACCCAAAGAATTGCTTATTAAAGTTGGATCTAGAGGTGTGATTGAAATACCCTCCATTCTTATTAAAAATGCTGGAGGACAAGGGACAGAATGGGAGACTGCAAGTTTTTCTTTACATGGTTCTGGTAATTGTGTAATTAATTTTCCTGCAGTAGGAATCAATAAACTTGTTCGTTTACAATCTGTTGTTACTGGACCTCTTCAAGCAAGTGTTCTTAATTTAGGTACTCCAGGTTCACCATTTAAGGCGGTGAGTATTCCCACCACAAATGGATATAACCCAGCTACAAATAATCCAAATATTTCATTATCAGACGCAGCTGAATTAGCAAAGAAAGCAGATGCTGTAGCAGATGATCCGTATCAACAAATTACTTCTGCGATAACAAGAGCTGTTTCTGTCATGAATAATGGAATATCTATGTCTCCACGTGGAATAACATCTCCTTTATATGGAGAATTGACTACACCTGGTGAAAACACTGGTATGTACCATATTTGGAAAGCTTTACATTTGTTAGCAGATGCATGTGATACTTTAGCGCAATTTCATTCTATTGATCTTACTGGTCAATATACAGATCCGGCTAGAGAACATGCCGATATTGCATATAAAGGACCTTATGTCGCGTAAAGGAAGGTAAAAGTATGTCTTGGTTTAGTAAACCTGAATCTGCAAAACTTGAAGCTCCTATTGTTGTTACAAAAGAACCATCTTGTATTCGTATAACTCGTTTAAAGACAAGTCTAATATATTCAGAACTTATGTCTCCTGAGGAATATAAAGCATATTTTATCGATTTGTTGGAATCGTTTAAACGCTGGAATGAAAACAGCGATCAAGTATGTATGGAAGTATTTCAAGGCAGTGTAACTGATCCAATTCAATATTGTTTTCAATTCACTCCTTTGGAAGAAGTATTGTTTAATAATGAAAAAATACATAAAAATTTTATGTTGGCACCAACATATTACTTACTGTTTATAAAATTTCTTTCTACTTTAGGTGTTTCTTTTCCAAGTCAGTTTTTAGAAACAGTAAAATACAGATTTATAGATCATGTACTTGCATATGTTATTCAATATAGAGAAAGTGATTCGTATAAATATCCAATTTTAGAATATTTTGGATACGATCAAGAAAATTTAAATAAACTATTTAATACCATGATTAGAAGTGGACATTGGGTTTATCTTATTCCTGTATATAGAACCGTGTTTTATAATCAAATTCCTAATCTTGTAACAGGAGAAATAGAAAATGTTTAAACGTTTTGATGCTCCACGTGAATTTAAAATATGTATGTATTGTCCTAATGGAAATGAGTTTATTTCATTTGAAAAAGTAGAGAGTGATTTTGATTTGGCAGTCACGATAGAATCTATTTTTGATACTGAATACAATAACGTATACGAAATACAATTTGTGGAAGATACTACTCATGAAATGAAAAAATGGCTTCTTGTAAAAAATGGAGTCACTATTGGTTATATGGAAGAGATTTAAATATCACTTCTTTGTAAATTCGCTTTAAAAGATCTATATTGTTCATAGAGAGACTTAATATATTCAACTCTAGGAATAAGAAGTTCTTTTATATTGTTAAATTCTATTTCATTGTAAATCTGATTAATCCACAATACGATCCAGAGAATATCTGGATCTATATTGTTAGCTTTTAAAAATTCTTTGGGTCTGAATCTATAAAGTTCATTGTCATCTGCATCAAGAAGATATGTACCACTGTTTTCAACAATGAGTTGACGATGATCTTTTATAAAAAGTCTCCATTCACTATTGGTATCACTAAGATTATAGTTAGCATAGTTTTTCTTTATCCAATCAACAAGAGACATAATTTTTCTCCTAAACTTGAAATATATATTACTCTATTGTAGGTGTGATTTTGGACATCAATTGTTTATACTGTAAGAATTAAATGAGGAAATTGTAATTTGATTAAGGCCAGGCATATTTTTAAACGGTGTTCAAAAAGGATCATGTGATGGGAAAAAGATTTGATTCTGACAAATATCCGATGATTTCAAATCTCAATGCTGATCCGCGATTGATTGGCAATGAGGCATTGTTGTGCCCATTTGTACAATTCAATTCGTCTCAGCGAATGAACATGTTTTCAAACAATGTAACACAAGCATTACTTATTGATGGCTGTGATTTCCCAGCAGTATCTTCCGCATATGAATATGAATTTTTAAAATATAATTTCAATACTACTAGACTTGATCAAGATGCCAATATTCTTGCTGTTATTCCAAAATATAAAACCAATGTAGGTTCGCAACCTATAACATCAACACCTTCATATACAGTGATTTATCATGGTGCTGATGACGATATGATTCATTGTCTTGAAGTATCCAAATTTGTAAAAGGAACAGATGGATTTGGATATGACATGATTATTAATTATGATAAACTTGTTCCTGATATCGGTATTAAGAAAAACGAATATATTGCACATTCAAAAGCTGTACAAGGTTCCAGATACTGCATGGGTGTAAATGCAAATGTGGTGTATTTGACAACTAAAGAAACTGTCGAAGACGCTTTTTGTATTTCTGATGAAATTGCAGATAAAATGGGATCTTCCGGGTACAAAACATTAGTTATCAATATTGATAAAAATTATCATCCCTTAAATCTTTACGGTAATGTGGATGAATATAAAATATGTCCTGATATTGGGGAAAGAGTTCGTGAAGATTGTATTCTTTGTGGATTTAGAAAAGTTAATGATTCTACCGTTATTGCAGATATGCCGTTAGAATCTTTGATGCGTCCTCAATATCTTCATGATGATATTTATTATGCAGTTTCTCCTGATGCGGAAATTGTTGATATTGAAGTTTATGAAAATCCGACTCGAAAAGTAAAAACTCAACCTATGGTGTTTGAGCAATTGCAAAAATATAAAGATGGAGCAATTGCTTATCATAAGAAAATTCTTGAAACATATACTAAATTTTGTGTTCACAATCATAAAGAACCATCTCCAGAATTTAACACTCTTGTGACTCGTTCTGGAGCGATGCTTGCGGCATATCGTGAAAAGGTATTTAATATAACTAGAAAATCTGCTCCTAGATTTTCTATGAAAAATGAAGTTATTTCATTTATTCAACTTATCATTACATATAAATTTAAAAATAAAGTTACTAATGGATATAAGCTTACTGGTCGCGAAGGAGGAAAGGGGGTTGTTTCCAAAATCATGGCCAAAGCAGATATGCCAGTTAATGATTTTGGAACAGTAGCTGATATCATCATGGCTCCAGAAGCCGTATTTAACCGAATGAATCTTTCCCAGTTGTATGAGCAATTCCTCAATTGCATGAGCGAATTTGTCATTAAACGAATGAAACGTATGTATGATGAAGATAGACATGGTTATGCAAAAGCGTTTGACTATCTCATCGAGTATATAACAGATATTAATCCTGAATATGCAAAAGCTATTTTAAATGTAGTTATAACAGAACGAAAGAAAGAAGCTTTTGTATTTAATATTCTTAAAGAAGAAATGATTATTTTGGTCATTCCTCCATTTTTGGATACACTCTGTCCTAAATGGGTACTTATGATGACTGAAAAGTATAAAGTTGAAGCTACTCCAATCGAATATAATCTTCGTGATGAGAATGGAAAGCTTATTCGAAGAGTGAGAACTATTCGACCAATTTGGATTGGAAAGAAATATTTATTGGTTCTTTGTAAAATACCACATGCCAGATCTTGTGGAATGAGTCATGTCAATCAATGGGGAACTCCTATTCGAATTAAGTCACCTAGAAGTAAATCTCAATATCCTGTTGGGCTTACTCCTATTCGAATTGGAGAAGACGAAAATAGAAACATTATGATGATGGCAGGAGCAAATATTGCATTCAGAATTTTATCTTTGTATGCAAATACTCCGGAAGCTACAGAAAAACTTACAGAATCATTACTTACTGAAAAATATCCGACTAGACTGACTTGGGCAGACGTCGACGACGCTGAACTTAAAAACAGTAATCAAATGATCGCTGTAGCAAAACATATGCTGCAGACAGTTGGAGTTGATATTACGGATCACATTATTCATGATGATGAAAAATCTTTTATTTGTGATTCCGACGATGATGATTCAGATGAAATTCCAGCACGTCGTAAAAGAAGAACTAAAAAAGAAATGGAAGCAGCAAGAAGAAATTTGAATATGTCTTTGTATAATGAAAATGATAATGTAAATTTGAATAATGATACAAAGACTATTTCAGAGGAATTTGATCTTTAAACAGATTGTATTTATTCACAATCTACCATAACCAGTAAGAGTATATCTTGTACTCTTACTGGTTAACAAAAGGTGTTCTGGCATGATCATAACAAAAGATATGATGAACTATAAAACAGCCAATGAAATCATACAAAAAGATCGATTTCCAGTAGGTTGGGTTACAGTTCGTTTTGATGACAAAGATGTTGACTTGCCAATTCAATTAGTTCTTATTTTGCTTCCAGTTTGGGAAATTTATATTAATTTAAATCTTCCTGTATTGTCTAAACATATTTATTTAAAAGTAGGTCCATTTGGAAAAAGTACATTTGTTAAAATGTTGACTGAAGTATATTTGGACATTTTAGAAAATTATAATGATAAAATTTCTCGTAGCGAATTCATAGAAGAAATTTGGCAGACGGCAAACCATATTAATGATTTTGGTATTTTTCAATTAAATGAACATCATTGCGGTATGTCGCTTGTAGATTTGTGTAAAATTTATCTTGATCCTCTTATTCAACCTATAGTTAATGTAGATCTTGATGAAACAAAAGGTACGGTATATATTGAACGTACCATGGAAAATGCAAATGCAAATTTCATTAAAGCTATTGGTACAAGAGGACTTCTTAAAGATAATATTCTTCTTGAATATCAAGAAGCTGGTGTTTTGAATAGTAAACAAATTCCCCAAGTAATGATTGCATTTGGTCTTCGTACTGAGGTTTCTGATAAAGTTATTGGTTTGCCAGTTACTGGGTCTTCTTTAACTGGTATGAAAGATATTTGTGAACTTGCAGTAGAACATCAAGCTGCAAGAAAATCTGTTTATTATAATAAAGAAGCTATTCGAAAATCTCAATATTCAGGCAGAAAATGGCACATTCTTTGTTGTTCTATTGAAAAGATTTATGAAGGTGATTGTGGAACACAAGTAACTTTACCATTTGAAATTACTGCTGCAAATTGTAAGAAATGCATTGGTAAGAATATAGTCGATGATAATGGAAATATTTTTCCATTGACTAGATATAACATTGATGATTATATTGACAAAACAGTTAATATGAGATCTGCTATTACGTGTCGACATACAAATGGAGTATGTGAAGTATGTGCTGGTCTTATTCATAAAAATCTTGTTCCCGGAATGAACATTGGGATTAACTCTGCCGCAAACTTTGTAGCAAACGTATCTCAGATGATTTTGTCTACTAAACATTTTAATAGTACTAAATCACAACTTTATCAAATTCCATATCCTGCATCTAAATATATCGAAAAGGGAAGTGCAGGATTTTATTTTAAACCAAATCTTCTTGGTGATAACATCAAATGGAGTATGGGAATTTCTTTGTCTGATATTAGAGGTAACATTACTGACCTTCATCATATTACAGAAGAACTTCCTATTCCAGAAGAAAGATATAGTGAACTTGTAAGTTTTTATATTAAAACTGAACATGGCGAAATTATAGAAATTCCTCTTTCTGTGGAAGGGCAATCTCCATTTTTAACTATTGAATTTCTGCTATACATGAAATCCAGATACAATGATTTGGAAGTAACTCCAGATTGTGTATGGATTCCTATGAATGGATGTAAACGTATTCCTATCATGCGAACAACTATTGTCAATGACTCTATGATGGGATATGTTAATCTTATTACAGATTTTGTAGAAAGTGGAAAACTTACTAAGTATAAGGATGCCAGCAAAGCACTCTTTGATTTTAGTAACTTGGTATTTGATAAAGTATTTGTCAATATCTTCCACGTAGAAGTAATGTTGAAGGCCCATCTTGTAACAAATAAGAACAACTGGTCCATTCCCATTGTAGAAGATCCTACTAATGTAACTTTTAGTAAAACTGTTAAAATTATTAGCAATAGAACTATTTCAGGTGCTCTCAGTTTACAAGGACATAGAAAATTCTTTGCTAATTCAAAAACATATACTACTCCTCATGAAAGCGGTCCTTTTGATAATTATTATGATTTATAAAAAATAGCAGTTAATTTATAGAGGGATAGATAATCTATCCCTCTATAGATGAATTTTAAAAAGAGAGAAATGTAATAATGAATTATATTAATGAATATCGATTGATATTTAGTAATAATAAATATGATAAAAATAATATTCCTGGACTAATAACATTAAATTCTATAATACAAGGATTAGATAAAATTTACGATAGAGTTGTTATAAGTCATAAAGAAAATATTTCAATAATTCCGTGTTTGTCAAACGGAACAGATTGGTTTAAGAAGTTGAATTGGATAATGTGTAATATTGGAGATACATTTAATTTATCTAATAGTAAAGAATGGTTGTTTATTTACCCAACGGGGTTATTTTTTAAAAAATGGCATGTGTGTATATTAATAAACACAGATAAATGTAAAAATGATAAAAGTTGTAAAGGATTAGAGCTTTTTAAAATACAATATAAAAATAATTTTAATGGAATAATTGCAGATAAAGATATATTGCCTAATTTTAAAATAATTTCATATATTAATGATTATTGGATAGATGTTGATGTATCACCTGCGTATCATTTTATTCATTCATTTATAGAAAAAAGTGAAGGAAGATAAGAACAATTGATAACAATTATTATAGAAAATTTACCTACTAAGAAATTTAACGATAGAATTATACGATCAAAGGAGGTTGTATGTAGAAGTTCAAAATAAGTTATTTTTTGAAAGACGGTTATCACTGGTTGAGTTTACGTATTATTATGGATTTAAAACATTTTTAAAATGGAAGAAACAATAATGCTGCGTCTTATTGTAATTTTGGCTATTTCTATTGTTTGGTTTGTATATTGGTATAAACTTATGAAGAAAACGTATGATGAACCAGTTACTGCACTTTTAAATAAGATTCCTTCTTTATCAGGAAGTAACGAAACGATTGCATCTACAATAGTAGATATTTTTAAACTTTTTATTTGTTCCGGTCCTATAGGCTGGATCATTCTTATTTATACAATTATTCGTTGTGTAGGATTTATTATTATTTTATTTTTAGTATCTTCATGGAAAAAGTTATCTGATTCTGATAAGAAGTAAATAATAACCAGTACTTGGAATATTCCAAGTACTGGTTTTATATATGTTATTCATTTTTTGTCAAGTATATATAATTTTTTAAATAAAGAGTAGAACTGTTATAAAAAGGAGATTTTATTATGTTTAATTATGTTGTTCGTGTTGTAGTGGCTATTCTTTTGTCGTTTGTTATGTATCTTCCTTCTTATGCCATGGTAGATGAAAATGTTGTAACTCCTACTTGGAGTTATGATTTGTATAACACGGAAACTGGAGAATATTTAGGAGAAGCTACTAATATTCGTCATATTCCTGAAGGATGGTACATTGATTATTATCCTGAAGGTTCACAGCTTTGTGTAACAAGAGAATTTTCTGCATATGAAATTGTTTTGGTAGGCCCTGAAGGAAGAGTGTCACATGACACGTTTTTGGAATATCCTTTTGGTCACAGTTATGCAGTGGCTGACAATTTGTAATTACAATAGAAGGAAGTATTTTCATGGAACAAAAACACAAATTAATTGCTGCGGAATGTAGACATTTGTTGAAGATCATAAATATTTGGAATAACAAATTTCCTGGTTCACCACTTCCTGAATGGATAATGAAAAGACGTGATAAAATTTGTTTTCAAAAATAATAGTATTATAAGGATAGCGAGGATTTTCCTCGCTATCCTTGATTTCTCGTTTTTTTTTGTATATATATATAATAATTTTGATATAAACCATTTAAAGGAGATTTTAAAATGCCCAAAGTTATTTCTAAAAAAGCTGAAATCGAGTCTGCTGTTATTGAACCTGCAACTTCTAATAATGTGTCTGAAGATGTGAAAAAGTTGCTTAACACAAAACCAATAAGAGGTTTTAATGATGAAATGATCAATGGAGTTAAAAAGGATATTGCCAACAATATGCGTGATGTCGAAATCATGGAAAAATACGCTCTTACTAGAGCAAGATTTAAAAATCTTATATTTGAAATTGCTTGCTCTGGTTTTGATGTAAGTAATCTTCAGCATTCAACACGTAAATCTTTTTTAAAAGCATTTAAGTGTAGTACTCAAGGTATTGTGATAACTAGTACAAGACTCAAACAAAATGGTATTTGTATCCAACCTGGAGACAATTTGAATTTTATTAAAATTAGTGATACTTCATTTGTGATTGAAGTAGTCAAATAGTTTATTTATTGATAAAGAAGAGGGGAATTAAAATTTCTCCTCTTCTTTATTTTTTTTTTAATTTCAATGTGTTTTTAGTGATATATTACCTTTATGATGTAGACAAATGATACTTCTTAGTGGAGTTAAAAATTTATGAAACCCGTACGCATAGAAGTATATTCTACACATATAAGAATAGATTCTACTAATTATGGTGATGTGTGTGATGGTTTAGGTAATATTCGTAAAGTATTGGATAAATTTAAAGAAACTGATTTTGACAAAAGACAAAAGAGAGTTTTTGTAACAGCTAGATATTATTTTTATAATAGATATACTGCACAAATGCATTTGCCAAGACATGCGTTAAAATTGGTAGTTGAAAATTTAAAATCACAAAATATTCAATATGACATTTGTGTTAAAAAACCATATGTAGATAAACTTGAATCTCCTTTACAAATGTTGCCACATTGGGTAGATAGACCAGAACATCAAAACGCAATAAATCATCTTACAAGAACAGATGAACCAATGCTTTGTTGTTCGATGCAAACAGGTAAAGGTAAAACATATTGCGCAACAAAATCAAGTATTTCTTTTGAAACATATGTACTTGTTCTTTGTTCTGGTTTGTTGGAGCAGTGGAAAGAAAATTTCTTAGAAAAAACTACTGTAGATGAAAAAGATATATTTATTATTCAAGGTGTTTCTTCTGTTCAAAAAATAGTTCACATTCTTGAAACTAATAGGGAACACAGACCTAAAATATTAATAGGCTCTATAGAAACTGTTAGATTGTGGGTGCTTGCTCAGTCAAACCCGTATGATCAAATAATCTCTTGGTTTGATTTTTTAAGTGAATATGGAATTGGTGTAAAAATAGACGATGAATTTCATTTAAATTTTGCTGCATTAGTATTGATAGATCTCATGTCCAATGTTCAAACAAATATGTATTTATCAGCAACACCTAAACGTAGTAAAAGTCAAGCCCAAGCTATTCTTAATCGAATATTTCCTTCTGAAATTATTGGTGGACAAAATCAATATGATAAATATGTTGATACCACTATGTATACGTATAGATTAGAAGTTAATAAACCGCAAAGATTTAATACAAATTATGGATATTCACATGCCAAATATGAAATGGAGTTAGTCAATAATAGTCAGACAAGAAAACGATTCGTTAACGAAGTATTATTTCCTATTGTTGATAGTGAATATGTTAATGTCAGAGTAGAGAAAGGACAAAAGTGTTTAATCTTTGTACAGACCGTAGCATTTGCTCAAAGATTACAACAGTATTTAGATTTTTATTATAACGGCAGATTTGATATTAGAACTTATTTGAGTGATGATCCTGAAGACAATTTAATTGAAAGCGATATTATTGTAAGTACACCCAAATCTTGTGGTACTGGGGTAGATATTAAAAATTTAATAACAGTAATTAATACAGTCTCATTTTCTTCTGAACCTTTGTGCGAACAAATGTTTGGAAGAATAAGAAAAATTGTTGGTCCTATGAAATTTATTGATTTGGCAAATAGTTATTTGCAACAACACATCAGACATTTTTATAAGAGAAAAAAGATATTTTATTCCAGAAGTAAATCTTTCAATGAATTAAAACTATAGAGTATAACTAAAATGAGAGATGGGTCACATCTCTCATTTTAGTAAATAAACAAATAACAATATTACCATATAGTGAAACATTAAAATTAATTTTAAGGATGTGCTGTATGGGAGATGTTGTTTTAAAGGGATTTGTTTTAACCCTCATTACGGTATACTGTATATGGTCACTTTATTGTGAGTATCGAGTTGTAAAGGAAATTTGTACTCGTACAAAGAGAAAATGTTCAATAGGAGATGATGACGAACCAATTCATCCAAAAGTATATTTTTATTTGTTTTGGGGAGGACCAGTTACTTGGTTGCTTACTTTGCTTTTGTATAAATTTTTATGTATTTTTAATAAAACAAGAAAAGGATAAAGCATGGAAATTTTATTAGCAGCAACAATTGTTATAATAGGAATATTTATTGGAAAACTGTGGATTGAATACATCAATAGGGAAAATAGTTTTCATAAAGCAAATCAAATAATTGATAGAGAATTATTAGGTAAAAAATATATAGATTCTGAAATGTTTTCAAATAAACGTGATTTTTATAGATTGTCATCAAAAACGTATCGATCAGAACAACTTCAATGTATTGGACCGACTCGTGAACAATCTATAATTACTGGTCACAATGATACAATACTTTATATATCAATGTCTAAAGAAGTATCAGTTAAAGGAACTTTTTCAGAAGACGACAGTGAACGAGCGTATAGAGCTTTTTGTGAAGATGTTAAAAGATGTCGGGATCTTCACATTATCATATTTTCTCAATTTGAATCTAATAAAGAAAAAAATTATCCTGAAGGAAATTGTATTGTAATTTCAGCTCTAGAACAAGATATTGATAACACGTTGTCTTTTTTACATGATCTCTATCAAGAACAAAATGCTGATAGATTTAAATATATTGATATCAACAGGTTTAAATCTGAAGAATTCAAGCTTTATCTACAGTTAAAAGTTTTTTATTTCTGGCTTGCAGGAATAGAAAAAGAATCAGTTAAAAAGACTACAAACAAATCTAAAACATTAAAATCCATATCTAAAAAAGAAATATCTGATGAAACAAAATCTACAGAAAAAGAATCTAATAATGGAGTGACCAATGTTAAGCGTCGTCGTACTAGGACATCGAATTCAAGTACTAAAAAGAGCACTGACCCAGAACAAAAAAATATTTAATAGTTTGGATAGTTATATTCAAAAATCTATACGACTTCTTTATGAAAAAGGAGCACAAAGATTTTTTGTTTTAGGATCGTCTGGAGTAGATACTTGGTGTACTCAAAATTTGGTTGTGTTTAAAGAAACTCATCCTGAATTAAATATAACCATGGTTAAGTCTACTCCAGATCAAAATAGTAGTTGGCCAAAATCCTCTTTACTTGAACACGAACGTCTTTGTGAAAAAGTTGATCAAGTAATAACACTTAATCACAATCCGGGAAATTCAAGAAAAATATTTAATCGTAACGAATGGGTAGTGAATCGCAGTGATTTTATATTGGCATTTGAATTTCCTGAAATTGTAGCTGGCGGATTTACACAAATGCTTGATTACGCAAAAATGAGAAGAGTGCCGACTCTTATGGTTGATATGTATAACTTAAACCAAGGATATGATTCACTAAAAGAAGTTGTGTTACAAAAACGAGCATTTAAGGATTGTGGTTAAGTATTCATGTTTACATTGTCAAATGAGATAAAGGCGGATCTTATTACAATATTTATAGTCCTCTTTTGGATAGCAATTGCAGCTTACATCGAATTAAGGAGAAAGTAGATGTCGATCAGTACCGTGATTATTTTGTTGACAGTTGTAGCAGTACTTGTTTGGGTATATTTTACTATAGCCAAACCATTTTTTGACGAATTGTCTATACTCAAAGAAGATACATATAAATTAAGTTTGTTTCTGAATGGTACAACAATCAAGTGTGATCAACTTGAACGAAAAATTTATAATTACGATATATGTTCTAAATGTCCCATGTTTAAAAACTGTCACGAACTTAACGAATATCGTATTAACAAATTTAACAGTCTTATAAAAGATTTTCGAAATATTACCTCGTCGGATATAGTTAAACAAATAAATGAACTTTGTAATACTTGTTATCTACTAAGTAAAGAATATGCCAGTATTACAGAAAAAGGAGTCGATATTGCTAATATTCGTTTTGAAGAATTGGAATTTAAAGTAGAATATAGTTCTTTTTATGAACATTGGGTTGGAACATGTTCGGTATTCCCAAAAATGTGTTCTCTTGGAGAAACTAAAGAAGAAGCTTTAGCTAACATTAAAGAATGTACCAAAAATATGATTGATTTTGGTCTTGAATATGGAAATGATGTAGAAGTACAGCGTATTCGTGAACAAGAATCATCAGTTTCAAAAAAAATGAATAAATAACTATATAAGAAGAGTACCTGGATTTACCAGGTACTCTTCTTATATTACTAATATATTTTTTTTTTGATTAATTTAATACACAAAATTAAATTTAACAAGGTAACTTAATTCTATACTCGGAATATGAGTTAAACAAGGAGCTTACTCATGAGCAAAGATTTTTCGAATTGGTATGTTATCAAACGTGATAATGAAACGTTAGTACCTTTTGATGATAAAAAGATTACTAAAGCTATTTCTAACGCTATTAAAGCTGTTAACAATATAGATAAGAGTACTAATGAACTTACTGAAAAGACAGTTACTGATGAAGTTCTTAAACTTCTCAATGATCATATCAGATATAATGTATCAGGTGATGTAGTCTTTTCTGTCGAAGAGATACAAAATTGTGTAGAAAAAGCATTGGTAACATTGGGTCTTTATGAAGTTGCTAAAGAATATATTACTTATAGAGAAAAAAGAAATCAACTTCGAATGATGAAATCTTCTTTGATGCAAACTTATCAAGATTTTATTATGAAACCTGTTTCTGAAGTAGATGAGATGCGTGAAAACGCAAACATTGATGGTCAGAATCCGATGGGTGGAATACTTAAGTTTGGATCTGAAGCATCTAAAACATTTGTTGATTTGTATTTAATGAAACCTCAGCATGTCCGATACCATAAAGAAGGATATATCCATGTCCATGAACAATATCGTGGCCTCAATTGGTAACAATTGTTGAAAATCTGGTGAACGCATGATAAAGCGGTGTACAATACTCGATTAAGAATCAAGTAGGAAATGACTTGTTAAGTGTTGTGCTAACAGGGAAGCCTAAGTTCTTATATGGAATATGGTAATCCTGTGCTAAGATAGTAAGACAGATTTATAAAGGACCATTGTGTGCGATATAAAGTCATTTATGATCTGTATTGTATTTTTGATGATGGTAAAGTTTATTCTTATAAGTCTTTTAAATGGTTACGTCCTGATATAGATAAAAATGGATATTATAAAATAACTTTGCACTATGAAAATTCTAGGTATCGATTTTCTTTACACAGATTAGTTGCAAAATATTTTATTCCTAATCCATTCAATTTGCCACAAATTAATCACATTGATGGCAATAAAGGAAATAATCATTGGTCTAATTTGGAATGGTGTAGTGCTTTGTATAACAACAAGCATGCTCGTATTTTAGGGTTAAACAATATTTCTGAATCAAACAGAAAACGTTGGGAAAACCCAGAATTTAGAAATAAAACTAGTGCTAAATTTAGGAATGTTTTTAAAGATCGAAATTTTAAAAGTCGAAACAATCCTAATTTTAGATATAGTTTTATATTTAATGATACGAGTTTCACTATATCTGAATTGGCAAAAGAATTAAATATTTCTGAATCAAAAGCTTTTAGAGAAGCTAAAAAATTTAGAAATAATGAACCAAATTTATTTTCTGAATTTGGTATAATTTTAGAATAAAATTCCATCTGTCTTACTATAAAGTGCATCGACTATCCCTTAGGGAGTACTATAGATTTTATCACTATAGGAAGTGCCAGATATCCTAATAAAATAGGATAGTGATATAGTCAGTGCCAATAGAAATATTGGAATAACACGGATAAAGACTTTTATACTTTTCGCACCACTACATGTACTCAGATTGATATTAAATCTCTTCTTAAAAAAGGATTTCATACAGGGCATGGATTTTTAAGAACTCCAGGTGGAATTGTATCGGCTGCAGCATTGGCATGTATAGCTATTCAAAGCAATCAGGCAGATCAGCATAAGTAACCCATTGTGCCTTTATACAGAAATGTATATCGAAAACCTCCGTTAACCTGTGATCCGCAGGGTGTGAATACAGTTTGTAAAATCTTACAAATTTTGAGTATGAAATGACTCATTAATGTATTTGCTAACTGGGAAACTTACGTCATATTGAATAGAAAAGACGTAACAATCCAGTGCCACATTTTTATTGCGGGGTAACAGAAATGATTCAAATTAGCTCCCTGTATTCACTTGAAAATATTGCTGATTATTACTATATAACCAGTAATCTGGATGTTATTAACATCGTTACAAATGTTCGAAAAAGACCAACTGTTGGAAAACGTGGTTATCCATATGTTACGTTGCAATGTAAAGACCATTCTGCTATGAAAATTCCGATGCACAAAATTGTGGCATTAGGATTTATAAACAATGGTCCTTATACATTGATAGAACATCTTGACGACGATAAATTGAATTATCAAGTGAATAATTTAAAATTCTCTAATAAATCTGCAAATGGAAAAAGAGCATTTGTAAATGGATTGAGAATTAAAGGTGGAAAAGTTTATGAATTTGAATCATCTTCTGGTCAATGGTACATGACTACACTTAGTGAAATATCAGTTTTGACAGGAATTCCAAAAGGTACGTTGTACGATCGTGCTATTGGAAGAACACCTAATGGACCTGATAGAAAATATGGTATAGTCAAGCTACAAGAACTTCCCCAGTTTAATAAAAATAGGTCTATCGACTAACGAAAGATATGTCAATCGCATAAGGTATTGACTAAATCGAGTAGTGTAAGGCTGTAGATGGATGCAGTCTGAAAATGGAGGGTCCTTACCACTTGAAGGTGGAGGATGTGATATAGTCAGCGTATATTCTTTATAAAGAATATACACGGGTGGACAATCTATTCCAAATTTGGATTATGGTTTGGCTCCATATGTAGCTAAAACATATATCAAGAAAATTGTTGATCTATTAGAAATGACAGTATCAGAAAATACATTGAATTTTATCAAGATCTATCTTAAAGATTATTATAAAGAACATAATGATTTGTTATCTGAAAAAGCTAGAAAGGAGTTTGTAAAACAACTTGCAATTTATTGTTGTAATGATTCAATTAATGAATCGACACATGCGGATGATATTGAAACTCTTATAACTTTCTTTGTACCATATGTAGAAAAAGCAGTAGAAAGAACTGATAAAGAAACATATCAAGCTATGGAAGCTATGGTTCATAATTTTAATACTTTGAAATCTCGCAGTGGGGGACAAGTTCCTTTTAGTTCTATTAACTTTGGTACTGATACCACTGAAGAAGGAAGAATGGTATCTCGTAATTTTCTTAAAGCAATCGATGCTGGTTTAGGAAAACATGAGACATCTATTTTTCCAGTAGCTATTTTTCAAGTTAAACGTGGATTTAATTATAATAAAGAAGATCCCAATTATGATCTTTTTGAATTAAGTTGTACAGTTTCTTCGAGACGTTTGTTCCCTAAATTAAATTGGGGCCAATACATTGTACAGAATACAGTGTATGATGGAAAATCTTGCTAACCCAGACATCTGGGGTGTCAGTTATTAAATATAAAATAATGTTTAATAATTGGCTAACGGTAGAAGCTAAATAAGAGTACGATGTGACAATCATCGTTATACCCATACGCGAATCAGCTTCGTAAGAGAGCCTAAGGTCCTTATATATCCATATAAGGATAGCTGGTGATACCGTGTTTTTGTAAGATTTATTTTCCATTTGAAAAAGAGAGTTTTGTTTATGTGGAAAGTTATACCCGGAACTAATGAAAAGTATTCTGCTAATGATGAGACTGGTGAAATTAAAAGTAACGATCGTTATGGTACGGATGGTAGAAAACTTATTGGAACCATCTTAAAACCATTTGTTATTAATTCAGGATATCAGGATATGAAGTCGTGTATCCAAGAATTAATGGTAAGACAGAACGATGTTTAGTTCACCGGTTAATAGCAAAGACCTTTCTTTCCAACTATGACAAAACTCTTGATGTTAATCATATTGATGGAAATAAAAGAAATAATGTTCTTTCAAATTTGGAAATGGTTACAAGAAGTGAGAACATTAGACATTCTATCCGTATGGGTTTAACACGATTTGATACTCCAGCACAAATTGCAGCTCGACGTAAACTTGGTAAAATATTGCGACAGAAATATGCGAAGACAGTTGCTCAGCTTGATCCTATTACAAATGAAATTATTCATATTTTTTCATCTGTAGTAGAAGCTGCTAACTATCATTCGTTATCTCCATCTACTATTGGTTTAGCTGCTAGAGGTATAAACAATACTGCTGCTGGATTCAAATGGAAATATATAAATACTACAGAAATGTAACGACTAGATCGTAAGATCGTAGGCTATAGGTGAAACTCCTGTACCGAAATGCAAGAGCCGAAAGGTGTGAGATAGTCTACTCCCCTAATAAATATCGGGAAACCGAGGGTATTAAGGAATTTCCTTTTTGAAGATTCATCTTTTAATGCTCCTTATTATAAAGAGGGACATCCAGAAACTCTTTGTGCGGTCATAAAGTAAACCTGTGACCCTATGTAGTGATACATAGTAAAAAACCCGCTTAAACGGAGAAACTCTTTTGTGATGTTTGAGTCCAACACAAAAGACAACTTACCGTGCTAAATTCAATATATAAATTTGTACATCATTTTTTCATATTAAAGAAATTTTTATGAAAGAAAAATGGTGTTACGTTGATGAAGTATATTGATAAAAGCCTAACGACTAGCGAAAGGTAGATATGACAAATGGTTGTCATATTGAGAACGAGTAGCGTAGAACCAAGTGGTTCGAAAAGGCGGGGATCTCTTACCAAAACAAGAGATTGTGATATAGTCTGAACTATATGGTGACATATAGAAGAAAAATTTTAACGCAATTTTTCGCAACAGTGTCGGGGTTGTAGGACTCGTGTTCTTGGAAATACTTTTGATCCCAGTAATCAAACTACGTATGGAAGAGGAAATCTTTCGTTTACCACAATTAATCTCCCCATGCTTGCATTAGATGCTGTAACTGAAAATCCAAATGATCCAGTTACACTCTTTTTTGAAAAATTAGAACATATGGAAGATGAAGTATTTGATCAACTTTTGGATAGATTTGAATATCAAAAACATGGACTTGTTAAATCATTTCCTACGTTAATGGGTCAACATATATGGATGGGAAGTGAACATCTTAATCAGGACGATGAAGTAGGATCTATTTTAGGTCATGGTACACTTACTGTAGGTTTTGTTGGACTTGCTGAAACGCTCATCGCTCTTACAGGAAAAGCCCACGACGAATCGGAAACATCTCAAAAACTCGGTCTTGAAATTGTAAAATTTATGCATGATAAATGTGTGGATAAATCTAATGAAATGAAACTTAATTTTAGTTTAATAGGTACCCCTGCAGAATCTACAGTTGGTACTATGATGCGTAAATTAAGAAAAAAATATGGTATTATTCCTAATGTTACAGAACATGAGTACCTGACGAATTCGTTCCATTGCCGCGTTTATAAGAAACTTAGTGTAAAAGACAAAATTGATATCGAAGCTCCTTACCATAAATATTGCCTAGCAGGTGGATTAGCCAATTGCGCCTGCTAACTCGGTGAACGCATGTCAAAGCGGTGTGCACATATGTGATTCATATATGTGTGCTAACGGTAGAAGTGATATATTTAAATAAGCTTCGTAAGAGAGCCTAAGGTCCTTATATATTCATATAAGGATAGCTGGTAATACCGTGGCAAGCGTTGTCTTGTGTATAATAACGAGGATTTACATGAACTTAATAAAACCCGAATGGAAAGACATTGCTGGTTATGAAGGATTGTACAAAGTTAGCAACACTGGTTTAGTTCGTAGTTTAAATAGAGATATTTACGATGCATGTGGAAAATGGATTTCATACAGAAAAGGTTGTGTGTTAATTCCATTTTACAGTCGTAAATATAAATGTGTTAAACTTTGTAAAGGTGGATTAGAAAAATCAGTTTTTGTTCACCGGTTAGTTGCTATGACTTTTGTACCGAATCCAGACAACAAACCAGAAGTAAATCACATTGATGGTGATACGACTAACAATGTTTTCACTAATCTAGAATGGGTTACTAAAAAAGAAAATATGCAGCATGCTATTTAAACTGGGTTAATTCCAGAAGGACCAAAAGGAGAAAATAGTAAAAGAGCTGTTAAAATTGCTATGTATGATTTATATGGTAATTTTATTAGAACTTTTGGTTCCATTTCAGACGCTGCACGTTTTCTTAACGCTTCCAATCCTCGTATAGGTTCACACATATCTGCTGTATGTCGTGGAACTAGATACAGTTCTTGCGGTTATATATGGAGATATGTTAAAGACAATGAAGCTGTAGAGACTAAAGTACCTGGCATTGAAGATAGAATATATTCGATAAGTCAGGTTAAGAGGAAGAAATATGACATCTTCCGTAGCGCCGAGATCTTGGATAAATTGAAAAACAATCCAAGATAAGATATAGTCCGTGCCTGATAGAAATATCGGGATTTCACAGCAATTTCATATATTGAACTTAATGGCGATCCATCTAAAAATGTTAAAGCTTTTATGGATATAGTAAAATATGCAGAATCTAAAGATATGGGGTATTTCAGTATCAACCATGCTGTAGATCGTTGTCCAGTTTGTAATTATGTGGGTGTTATTGATGATGCTTGTCCCAGATGTGGATTTAGTGAAGAAACTGGCGTAGATTTAGAAAAACTTAAAGAATTACAAAAGTATTATCCTGACATTACAATTCCTAAGATTTAGTTAGAATTTCGATACGTATTTTTTAACTTAAAGTTATTGATGTATCTGAGCATCATTGAATGCGAAATTAATTATACTTTTAGGAGTTTTATATATGCCTATTCATCGTACTTCTGACGGTCGTATTGTTGTTGGACGTGGACTCAAGATTGAACGTGTTCGTAGAATTTGTGGATATCTTGTTGGTACTACAGACCGTTGGAATGATGCTAAACGTGTTGAACTTTCTGAACGTGTAAAGCACACCAGTCAATGTAATTATTAATAAACATGGTTAACAGTTTGAAAAAATTATTATTTTCAAACACAACATTAAAGATTGATGAGTCCAAATTAGATTTTTCAGTTGTTGAAAAATTTAAATCTCGATTAGATATTTTGGAAGTATTGTACGAATGGATTCTTATTCCAGATAAACATTATTTAAATAAATTATTAAAGATTAAACCAGAAATAGACAAGATACAATCTACTACCTTACCAAAAATATTATATCGTGGATATTCTAGTTCCCCTGGTTCTATACAAGATCAGATGGGTTCTAAATATCTACAAGTTAATGATACGTTTAAGTATAGATTAGTTAATCCAATTTCATTTACTGCTGAATTGAAAATAGCACAATCTTTTGGCAATATCGTAATAACATATGTAACTGATAAAGATATTGCCAAACAATCTATTTACTTAACAGATGAAATCTGTTATTGTATTTGTAAAGAAATTATTAATTCCGAACCAGAAACACAAAAAGAAGTTATCATTTTTCCAAATGGAAAAATAAAAGAAATTACTTGCACTATACTAAAAATAAAGTAAGTATCCTACATAAGAGAGGGAAAATCCCTCTCTTATGTATATTGATATTTATTAAAGATATATATCATTTCTATAGTAAATCCTTTTAATCTTTTACTACAAGGAGTAATAAATATGTTGTACCGAGTAGATCGAGTTCTTCAAAGTAGCAGTTCTTGGGATAGACTTCTTGATCTTTGCAACTGTGATTCTCATGGAATTTGTGCTTTTAATAAAAATAGTGAAAAAGGAAAATTTGTTAATGAACGGTGTGGATTTTCCTGCGAATTGTTTGAAATTAATCCCTATTGTTGGGAAGATTGTACTTGCGGTGTTACAGATCTTTATAGTGAAGTTGAAGAACATTCTGGTGATTGTCCTTTTGTACATCATAACTTTATTTATCGTCCAACAGGGTTTTATATTGATTGGTATAAATATTCCTTTAGAAGTAGTGATATGAATCAAAATCTTACCATTCGAGAAATTGAAGATATTTTTGATAAATGTTCCAATTATCTGAAAGGTATAGGATTTTAACTACTAATAAGAAATCTATTGAATATAAGATTGATCATGATCCTGTAGTTCAGAGATTATTCCAAAAACAATTTAATTGTCATGTGATGATGAATTCTACAATTGGAACTAATGGTAATATATATTACACAAATTCAGATCAGTTTAAACAATTGTGTGCTGAAAGAAGCAATCATTTAAAAGAATTGGTAGAAAGAGTCAGAGAAATTAGAGAAGAAGCAAAAAAAAAGAGTTATAAATGATAGAATCTTTTTATTCTAAATATGAGAGTATTGAGCAGTTTAAAACTCTAGTGTGTGGTGATAAACTAACAACTCCACTTTGTGAAATATTGTGGCAAAAGTTACATACTGATGTATTTGTTATGGCAGTTATGCATGTAAAATATAAAATAATTAGATTTGGGATTGTTCGTTTGACACCCAGTTTGACTGTAAAAATTATTGATGTAGTTTTTGATGAAGTAACTGGGTATGATAATGTTTTGTTCGATATTTGTCACACTGATCAGTCTTCAGTCTATGGGACTTTTGTAATGTGAGATCAAATTAATGAAAATACAATACGTGTTTGTTATTGGTGATATTCACGGTGAATGGGGATATTTTAATTCATTTATTGCTCGTAAAATTAAACAAAATAAAGATATTTTAAATGATATTAAAATGGGGTATGAAGTAGAAGTTATTATACTTCAATGTGGAGATTTTGGATTTTGGCCTCATTTTGACAAAACAAGTGAGTTTTCAGGTGGACGTAAAATATGGGATCAATGGGGAATAAAACATCATTTTTCAGGTATTGTCAACGATACAATTAAAATTATTTGGTGTGCAGGGAACCATGAAAACCATGATGTTCTTGATAAATTGGAAATGAGTACAGAAGAAAAGTTCATTGAAATTGATTCTATTAGAGCACCTAATATTTTTTATGCTACTTTTGGTTCTGTGTATACCCTGCTTGACAATACCAAAGTTATGTTTTGTGGAGGAGCAGTAAGTATAGATAAAGCAAATCGAATTCCTGGAATAAGTTGGTGGGAAGGTGAGACAATATCAGAACAAGATATGTACAAATTACCCGATCCAGAATCAACCCATATTGATATAGTTGTATCGCATACCTGTCCACAATTATTTGATCGGACACATGCTCGTTTAAACATGTTTAAGTATTATGATCCATCAAAGATAGCACTTAATCATGTTTTTCGTACATATAAACCAACTACTTGGTTTTATGGACATTATCATAATTATACGTTTGGGATAGTTGGAAATTGTGCTACATACATGCTCAATCGTATCGATGGACATAATGGACTTTGTTTTATGAAATGGAGAATTGTAAATGAAATGGGTTAAATGTATTTTATATTTGATGCTAATTTTTGGATGTACTACGATAAGTTTTGCAAAAGAATGGATAAATGAAGAAAAAATGATAAAAGTTGATATTGCAGTATTTAATGATTTTAGAAAAGATTAAATTTTACATTTAAATATTTAATCGTATAGAAAATATTAAACAAATAAAATATATGGGGTTAAAAATGCCATTACCATCTCCACATTCTGGTGAATCCGAACAAGAGTTCGTTTCTCGTTGTGTCAAAAATTTAAATGATTCAGGTGAATTTGAATCAAATGAGCAACGAGTTGCTGTATGTTATTCTCAATTTAGAAAAGGTCATTCTAAAAAGAAAAAACAAGTTCATAAAAATAGTCATGGTTCTTTTTCAGCATTGAGTACATTTCTTGAAAATGAATAATTTATGGAGAAAGATAAAATGGATTTCAATGAGTATCAAGAAAAAGCTTTTCAGACAGCCATTTATCCAAATAAAAATTCTATAACTGGTCTTATGTATTGTACACTCGGAATGTGCGGCGAAGCTGGTGAAGTTTCAGAAAGAGTAAAGAAACTTTATCGCGATCATGATGGAGTTATTTCGGAAGATATGAAAAGGATATTACTAAAGAACTTGGCGATGTCCTATGGTATCTTTCTGGAATTGCAAAAGAACTGAATATTTCTCTTGATGAAATAGCAACTACAAATATTGAAAAATTGTTTTCTAGAAAAGAACGTAATATGCTTCATGGAGAAGGCGATAATCGTTAATGTTTAAATATATAGTAGTACTGAGAAATTCTCAGTACTACTATAAGGAGAAATTTATGTATCGTATAAAAGTTTGTTATATCAAATCAAAAAATGTGAAAAATCTTTTATATTTGCTGGATTATTTAGATGTTGAGGAATCTTTGTTGGAAGAAACAATAGAGGAAGATGTAAAAAATATTTTGTCAACTGAAGATATTGTTCACATTCACACCATTAATAGCCATGTGGTAGATTGTTTTCGAGTATTACTTGTGAAAGGAATTGTAAAACCAAGAGAAATCGTATTTACAGTGTATCATCCGGATCTTGAAAATGAATATGAGTTTTTTGAATATCCTCATCAAAGTGGAAAAATGAGTTGGGAATATTGGAGTGAAAGAGGACGAGGAAGAGCAAGGGTACTATCTCAACTAGCTGGGATTTAATGTTGTTGAAAGTAAGATAAGTATATATTACTTTTTTAATAGAAACTAATTTAAAAGGAGTTTTTATGCACATTGACATTTTGTATATAGATGGTATTGTAACCGATTACAACAAACAATTTTATTTTGAAGATGATTGTGCGTTTGGTATTGCCAAATCAAAAACAATAGATGATTTTAAAACAAATATTTTTAATCTTTTGAAAGCCAACAGAAATGTTTTATGGGAAGAATTGGCTTTAGAAGACTCTGATACTAAACATGCTTTTTTGGAAATTTATAGAATGTTTGCACCTTATGAATGCGCATTTTTTAAAAATGAAAATTTTGAGGTTATTTGTCCTGATTCTTATAATGGAAGAGAAGGTAGATACACAATAAGATTTGAAGGATTTTTAACGGATTATTGTGATGATTTGTGTAGTGAAAGAATAGTAATAAGAGTAATATTTGATAGACCAAATTCTATTGAAAGATTGATTTATTATTTTAAAAGACCTTCAAAAGAAGAATATGAAAAGGAACAATTGAAAAAAGAAATAGAAGAAAATGATTTAGGTAATGTAATTTGGGATTAGTAATATAAAGATATATCTAATCATGAGGATGAGAGAATATTCTCTCATCCTCATTGAATTGTTTTTTTTTTGCAAAGATGGATTCTTATCTAAAATTCAGAGATATATTACATTTTAATAACAATATAAACTTTATAAGGACAAAATATGTTTAATACACCTTATGGTTGTGGTTTGACTATGCACGATGATAGTCATAGAAAAATGATAAATGTATTTATTCAAATGATTCAAGATATAAGAAATGAGAATTTAATTCACAGTAGTTTAGGTCATTATCGATATCTTAATTTGTATTTTTATAAATGTGAACGTTTCGATGATGTACAACAGACTATATTCCAAAGACTTTTTAGTCATATCTTAACTGATTGTGGATTTGAAATGGTTATACCTAATAACAGTTTTATATGTCATTGTGCACACTCGAACTACAATAAACAAGATGATAATTATTGTTTGTGTTGTCCTATAAAGAATATTCAAATGTCGGATTGTCCTGTTCAAACTTATAATAAACAGTTTGAACACATTAGGTTGAATGAAATTAAGGAGCTTTCCAATAATCAATATTTAAACATAATTAATTGTTGTGAAAAGATAAGAGATGTGGAGTATAAAGAAGGTGTGATACTTAGAAGTCAATTAAAAGATTAGGAGATATCAATATGAAAGAAATTGGGTGGAATTGTGATTTATCTATATTTACTATAGGAAGAATAGTTTTATCTACTAAAACAAATGAATTAGGATTTATTTCACAGGTTACTATTTTTGATAGATTTCCATCGTTTTGTGTTTGTTGGATCTCTGATATTAATAACAAAGACAATATGTTTATATGTTGGGAATTTGAGAAAATATATCCTTCAATTAAATATTTTAATGCATTTTTAACTTATACAGAATTGGAGGATATTTGTTATAATTTTAATAACTTAGAACAAACTAAAAATAAATTGACTGTACTACTAAATGAGAAAATTAAAAATCGAACACCTGTAGAAATTATAATAAAATAATTAACCGCATAAAAACCAATTAAGGAGATTTATTATGTTTCATCGTTGTAGTGATACTGGTACTCGGGAATCTTTTGAAGGAATGGGATTTCATATTAATCTTTGTTTGACAGCTTTGTATAATAAAGAGACAGAACAATATGAAATAACTAAAGATCAATTGTGGGAATCGTTTAAAGCCCAAATGGAGAATGAAGATAATATTTCACACAAAACACTTTATTGCAACATGTGTGGAAAAATGGAAAATCTTCAATATGGAACAACAATGCCAGTATGTAAAGAAAATGAATAAATTTAATGTTTTATCTAATAAGAGGTGATCTGTTAGATCACCTCTTATTAATAATCTATCAATGCAACGGAGTGAATAAAATGTCAAATAATATTGATAATATTAAAGAAATTCAAATTACAAAAATCATTTATATTAAAGAAGTAACATATAAAGAATATTTGGAGATTCATTATCCAAAAATAAATACAGAACTTGTACGAAAAGAAGTTGGAAATAAACAAGGTTTTATGACTTTTGCGAAAGTAGGAGATTCTTTTATTCCTTATGGATGGTTTTCTGAAACTATCGAAGGATTGAGAGGATATAAATAAAAAATTTATATTAATTTTTACTTGGAGAATATTTACTATGAAGTGTAGTTTTTGTGATAAAGACGACGGTACTGTGGAACGAGTATTTATGGATAGTGGATGTCAAGTAGGGATGAATTATATATGTGCAACATGTAGAAAAACCAAATATAAAGAATATTTAAATAGTACTGGTTTTGAAGAAATTGGTACTTCGGACGATTATGATAAATTCACTGGAAAACCCCAGCACGGTGCTTTTGGTGGAATATCAAAATGGTTTATAAATTTGTTTAAAAACTAGTAAGTAATTTTATTTTCTATATGAGGAGTTTATTTTGAATGAATCCAGAATTATCTTTTTGGATTTTGATGGAGTTTTAAATAGATTTTGGACGGAACCTCGTGAACTATACAGATTGGATAACGATTTAGTAACATTATTTACAGATACTGTAAAAGAGGTTGGTGCAAAAATTGTTATATCTTCGTCATGGAGAAGACAAGGAATAGATTTTATTATTGATAAATTGAAGGAGAAAAATGCTTCTGAATTATTAGAATATTTGCATGAAGATAGTATTTGTCCGGATAAATATTTTCTTCAAGACAACGAAACATTCAGAGGTAAAGAAATAAATTGGTGGTTAGAAAATCACAAAAATGAAAATATCAAGTATCTTATTTTAGATGATGACTCTGATTTTTATGAAGATCAGCCAAGGTTACAGATTGTTCCAGATATAGGTTTTAGTAGTATCGATACATTGTTTGTAAAAGCATATTTTGGTATCGATGCTAACGAGATACGTTATTTTTACTCTATAAATAAATCTATGCTTAACATAGTAAACAATCGATTGAAACTTGCAACTACTTTCATAAAGGAGTTTTAACATGCAAAAGATTTTTAAATTTGGTATTAACCTGAGTTTTATAGACGATGACCTTGATGTAGATAAATCGTTTACAGCAATTCTTGATCTAGATGAAAACAATATTGCAGATCAAAAATTGGGAAATTATAAAACAAAAATATATAGAAGTTTTTAGAAAATTAAAAGATACTCAGTTGAACAGGATTTTCGATGACGATGTGTATTTTATACATATTGATATAAGTGAAATGAACTTGGTTCCCATTGCAGAAGATATTTCTGTGTACAAACAAATACACACGTACAACTGTAACAGATCTACTGCTAATAAATTAGTTAAAGAAATTTTTCCAGAGCTACATGGTTAAAAAAAAATAATATTTCAATTTAAGTAAATATAAGAAGACAGGAGATATTCTCCTGTCTTCTTATATAAAAGGAACAAAAATGGAAAAATATCAATCGTATTATTTTAAAACTGATGGGAGATTTTTTACCGAACAACAAGTATATGATGCTGATACTCAGTATAATAGATTTACACTTGTTGACAATGACAGTTCTATGTATGAGAAAATTGTAGCAACCCAGTTTATTTATAATTTTCTTTCAAATCGTCTTTTTACAACCACCAATATTAAAGATATACATCTTCGTATTGAGAAAAAAGGATATAAAGATAATACATTTTGTACGCTATCAGTTAAACATTTTACACTTAAGGATATTGAAATTCAGTTTCAAGAAGCTATACGTAGAATAACTTCAAAGAAAAGATTTCCATATACAACTACAAAAGTGTTTGATGTGAGAAAAACCAAATGGTTTAAATTTAATCCTTTTTATTCTTGTAATAATCCATATACATTTTTCATTAAATTTGATAAATTTTTAGTATTGCCAAATTTTGACGATCCCTTTAATAGTCCTGGATTTGTCACAAAAGAAGAAGCAGAGTATTATAGTAAAGTTATACTGTCAAACGATGTGTTTAGAGACAAAGTATTTGTAATCTATTTTAATGGTCATAATCAAGCGACAAATCCTTGGATATTTAAATATTTTAATAAGATACACACAGTGTGTCACGGATATGACTTAAAGAGAACTATTGTGTTTAGAACTAATGTGCACAATGAGTTATATGGTAGTATCAAATATGCTAATTGTCGAGTATGTATCCAAAGTTTGCGATAATTTTTAAATAAAGGAAGTTTGATATGAATAAAAAATTGTATATGATCGTGGAATTTAAAACCGGTGAATTGATTGAAGTACATCAAATAATAGAAGATAAAAATGAAAAGTTCGAAGCGGATAATGTTATCTATAATTCATTAACTGAGTTTTTTGTCAACTGTATTGATTACCATCCACCAATGGTGGACACTTTTGTAAAAAATATTGAATTGTGCGATATTAAAAACGAAGTACAAGTGACACTGTCACAAAAGCGTGCATTGTGTAATTATAAAATCTATGTTACAAACAAAGATATGGATTTTGAAAAATTTCTTAAATGGGCAAAAGAATGTGAAGAAAACGAGAGGTATTAAAATGAATATTGTTAATTTTGTTACATGTTACTCAAGTGTACTTGGTAGTGTTTGTTTAGTTGATGAAATTTTTTATAGGTTGTCAATACGCCGTTATGGAACAATTAAAACATTTGGTACTTCTGAATATTCAGTTGCATTGAGTATTGACAAATTTGATTGTGTAAAGATTACCATTATTTATAGACCTACATATAAAATTCATACGAAAAAATATCAAATTTACGAAGATGCAAGTAACGTGTTTAATAATTTAGCTAAAAAATATAACAAAGAGAAATATGAAAAAGAGAGAAAAATTATAAATGAAGTTTTAGATGATGCTTCAGTTCCAGAAAAACTAAAATATTGTTAATGAATAATTTTTAAAACAAGAGGAATAGTTGATGACTAAAATATTGAAATTTAAGAAAATCAAAAATGTTATTTCTAACACAAACAATAGTAATAAAAAGACAATTATTCCGTATAATAAAAAAATAGTGCCATTGACCACAAAGGAGTGGGAACAAAAATATTTAGGTAATAATAGGGAATCTAAACGATTGCGTTTGTATTTGACTTCTAGGGGAGTAATTACATTTTTAGATCAATTATTAGTTCCTTGGGAACTTATGTCCAACGATGAAAAATTAATCAAAGAAGATTCTTTAGGTATTTTGTATGACCAATTGGAAAAGTTTGAATCAGTTAAAAATAAAGAATATCCCATTAGGACTATGTTTCATACTGAATACAAAGAAGAATATTTTTCTGATTTTAAATTACAAGTAAGCTGCTCTAATAATAAAATTACTGAGGAATCTGTTTTGTATTTAGATATGATATTAACTTTGTTAACAAAAGTGTTCGATAGTGTGTTTTATGTAAAAGATTTAGCATCTGAACTGTACGATAATAAACTTGTAGTTAGTACCAAAGATTGGATTGTTTTAGATCATTATGAGTGTAACATCAATTCAGTTGCAATAAACAATAAATTTATGTTTGAATTGATTTTTAAATCCGACTGGAATATAAAAAGAGGATTGCTCAAAAAATTAAATAAAAAATCAATGTCTAATTTTGTAAACACTATTGATAGTAAACATATATTTTTGTGGTAGATAGAGCTATACAAATAGTATCCACAATGGTTTGAAAATTGTAACAATTAAGGAGAGAGACTATGGAAAAGCTTACAAAAGAAGAAATCAGAATCAATATTTATAAACAAGATGAGACACAAAAACTTATTGAAAAATATGGTCTTAATCACAAAGGTACATATTTGATTTACGGTGGAGCTGATAACTATAGTCAATTTACAAATCATTATACTCCTTTGCTGGTTGCAGTATATGGAACATTAAAACAAGCTATTAATAAAGCAGTAAATTGTGAAAATTATGTGATAAGAGATAATTATTGTGATGTGTGGAATTTTGGACGTATTGAATATTTAGAAGTTGTTAAGTTGTAAAAAGGAAATAGTGAATGAAATATCTTAGAATTGCACGATATAATGGTGATATGAATAACGATAATATCATTGTTATTTTTCCTAGAGATATAGATCATTTCACAATGGCTTCTTGTTTTAATGATTGTACAACTATTTCTGCCGGTTTTGTAAATTTGAATAACGATTGTATTGATGAAAATATTTGTTACGGCGAATCAAGGTCTTTAAATTTAAAAAGTCTTCCTGAGGAAGATACTAAACTTTTAAGAAGACAATATTGGGATTCTTGGACTGAGCATCTGAAATAACATATAAAAGAAAAGGATATTTAATTATGTTTGTATTATTTAAAACTGAGAACAAAGAAGGTATTGATAAATTTATTGAATTTCTTATTAAACACCAAAGTGATCCTATCTATAAAGGTGAGTGTGTTGAAAATTTATTTATTAATAGTAAATTAACTAGAATCCAGTGGGACAAAGAGGTTACTACTTGTTATGATGTTTATACTTCCAAAGAATTTCAATTAATTGTATTTGAAACTATTGATATTGTTGATAAAGAAATACTTATTGATGTATATGAACAAATTAGAACTAATATTGAAGAATGTGGAGGAATTGAATTGAGATATGAAAATCCATTTGAAAAGTATTGGTAATTTTAATAAATACAATATCTAATTGTAATAAAAATATAATGAAGGAAGGTGAAAATTATTAAACAAAAGGAGTAATGTATATGGACGTTGAACTTGAATTAGCTTGGGCAAATATAAAATGGGCTACATTTGAATTGTTTTTCGTTATTCCATCAATTTTACTTCTTTTAGCAGTACTTTCACTAGTTTTTGTGTTAATAAAAACAAAAAGATTCTTTTTTCCAAAATAAATTTAGTATAGTAGACTGGGGAATTATTCCCCAGTCTACTATTTGTTTATTTGGTATTGATTATTTTTTGGTTATATATTATTCATTTGAAATATCTATTTAACTTTTAACAATGGGAGATTGTATTATGAATCGTTTGGAGTATGCACATGAGGTTTGGAGACAAAATGAAGGTTATGCAATTCCCGAAACGTGCCAAGTTTTTCAAGATAATTTTGATTCTGGAATCATTTATTACAATTGTAATAAATATAAAAACAATGAAAACTATATTCAATTGGAGTTGGATCAAGATTGTTTCTTGGTAACAATGAAAATTGACAATTCGTGTCATGGATTTCCTTTTGACACGGCAATTGAGGCATGTGTTAAATATAACAATTTGATGATGAATTGTTTGAGAAGCTGGCATAAAAAATGCAGAGAAAAATTTTTAATGACTATTGATACTCAGCCACGTCGAATATATCTCGACGATATTAGAAATCCACAAACGGAAGGATTTACTGTATTAAGATCATATCAAGAATTTGTAGATTTTACATTAATGTTTGGATGTCCTGAATACATTTCCTTTGATCACGACCTTGGTAATGATTTACCATCTGGGCATGATTGTTTACAATGGCTCATTGAACGTGATTTACGATTACAGATACAAAAACAAAAATTTATTCCAGATAATTTTGAAATCAATGTTCATTCTGCTAATCCGGTTGGCAAAGAAAACATTGAGAAATTGTGGATTTCTTATAAAAATTTTAAAATAAATTCTTAATAAAGGAATAGTTATGTTTGATTATAAAAGAGCTTTTAAAGGACACATCGTTTTAGGATTGGTATTTTTAATGTCAGGATTTGTTGTTTCTTTGTTGTGTTATGGAATTCTCTGTTTTATAAATTGGGATATTATATCCATTGCACAAGAAGGGAAAGGGACAAGAATTATTTTATTGGGAGCATTTGTAATAGGAGTTGTGATTGGAATAAGTCCGGTAGGTTATATTAGCCGTTTAAAAAGTTTTAGAGAAACTTATAACATGGAGTGATGTATGACTAAGAAAGAAACAGACAATACTAATCATGATTTTGATTGGTTTAAGAAAATTATGACCCAAATTTTTATTTGTGTACTTTCTGTTCTTGGAGGTATTTGTTGTGTATTGATTTTATATTTTGTATATTGCTGGATACAGTATACTATTCTTACATTTGAACAATGTGGTATGTTTTTCCGTATACTGGCATTGTTAGTTCTTTGGTACGGAACTTCGAATTGTTACACTTTTTTAACCAATAAATTTCTTCCAACATCAGCAAAGAAATATAAAGAGTATTAATTTTTGTATTTCTTAAAACAAAACGAAAAAAAAAAGGAATTTAAAAATGACAAGGTTCTTTACTCTTGAGGAATTGGAAAAACGTTGGAACATCCCTTATGAAATTTTATTCAAAATGTTGTATGGATATGAGACAGGTGTTCTTAAAGGAACGGATATTTTTGCTCGAATAAGTTTACCTTACTTTGGAAAAGAAATTAAAGGTCAACTAAATTTTAAGAACACAAAAGAAAGTAAATTGACAATGGAAGAAGCAACTAATTTATCAGTTGCTATATCCAACATGACTATTGAAGAAAAACAAAATACAGATATTGTCAAACGAATAATTCAAGGAGATAAATTACAATTAAAACGGTTGACAAAAAAAATCTGAAGTGGTATATTGGAATGGAAATGGATGTATCTGGAACAATAACACGTAGAAAGAATGAATTTGTAAATAAGGAACATGTTCTTAGTATATGTCTATTAAATGTTATTGAAAATGTTACAAATGACCTTGTTGCAGAGCATACTTGGATTAGAGTCCCTGAAAAATATGTAAAGAAGTATTATCGATATTTGTATAATGATACAAAAATATCGTTTTCAGCAGTTGTGAAAGAATATCTTCACAACAATGTTACCAAGTATTGTTTAGCTAATATGACAAATTTAAAAATACTTTCCATAACAGAAAAACAGAAAAGATATATCGAACAATATTTTAATCAATTAGAGGAAAAATTATATATAAAAGGTTTATATAAAAGAACATTTTAATTGATTGTAAGAGAGGAGATACAAAAGTATCTCCTCTCTTTAATTAATGTATCTTTTCATTTTTTGAAATTATTACATGATTATCATTACAATAAGGAGTTTATATGGAATATTCTACATCTGTTGAAAAATCTAATATTGAAGAAAATAATGTTTTGTATGGTACACTAGATAATGGACAACGTATTAAACTTATAAGAAAAAAGCATCCTGGATTTCCAGATCTTTCATATTACGATGTTATTTTTATTATGGAAAATAATAATAGTCCTTATGTAAAAGAAAGATCTTGGATTCTTAGAGATAAGAAATATCAATCATAACGATTTTCTTTAATAGCAGTATCAACGTCTAATTTAAATATATCTTCGCCTTTTGTAGAAAGTAAAGATTCCCATCTGCACATGTCTGTATAGAATGCATATCTACAATGCCCACCATATTTTTTATGTTGGGTAAAAATAATATCCAAGAAATCAGCAAACTTACAAGAACCATTTTTCTTACGACTTAAATATGCTTTTGTGGAAAGTGTAGTATAAGCATTTCCAGTTAGAAGACTATTGACAAATTGATTAAGTGCAATAACAGTTTGTGTTGTAGCCATGACCATATCCTTTATATAGAATTATAAGGTATAACATGTTTGTATAAATTGGAGAAAATATAATGCAAGATTTAAGCAATATTACTTTGCGAATTGCTGGAATTGAATACGAATCTATTGTCGATGGTCCTGGTATGCGAAATACTGTATTCACACAAGGTTGCAAACATAATTGTAAAGGTTGTCACAATCCACAAACACATGATTTAAATGGTGGATATGAAATTTCTCTATCCGAAATATATGATAAAATTACTGATAATCCCCTTGTAACAGGAATCACTCTTTCTGGAGGAGATCCTATTTTACAATATAAAAAACTTATTCCTCTTGTACAAGAACTTAAAAAACACGACTATAACATCTGGATGTACACGGGTTATTACATCGAAGATTTATTGTATCGTTACACTGACTATGATCTTAGAGATTTCTTTTTGCCTTATATAGATGTTATAGTTGATGGTCCTTTTGTAGAAGATTTAAAATCTTTACATTTAAATTATCGTGGTTCTAACAATCAAAGATTTGTTGATGTTCAAAAATCTTTAAAAATAAAACAAACTGTATTTTGTGAATATTAAAAAATACATTTTTAGGAGTATCTTTCTAATGCATAGACAAACGGAAATTGTATTTAAGAAGTTTTTCAGCAATGGAAAAGATTCCGCTACCTTTTGTTGGAGTATTGGAGAATTGTACGCTGAGTACAAACATTCTTCAAATATTTCAAATGTTCGTGTATTTAGTCTAAGTAAAAACGATTGGGAACCACTTAAAAAATTTACAAGAAAACCTGTAAAAGGATTTATACGTCTTTCGACATATAAACATCCCGATGGAATATTGTTTGACTGTGATAGAGTAATTGATACCAAATGTTCATTATTTGATAATGGCATCCACCTTAGAGCAAATGTCGAATCTTATGTACTAAAAGATTTGTACGACGAATTTCAAATGAATATTGCAGATGAAACCGTAGCAATAAACATTCCATACATGCCAACAAAAGATGAGATGGAAGGTTGTGATGTAAGTTCTACTACTTTATTCTGGGAACCTATACTTAAACTTGAATACAAAGATATGCAACATATTCTTGAATATTCATATGAATTTGAATTTGAAGATGATTCGTGTTTAGATTTCTGCTTGGGTCCTGGCAACCTTATACTTCCTTTATAATAAATGAACAAGTCCACTTTTAAAAGTGGACTTGTTTTTGTGTATATATTATTTTTTTGAGTTTCTTATAATCATTTTAATTTAATAAGGAGAGTAGAAAAATGAAAGAATTTGTGCGCACAATTGTTGACACTATTCAATATGATTGGAATGTAAAATCGGCACTAGTGTACACTTTGTGTTGGATAATATTTATTATAAGTTTATATATTCCATTGTCAGCAATAATATTTTTAATTAACTGTACGACAACAGACACAATTTCTACTAATATAGTTCAAGACACATTAATGATACTTGGAGTATATGTTATTTTTGTAGCCACCACCATATGGTGGAATGTATCTAGTGTAATTAATTGGGTTTTAAATCGTATCTATCAGCGTACCAAATGGGATGGGATGACTGAATGAAATCATTTGTAATAACTGTCTGTGGATGGTGGGTATTAATTGCAATGATTTTTATAATGCCTTATTTGATTGTAGGCATTCAACTTGATGCAGGGTTTAATGTTTCTGATTGGGATGAATCCCACAGATCTACTTATGTTTTATCCGTATATATGACAGCGATATTAAGTTTAGGCACTGCGGTATTGGATGAATTCTTTAATCGCAGGTAATAAAATAAACTACAAGGATGTAGTATGAAAGACACTTTAAAACAATTATGGTTGGTGACAAAATACGTGCTTGGTTTTAGTAAAAATTTTGCACGAGAGGATATTGATAATATTAAATTATTTCGATATGAAGTGGAATACACAAGACAAGTTTTAATTTTAGCAATATTGGAAATATTAATATTTTTTGGAGTAGTTACACTAACAGTAAATTTATTACATAATTTTGCTGTGATAGCATTTATTATTTGTTTAGTTGAACTTTTAATCTATTTACTTTTGCTCGACAGTTTAATTTGTACCGCAAAAACAAAATTGCAGAAAAAGTATAATATTCATGAAGATGATTAGGAGCATATTTACATGATTACTTATATTCAAGTATTTCTTACTTTGTTTCGAGGTCATTAACCTTTAAACAAAGTGAGTTTATTGTGGCTAAAGAAATCGTTTACATGTATTGTTGGGCATTCGAAGTTCGTTTGGAAAAAATTGATAATGCTATTCGGGTTATTTACCGTTATGATCCTATTCCGAATACGGGTGGTTATAAAGGGTATAAACGGAATACTCGTTGGCGTCGTCACGTCAATACTCAACAGGAACGTAAATGGTATTTTGCATATCCTGAATTTGTGAGGACTAAAAGAAATTTTAAGAAACTTCCTTCAAGGTGGAATGATCTTAAGAACAGTAAAATGAGCACTCGTTCTTGGAAAAGAACGAAAAAAGAAAAACAGTGGATGTAAAATAATGAGAAGAGAGGAAGTATTAATTTACTTCCTCTCTTCTATGTAATGATTAATAAAAGGAGAGGAGGATATAATTTATGTCCAGTTCATTTGCGCCGTGGTATTATAGATATATTCTTTATAAAATTCCATTTCTGTATAAAAAACAAAAATGTGGGAATTATCATCCTTTTTGGGATAGATTGTGTTTTTGTTTAGAAGGAGAAAATGATAATGGAATTATTGATTTAAAAACAGGTGAACAGTATAAAAGAAAAGAAAAATAATTATTTATGTTATACCAATATTTAAAAACTTTATTGCTTGGAGAATTTGGAATAACAATAATTATTTATATTGGTGCAGTTCTTATAAATGGTTCATTTAAAGCAAGTGATTGGAATACTTATTATAACTCAATGAAGTGTTAAATGCATGGAGAATAGTTATATTTGTAATTATTACATTAATAAATTTAATAACTATATTTGCTGGAGCATATAAATGATACATTATATTCAAATAAATCTCACGTTGTTTTAGGTTATTTCAACCTTTAACAATGTGAGTTGTGTTTATGAGTTTGTTCTTTTCTTGTTTTTTGATTGTCAATAAAGATTTTCATAAACATTATAAATATCGTCAGGGTTCTGTTCCTGGTATTCACAAACATGGTCATTGTGTCGGGTTTAAGCATCCCAAAACAACACAGGAAAAAAGACAATATTTTGCTTATAAAGACTTTGTAAGAGCAAAAAGAAAGTCTAACAATCTTGTAACGAGTTGGGATGATATTTATCGTTCCGATATTTTGACCAGAACTTGGAAAAATACTAAGAGAAAGAAACAATGGATGTAAAATAAATATTAACATTTAAAATTTATATATAAGAGTAAGGGAATATTTTCCCTTACTCTTATATATTTGGTATTTTTTATGTTTTTAATAAATATTCTTTGTGCTTTGATTATTGTATTTGTTGTAATTTTATTGTTTACAAAATGAAGGAGATAAAAGTTAATGAACAATGGTCTTTATGTAAAAGTACCTGAGGAGTTCAATATAATAGATCCTTGTTTTTAGAAAGAGATGTAGATAGACTCTTTTTTACAGGAAGCTCAACAAGACTATATAAAGGTAAAGAATTTAAATATGATAAAAATGTTTTTTATACATTTGCTATGTGTGCAGAAACTATTGTTGAACAATATGGAAATAGTTTACTAAAAGAATTTATAACTAATGATCTTATTAGTTTATATGTAAACTTGTATTTATCTGAAGAAAATAAAGAATTTTATAAACAACATAGTAGTATTTTGTATAAAAAATCATATCTCTACAATAATACTCTTTATATTCTTTCCGATATGGAAGTGATATATTCTACATTTCCATCGATTGATGAAATTATTATATTTGATAATTATAAAATATCTATTTATGATTTTCAGAAAATTTTAGATTTGTTTATTAATACACAACCGTATGGTGAGGAAAAATACAAACATATTTTAATTATAATAATAAATAAACAAAATAATAAAAAATCTACGTATATCATTAATTTTGATGAAATAAAATCATATATACCTAATTGTGTTGTTTGCGGAAGTCATAATTGGAGTTGTTCATATACATCAAATTCTGCGCCTCATTTTTTTTTGTATGTAAAGAATGTGGGTATATGTTCAATGACATAAATAGATTTATGTACACTATAAAAAGAAAAGATTCTATTTTAAAAGAACGAAAGGAAGGAAATAAATGATCGAATGGTTGATTACGGTATTTACTTCCATACAAACAAATCCCATTGTTGCAGGATTGTTTGGTACTACTTTTATCGCTGGATTTGTTGCATATTTTAAAAATATTCCAGGAAAAATATATGATCTGATTTATAATTATTTTACAGTAACAATTAACATTTATGAAGCTGAAGATAAACCATTGTATTACATTATTGATAAACATTTGTCAACTAAACAACTATATACATTGAATAAAAATTATGGAGTTATAAGAAAGTCACAACAAGATTATTTCAGCGGAATAGAAACTATGTCAACACCTGCAGAAATATTTAAGGCAAATGTAACATATGACAACGATACGTCCTTTTTTGTAGATAGACTTCGATCTGTATTTGGTTATATGAATAATGAAATTTTAGTATCAGAAGATCCAAAAATTACTGATTGTAACAATGACAATTATTTAAAATTAATAAGTAATGTTGGAAATTCTTATTATTGTAAATTTGGAAAATTTTGGTGTAATGTTAGAAAAAATGTAGATGAATCAAATAAATTAATTAAAACAGGTAGATATAAAATTACATTTTTTACAAGAAATGTTAACATAGTACATCAGTTACTGTCTAATCTAGTTGCCAAATATGAACAAGATGAAGACAAATATAAACAACGTATTTATTATAGAGAGGGTAATCATTGGGATGGTATCATTAAAGATAAATTAGATAATAGTCTTTTCTTACCAACGAAACATACAGAAGCTATTTATAAAAAAGTAGCCTATTTCTTAAACAATAAACAGTCCTATAAAGAACGATCAAAGGTATATCGAGAAGGATTTTTGTTATATGGTATTCCTGGTTGTGGAAAAACGCATTTTATTCAACAACTGGCGAATGATTTTGATTTAAATTTGTATATTATTAATTTAAATGAGTTTGGTTCTGATCGTACATTTATTTCGGCCATGTTAAATATTGATTATCCATCAATAGTTGTATTTGAAGATGTAGATGCAATGAATATAAAAATCAATAGAAAAATATCTCAGAATAAACCTATCCAGATTCGACAAACTGATGATGAAGAAATGCAAAATGTAGTCACGAGTGACGAGGAAGATGATGATTTTTATGTAAGAAGATCAGGTGTTTCAATTTCAGCTATTCTTAATGTATTTGATGGAATTTATAGTCAAGAAGGTCAACTTATTTTTGCTACAACTAATTATCAAGATCAACTTGATCCTGCATTTGTTCGTGCAGGTAGATTTAATACCAAAGTTGAATTTAGTTATATGACTAGATACGAAATATGTTTGAAATTAAAAACTTATTATAAAGGAGAAACTTCAGAAACAAAACTTAATGACAATATTCAAATCACTATAGCAGATCTCATGAAATGTTGTATTGATAATGAAAAATTAGAAGATTGTATCAAAGAAATCAATACTAATTTTACTAAAGGAAAATAAATACCATGTCTGATCCTATTATGGAAGATGTGAAACATTGGCTTATGTGGGATATTATCATTGATATTTTTAACAAAGTTAGAAATAATGAAATACAATTTGATGAAAATGAAATATTTGAATATACTGCTGCTTATCCAAAAACAAATAAAATTAGTATAAAACTGTATTGGCATTATAGTGTACCATACATAAAGAGTGATATTTGTGATTATGTGTTTAAAGATTTAGATATAAATCAAAATTGTTATTTATGTATGTATGATTTAAATATTGATCGTTCAGGAAAATGTACATTTTGTCCTGCTAAAATTGAGACTCCAGTACGTAAAAATTGCTTAAATGGATATTTTAGTCTAGTTAATTGGGTTACTCTTGACCAGCTTCCATATTTAGAAGAAGATGTTTTTAATGTCATTATTCATTATTGTAAAAAAATAAGAGATATTGAGTATAAAGAAGGTGTGATACTTAGAAGTCAATTAGATAACCAATCTGTACAATTTAAACCATTTGACAAAGTACTTGTAAGAAATTTTGATCATGACGAGTGGCGTGCATCTTTCTTTAGTCATCTATCTTCTAATTACTTTGAAAAATATTATTGCGTAGATGGTGCATATTACAAGCAATGTATTCCATATGAAGGCAACGAACATCTTATTGGAACGACAAATAAACCAAAATAAAAACAGTTGTTAGACTTATAAGAGAGATGGGAATATTCCCATCTCTCTTATATAAAAGAAATATTATTTTTTTATTTATTTAATGTTATTCCTGCAGGAAAGATAACATCTACTGACCAATTTATTCTTTGTTCTTCGGTGTAAAGTCTACCATTGACAAGAGAACGTTCATCGGTATAATCATTTCCTCGATATGAAGTAGGATAGATATATTTGCCTCCCGTAGTAAATTTGGGTGGCCAAATAAAATCCAAATACGTTACATCCTTTGGAAAATCTTTTGTACCTTTTCTATATGTCGAATAAATGAGAGTTTCCAATCTGTTTTTATCTTCAGCAGAAAGTTCTTTGATATATCTATTATACAAAGCAAGTGTATCTGGTGAAAAATATTTTCTTCTATTGTAATGTCTTTTAAAGATATGCTTAAATAACCAAGATTTAGTTAGCATAGCACCTGCTGCAGCACAGAGCATTCCTGAATGAGAACCGTGTGTAGCTAAAGCAAAAAATCTTCCTATAAATACGGAACAATCGTGAACAGATATCATAAACATAGGAAAGAACAAAATATAGTTTAACCAATAGGCTACGAGATATCTTTTCTTATTTGTGATTTTGTAACCAAGATATAACCAGAGCATATGTCGAATATCTTTCATGGTATCCCATACTCTCCAAGGTTCCCAAACAAATCCTCTTCCAAATTTTTTACCATGTACTTGATGATTGAGTAACATGGGCCATTTTGAAAATGAAGAATAATCCCAAATAGTTCCTAAGATATCTCTTTCATTATCCGTTAGTCCATAAGTACACATGCGATGTGAAATAGCTCCTAGGAACCCAGATAACATATCGGTACTAAATTGTACTTCTTCTGCAGGATTTTCAACAACAGGAGTTCTGTGAAAGCATTTATGTTCTTTGTCACAAAGTAACATGATCTGATTCCAATAACCGTCATCATCAGTTGCCCAATAATACATACCAAGAAATTTGGCACAATCACCATTAGTAAGCAATTTATTTTTGTTAAGTTGCTTGTTTCTTTCTGCATACATTTTTTCCAAATGGATATTTTCTTTACTGTAATCACCAGTATTATTGTTTATATCTGTAAATTCAGGATGATACTTTGGAGGATGCCATAAAAATCTTCCTATAAATCCAATAATAATAGTTATAGGTTGTAATACGATTACTGTAAACAAAAGTAAAAGATAGTATTGAAACATATTTTACATACCTTTATAAATATAAAAAAGTTATAATTAGAATTTTTATTAAAAATAACTGCCTAAATATATGATGGTGACTCATAAGATTCCTTTTGTGAAAAAGAGGAATTTTAGTATGGACTGTGATGGAAAACATTTGGCTAGGGTTATTTTGGAAATGGATAAATATATGCCACGTGATACTGAAATACCGGACAGTATAAAAAAGCCCAACTTTTGTTGTATGTTTTGTGAAGTATCAGATTTACCTATTGATGAAATAAGTAAATGTTGTGGTTTGTATTATGATCTGAGTCCAAAAACATTCGAAATTTTAGCTAAAGAATTTGAAAACTATGTATGTAAATTCGAAGAAGAAAATACGGAAAAAGAGAAAGAAGAATAGTATTTTATTATTCTAGAACAGGGGAATATTCCCCTGTTCTAGATATATTTCTATTTTTTAAATTCACGATAGTATTGTTCTAATAAAACATCATATTTATTTTTTGCATATCCAGGTCCATTATATCTTAAAGCAAACGTTTTCCAATTTTTATCTTTAAGATATTTAGTAAGTCCTTCCGTATGAATATATTTACAAAATAAAAGAAGTTGTTCTTTAGCTGATGCGAAATTAAGTACTTCATATTCTAAAACAGAAGTACATAGACAAATATCATAATTAAATCCCATAATTTGAAACATACCATAAGAAGTAGAACATATGGCAGCTTCTTCGTTAATTTTTTTAGCTCTGTTTAATCTTTCCCATTCAGCGTCACCATTTTTATAATATTTTCTGGTTTGAGCTTTATAAAGAATATCATCTATATTTTTATAGGTAGATAATGTTTTATTTAGAAGATTTCTTTTAGATAATTCTTTCCAAAATACTTGACCTTCAAAAAGAATAGTAGGTTTATGCGAATCAGTGAATCCGCTTCCAAATGATTCTATTTTAGCTACTGCTTGTAATGCGGGAAGTTCGATATCTAAAAAATTAGCCGCATCTTCGTAGTCATTTTGTGACAGAGTAAATTTATCGTCCATAATAAAGTTCCTTTATAATAGTTAATATAATGTATTTCATACAAAGGAGTAGTAATACATGCAATCACGTAAATTTTCAGTTACTACTGATGTTCTCAAAAGAATAATAACAGGATCTGGTCTTGATGAGGGTGATAAGATTAATTCTGAAGTTATTCCTTTTTGTACTGAAGAAGATATCGAAAAATTATCTTCCACTACTGTAGTATCTCCTGCAGATGTTAATAAAGTTCTTAATAAATTTCCTATTTCAATAGAAGCAGGCGGTACTGGAAGAACAGATGGAACAGTAGCTAAAGCTGATTATGCAGACACAGCAGGTGTAGCAAACGAGATAGATTGGTCTGGTGTAAAAAATGCACCAAATCAATTCCCTGTTGAAGCACACTTTCATACTGATGATACTCTACACAGTTTAGATTCATCCAAATTGTTGGGTACAATTGGCACTAAAAGATTTCCTGTAGGTAATAAAGGCGATGTTATTATTTCTACCGAAGATGAAAATGTTGTTGGTTTATACCCTATTAATATAACTAGTTATGTATGTGAGTCAGCTGAAGAAGTTGCAAAATGTAAAAACAGTAAACCTTCCATGCAAGATTTGTTCTTACGTTATTCAAGAATATCTCATTCAGCTTTGACTACAGTTCCTGATATTGTAACTAATCCTGGAGGATATCCTGCAGCGCCTTCAGAATTACTTTCTTGGGAATATAAAAAGAATGAAAATCTTATTTACAATACCACCAATAGTGCATCTTTTATTGGTTTGATTTCTCCAGATAAATACACCGAATACGATTTTGATGTTATTGTCAAATCGAGTAATATTGATGATGATACAATTGGTGTCGTAGCTACTTTTGCACGAGATGCTTCTGGAAAAGAACATACTTTGAGTTTTTTGAGAAGCTGTGGAGGATCAAATTTCACCTGGACTTGTTATTATGATTCTTCGCAATCTACTAGTTTTGCTATTGCCAATAAATCAAATGTCATCAGATGGGGAAATGGTGCAACTGGAGCCACACCTCAAGAAGCCGGTTATGTAGCACAAAATCCTGCACACGGATGGAATGGACATCCAAATGGAACTCGTATTTATGTTTCCAGAAGAGGGAATATAATAACCGCATCGACATCTCAGCTTGACGAAACCACATTGGTAAAAACTTCTGAGATAAAAATAGATTTAACTTCAGATTCACGTTTACGTATATTCACAAAACCTTGTGCTATGGGGTATTGTGCGCATTCACAGCCGCACTGTAGTTGGTATATCAATTCTTTTATAGATCCTTCGCAAAGAATTTATGACGTTGAAACAAATGTCATTTGGGAATACAATACAACAGCTGGAGAATGGGAAAAATATTCCACCAATAAAACTATTATGGATCTTCTCGTTCCTGGTAGATACGTATATAATCCAGTTACATATAAATTGTTTTATGTAAGAGAAACTTTTGTCGAACTTGTTTCAGACAGTTTCAAACCTGATACCGTGGAGTATTCTAATAAATGGAGTCAGCCAAGAAACATTGCTATATCTGGAGCAGTAATCGGCACTGCTACTGAATTAGATGGTTCTAAAGATATTACTATTCCTACCACCGAAGTAAAAGCTGAATATATAACAGGCACATTAGCAAACAATACCACAGGAAATGCTGCAACTGCAACAAAATTACAAATTGCTAGAAAAATTAATACGGTTTCATTTGATGGAACAAAAGATATTACTATTTACGATTCCACTAAATTGCCACTTGTTGGTGGTAAACTAACTGGTCCTATTAATTTTGATGGAGCGAGTAAACAGTGGAGTAATATCTTAACTTCTTCTGATGGATCTCTTATTTATCAAAATAATTATAGTGGATATAGTCCTACTCTTAATTTAAAGACAAATGATGGTAGAGTAGGAATTGGTACTTATCAATCTGGATTATATGTTACTTATTTTAATGATGACAACACAACTAATACTCCAGAAAATCAATTCATTATTACTGCTGATCAAATTAGTACTACGAAAAAGGTACGAGTTACCGGAGAGATAATTGCTCCTGGTGGTGTTACAGGTAACGCTTCTTCAGCTACTAAACTAGCTACTGCTAGAAATTTTAATATTGCTGGTGCAGTTACGTCAAATACTGTAGCGTTTGATGGTACGAAAAATATTACGTTAAGTATTGATACTTTAGATGCTTCTAAGTTAACTGGAACCGCTTCTGTTAATACTACCGGCAATGCAGCTACTGCTACAAATGCTGTAAACGCAACTAATGCCACGAATGCAACAAATGCAAATGTTGCCAACGTATCAAAGACATTGGGTGTTGGTGGTGGTACTAGTGGTATGATCTTTAACTGGTCAGGGCAAGGTGGACAACCATCATGGTTATGGGGTGGTAATGATCCTGCTAATATGTATGTATATAACCCCTCTAACTTTAATGTCAGCTATAGCAACAGCTCCAACTATAGTAATAGTTCTGGATGGGCATCTGGAGCTGGATATGCTGATAATTTAAGAATAAATGGTGCAGTTGTAAGTAGTAACAGTGTATCTGTTCAGATTGCTACATACAACAGACATGAATATGATCAAAGAAACGATATTAAAAATGCATATTTTTATTTTGACTGTGCTGGTTTTTCTAAAACAGAAGGAGCTAAAATTATAATTCAGTCGAATGTCAGTTTTTCAGCACAATTTGTTGAAAATATATATTTTAATATCAACAATACTGGAAATGTAAAAGTAGCAGGAAATCATGTTTCAACTAGAATGAATTTGTTTGTGTATACTGGTGGTACATATGTTGAATTAAAAGACAATGTTGTATTCTACAATTGTCAATGTGATGATTCAAGATGTGGAGATGATGGATTTTAATAAAAGGAATATATTAATATGATTAATTTGTATCACAACCCGGATTTATCTAAAGATGTTTTAACTTATAACAATCAATTGAATATTAAAATAGATAAATCAACAATGATATTTACGTTAACTTACATAGATGAAAATAATGAAGAACAAACAGATATTAAAGAATTAGAGCTGTCAAATTATTTTTCTTGGATCTTTATGCAAAATACTAAAGATGAGTATGTTGTAAGAGAACCTGGAAAATCGTATGAAAATCACAATGCTATTTTTCCTATTATCAAATTGACTCATCCTTATAGAAGTAGTTATACTTTTATTCACAATTTAATTAAAGGTAATATCATTCTTCAAATTGATACAGGTATTGTAACTGATATTTATAGAGAAATAAGTATTCGTCTTACCGGCATTCCAAAAGAACATTGTACTATAGAAGCTGATGAAGAAGTCAGTGAAATTAATACAATGACTAGATCAGAAGCACTTACAAAAGTACATCCCAAGTATATTTTGTGGCCAAATTATGGAGTTAAGATTAATAATACCTTATATAAATATAGAAAAACTACTCAAACTCCAGTTATTTCTGACAATATGGACATACCAATATCTGTAGGAAGTAAAGAACATTTAGATATTAACATTATTAAATACGATTCTAATTTTGAGAATACTTTAACAAGGGAAGTTGATACAGAAGATTTGGAACTTACTTGTTCTTGTGGTCTTATTAATGCGACACGAGTATTTCTTGATAAAGGAAAAGCTACTATTAGATTATATCCATTTGGATATAGAGGTAAATTTAAATTGAAACTCGGATGGCGTTGGTGGCCAGGTCTTAATGAATACGAACTTCTTTTAACTGATTAAAAGAACAAATGGAATACAAAAATTTATCCATATATCTAGGTAGTAAGTGCAACGCTAATTGCACTTACTGCCACAGAGATATTACTAACGATGTTTCTTTGTCAACAAATTTTTTACAAAACATTTCAAATAACAGTCAATTAAAAAGAATTAAATTTTTTGGTGGGGAACCAACTCTCTATTTATCTGAAATGCAAAATATCATAAATGCTCTTCCAAACAAAGATGTTAAGAAATGGATTTCCACAAATGGTTTGCTTTTAACTGATGATCAAGTATTTAATTTTATTCTCAAAAACAACATTATAGTAACAATAAGCTATGATGGTTTAAGAGGACTCAGGCAATATAAAAATATTTTTGATAATGTTGATTATTTAAAACGTCTTCAACAATTAGATAAAATTGATACAAGCACTACCATTTTTAGAAATAATGTTTTTTATTTTACGGAACTTTTAAAAGAATTTGATGAATTATCACATAAGACAAAAAAAAATATTACCTTATATCCACACTTTATGCATTGTCTGGATAAATCAGATCAGATGCTTAATTTAAGTTTAACTACTGTGCATATGGAAGAATATTTAAAACAATATAAAAAATATGTTTCCAAATATCTTCATGATTATTGGTATTATGGAATTACCAATATAAAATTGGAAAAATTAAATTGGCATCTGGAAACCAAATTAAAAACATTTTTTATTCCAGGTGAAACTATTTGTGTTAATCACAATAGCATAAAAACAGATACGCAAGGTAATTGTTATTATTGTCTTTACAGAAGAAATAAGATTACTTATCTTGGAACTGTAGATGATTCTGTTGAAGATATTTTATTAAAATCACAAGAGCTTATCGATATTTATTCTCCTAAATGTTTAAAATGTTCATTGTATCCACATTGTGGAGCTGCTTGCATTTTGAGTGAAACTCATCATGTAGAATGTTATTTTTATAAAAATATTTTACCTTGGTATCAAGATGAATTATCCAGATATGTTTCTTAAAAATTTGTTTGTGTTTCATACTAGAAACAAGTTGTTTGGAGAACTGACTCTTGACATCTATGATTCTTTTCTATATTTGCAATATGCCAATAAATCTTTAACATTGTATTTCGATAGCATTGAAGAAGATTCTTCTGTACTATTGGGATATAATGGAAATTTAGAAAAGTTATACACACTTTACAATTTTGATATGGTGACAGGATATCTGAATTGTCTCAATAAAGATTTTTGTAGATTGAATAAAGTGTGTTCTTTTATGCAAATAGATAGAAAGAATCATCAATTTTTTACAAAAATCTTTTTGCCTATGAATCAGTTTTCTTTGATTTCAAATACTCATTCTTTTTATGACAATTGTTATGATGTAGAAAGTGCTTCAGATCTTTTTGATTTACGTTTTATTCCTAAAATTTACATCAATTCAGCAAAAGTAATTAATAACAAATTGTATCTTAAATACGATATAAAAGCATCTGACTACCGTGAAGATTTTATTTATTTTACTTATTTAAATGAAAGTAAAAAGGTTTTTACTCGTTGTGGAGAAATACGATTTTCTAATTATAAACCTTATCAATATCTTTTTTGTGGACGTAAAAATTGTAACAATTTAGGAAGAAGAATTTATATAGATTCATTTCTTTTGTGAATAAGGATAATGTTATCATGGAAAGTGAATTTGTTTACATACCGACTGATAAAACAGTTCAGTCAATACAATTTTTGCAAACTATAGCTGATAAAACAAATAATACTTTAGATGATGTAAAGATTGCTCTTAATGTTAAACAGATTAATCCAAATAGTAAAGAAGATATTCTTTTCTTGAATGAAAATAGTGCACCTTTAAAAATAACATTGTTTGATCCTAATTCACAAACACAGTATACAAAATTTTTATTATTTGAGCCTTACAGACTTTATTTTGTCTGGGAGGATGGTACTCCACTATATTCGACTGATGTTGTAAACGATATCATTTGGAATATCAATACAAAAAAGAAATATTTTTCAAAACCTACGAGAATGGAATTTAGAATTATTGTAGGTAGAGGATGTAATTTTAGATGTAAATATTGCGATCAGATGGATGGAGAATATACATGGAAAGAACTTGATACATCTGATAAAAATTTAGAAAAACTTTTATATCAACTTTATTTCATTTCTAAAGATAAAGAACAAATTGATTTTGTTTTTTGGGGTGGAGAACCCATGCTTTATTGGGATACCATCGTATCATTAACTAATAAAATTCAATATATATTTAAAGAAAAGAACATACGTTTAGGAATCATTACTAATGGCTCTTTATTTACAGAAGAAAATACCGATTTTATTATTAAAAATAATATTACCGTGACAATATCACACGATGGTCCAGGACAGGGAATGAGATCAAGTGATCCATTTAAAAATCCTGAAAATATGAAACTTATTTATAAACTATGTGATCATCTTGAGAATAATTTTTGTTTGAATCCGGTATTTTCTAAAGAAAATTATTCGCACAAAAAAGTCAATGAATATTTTTATGATATTTTTCATAAGCATATTCGGTTAGGAGAACTTTCTCCAGTACAAGTTGTTGGTGATAAAATATATGATCAAAGAATTCCTGAAGATCAACTTCTTGTATATGCAAAAGAAACATATCAATATTTATTGGATGCTCTAAGTAATGGTACCAATAGCGGATATCAACAAACTCTTGAAGGTGTCTGTAAATTTATTTATAATGTTTTTTCTGATTATTTTGTAGCGTACGATCACGGATGTCCTGCTACTAATGAAAATATATATACTGTTGATTTAAATGGCGATCTTTTTACTTGTCAATCTTTTACTACAAAAGAATCTGATCATTGTTATGGAAATATTTATAATGATACATCCACATTTAAACCAGTTGCTCCAACAACATATAAGAATAGAATAGAATGTGTTAACTGTCCTGTTCTTTATTTTTGTCGTGGGGGATGTCCTCATTATAATGGACAATATAGAGAATATAATTGCAGAGCTTATTTTTGTAAATGGCTTCCTTTTTTAAGTCTTGCTATTACTATTCTTACAAATGGTCTTCTTGTCAATTCCATTGAAGGAAATTATTTGCGTAAATTGTAATAAAGAGGGTTTTCAATATGAAAGATTATGGTAATGTTATTCATAGAACTATAGATGATTCATATGTCATTGATAAAGGAGGATTTCCTTTTCATGTCTATCCGTTTATGAAAGAATTTGCTGAAGAATGGGATAATGTATTTGAATATGCAGAAACACATCCAGAATGTGTAACTGAAGAAGAACCTATAGAAATATCTTTTGAACAACACAAATTAAATAAGAAAATAAAAATTGATAATGATGTTTCAGCAGCAATTTTTGCTGGATTTGATTATTCTGTAAATGATGTATTGTATCATTTTAATTACAGCATGAGAGATCAACAAAATTTTTCAGATACCGCAAATCTTTGCATTTTGAAACAATTGGGTATTTCTGATCTTCCTGATAGTATAACTTGGAATGCTTACACTATTCCAGATAGTACTCTTGTACAACTAACATTTAATACTTCTGAATTTTTAGCTCTGTACACAAATGGTGCATTAGCCCATAAAAACACAAATATACAAAAAGGCAATATAAGAAAAGAACTTATTGCAAAAGCGACTACGATAGAAGAACTTGAGGCTATATAAGTTATAACAGATAAAATATTGTATTGTTTTAAAATCTTATCAACTAGAAGGAGTTTTAGCTCCTTCTAGTTGATAAGGATAGAAATATTTAAATACCATCATCTATTATTTAATTAATTTGTAATATTAGTAAATTCTAAAACACAATCCAAATGCTATATCCGCTTCTCCAGTAGTACATATAATTGAACCGCCACTGGCTATTGTTATATTAGAATTGTTTTGTAACCACCATCCAGCATCAATAGTCGAGCTACCATCTACACGTTGTCTAATATAAAATATCATCCATGTTCCACCTTGGAGAGCTTGTAAATTAGAATTAAATCCAGCTACTATTTTATTAGCTCCTAAAATTAATCGTCGCTGTAATGGTATTTCAGTTGTACCATTACTAAATGCTGGAAATAACCAATCTGCGTTTTGCCATACTAAATGATAATAATCTAATGTATTTGCATTTTCTGCATTTGTACAATTAACAGCATGTGTACTTTCTAATGCCATTGGAACAACTGCGTCAAGTTGTGCACGACTACCATCAGATTTTTCCAATTTAAAATTTCCATCGGATAATATGGAAAACATTCCACTAGTAGAATTATTTTGTATTGTTATTTTATCACGTACTGTAAATTGACACGATGACGCTGCGCTTCCAGTTCCATCCTCGTTGGTCTGTACGCTTAAAGTATGATATTGTCCCTGACTATTTTTAGAAAACATTTGAACTAATTTATCATTGTTATGAGATTTTCGCTGTAAAAAATCAAAACCACCCATGGTGTAATCATTTTTATCTTGAATATAATAACCAAATTCAGTATCTTCTGATGGCGGAATATCTGCTGCATTGTTTTTGTCTTGGATACCTATACTTTTTAAAACATTTCCACCAGTGAATATATTTGTTAACAGTTGTGGTAAAGCCATAGGGTATATTCTCCAATATAATGTAAAAATATCTTTTTCAATATAATAAAGAATATCGTTTGTTTTTTTTTGTAAAGAAATACTGTATTATTACTAATTAAAAGTGAGTTAATCTATTATGATAACAGTTACATTTAAAACAGATGTGTTTACTAAAAAACCAGTTGCTATCACTTGGATATACACTACAAAACAAAGATGTTTAGAAATAAAACAAATTCCAGGTAAAATTCAACATTTTGCACCAAAAGAAATTCCATTAGGATTTTATAAAAATCCTATTAAGTATTATTATGATGATCAATATAATCGATTGAGACGTTTGTATTCTAAACCAGAATTTAGTATATTTGAAGACAATGTTGATTTTCCAGAATCTGATATTATTACTAAATTTGAAGTTATGGTAACTCAATACGAATATAAATTTTATAATATTGGTGTTGAAGGATTACCAGTAGAAGATGCACTTACAACAACTTATCATCCTGTATATGTTGATTGGGGTGATGGGAAATACACTAGGCTTGCTTTCACTGGAACAAGTTATGAAAAACTATATCACAAATATGATACTGAATCTGGAATTAGAACAATTACCATTTATGGCAAATGTCGTAACATTGTTATGACTGATGAACCTACGTTAGTAAGGATTAATTTGCCATTTAATAATATTGAGTTTGATAATACAATATCTTTTTCAGGATTACAAAGAAATCCAAATCTAAAAACTATTCCTGGAGATATTTTTAGCAATTTTAAGTATATAAAAAATAACATTTGTGATTCCATGTTTTACAAAACCAGTTCTTTGAATCCTATTTTAGAAGAAATATTCTTTCCATTTAAAGACAAAATAGTTTCATGCAATAATACTTTTAAACAATCAGAAAGTTTTAAAATTATACCAGATAGAATATTTGAAAAGAATTCAAAATTGACTAGTTGTAACGGAACTTTTTCTTATACAAGTATTATTACTGTTCCTGCTTCTATATTTAAATATTGTCCCAATCTTAGTAGTGTAGCAAATTGTTTTAGAGGATGTGAAAATCTTCTTTTTATACCTCTTGATTTATATAGATATAATACAAAACTTAAAGATGTATCTTATTGTTTTTATGGATGTTTATCTATTGAAACTATTCTTGAATCTATTTTTTTGTATAATACTGAACTTACTAATGTGGCATATTGTTTTTATGGATGTAGCAAAATAAAACATATTCCACCTAAAATTTTTAGGTTTAATAAAAAGATAACCAATTTTTCTTATGCGTTTGCTAATTGTACTGGTATTGTTGGAGATGTTCCGGAATTATGGAATGAATTTCCGGATGCTACAGGAACAGGATGTTTCAGAGGATGTACAAACGCTTCAAATTATGCAGATATTCCAGATAATTGGAAATAATGTTTATTGGTATATATCTCACTAGGAGTGACCTAGTGAGATATATACTTGATTAATTAAAGTTTTGTTTTAATTTAATACTGGAACCAGATATCTCCGTTAGCTCCACCTGATGGTGCTGCTGTAGATACTGTTTTAGCTGCACCATTCCATTTAGTAGATGTTCCTGATTCGCTAGCATATGGTACATTCGCATTTACTGTAGCTCTTGCACCACTACCATTAATAAAAGCAAATGCACCATCAGATTTTAATACAAGTGTTCCATTGGTTGTATTTCCCCAATGAAAACCTATTGATGGAGCATAACCTATATCAGTTTGTGTATTGCTTACATAGTTATTTTCTCTAATTTCTAGTGCACTATTACGATATCTTTCTGTAGCTGAAGAGACATATGTACCAGAAAGATTTGTTACTGCACCTGCAATATACGTTGGACATGTTATCGTAGCTTGTCCGGTACCATCTTCAGCAGTAGCAACACTTATAACATGATAATTACCTTGACTATTTTTAGAAAACATTTGAACTAATTTATCATTGTTATGAGATTTTCGCTGTAAAAAATCAAAACCACCCATAACAAATTTATTTTTGTCTTCAACATAGAAACCATGTTCGGTATCCGCAGATGGTGCAATATTTGCCACATTGTTAACATCTACGATTCCTATACTTCCAGTTAATTCTCCTCCAGCTGTGGATAGTGCTGATTTGTATTCTCCACCACCAGTCAAGAAATTATTTTGTTCTCCAGCTACAGCAGGTGGGACAAGACCGCTTGTACCGTTTGTTGATGCTGTCGCACCTTCGTACTCAGGTACTGAGATAATACCGTTAGTAACACGAATACCATCTCCAACTTTATTTCCTGAAAATAGCTGTTTCCAAGCACTCCATGTTTTTTCTGTTGAAGTTAGAATAGTCCTGTATGTAATCGTACTATCAGATATCATGATTTGAAAGATGCGTCCGTTTTGTCCAGGAATACCAGTTACAATAAGAGAACCAATGGAAGCTCCGGGGATATTGAGAGCCGAAGAAGGACCGTTAGTGGGATTTCCTGTTACTCTATAATTTCCTGGAGTTATAAGCGTATTAAAGTCCAGATTTGGCATCTCTTTAGCATTTCCAATTTGTCCACGTACGCTTGCCAAATCTTCGATATTCCCATCAATAGCAATATCTGTAGGATATGTCCAATCACCGTCAGCCCCTAGAGTCTTTCCAAGATCAGATTTTAACGGAGGTGGTACAAGTCCAGACACGCCATCAGTCAAAGTTGTAGCTCCTGCCATTTCAGGAACAGAAATAATACCATTGTTAACTGTGATACCATCGCCTAGTCTAGAAGATAATATAATTTCTGACCAAGCTGACCAATCAGTACTTGCTTTTCGATATTGCCGAATGAACACTCGTTCTCTAGCTGATGAATAATTGTACGCTATTTGAAATATGTTTTTATTAAGTGTATATTTTTGACTATTAAAAACTTGCAAGAAAAAAGCATTTCCTTCAAATGGAGCATTTACGCTTCCTGGTGCATTTATTAAATAAAATCCACTTTCCGTAATAGTATTATAATCTATGTTGTCACCCAGTTCTTTTGTTGGGCCTATTTGTCCTCTTGTACTTGCTAAATCATTTTTATTTCCATTAATAGCAATATCTTTAACAGTAACAATTTGATCATTATTAACAATGGTTGTATTATCTACAGAATGTGAAAATTGTAACATTCTAGGTAAAGCCATATACAACTACCTTCTTTACTTTAAATTTTTGTACAATATGTCAATATAATGATAATATTACCTTCTTGTTTTTTTTTTGTAAAAAATGACATTAGAATGTCTATTATCAGATGGAGGAAAAATCTCCATCTGATAATAATTTGTTATATTTATGATTACAATCCTATTTTTTTTTTTCACAACACCACTGTACCATCTTGCCTGTGAATGACGTTCGTAAGATCAAAATTAACAATAGTATACATAAATGACTCCTACAGAACTTTTATACCGATCCATGTATATCCCGTGCCGTTGTAACTCCATCCAATAGATGTTCCCCCAGCTACAATAGTTGGTACAGCATTTTGAGCGTTATGATCCAAATCGTTGTCCAATATACTGAAGATAAACCAAGATCCACCGTTTGGTAAGGAGAATCCGGTAGCAGTCCTGCCGTAATAGAGACTGCTACTATGAATTCTCTCTGCAGCGAGTACTTTTAATGAACCTGTATTTACAGGTCGCAGCTTTTCATCAACCGAACCGATTACCCAACCAGCGCTGTCAGTATATAAGCTCTCTAACCATGGCCTTCCTGAAAGTGCCAAAGAATTATCTGCTGTGTCGGCATGGGTGGCACTAGGGATTTTGGATATGTACGTTCCCCCGCCAGTGAGCAGATGGTTTTGTTGCCCGGCGGCTGCGGGAGGAACAAGACCAGACGTTCCGGAGGACGATTCCGTTGCACCTTCATACTCGGGGACGGAAATGATACCTTGGGTTGTGCGAATGCCGTCACCGAGCTGAGCGACAGAAATAAATTGTATCCAGTTCGTCCACGTACTGTTGGGGATTCCGTATCGAATATACCTTCTGTTATTGTTAAATTCAGTAAAAAATTGGAATATTGCCGTGGTTGAAACGTAGCAGTTAAGTTCTCCACCCCTACCGATATTTGGAAAATTTTCTCCTGCGGCGGTATCCGAAAAAAGCCAGTTACCAGCCTTGGTATACGTGTTCAGATCCGAAGCTGTATTGATCCGGATATTGTTCCCAATCTGCCCCCGCGCACTCGCTAAATCTTCAAGGTTTTTATTAATTGCAATATCTTTGGCTGTAGCGATTTGATCATCATTAATAATAGTAACATTATCTGTAGAATGTGTAATTCGTAATACTTTGGGTAATGCCATATAGTAATACCTTCCTTACAATTTTTGAACTTTATTCAATATAATAAATTTTATTCCATGTTTTTTTTTGTAAAGAATAACATCGATATCAGATGGAGATTTAAATCTCCATCTGATATTAGAATGATTATAATTTGAAAAAATATTCTTTTTATTATTATATTTAGTAACTTTATTTTAATATAAAAAATAATCATATTATTTTTTATATTAAAATAAACATCTGTATATTGAGGATTTTAAATATGCTTCCTAAAATTATGTCTGAAATAAAAAATAAATTATCTTTATCTGGTGGAACTGTAACTGGAGATGTTACGATCAATGCTTCTCTAATTGCAAATAATTTAAAAGCTAAAGCTGAACTTTTAAATCCTTCTACTTCTTCAACTACAAGTTCAGATATAAATGACAATCAAATTGCTACCACTGGATTTGTTCATTCAGTGGTATCAAATAATAAATATGTTCACCCTACTTCTACTGCAAATGGTAATTATGGAACATCTAAAGATACAATATTAAATTACGAAGATTCATTTTCAGTACCATACATTACAGTAAATGAATTAGGACATATTTCAAATGCTTCTTCAATTAGTTTTACACTTCCTCCAGCTAATGAAGTTGCTGATGAAAATGTAAAACAAACTTTATCTGCTGCTTCAGGTACATATCCATTACTTGCATCAGATTCAACAAGTGCTACTTCAAAAACAGCTTCTGCAATTATTGCAGATGGTATTACATTAAATCCTGCAACGAAAAGTTTGATTGCATCATTTTTTGTTGGTAATTTACAAGGCAATGCTGATACCGCTACTAAATTAAAAACAGCAAGAACAATTTCTTTGACAGGAGCTGTTTCTGGAAATGCCATTTTTGATGGCAGTGATAATATTAATATTGCAACTACATTGGAGCAACCAAATATATCAGTATCTACTGCTTCCCCTTCTGGTGGCAACGATGGTGATATTTGGTTTAAAATTATTTAATTTTTAATAAGGAGAATTTGAGCATCATGGAAAACATTAATTTGCTTACCTATAGCACTGGACTTTGTAGAGTAATAAGCCGTGGAATTGCTTTTGAAAATAATACTCCTCCGGTACTTTCTTTTTCTTTTGATTCTCTTTATTATGAACCTATTTTAAATCACAATGTTAAAATTGTGGATTTAATAACCTATCAACTTACAGAAGGAGAAAAACAAGAATGCGAATCTTTTGCCTATAATTTTATTGATACTGCTGATTATTCAGTATATGCTTATGATTCTGATTTTCTATATGTAGGAATAATGTTAAAATCCGAAGCAATATCTAAAAATTATAATTATAGAATTGTTGAAACTCCAAATTCTTTAGCGAACAAATGGAATACGTTCAAAGAACAATGGGAAAAGATTGTTGCTGTTGTTTTGGATGATGGAACATTACATTTAAATCCAGAAGTTATTTGTGAAAAATGCATGTTGTTCTTTACTGAAGAAGAATGGATGAATGACAAAAATAGACCACAAGTTATTTATCCTGATGATGTATGGAAATACAATTTTTCTACAGAAACATGGTACAATGATAAAGATTATGTAGTATACGCATATGACGATGTATTTTGTTTTGTCGGCGAGATGATGAAATCCACCGCAATAAGAGAAGGATATAACTACACCACGATTGAACCTAAAAATCCTGTCAGCAAATGGACTGGATCTACATGGGAGATTATTGTAGCATCTATTAAATCTGATGGTATACTTATATTAAATCCAGCTGGAATTTGTGGAGAATGTGTTGAATTTTTAACTCAATCTGAATGGGATATTTATAACAAACCTTCTTTTGATGACATAAAGAGAGATGTTTGGAAATATGATTTTGTCAATAGTACATGGACTGACGTAAGTGAATATTTGGTATACACATATGAAAAAGAAAGTAAATTATTTATAGATACCATGCCAAAAAGAATCGCGTTACAAAAAGATTATGGTTGGACATTAGTTGAAGTACCAGTTTTTGGAAAATCGTATAAATGGATAGATAATCAATGGGAACCAATTGTAGCTATTATCAGATCAGACGGATCTCTTACATTTAAAACAGAATACGTTTGTGAACAGTGTGTTCTTTTCTTTACTCAAAAAGAATGGGATGCATTTATTAAACCTCCCGTTCATCCTAGTACCAGTTTACATGGATACGAAAATACAATATATTCATGGGATTTTGCAACTGAAACATGGGTAGACAAACGTGTCTTTTCTGAACTATTTAAATTACTTGAAACTACATTACGAAATTATTTTGAAGATAAACGTGTTGAAACTTGGGGAGCAAATATAAAATCATACGAAAAAGAAACTTGGCAAAATCAAGTGTACGAAGCTAGAAACTATATAAATGATAACATGTTTGAAACTCCAGCTATTGATACATATCTTCAGTATATTGAAAATAAAATAGATAAACTTGAACTTTGTAAACGTATTATTACCAACAATCTTGAATTTAATAAGATGACTATGCGTATTAATGCAATACAAAAAAACTGGTTAAATAAGTTAAATCTTGTTACTACTAATCTTGAAGCAGATGCTTTATTTGAAGAATTTCATACTGCAATAGTTAATGATACTTTATTGTAAAAGGAATGCGGTATGCAAATAAAATCTTCTAACAGTTGGAAAACTGGACAAGCATATACTAGAGTATCTGGAACTTGGAAAGATATTCTAGTTCCTTATATAAAAACTAATGGTACATGGCGTGCGACTTGGAGTTATTCTTGGACAACAAGTAATTGGTCTAATTGTTCCACCACATGTGGAACTGGAACTCAATCAAGAAGTGTAACTTGTACACGAAATGATAATACTACAGTGGATGATAAGTTTTGTATTGCTTATGGATTAAGTAAACCAGTTACTTCACAAGTATGCACAGAATCGAGTGGATGTGTTTCGTATTCTTGGTACACCGGTTCGTATGGATCATGTTCTACAACTTGTGGATCTGGAACAAGAACACGTATTGTATATTGTCGACGAAATGATGGTACAAGAGTAGCTGACTCATATTGTTCTGGGACAAAACCAGGCACTTCTACGAGTTGTTCTTCCACTAGCGGATGTACATATTCTTGGTATACTGGAGCTTGGGGTTCAGTAAATTGGACTGCTGGAACATCTGATTGTGGGTTTGGAGAACAGTATAGGACAGTATACTGTAGAAGAAGCGATGGTACGACTATGTCCGATTCGTATTGCTCAGGATCTAAACCATCGACTGGAACAAGATTTACAAGATGTACTAATTGTTCGTATAGCAGTTCAACTGCTTCAGATTGGAATGAAAGCAACTATATTTATGCAAAAATAAGACATTGCTCCGCAAATCCTTCATTATGTGGTCAGCCAAGTTATACGTATACTCAAATGCGAAATATTTTAATAAATGAGTGTGGTAGTGTTTACAATCACTTTATTATGTATGGAAAAAATGAAAAAGTATGTCCATTAAAATATTGTCCTTGTTGTTCTTCACTAGGATTTGTATATAAATATCCTTGTTAAATAATCAGTATAACAGAGTGGATTTTCCACTCTGTTATAAATTTAATAATTTAATGTAAATTTTATTTATAAAGATCCATTACAAGGGATAAACGAATAATCAAGAATTTGTATATTGTCTGGATTATTGAACCAGACCATAAATTTATTTCCTTTTTCTATTGGAACAAATAAACGATGTCTGATGTTAGTTACAATTGTACTTTCCGCTAAAATTTCTTTTTCTATCATACTGGTACCATTTAACATAGCGGTAATATCATCTTCTGTTGTAGATGCAACATATGTAACTAGTATAATACCAGAAGAACTATTGCTATTCGCAGGATCTGTTATAATTCGTACATATCCGTCTGCAGGTGCAGTATGAAAATTATTTAAAGATCCATTGACCATGGTTACTGGATAGGTAGTATATTTAGTTCTATCACTAATTGGCATGCTTGCATGTGTTGCTAATTTTTCTAGTTCATTAAATTCATTTTTAGTACAAATAAAATAACGATATTTAACATTATCTGGAGTTACTGTAGTTGAATTTCCATAAATTATATTTGAGCGAGACGCGTCAAAATTTACTCTATATGGATCATTAACATTGGTATTAGTTTTGTCTCTGATACGTTCGATTGCTTCAAAAGAATTGGTATATATTGCACCATTTGTTAATATTGTGGGTATGTATGCTTCTTCCCATCCAACAATCCATGAGCCAGTAATATTTGGAAGCCCAGCATTTTCAACTTCAGCTATTTCAGATACAGATTCCGCATTTTGAATAAAAGCTTTTATTTTTGGCAATCTTACAGTTTTAGTAGTTGTATCTAAACCAAAATGTCCGCATTGTCCATATTGGGATATTTTGGTTTCGTATTCTGTTAAAGTAATAGTTTTTGCATTGTTTATGATCCAGGTATAAAGATCAGGATATTGAATGTCACATTCAGTTATGATTTGTCCATCTAAGGGAAGCGAATTATCTGGAATATCTGTTCCAGCGTATATAAATATTTCGCCAAGTTTTCTTATAACGCGATCTCTATAGATGACATTAGTTTTTTGATATTTAAAAGGTACAAATCGAATGCTTCCTACTTCAACATTCGTGTACAGTGCTGGAATTTCTACTGATATGGTATCTCCTTTATTCATCAAAACTGTTTGTAACAGCGCAGTTCCTGATACTTTTAATATCGCAGTAGACGGTAATTTTATTATTTTTCCAGATGCGGTTGTAACACTTATACGAAATCCTGCCCAAGTTTTAATATCTGCGAAACCACTGCTTTGTACATATACGAAAGCTTCACCATTAGCAGTTGCAGTATATGTTGCAATTGTTACATCATTGTTGGTACTAGACTCAGTAGCATTTATAGAACGAACTACTTCACTTTGTTCCCAATTTAATTCAGTTGAATAATAAGCATCTAATGTAGTAGTTTCAGATACGTCTTGATATTTAAATGGAATAAATGTGTAGATAGCGCGAATTAGCTTTGCAACTGCTCCATTGCAAGCCATATAAAATTTGTCACCTTTAGAAAGTGTATATGGTCCGCAATGTAATTGAGATATTATATTGTTTGTATATTGTGGCAATCTCGGTCCTGAAAAATTAATTTTAAGTTCAGGGGAACCGTCTGCGGGAACAATGTATCCCCAATATCCAAGCCATAAACCTGTTGTAGTTGAAGATGCACCATATGGTATTAATTGTCCATTGGATGGTGCTACAAATTCATTAAATCTTAATTCTTCAGCTTCTGTCGCTGGTGGATCTGGAAGATCAGCATCACGTTTTTCAATGACAATTGTATTATCGTAATCCAATTGTGGTGAAAAATATTTATTTTCTCCTGTTCCAGCAATAGGTTTAAATTCACCACTTGTGTGAAGATATCCATCCGCTCCTGCTGGAATATATGGAACTAATCCAGGATTGCTAGGTGAGCTAACTGTAGCTCCAGATATAGGTTGTGTTTTTTCTATAATGGTAGGAAGCATGTACACAAACTCCTTATTTGTCGAAATGAACTCATTATATCCAATAGTATTTATATTTCGTTCTTCGTTTTTTTTTTGTACAAAAATACACATAACTAGAGGATCTTTAAGATCCTCTAGTTATTTCATATAAATTTTATTCATATATTACTACCTTGTAATAATTGTATTCTTTAGTAAGAATTTGTAATAATGTAAAAAATGAGGTATCACAATAATGGTATACTACTTTATTTTTTGTTGAGGTACTTTATGTCGTTGACGGATGGTATAATAAAGTTGGCTATAAAAGAATGTAACAAGTCCACTTATAAAAAAAAGATGTCTGCAGTTATTTTTAATAAATCAAGAATAATTTCATACGCACATAATGAAATTCGTGGGTCCTCTCTTTGTATGAAATATAGATTGTGGGACAGATCTCTTCATGCTGAACAAGCCGCACTACTTGGTCTTGATTGGACAAAACTCTCCAATTGTGATATTTTTGTTATGCGACTTAATAATTCTGGTGAATTTAGATTAGCGAAACCTTGTCAAATGTGCACTAGTCTTATTAAATATGTTAAATTAAAAAATATTTATTTTACTACTAGTGAAGGTAAAATAGAAAAAATAAAAGTAAGTGAATTATAAACAATTTAAAATAAAGGAGTAAGACGATGTACATTACAAACAAAAAAGAATTTTATAATCTTCCTTCTGGAACATTGTACTCAAGATGGAAACCAGTTATATTTGGACCACTGGAAATGAAGGTGGACACCATTTTTGATGATGACAATAAACCTTTTAATTTTACATATATAGGTATATCTGATCCTAGTATGGCGTCAGATGCTATTTTTAATTTTCTTAATTCTTCAAACGTAGAAACAGATTCTAAATTTCTTCCTATAAAAGATTCATATATAAACAAAAATATTCCTGCTGAAAATGGTATGTTTGATATTGATCATGATGACTGTTACAACGATGATGAATTATTTGTTATTTGGGAAAAGGAAGATGTTAAAACTTTTATTCGTTTGTTTGAATGTACTTTAACAACTGCGTATGCCAAATACGAGTAATTTATGAAATTGGATGATTTTTCTATTGAAAGAGGAAATTATTTTAGTATTGATTTGATAGAACAAAATAAAGAAACACTTGCTTTGTTTATATATCATCGAAGTCCTGGGTCATTATCACTTCGATGTATCTGTTCTCAATATTTGGATATTGATACCTATTATAAAGCTGATATTAGTCGGTTTAGTTCTGTTTTTGATATGAACAAACGTAAATTTATTATATTGAATTTCTTAAAGTCCCATATAGATCTTAACGAATATGCCAATCAAAATATTGAAATTAATTATACAACTATTTTTAATAGCAATAAAGATCGTAATGAACAACATTATTTTAATGTTGTAATCGTTGATTTAAATCATGAAGTTTTTCAACACCTCATTAATGAATCGACTATGTCATATATTTACTCATTTAATGATTCACTTGAAACGACTAATGATAACTGGGCAATTACAACTTTTTATATAAAAGATTGTATTGAGTTTGACAGGTGTATCGATAGAGAAAAATTTATTAGTTATTTAAAAGTGTTATATAAGAGAAAATATGAATACAAATAATTTTAGTTTTGATTTGGAGTCTAAATTTAATATAACTATATCAATCAATAATAACAATATTAATAATACCGGATATAAGGATGTAATTGATGCTACTACGGAATTATTGTTTACAATAAACATAACAGAACTGGAAAAACTTACAAAAACAATTTACACATCTAACAATGAATCCAAATGTATTCTACAATTTAGAGAGACAGAATCAGATTCATATTTAAAAAATGTATATTTACTTGAAACACTTAAGCATAAACTTTTTACACCTAAAATGAATTGGTATAACACTGTTGGGGATGTTACTTTTTCAAATGGTATATACAACGATTTTACATCATTTAAAGTTTTTATGATTGATGTGTCAAATGCCAACTTTTTGTTACGAAATTTTGTATTAAGAAATTCTGAAAAATATATAGAACAATTTCAAAATATGCTTGATAATTCTTCATTTGAAAATATGATATTTGTTTGTGGCAAACCTAATTATACCGAAAATGATTTTTACAAATATCTAAAATTTTTAAATAAAGAAGATTTTGTTAATGTTCTAAGAAATTTTAATAAAGCTGTATTAAAACAAAATACGTGGTATGAATTGTGTTGTGGTCTTGAATTTAACACTTCTCCTGAAGAAATTCAACTTATATATGAACACATATATCTAAATGAACATATAAAGGAAATTGAATAAATGAAACTGGTTACTAAACAAGAATTGTTAAATTATCCGGAAGGAACGTATTATACTCAATTTAGAGACAAAAAAATTCTTGCTACTGGAAATATTAAAAAAGTTGGAAAGTATAACAATATTCAAATTTTACAGTTTTCACACTTTTTAAAACAGCCATTGTTCACAAGACTTATAGAATTTAAAAATTCTCTTGCAAATTGTCCTGAACAAGCAAACTATTGTGTTTGGACTGACAAAGAAAAGAGATATTTAGAGCGTGTAGAATTTATGCTTCCTGTATGGGTAAACAGAAGAACTAGAATTCTTACAGAAAAACTTCTTGCCGAAGAAGCAGCTAAAGATCCAAATATTATCATATTGGATTTTCTGGGAAGACTGCCTATTGAAGCTAGAGTTGAGCAACACATAAAAAGTGAGTTTTTATATAAATTTATAGATTCATTTATTGTTATTGATTATACCTATATAGAAAATTTACAAAAAATAAATCGCTCTCAAAAAAGAATTATAACGAATATTAAAGAATGGCCAATCCCAACAACTCCTATAGGAGCACTTTTTGAAGAAAATAGTTTAAGACAAATTGTTAAGTTTTGTATAAGCTTAAACGATCGTCATTTGGTTAAACGTATAAATAAGGTAAAATACAGAACAAACATTTTCACCAGAAGAAGAAATGTATAAATAAGGAAAAGAAAATGTCTTCTATTTTTAATATTTCAAATAATAAAATTAATATTTGTATCAAATGTAAAGATTTTCAGTCTGCAGGTGTAAAAATTACAATTTTTAACAACATTAAAGAAATAGAAGAATGTAAAAAAGAAATATCTTTTTCTCTTTCTCCTAATTTAATAAAAAATGTGCTAATAAATTTTCGAGAACACGATTACGACAATATTGTTGAAAAAGTATTTAAAGAAGCATATACATTTTTTAATGAATTTAGTATTCTCTGGGTTCAATACGAAATTTGTATAGAATTTGAAATAAATGAAAATGAGATTTATTGGAAAAATGCCAATAATGTTATATTTTTTGATCGCAATAAAAATTCTATTATTTCATTATTAAATAAATCTTATTACGAGCTTATTTTTAGATCTGAAGAAACAAACAAATATCTGAAAGATTTTGTTAAACAAATACGAAGAGAATTGGGAACTTGTAGATTTTATTACTGTACCCATCGTTATAATTATAACGATGTAATTGAACATATTAATTTTACTTTATTTGATATGAAATTTAAAAAACCCCCAATTGAATTTCATAATCTTTCCAAAATAAAACAAAGTGAAATTGTAGCATACTTGACAGTGCTTAATGATTCAAATCAATATAAATATTATTTATATCGAGATCGAAGAAAATTTAAGTCTACTGTAGAATGGATACATGAAACAAATAAAAAATTATCGATTTCTATTCATTACATGTGTATAGAAAATGAGTTAGTGGTTATGGTTCCTGTAATTGAATAATTATAAATCAAGGAGTAAGACTTATGATTGAGCATGCTCGTTATCCGCTTGAATTTGATATTGAAAGATTTACTAAAGAAATAAATAACGTTGAAGTAATTATTTCTCCATTTTTAGATCTTGGGACAAACATTGTTTTGAAATTTACTCAAATTGTTCCAACTAAGTTTGCATATAGAAACAATAAAAGATCTAAAAAAGATCAAGTTGCAGATGACGAAACATCTGTCGTTCAAATCCCATTTGTTATATTGGATAAAAACGAAGTAGCTTATGTTAAAGATTGTGTCCAGCATAATAAATTTACAAAACTTTTTGTTCACTTGATAAATAATTATTTAAATAAGGATTTTGAATTTTCTTATGGTCAGTTGTATGATGTAGAATTTGTGTATCTGACTCCGGATAATCCAATTCGAGAAATTCTTTCAATTAAACAATTTGTTTTCTATAACTGCTATTCCAATCAACTTTTTCCGAAAAATCTAACCTGGTTGTCACATTCTAAAGAAACTCGACGTATGTTCTATAAACAATTTGGAGCAGCTTTTGAGCGAGTAAGTTTTATCGAACAGGATCAGGCAACTAAATTTTGGACTGATTACAATTGTAAAAAGATACTTAAAATGATGAAGCAAGCTTTATCCGATTGTAGTTTTAATCAGAAGAGTTGCGATGGATGTACGACGGTCAATAATTATATTAGTCATTACGGCTTTAAAGATTGTCCTGCTACAGAACAGCTTAGACGCATGCTCCTTGAAAAATGTTATGCTTTAAACGAGGTATTTCCTGTGAATAGGGCAAATGCTTATGGTACACACTTTTATTATTGTTCTATTCAGGACAATAAGCAATTTCGTAAACTTCAAAATTGGGTTAAAAAACAATGGAAATCTGGTAGATATTTTGTTGTAACTACAGTTGTAGAAAATACATTTATTGTTTGCTACAAAGAAATTGACATTTATTGTCATTGATTATACCTATTAACAAGAAGAGAATTATTCTCTTCTTGTTAATGTACAAATATTTATTTAAAAAAAAGGAGAAATAAAAATGCCTGATCTTGATATTTGTCGTCATGAATTTAGCGAAACTGAAATTCCATTTTATTTTGCAGGGTTTACCACAGATGAAGATATAGAAGATGAGAATGCATCGATTTGTGTATTTTCTTTTACTGCGAATAGAAAAACTTTTAAGCAGAAGTTTTTGGATGCGTTGTGTTCAGATGGTACCATTCTTTCTGTGATTGATCAATTTGCCGAAACCAGTTATAACAAAAAGGATACCCTATGCAATATAACTTTTACCAAGATAACTGAAGACAATTACAAAATGTGTCTTGAGGAGCTTCAAAATGCGACTAATATTGAAGATGATTGTAACGAATGACAATGAAGGATTTTCAGAAGTATGTACTTCAGAATTTAAAATTTATAAAAACCTGATAAAACAAAAGTTGTTTTATCATACATTGCGTCGTTATTTTTTGCTTACGTATGGATTGTCAATTGAACCAGAAGGAGCAACAGCAGGAATATATGCATTAGCTAAAAAATCATCGATTCATGGTCAAACTGTTTTTGGTATTGTTAAGCAAAATGATCATAGTTGGCTTCCCTACACAATACAAGTGTTTTATTTGTGGGAAGAATGATTTTTACTTAAGGAGTAAGAATATCATGAGTTGTATTGACACTGAACTTTCTTTGGAAAATTTGATTGAAAATGATTATATTGTCATTTATATTGATGATTCCAGCACAGTATCAGTTTATGTTAAACCAGGAACCACCTCTACCAATTATGTAGTATTTACTGCTTTGGATTTGGATGATGATGACGAAGCAGTTGATACAGCTAAGGATATTTTGACAGAAGCGGGATATATTGAATTGGAAGAAGTTGATTTCAGTGCAGTATTTGGCGTCAGTGGCGAAGAAGACGATGACGAATAAATAAAAACTATATAAGGAGAAATATTAAATGAATACAACAGATGTTAAAATGAAAGCAACTTTTATGGAAAATGAAGAAACAACTGATGCCGGTTATGTATTTAGTCCTTTAGAAACGTATCTGATTATTCCTGCTGTTGCAGTAACACATCGAGAGCTTAATAAATTTACTACTAAGGAAGAAGTTAATCAATTTGTTTCCAATAAATTCTTTATGATTGAAGGCGGAAATTATTACTCTATAATTGTTTCCAAATACGAAAATATGGTTGTGTACATTTTAGCTAATGCAGATAATGAATACGATATGACTATAGTACTACAAAACACTGACAATCAGGAGAGAGATGGAATTATATTCATTCCTCTTGATCAAGATATAGCTAAAGGATTGTACGATATGTATGTTGGGAATATGATTAATATTTACGATAAATTCCATCCTGAAGAAGAAAAGAAGCAGTGATCTGAAATTTCGTAATAAAATCAGTTATATATAACTTTAATGAATAACGCCAAGGTATGTATCGAAAGATACATACCTTGTGCATTAAGTAAAAAAGAAAAATCGTTCAACTAGAGAGGTTTTACATGTATGGGAATTACAAATCCAAAGGAGTTTAGACGTGCACTGAAATCGATAGGGTTTACATGTGTACCAAAGTCAAAGCATGAAGTTTGGGTATATCCGTCCAGCAATGAAAAGATTACTCTTTCGTATGGAACGAAAATGAGTGATTCTGCAATTCAAGGTGCTAGAAGTGCTTTGAAAAGGATTTTTAAGAATGAAAAACCCCCTATCACGTTTCTGTTTTCTTATTGATGACATCGTTGGTCTGGTTGATAAATTTAAGCAATCTATTGCAAACAATGTCATTATACCAGACCAATTGATGAAATTTACTCCAACCAATCTTACTCCACGTTTTGTGGTATTTAAAGGATTGTTGACTAAAAATCTTTCAACTAAGGAGGCAGTTTGTTTTCAATATCTACAACAGGATGTAAATGAAGTTTGTGGAATTGTTGTAAGAGGCAATCCAATTATTAATATTCATAATAGTAAAAATGGTTTGTTCTATTTAGGAAGTGCTGAAGTCCTCAATGAAGATCTTGATCCTATTCCACTAGGTCTTTTTGGAGGACTTCAATATTTTGTAAATATTCCTGTATATCCGCAAACAATCAATACTATTTTTAGAAATACTTATGGCGCAGTAGAAATTCCGTTTAAAACTGACATTGATAAAAAACGTGAAGAACTGGCCAAATTGGAAACGAACATTACAGAATATGTGATGTTTACATTTTCCAGACTAAATAAATATTTTAAAGGTAGGTTGTTTAAATGTAAATCATCAGGAATTCTTCTGCCAAGAAGAAATGTACAGGAGGTAAATGCTATATTAAGACATAGGTTAAGTAAAAAATTTCGTAGAAACAAAGAAGATGAAATCATTGGGTATACATATACTCAACTTGAAGAATATTGGGTAAATCCAATGTTGTATATTTTTGATTATCCAAAAGAAAGCTGTAATGGATATTCAGAAATATGTAATCTTCTAAATATACAAAGTAACTTATCGGATATGGGTACTATTGATATACCCAATCTGTATATAGAAATAGAGCAGAGATGAAAAAATAACCCGCCAAAACAATAAATTTGTCACAGGATTGTATAAATACAATGAAAAATAATCTTATCAATTTGGGCCATTAAATCAATTATATCTAGTTTGACAAAGAGAAAGAATAAACCAGTTTTTCTAGTTTATCAAAATGATTGATAGAACTCACTTTAAGTAAATTTAGCACTTTATTATAGTAAGTCAGTCGTATTAATTTTATCATTTGATGGTAATAAATCAACACTGGGCCAGTTTATCAACGTCATTTAACATAACTCGATATTGGCAAATTTGTCAAAAACCCAAATTATTACACTACAGAACAATTTAACAATGAGAAAAATTAATTCAAATCTTAACATTTTACCACTAAACATAATTTAAATTCACTTATATTTAGTTTGTTAATAAAGCAAAATAACCCAAGATTTTTTTTTAATTTATCACAAACTACCATTAAATCAGCAAGAATTATATTTATCATATTGCAAAATTAATACACATTCTGGAAAATATTTTATCAAATTACTTTAATAACTCACTACAAGATAATTTATCAATGTCCTAAAAATAACTCATCACTGAATAACTATTTAAAACCTTTATCCTTTTAAAAAGAGGTATACAATGAAACTGTGTGTTTGGCAACGACTGTTGATCGGAACTGGTGTAGTGACATTTATTGCATCTGCAGCATTTTCAGGAATTAATGATTATGCAGGTGCAACAGTTCTGCCTCCAACAGTGATAAAATTAAGAACTCCTTACCCACAATTACAGACACTTCCGACAGCAAAAGGAATTGTTGACCACACTCCCATTGAAACAGCACTAATTCTTACAACCATAGCTGCTCCTCCAGAAGAAAAAGTTTCTATTAGTGAAAAAGCAATAATCAAGGATAAGACAGATGATACTGAAGACAAAACAGCAATAGCAAAAAAGGAACAACAACCAATAAAGAAAAGAAACAATATTCACTCTGCTCGATATACAGGAAAATCAGTAGAACATCGTATTAAAGTATGGTCATGGAAAGGAGGAAAACCTATTAAGACATCTCTTCTTTCTTCAACAATTTACAATGTCATGGAACGAATGTCTATTTGTCCTACAAGCAAGGAGATTCATGATATCGTTCTTGAAACAGCGGCAGTGGAATCGCTTAGAGGTCAGCTTGTTAGACAAAAGCGCGGACCTGCTCTTGGCATTTATCAAATGGAACCTGAAACAAGAGAAGATCTCTTGAATTGGCTTAAATATCGTCATAAGGATGTGTACGATGAAGTAATGGTATTTTGGGAAAAGAAACAAACTGCGGAATGGAATTATATTCACAATATCCCATGGCAAACAGCCATGTGTCTTATCAAGTATTGGTATGTTTCTGGACATAATCTTCAAGATTTGTGCAGAGATAGATCTTCTCGTGCCGCGCTTTGGAGAATGCGATACAATACGCTTAAAGGGAAAGGTAGTGTGCACGCGTATATTGAGAATGCCAAAATGTATGCTGATGCAAGCAGATGATCGAATAATTTAGATATAGAGAGTGGAACAATTCCACTCTCTATATCTTTTATCAAAGACAAAAAATAATTCAGACTTCGGTAATTTATCTAAAAGTATGATTAAATCAACGCTCCGTAATTTATCAGATTAATGTTTAGTAACACAATGGACGATAATTTATCAATGTCTAACAATAATTCATAAAAAGCCTATTTTATCAAAATATATTAATTAACTCATATACTTTTAGTTTATCTGAAATTCGTAAACAATACAATATCTATTATTTTATCAAAGGACGACAACAATACACAGTTTCATCAATTTGTCACAATTCATCAATAACTCAATTTAAGTTTAATTTATCAGTATTTGTTGATTAATTCAGGTAATGCAAATTTGTCAATGTATACTAAAATATCAACACAAGAAAGGAGAATTGAAAATGTCCGCAAAACGTATGGAACTCGTTACTATTGGTGATGAACAAAAGCTCGTATTCAGCCATGGTCCGGATATGTTTCACTATACAGATCCGGAATTTGGCGATTGGATGAACACCGATTCCACTGTTTCCTATGCAGAAATAATACTTAAGAGCATCGTATCATCAGTATACGATTTTCAAAAACTTCGGGTAATGGTCGGGCAAAGAATTTTTGCTCTTTATAATCAAATGCTTGGTAATGAACCAGGAACTCCGATTTATTCTCGTATTTCTCCTGGAGATATTACCAAGCCTATCGCTGAAGCTGCGGGCATGCAATCAATGATTGCAAATGAAAATGATCTGGATGACGAAGAAGTTTCTGCAAAACTTCAGAAAGAACGTCAGAAAAAAGATAGTGCTTGCATCAAGATCATGGATCGCATTTGTGCAGAATATCAGAGAATTACTGATCGCCTGGTTGCCAGTCGTCTGGATACACGATTGTTGGCGGAAATGACAAAAGCGGGCATTGTGATTGATAGTGACACATTTGGAACATTTGAATCTTCAGCAGCTACCAGAGAACTTGATCGCATCATTAAGGAAATGCAAGATGAAACATCCACTATCCAGGATAGCATCATGTATTTTCTGGTTAAGGAATATATCACACTTCTTAATTCTGAAAAGAAGCTGGTAAAACAATTCCCAACAATTTTGGATAGATTTCCTATCTACAAATATTTCTTGAAACATGTCCCAGGTTGTGGTCCTCAGATGGCGGCCTGCATTATCTCGAAGTTTAACCCGCACAAGGCTAACTCTGCTGCTTCTTTCCATATGTACGCTGGTCTTGATGTTCTTCCTGACGGAACAGGAAGAACGAAGGCTAAGAGTGATATGATTGACAGAGAATATATTGCAGCAGACGGAACAATCAAGGTGAAGAAGTCTTTGACTTACGATCCTTGGATTAAGTCAAAATTAGTGGGTGTTCTCGCACCTTCCATTATTATGTTGGATAGAAAAGGAGTGTATAGGAAGATCTACGATGAATATAAGAATAGATTGAATAATGAGCCGTGGCGCGCAGAAGCTCTGATTGAATGTACATCTAAAGGCAATGTTGTTTATGAAGAGAATGGTCGTCCGAAGATGCGGCCTGCGTTTCCCAAGATTCGTATTGAGAATATGTCTAGACGATATATGATCAAAATGTTTCTTATAGATCTTTATGTTCACTGGTGTGTTCTTGAAGGTATTCCTGTAAAAACTCCGTATTGTGAGGAAAAACTTGGTCTTCAGGCAAAGCTTCATACCATTTGGGTCAATGATCAAAAACCCAAAGATGTACGAATGGTTTACGTACATTGGCATCCTGAAAAGATTCCGGCCAGTATTTTGTACAATGTCAATATTCTAAAAACATATGAAGAAAAATTGGCAGAAAAAAGAAATTCCAAATTGATCAATAAATAAAAAATATAAATGAGTGACCAGTGACTTTTTACACTGGTCACTCATATTTATGCCTTTGTATCAGTTGATATAAATATACATCAACACACATAAATTTATCAGTATATGCGAATAATACAAAACTAAATAGTTTATCCAGGTCAAACAGTAACACAGACACGCACAATTTATCACTATAGATGGATTAAATCAGTAACGTCTATTTTAGCAATGTGGGAAAAATAAATCAAAAACGTTTGAACTTTTTCATTGGGTCTTAAATCTAATCCAGAGGTAGACAATTTATCAATAGAGATCAGCAACACAAGCGCAGTTGAATTTATCACCAGTATTGAATAAATCACCAAATATCAATTTATCAGTTAGGCATAATAAAATCATAATAGTAAAATTTATTTAATTATATTTGTTATAAGGAGGAAGTATTAATGGTAGCTGCTACTGAAATTGAAGCGTTTATTTATCCTAAACTTAGAAAAGAATTTAAAAAACGTCAAGATCAACCTATGACAAAAGAAGAACTTTTTGAAGTTCTTCGTATTTATAAAATTGATGAATATGGATATGAAGTAGACATCGAAACTATTGTACTGCCCGCTCTTCTTGAGAATGGACTTCTTAAAATTAATAATGATAATTTGTATGAAATTGGCATCACTCAAGACGAAATAATTACTGAAAATATTAAAGCGTTTTTGAAAGAAACCAAGAATGATACGCTTTATAATAAAGCATGGTTGTTTAGTATTTTCGGTATGTCAAAATCTCCAACATATGAAGAATTCATGTTTTGCGAAAGAAAACTTGATGAATTTCTTCGTGAGGGAAAGTTGTCAATTAAACTTCAATCAGCAATGAATGTTGGGTATACGTTGGTATACAAAATCAACAAAGAAAAATTTTAAATTTATACTTTTATATCAAGATTAAATATTATAATCCATGATCTTTGAATTTATCAAGCATGTGTATTAATTCAAAATAAGTTTAATTTATCAATGCTACTTAAGTCAAATCAGAGCCTGGAAATTTATCATCGTTCTATAATAAAAACATTTATTGCAAATTTTATCAGAAATACGTATCAATTCAGATGATCGTAAATTTATCAGGATCTACTATTACTACAATAAAAGCATAATTTATCATGATGGAGTATTAAATCGTTTATTCTCAATTTTAACAAGCGATAATAATAAAACAATTTTGCTAATTTTATCAATGTCATGTAATAACTCAGTCCCAAACAATTTATCAAAATACAAAATTAAATCATTGCGTATAGTTTATCTTGCTAATGAAGCAAATCATTATTTTCGAATTTGTCAATATAAACAAGTATAATCCAATATGTGTTTAATTTCTTAATATTTTAATAGTTAGTAGGAGATCATATAGATCTCCTACTAACTCAATTAAGTTGTTTTATTTTTTTTTTGTTTTTGTATACAAAATGAATTAATTGTGAAAATGCTATGCTTATTTAACAGACAAATAGAGATTATGTTACCAATATACATTTAAAAAGGATTTATTCGTATGATCTATGGATTTATAACTGACACGGTGTTTCATCCAAAGTCTACTGTGAGCTTAAAAGAAAATATTCCTAACGTTTGTTATCTTGATGATAACATGGTAAATTATTTTCATGAGCATGGAGTAGTAACTGACCCTAGAACAGAAAGACTTGCTTATGATAACCAATCTATTTCAGGAACTATTCAATTTCATTTTGATACAAGTAAACAAGAAGATCCTACAATTTTTTCTTCTAAAATAACTACAGAAGAATATGAAAAATTGTTTAGTATTTTTGAAAATATCTATCTTGCCAATACTAAATCATTGGCTACGATTGAGTCTATTCTTTCCACAAATTCTAATTGGAAAGATGTATATGTTGCAAAATCATTAACTTTGTCTCCAGTGAAAGTAACTGCTGCTATGATTAATCCATCTGGTACATTGCAGATGGCTACTTGGTTTAGATTCAAGGTAAAATTTGCAGCTATAACTGATCCGTTAGAATTTAAAATTTGGGTAGGACGAGACGCATTTAATGAAGATTATCCCCTATCAACTATTTGTAAAGTAGTTCTTCCAGTAGATCCAAGATATATTCTTGATCCATCAAAAGCTTCTGGTCCTGTGGATATGCTCATTAAATCAAATGAGTATTCTTTTGGTGAATTGGAAATTCCTGTTGCAGGTGGAGATCATTCAGGATTTTTGACATATAAAACAAAATACGTGTTACGAAAACCAGTATCGACTCAATTGTTGCCTTTTGGTATTTTATATCAAGGTGCACAACCAACAACTATGGAAATTAGAGAAGCTATTCGAAACGTTCTTTTAGACTTAGGTATTGCAAGTCAGCAACAATGGGAAGATGTTCTTCCTGACTTGTTCGTTGTTGGCATTTTTTATATGTTGCCTATTTGGGATCATATAACAATTCGTCCAGAAAGAAAGTTTTTTCCATCTGTCATAGCACTTAATAAATTTAATGATAAACTTAGTCAAGTATTTCCCTCATATGAAGGAACATATATTCCAGATCATCAAGAAGTGCTTACTTGTGCGCAATCAGAAATATTTATATTAGCTTTAGCTGACATTTTAAATGAATCAGATAAACAAAGTATTTATTCGTTGCATCCCACATATCAATTCCACAATCAAATGGATAGCGCATTTGCAAATATGGATTCAACTACTCAAGATTTTTCTATTCGTCTTAATCGTTGTATGGCTGTTGCTATGGGTGAAACAACTCTTGCAGATGTTACCACCAATATCATCGATGAAAAGATATGGTTCTCATTTGTAAGCAATAAAGTAGAATATCACATTTTGAGTAAGGAAAGTTATAATGAGGTATTTGCTTAATGATAGGAACATTTGGATATAAAGGAAAACATTATTTATCACAAAATCTTATAGATTTTTGTCAATATAAAACACCGACAGATTTTCATGTAAATGAATCATTTTTGAAAAATATGAAAATTGGTCATTATTGGCCTAAATTTAAACATATCGAAGATAGTACTGAAAAAGTTCCTATGGATATGTTTGATTTAATTAAACACATTAAAAGAATGTTTAAAGCTGATTATTCATATCCTATTATTATGTATAAAAATACTGTTCTTGATGGTGTACATCGTATTGTACACGCTGCATTTGATCAAGTACAAAAAATACCTTGTATTGTACTTTCAGAAGAGGATATGCAAAAATTTATACGACTATATCCGCCGTATGAAGATAAGAAAAAATTATATACAACCCCACACATTTCTTTATAGGAGAAATAGCTATGTATACTCCAAAATATGTAAAACTCTATGAACTTGTTCCTGAAAGTTATTATAAAGATATTGAAAAGAAAGGTCTTTTAAATAAAGGTTTTATGATTTTTAATCCTTTAGTATTAGAAACTATTGATATGCTTCGTGAAAAATATGGTCCGGTTACTATCAACAATTGGAAAAGTGGAGGGTCATACCAATACAGAGGATTTAGACCTACCAATTCTTCTGTAGGTGCTTTTTTAAGTGCGCATAAATTTGGCGAAGCTATGGATTGTAATTTTAAAAATGCGACTGCTTCTGAAATACGAAAAGATATGGAAAAATATGGCTGTTTTAAACCTGGTTTTAAAACTCATTATACAAAGGAAGCTGAGTGCTTTAAATATATCAATCGTATTGAAGTGTATAGTAAAGGCGTGGAGATTACCTGGTTCCATTTTGATATGGCTAATGATTATAATGATGATGGAAGTATTAAGAAAGTAAATGGATAAAAGGAAACAATTATGTCTTATGAAGTTGAACTAAAATGTCCCAAGTGCAATTGTGATACCATGTACAAAATGGAAACTATTGGTTATGTGTGTACTCGTTGTGGGTATTGCCCAAATAAACATACTTATCTTAAGGCAAATTATTCTCCTATAGAAGATCACAATCCTGATAATGTACCATTTGTTGATTCGAATACGATTATAGAGTAAATATTAATACAACACAGGAATAAAAATTCCTGTGTTGTATTAATATACAAAAAAAAACAATTAATAATAACTATATTATTTGAAAATCAATTCAATATAAGGATATTTATTATGGCAATAATCATGTCTTGTTCTTCTTCAGCTATATCTTAATTTATATGAAGCTGAAATACCAACTGAAAACAACCCTCTTATACTTCCGTCTAGAAGAAAAATATATAGGCATAGCACATTACCCGGAAGTGTGCTTGAATTTTATGATATTGTTTCGGATTGTCGTATTGTTATATTAGATGCCGAATACAGATCACAAGGACAATATGGATATACTTCAGTAAATCCTGAAAATATGTCACCTACTGGAGAATTATTTGATCCGTTACCTGATATGGCAAATTATCCTAATATTTTGGATACAACTATAACAAAGTTAAATTTGTGGGATGATTATGCTGTCAATTTAACAAATAAGTTGACTACCAATATACCTACAGAAGAATTTAACAAACCTACGGCAACTATTTATTGTAAATCACTCACTTTTACAGAAAATTCAAAAGAATGGCAATGGCTGGGGCGTATACTATCGTACAGATGAAAATACATTTGGTCTTGGTAATGTTCCAGGTGCAATGAAATGTAATGTTGTACCAATAATTGAATTGATGTCAGCTTAATAAGATATAACTATACTCCTCTTATAAGAGGAGTATAGTTATATCTTATAAATGCTATGATATTGTAGCGACTGGTTTTAATGATATAGAACAATTTAATATGAGAGGTCACAGTAGTATGTTTTTGAAACCTAACTGGACATATAAGTTTTCATTTGTTTCAGATTTTTCTTCTTTAGATGGTGTCTATACCGTTAAAAAAATATATGCTTATGTCGAATTGCTTGATGATAACTTGTCCCTACTTCCTACATATGAAGCAGTAGGTAAAACACAAGCTGATCTTGAAAATGATGTTAATATGTACAGGACACAAGAAATTTATAAACTTGTTCATCCTGAAGACGAAACAATAATTTGGTATATTCCAGAAGGACTATTTTCTACTGTACCAAATTACAATGTAAAGAAATATTCTGATTTTGCTATAGCTCTTCGAGTTGGTATTTATCCTGACGAGGATAAGTTGATATATGTACAAAACGTACTACAACAACAACTTAGCGCTATGCTTGGCTTTACAAATGGTCCTGATATTATTAGTGTTGGTGAAAAATGGCTCACTGATGAAGAATATAAAGATGCAGTTGCAGATAGAGAGCAAACAGCAAAAACAGTTGTTAATTATTTTTCAGAAAATATTGAATTAAGAAAACAAATTGATCATTTAAAAGATAGATGCAATGCATATGAAGAAATTATTATTGGTATAGCAAATGCAAAAAATGAAGCTGAACAAGGCTAATAAATCATATGCTTAAGAATTTTCATTCTTATATAAGGAATAAGATGTATGTCACAATATTTACTTCCGGACTTGACAGGTGAAAATGCCTTATATAAAATAACTAATGATGTCAAACGCATCATTAAACAAGATCAAGTCGTTTCCCTTTATGACAGTGCTTTTAAAGATACACTTGTAATAACGCTACTTGGTACAACAAATAATAAAGATACTCAAAGAACACTTGTAGAAGGTGATGATTGGGTTATACAAGACAGTGACATTGACTATAGTGCAATGTCCGATATGCGACTTTTAGATGATACGTTTAATAGAACACTTATTAAATCCGTTACTTTTGTAAAACCTTTTGTTGCTGATTATACAGTTAATTTTGCCTATCAAAGATTGTATCCAGTAACATCAGAAGTTCTCATAAGACAGTCTGACCACATTGTCGAATTTACACCAGATGTACTTCTTGCTATGATGCAAGATTTGACAATGTTAAAAAGAATTACTCAACCAGTTAAAGACAACATTGGTGATGTTGATGGTACTCCATTATTACTTGAACCTGACCCACATAAAACAAAACCAGAAAACTTTATTTCAGGTGAAATACATGAAGTCAATGTTCCTAATCAAGTAGATATCATTCATCCTCTTGCCGGTACATTCTTTAAAGATAGTCTAGAAGTATATTCGATTGGTGCTGAAAAAGATACTCTTCTTGTTGAAAATGAAGATTATAAAGTTTGGGAACCAAACTTCTTTAAACTTCATTGGACGACAAATACTTCTGGACTATTTAATTTCATTGTTATTATTAAACCATATGTTGGGCGAATTAAAATCAATTACCATGCTTATGGTGGTCAATGTACACTATACGACATGAGAGAAATCAGAGAGACTCAGGAAAATATCATTCGATATATTACTGATACTCAAATGATCACTGCTGATACTATCGGAGAAACTAAATTCGCTCAACTTTTACTTACAAGAATGGCTGCATTGGAGGAACAAATGCGTATACTTGCTAAAAATGGATTACCTTCTTATGGAGACGTTACTTCAGGCAAAGCTATCTTAAGAAAAATCCAATCTTCTGATACAGATTTTCACTGGTGGACTATCGCTAGTCTTTATAAAGTGGCTGGTTCAGATACGGTGTTTACTGCAGACACTATGAATTTACACATTGAAACAGAACACACTAAATTTTTGTTTGATGCCAATATTGCAGTAAATATTGAAAATCCAGTAAATAAAATGGATGTTGGTATTCTTTCTGCCGTGTATCCTTTGGGATATATTCCATTTGAAGATTATTCTGATCTTGATAATATCATTCGTCCTCAATTTAGAATTATCTGGAATCAAAGTGTAAAAGAATCTTCTGGTATTTATTTGCAAATAGGACTTCGTTTAAAAGGAATGGCTGAAGAAACAATAGCTATTCAAGATCTGTCAGGAAATGAATCTTGTTGGAAACTTGTTGATCCAGATAATCCCAATGATCCTGGACATGTTGTCACTCCCCAAGATACTGAAATTTATCTTCCCAATGAAAATGCTCTTTGGTCCATATCAAATACAGATAGTAGACAAGATTCTACCTTAATTCCATTTAAAGAAGGAAGTATTGTTTGGGCAGGTACAGAGCCTCTTAATAGAAGTGCTGGTTGGGTACATCTTGATCTTGAACATTTCCTTGAAGATGAAGTTGATATTACTAAGATTAGAAGTATCAGATGTGATTTAGAAGAATCTGAAGCTAATAGATTTCCTGTTTGTATGCCTGTTATCCATGGGCTTAGTACTCTTACTGGATCTACTTCTTTTACCTACAATGGTAAATCAGGTTCTTTGTCTGCTACAATAAGAAGAAATCCTGTATCCAAGAAAATAGAAATTAGTTTAGATGCTGAAATTACTGCTGGTATTGCCAGTACTACTTTAAATTTAAAGCATGTAATTATTTATTGTTAATAGTAATATTACACAGGGAGAATTTCTCCCTGTGTAATATATTTCATATGATTTTTATACATATATAATTTCTTTGAATCTGTATTTAACCTTTAACACATGGAGATTAGAAAATGATTACTTATGCCAAGGGAAATGAAATCAATGTTTTTAGGGATGGGGATTGGATATTTTTGAATAACCCTTGTTTGACAGATGGAGAAAATAAAGAAAAATCCTTGCTGGCAGACTTTTTTAAGCAAAAGTTTAAAACAACAAGAATTTATAAAACTGCAATGATTCCCATTGCAAACACCGTGTGGAAAGATATTATTCAGAACAAAAAATCCAATCCTCACAAAGCGGAAAATCTTACACGTGCATTGGCATCAATAATGGCGGATATTTTCCTGGTGAGTCGTCTTTGGGTGAATCAACCAAGTACATATACCTTGAGTGATTTTAATAAAAGTCATTTGAGGATTACCATGAATTCTATTTACTCGCATGTGGTTGCGACTAACGAAACTGGAATTCTTTTGAAATCCAAAGTTTTGTGTGGTTTTGATAAAACATTTTTTACTGAAATCAAAAGCAATGCTGTTTTTGATAATGCGAAAAATTATATCAAAGCTCATACGTATATGCTGAATTATATCAGCTCCGCAATCGGAGAATTTACAACAGCCAAAAATTTGGAATGTTATTTGACTTCATTTATCAATACATGTAAGAAATGTAAATTTGAAATTCCCAATTATAACTTGCTTCGTCCTGTGTATACTGACGGAACAGATGTGTCAAATAAATTGGAAATTGATACTTCAAAACTGGCACTTCGGGATAAACCAAATGAAAAATATATTCCTAAACCAAATACTAATATTGAAATACCTCCCACTGTACCAACAAAACCTACTGAAACTCAAGCAGTAGTCATTGCTACTCCGTCCATTGAGATTTTACCTGAACCAAAGCCGGGAATTACAGGTATTATTTCTATGGTTAAGGAAACAGAAATAAATTTGCCTCAAGAAAATACCGATATCTCAAATAAGGATAAACCTGAATGCGACGAACGTGAAATCATGTCAGAAACTATTGTTGATGATCAAAGAACTTGTATTAAAACCACGGAATCTGAACCTGTGGTTGAATCTGATTTCAAACAAGAACAGGCAAAAGAAAAAGAACTTGATCTTAGTCAGTTCACTGCTGAAGAGATAGATCTTATTTCTATGGTTAAGGAAGGGTGGCATGCTACAGACATTATGAAATATTTTGGAATTCGTTCCAAGAATGTTCTCAAAGTACGTTTGTGCGATCTTGCCATTCGTGGTGTCAATATTAGTAATGTTGATTGGAATCCCAGCAACAGATTTTCTACAAAAGTACAAAAGAATGGAAGCGTTATTTTGAGTGCATCCAAATTGCACAATTGTAACTTTATTCTCAATCCTGGAGATGAAGTTCAAATTATTTGTAAAGATGGTAATTTGATTCTTACTCATAAGAAGTAAGAAATTATTCTGATATAAGAGAGGAAGCATTTTAGCTTCCTCTCTTATATCACATATTTTTATTTTTTTTATTTTTCAAATTATTCTAAAATACAAGAACATCTCATGTGTAATAAAATACTATACGGAAGCAATAGCCCTATAAATATTCCACATGGAAGGATGACTTGTATGAATAAAGTGATTAAAACAAAGGCCACAGATGTCACTGAAATTACTCTAACCCAGGAAGTTACCCCTAACTTAGACTGGATGAAAAAGACTGGTGTAGCTAGTGTTGAGGAAGTTCAAAAATTACGAGATGTTGTAGAATCTGGAGTAAGTGATGGTGATACTCTTACTGCCGCATTAAATGCACATATTTCAAATACTGACAATCCTCACCAGGTTACTCCAGATAAAATTGGTGCCGCTCCAAGTTCTCTTACTGAAACTGTAGCTGCTCTTGATCTTAAACTCACCAATCAAGTAACTGCGCACATTGACAACAAAAACAATCCACATGAAGTTACTCCAGATAAAATTGGTGCCTCTCCAGTTGGACACACACATACTGCACAGGAAGTAACTGGTATCTTGACTGAAGATATGCTTCTTGCTCATACTGAAGATACTGAAAATCCTCATAACGTAACTGCAGCTCAAACTGGAGCTGCGACACAAGTTGCATTTGATGCACTCAATCAAACTGTAGTAGAACATACGGAAAATACCAACAACCCTCATGGAGTAACTTCTGATCAAATTGGGGCTGCTACGAAGAACGAAGTTGCTGGTATAAAAACAGATCTTACTACTCATACTGCAGATATCAATAATCCACATGGCACTACGGCATCTCAAGTTGGAGCACCTTCTACTGAAGAATTTGATCAACTTGAAGAGCAAGTCATTGCTCACACTGAAAATACCAACAATCCTCACAGTGTTACATATGAACAAACTGGAGCTGCCGCACTTAAGCACCCTCATGTTATTGCTGATATAACAGACAAGGATAATCTTGTTCAATATGCAACATTTGCCGAAACAAGAAAAACTATTCAACTTAATAATTACGATAATATTTCTGGTGTAACTACCAGTGGTCTTGGTGCTAATCTTATTATGGTTAGTAAATGGGACGTTGCTGATATCGGCTCTCCTCAGATTCATGCAAACTTAAATACTATTGATAATGTAACTATCAACGATGATAAAGTAATAGCAACTACTGACCAACTTCCTAATACTGACAATTTTGTTACCAAAGATAATTTTGGTACCATGTTTGAAAGTGAAATGACTACCGCTATCTTCCCTTGGGATAGTGTAACTGGTGTGCCAACTGAATTTACTCCTGCAGCACATGCTGCTAATCACGGAAACAGTGGATCTGATCGCATTGTTATTGATGCTTCTCAAATTACTAGTGGCGTTATTGATGCACGTCTTATTCCTGCTACCGCAATTGATGAGCTTGTTATTGTAGAAAATGATACCGAACGATTTGCTCTTACTACAGATAGAGTACAGCGTGGTGATCATGTTAAGGTAACTGAAACAAGTAAACTTTATGAAGTTATTGATGATACCAAGCTTAGCAGCGAAGATGGTTATGTGGAATATTTGGCTTCTGTTGATTGGGTATCTGTAACTGGAAAACCCACTGAGTTCACTCCTATTTCTCACAACCATAGTCTTTCTCAAATTACAGATTATGTAGCTCCTGTAATTCCTACAAAACTTCCCAACCCAAATGCACTAACTATTAAATACAATGGCGTACAAGCTTTTGTATACGACGGCAGTAGTGCTGAAACCGGTAACTTTGTAGTAACTGCTGAGACAGTTCCTGGTGTAGCTAAAGCTACTGATCTGGAACTTTATCGTAAGAAGTCCGACGTATTGACATCTGCTGATGTAAGTGATTTTACTACTGCCGTAGTTGGTACTAAAGTAGACGCTGCTCAGGTTGCGGATGTAGCTAATTCTGTAAGTTGGGATAATGTCACTGAAACCCCAGAACAAATCGTTACTGCTGCTGGTACAGTACAAGCACTTGCTGATAGATTAGAACTTGTAGAAACTCAACTTACTGATCTTAAGAAAACAAATGTTGTTCCAGTTGTAATGGATTCTGCTGCCAATCTTAATCAGCCAGATGCGGATATGGTTATAACTGCTGCAGCCGCTCCCATTGAAGGTGTTAAAAATGTTGTAGCCAAAAGCATTGATGTTAAAAGCATGAAAGCTTCCAATGCTGTTGTTGGCATGACTGCTACTAATGACATTAATGTACAAGCTATATCTTTAACTGGAAATCTTCCTAAAGAAACTTCTAATGCTCAGCTTAAAATAAATACTTCTGAATATGTAAAGATTACTAAGAGTTCTTTTGCTCAGACTGGATATAATGCAGTTGAAGTAGGTTTACAAACTGCTCCTAAAAATGTTATCATTGACGGGCTTGATTTTACAGCACCTCTTAGTAATAACGCCATTCTCATTTTCCAACATCAAGATGACGCAGTTATAACTATTTCTAATTGTCATTTTGCTGATGTTTCCAATGCTGTTCGTATTTCTAATAAATTAAACAAACGTGCAACTGTAAACATTATTAACTGTACTGTAGACAAATGGGATACTCGTCCTGAATGGGCTGGATTCCTAATTATGCAAGATTATAGTTCTGGTTCGCAAGAAGCTGAAGAAACAAACAACCTTTTTGCTCCTGATAAACTTACTATTAATTTTATTAATGTTGTTGGTCCTGATGGTAAGGTTATTAAACCTACGAATCTGGCTGAAGTTTGTGGTACGTCTGATGCAAATCAGATCATTTATGTGTGGAACAGCGTAGGTGGTACCATTCCTTATGGAGATGGTTCTCGTTATCCCACATTCACTTTTAAATAAAAGTTATCTTTAGAAAGAGAGTGTGTATGATTGTTGTAACCTTTCAAAAAAATCCTTTGACTCAAGAAATCGATGTATTGTCCTGGTTTCATACTACTAGAGAATTGGGAAGAAATATAAAATCTATACCAGGTGTTACTATGATCTTTTATCCAGATCAAGTACCTTATGGATTTTATGCTGCTCCCAATCAATACAAGTATTATGATGGCAGACTTGTGAGAAAGAGTTAATGTAACTATAGTGATGGTAGGGAAAACCCTACCATCACTATAAGTCATTTATTACAGATTAAAACCATAATACAGAGAAATATTTAAGGAGAATAAATATATGTCACTTTCAGAAAAAGACATGATTGAATTAACTACTATGATTATAGATGTTTTGGATTTGGAAAATTTGTCACATCTGGATAAAATTAAAAATTCTTCATTGCATCAAGGAATTTTTATAATAAGAGAATTTCTTAATGTAAGAAATCCTTATTCATTTACATTTAACAATGAACATGACAACGATTTGTTTAAAGCATTCTTGCTTACATGTATAATGGATTACATAATTCATAAACTATCCGTTCCAGAAGTTAAATTCAATTTAAATGATTCTAAAGAAATAAATTATGAAAAAATTCTTAACATCGATGTTGATGTGGAACAAGTAATTGTTCTTATTTTACTTAGAATAAAAAATGGTCAACATTTTAAATGTTTGTCTTTAGGAGAAAAATATTATTCTATTACCGAAGTTGATAACAATACTGTTTGTACTGGAGTTTTAAAGGATATTTTTAACAGTATTTTGGTACAAGAAGAATTGTCGCATTCAAATTTATCTAGTCTTAAGGAATATCGTTCTTGTACAGTAAGTAAACAATTTAGATGTGTTTGTAAAGTCATTGACAAATGTGGTATTTGGAATGATAATAGATTAGCTATTTTAATCAAAGATGCTACTGAAAATAAATACAGTCCTGCAGGATGCTTATTTACTAAATTGTTTACCAAATTTTTAAGTATTTACATGCAATATCCTTCTCCAACAATTCACAAAATTGTTGTTCTTTTTGAATACTATAACAATACAGATATTGTAGAATTCGATGAAGAAGAAAATATGTATATTTATACTGAAAAATTCATAGCTGCTGCTAAAGATATTGTAGAAAATGTTAATGTTAAAAATACTACTACTGTAAAAGATAAATCCAAGATGCAGGAAATAGAAATGAATATTTTAAATTTCTCTAAGGATGATGCCTCAACTATTCAGTAATAATGGCATTCGTCTTGTATTTAAATATATATATAACTTATTTGATATTACGTTTTGTAATTAAAGGAGGAAATAAGATGTGATCAGTTGTAAACAATTGGCTAGTAAAATTGGATTGCCTATCCCTATTTTTATTAAACTTGTTACTGGAGAGAATGTTGATAGTTTATCAGTCATTCAACTTGAAAACAATATTCCATATATAGGAGATGATCTTAATTTTACGTACGATAACGATTCAAAAATGTTTGATATTTCTCCAGAAGAAGTTAGACGTTTAATCGTTCTTTCTAACAGACATTGTGTTCAATTAAATAAGTGTGTACGAGAATATGAATCGTACAACGGATTGTTTAATAGGGAATATTTAGCTCAACATCTTAACATTCCTATTTCGGTACAAGGAGTATTAACTAAGAAAAGAATAACTGATGAGTTTCTTCATGTTTGTTGTACAAATGTAGAAGAAATTAATGATCAGATTCTTATAGCGGAACACATTTGGGTACAAGTCCCAAATGAATTTCCAAAAAATTATCGTTATTGTTTTGATAGTGATGTTATTATTTCTTTTATTGGAACCCCAACCAAATATTATCATAAACAACAGCAAAAATATTCATTGGAAAATGTGTATAATTTTAAAATTGAATTTATTCCTTATGAGATTGTAGAAAAATATAATCTCAAGGATAAACTTGAAAACAATAAAATTAAACAATGGTTTTCTGATGAATGCTTAGACCTTCTGTAAATAAAAAGGATATAAATTATGTTTGAAGTTACTGTTCGTATGTGTTTTTATGATCATCGTGCTCGTTTGAATGATCCGACTCATGATCTTTTGTCAGTTTTGAAAATAGAAAAGAAAGAAGATATTTCCAAAAGAATTGAGCATTTGGTTGTAACTGCTTGTAAAAAGGTAAGTCCTGAGATTACATATATTCAAATTCATAAAGGCTATGAAATAGATCATACTCCCAGATTCACAAAACTTTTTGAAAAAGATTCTTATGATTTTACCAACACTTCAGATTGTGCGATTCTTCAAAAATGGAATGATCACGAATACCATTTGTGCAAACGTGTTGCACCTTTGAAATGGCTTTCCAAAAGAAATTGTTACGCAGGACTTTTGGAAGATGTACAATATGATATTTCAGTTCGTTTTGATGTAACAGAAATTCCTGTATATAACGATTAACTAATTTAATAAGAGAAGGGATCTTTCCCTTCTCTTAATCTATAATTTAAATATAGGAGAATACGATGAATAAAGAACAAAAGAGACTTGAAGAAAGAACAGCTAAAATTTGGGAAACTATAAAACGATTTGAATACAAAGAATATTCTTTATGGGTAGAACCACAAATAACTAACAGTAAAATAATAACAGAATATCCAGAGTTTATTATCTATGCAATTCATCCAAAATGTCCAGTATTAGGATCGTATGTTGGAGGACCTCAATTTTATTGTGAACGTAAGGAAAAGTTTTCATCAATAAAAGCCATGTCTCTTAAAATACCAATAATAGAAGTCTCCAAAAATGGTAAGAACTGGTTTGAAGAACAATTGCAAACATTATCAAACAAATATAATTTCTGAGAATACAAAGATGGACCATAGCACTTATGTTCAAAAACAGCTGTTGCTTAAACGTAATTTTGAAACGTTTATGAAAAGCAATGTACAATCGGAAGACACTAGAATTTCGATGCAGCTCTTTAATAAACTTGTAACAGAAAGTTGGGAACATACAACAAAAAAAATATAAAGAAGTGCGAGATTCTCTTGATCGTGGCGCCGATTACAAATCAATAAAAGTTTCCACAGTAGATCGAAAATCTAAATTTTCTGGAGAGAATGACAGTATTTTTGATCTGGTTGATAGTGGGTGTTATTGGAATGTCTCTGTTGGAAATCGTATACCGTTATCAAATCTATCCAAATACTAAATAAGTAATTATACAACATAGAAGAGGGATTTAAATCCCTCTTCTATGTTTATTAGTTATAATTTATTTTTTTTTATTTTCCTGGTGTTCTGGTAAGATTGAAGATAACTGATTTACACAGGTTAATACTTGCAGTAGCTAAAAATTTACCATCCACTGTTACCAGACTTCGTGCAGTTTCGTTGTATTCTGCGCAACGTCTGTTAGCTTCTTCTGACATAATTCCATTGAAACTAATGGTGTCGCCGTCATAGTCCTGGTATGTTCAAAAGTATTCGTCAGATACTTTTCGTGCAATCAATTGCACAGCTTCAGGTTTCCCTGAATGAGCAGACTATATCTTCATCCATATATAAAATTTATATATGGAGATTCCCATTTCCCACTGCCATTATAGACGATTGCAGGGTACTCTACTTATCGTCAATATTTATTAACGATGTTCGATAGTCGTTGAACTTTATTCATATCGTACAGATGAGTACGACGTAGAATCTTAGCTGCTGATTGTCCATTTAAACACTTTGTGTGTTACATTCAATTGTTTTTCAAACATATCACGCTTAGATTTTCATCTTACGTTGTAGTACAATTGACTTTAGGAGTTTCCAGCAGTTAGAGAATATTTTTTATACTACATTACTGTAGCAGGTGCCGACTGCTATTTTTGTTTTCTACTACGGATATAAAAACCTTTATAAGTTTCATTTGTATTATTTTTCATTTTTATTTGATAAGATATCGATCCTGAAGATGAATTTAAAAATCTTGCTGCTTCTGTTTGACTATAGAACATATGTTCTTCTCCAGTCTCAGAATTAACAAGTGTTGTAGGATCATTATCTTTTCTCAAACCTGTACGATAAGCTCTTGCTTTATTTTCTTGAGGAATAACAATCTCTAAATTAGATAATTCATTATTTAGTTTATCACCATCTAGATGATCCACTTGACACTCTTCAAAAGGAAGTCCTGTATTATTCTCAAGAAAAGTATAAGCTTTAAGACGATGTAGGGTTACTGTTTTTGTTATTTTATCACCAGTTTTAACAAGTGACATTCCTTTATACGGAGTTTTATCACTTTTTAAGACTGGAATTTCTGTCCAAGTAACTAAATCTACAACCACATCATCTTCAGATAAAGCATAGCTCTCATACGGATATGGACATTGTACAAGATGAATCTTTTTCTTTTTAAAATTACCCATAGTACCATACTCCTTCAATTGTAAATAATAACATACAATTGGAAGAAGTGTGTATTCTTATACTTCAGCACCTAAGCCAGGAGTTCTGCTTGGATGTAAAATGCAACTATCAAGATAAGAACTTTTATCAATGATAGGATACATTGGCATTATAACTTCTTGTTCTGGAATATACTGAGATTTAAATGTAATAGTTCTACTTGGAACTGTTGTAGCAACTTTTACTTTAGTAGGATAAATACTTCCTATTTCAATAGCTGGATATCGAGTAATAGTTCCGTGTTTTCCAAGAGTAGCTTGATAAGTTGCAATATAAATCATCTCAACATATGTAATAGGACGAACCTTTTTCATATCAAAAGTTTTCGCCTTTTCTGGTTCATTTTTAAGAAGAAGTTCTTTAAAGTTGTCTATATTGGTAAAGGAATATATTTCATCTCCAAGATCATACACAAGAGAAATATAATAAGGTTTGTTTTCAGCATCCTTAATAATAACAGATTTATTTCGCATATGTACATTTTGAAAAAGTGATATGAGATCTTCACTAGTTTTAGTAGACATTGCTTCTGTTACTTGAGCGGATGTGACCTCTATATATAAAACTTTTAATGTTTTTGGATCAATAGCTGGAACTCTTGTACTTCCCAATGTAAATATCTGATTGTAGAAAATACGTTTTAATTCGTGAATAACTAATGGCTGAAAAGCTTTTGCTGCTTGAAATACTGGAACAATAGTTTCATCGTATTTGTGATATGCAGGATCATCTGGATTTTTTCCAAGAAGTTGTGATGATGTAATAACATTTCTTGTACCATAAACAAGGGCTCTGTGTGCATATTGTCCTTGTCCAAAACCTTTCTTTCCTTCATAAAGGTTTTTATAGTACGCATAAATTTCATACACTTTTAATTGGGCATTGTATTTTATTCCATCGTAGAACTGTTCTATGACAGGATTTTCTTTAGCTGTTTTAATTGAATCAGTTGTTCGTAAAAGCGAACTATATTTTTTATTAATTTCTTCAATTGATATTCTACCACCGATTTCTTTTGCATCTCTGATTCCAGCTGGAGACACAAGCATTTTATTAATAATGGCAGTTCCATTTTCTTTACATAGCTCAATAGTTTTGATTTTATTATTTCTTGTAGCAGAAGATGTTTTTTGGAATACTAATTTAGGAAATTGTTTCATAAAGAAAACAAATCCTGTACCAGCGTTTTCATTTTCTCGTATAGATGGAATAAGTTCACTAGTTACTTCATCAAAAACCGCATATACTTTTCCTTGCATAACCTCATGATAAAATGGTTTTAAATCTATGACATTTTTGAAAATGTGTGGAGATAAAACATCCATATTTAAATTGATGTATGCAAATGTAGTAAGACGTTGTGGAGAATTTAACTGTCCAAATATTTCTTCACTAAAAAATCCTTGTGGATGAAATAAATTGGAAGATGGTGCGTATATAAAGGTTGACGTAACTTCTTTAAGTGCATTTCTCTGGATGAAATTGTCAACATCCATTAACCATACATTAGCCGGGCTTAGTTTACGCATATGTTTTGTGTCTTCCTTATACTGTGCTTAACAATTGAATTTTTCAAAAATTGAGGTCATACCATGATTGAGACTACCGACAGAAAAGAACAATATTGTGAAGTTGATCCTTATCTTGATGAAATCATGGAAGAAACATTTGGTCCGATAGAAAATGTTTACATTGATTTAAGATATATCCAAGATTTCTATTTAGGAGCAATTCTTGCTCTTTGTAAATCCAAAGATGAAATTCAATATGTAATTGATAATATCGATTATTACAATAGTCGTTATACTGAAGATGTAGTGGAAACTGTATTTTCTAAATTACATCTCACTGAAGTTGAAGTTCAAGCATATATACACGATCCTAAAAATCATTCATTTCTTTTTAAAACATCTCCAGTAACTGATTTTTGTAAAATGCTTAAAGATATTAATGAAGATATTGAAGCTCAAAATACTGCAGCTTCTTCCAACACCAAAAATGTGGTTTCCATATACAATATAAATACATACCCTCTTGTTTTAAATAACAAGGACAAAATACAACTTAAAGAAAAATTACAGTGGTTTACAGATAGAAAAAATTTATTGGTTGCTTCTATGAGCATGCCTATTGAAAATATGAGTATTGATACATATAAAGAATTTAAATATATGTTTGCGTATGATTTTTATAAAATTATTCAACCTACTCCATTACAAACATCAGGCTTTACAGCGTTCTATGAAAAAAGATGCTTGTATAATAGTTTTGTGTATGCACCATTTAGGATTGTTAATGATAAAGTATTAGAAGAAGTAAAATATTACGATACTGATAAGTTGAAAGAACTCGTTCTTGATACTGCAAGATATCTTTCCATTTGTTCTAAATTTTCATATATCAATCCTGAGATTATAGTTCGATAACTCTAAGGAGAACGCTTTATGGCTCAAAATAATTTAAAAAAGAAATTTGCAAGTAAAAAGCAGACTGATTTTAATATTCAAGAATTTGATAAATATGACAGTGCATTAGAAGATTATAATTATAGAGATGTTTATAATAGCGATACATCAAACAATAGAGAACCTATTGAGAAAACAAAAGTTGGTCTTACTGATGTTTTAAAAAGCTCTTATAAAATAGTTTCATCTAATTTGGAAGATCGTATTCGTCAAGCTATGCCGAATACATTTGAACTTATAGATGAAGTTACATCATTTAAAAATGATTTTGATTATCTAAAAAGCGATTTTATTCAGAAAGTTCAACCATCTATCAATTCTATTAAACGTTCTGGTAGAGTTTTAGAACCACGAGTCAAAGGTATTTTACCGCCAAAGCTTGCTAATAAATATAGCAAACTTGTTTCTGAAACAGATAGCGATTATTCATATTCTCCTCCATCAAAAGAAGAAGCTAGAGAATATTCAATTGCTGCAGAACTTTCCGAATTATTTGATCAGCAAAAAAAGTTTCAAGAAAAACAATATATTGAAGATAAACTTGATACTGAACAAAATAGACTTATAGACAGATCTATTTCAGATAAAAATACACAAAATACATTACAAACACTTGATCAAATCCGTGTAGCAAATAATTTTACTGCTGCATTTGTTCAAGATTTTTATAAAGCTTATTTAAAGAAAGATCTAGTTTTAAAATATAAACATTTGTTCGTTGCTCAAGATACTTTAGCTTCGGTACAAGCTATTGCTAAAGTTACTGAAGATAAATTAGAAGAAATTCGTCACAATACAGCACTTCCAGATATTCAAAAACAACAAAAACTTGAATCATTAAAAGAAGCACGCAGACAAAGAATCAGCAATTTCATTGTTGATCAAGCACAAGAAAAATTGCTTCCATTTGCAAAGAAAGCAGCTTCTACTTTATATAGCAGAGCTAAAGATCGATTTGCTGAAGGTTTTGAACTTGGTGCTTCTGGTCTTGATATGGCAGCCACTAGTGAGCAACTGGCTGACGACATGACTGAAGCAGAAGGAAAGCCACGTAGCGCAGGTCATAAAAAACTTGATGCTATAACAAAAGCAGGACAACTTGCTGGTTCTTTTGCTACAGGAAATCAAGTTAATTGGATTGGTAGAAAAATTTTTGGTAAAGGATTTGATTCAAAAGCTTTAACGAAAACATTACAACATAGTGATGAAATGCTTGGAAACATGCAACAAATCGCTATGGATAAAATTAAACGATATAGAGAAGATCATCCGGAAAGTAACTTTTTTACAGATCTTATTGATGCTGCAGGGATTGATGTCAATCGTACTGGCGGTTATATTAAAGATGTAAGTACTGAACCTACAGAAGCTGCATCATTTGATAATCAGACAAGAACAAGTATTGTTGAAATCATACCTGGATATCTAGCTAAGATTTTACAACAAGTCACTAATATTGCTACTGGTGAAAATAATGAAGAATTAGTTTTTAGTAGATCACAAAGAGATTTTTTATCCGAATCTGATTTTAGACGTGAAGCATTTTTTAATATGGGCATTTCTGGAGTTAATGCGGGAAATGTTACTCAGACTGCTCTTGAAAAATTGCGTGGTGCTTATTCTTTTGCAACTAAAAGCGATGACGCTAAAACGTTTGATGAATTAAAAACATTTATTTCTAAATTTATTGTGAATTCTGGAATAAGCAGATACAATCTTTATCCAGGAGCATTAAAAAAATATATTGAAACCGGATATGATTCTTTAGGTACTGGAGATAAAAAATATATTGATTCAGTATTTAATGGTATTGGTGACGAAACAGAAGAAGAACAATCAACAAGAAAATCAGTTGCCCAAATCTTAATTGATTTGGTGACAACAGATGGTAGAATTGATCCATCTCTTATGGTTCTGGTCAGCAATATTATTCAAAGTACTAATAGACAAGGATATGATTATCTTGAAGGACTTGATAAATATATCACCGGTTCTGGTCAAGGTAGATATCTTAGAGATCTTTTTACAATTAAAGATGGTGTTTACAATATTGATCCGGAAACTCTTGCTAGGGAACGAGAAAAAAATCTGGATCTTGTTGGAAGAACAGATGAAGAATATATTAGACGTTCAAAAGAAGAACAAGAAGAACTTCAAAGAAGAAAAGACGATCTTGATAAAGCACGTGAAACGTTACAAAGTGGTAAAGAAAGAATTGTTACTGCTGCCAGTTGGGTTGGTAAGAAAGTTACCGACAATAAGTTGGCACGTAAAATAAGATCACACATTCCATTTTCAGAAGAATCTTCCAGTGAATCAAAAGCAGTTGATTCTGTTGCTGAATCTTTTAATACTAAAATTATTGATAAATTATCGAATATACTTGATAATTTTCTTATAGACAATCCTATTCTAAAGAATCCAGAAGAATATCTTAAAAAGGCTACAGAAAAAGGAAAACAGTTTAGAGAAAAGTTTGCTACAGAAGAAGATTTGGCAGAAGAAAAAAGATTAAAAGAAAAAAGCGAACGTGAAAAACAAAGACAAAAAGAACTTCTTGAACAAGAAAAGAAATTTGGCAAATCATTTTCACAATCATTACGATACAAAGAATCTCCTACTGTTAAGAGAAATACTTCTCTTATGGATATTCCTTCAGTATCTTCCGATATCTTAAATAGTATTAACGATAATCTTTTAAAACATATGGAACGTCAACACGATGTTCCTGATATTTTATTTGAAATTTGGAATTTCCTGGATGAAACTCACAGTGAAAAGAAAAAGCTTTTTGATGATGAGAAAGTACAAGAAACTTCACGTTCCGAATCTTTTAAAAGTGAACTTGTCAGTGCTATTAAAGATGGGATGGATGATTTAAAACAATCTCTTGGTTCTACAGGACCAGGATCAGTTGATATTCGTCCTGGGGATTTGGAAGGTGATAATAAACGAGATACTGTTTACGAAGAACAAGTAAGAAAACAACAAGAAAAGAAAGAAAAAACTCAAATAGATATTGAGATACAACGAAATGAAAAAATAGATGATATTCTTAGTGCTATTCATAAATTGATAAACATTAATGAAAAAGGGTTTAAGAAAGAAGATGGAGGACTTCTCGGTGGATTGCTTGGAGGAGGTGGTGGTGCAGGAGGATTCCTTGATGATCTTTTAGGTAAGATGCCTGGAGGAAAATTTCTCAAAGGACCTCTTGGTAAATTAGGAGCATTTGCTAAAAATCCATATGTTCTTGGTGCACTGGCTGTTACTGCCGGTGGATATATTGCCAGTGAATACATAGATAAATCAAGAAGAAATGATGTAACTCTTGCGAATAAGAAATATGGTTTTGAAGAAGAAGATTTAGAAAAATATATTGAAGATTATAAAAATGCAGAAAATGAATCTGCATTGTCTATGGTCAATGCTGGATATGATGCTGCAGCAGGATGGAGAGATACTACTGTTGTAGATAATTTCCTTAAGAAACGTGCAGAACTATATGGTATTGACGCATCCAGAAGTGCGAATGGTATGTGGAATTTCATCGTTCGCAATAAAGATGTCGATACCATGCTTGACATGGAAAAAGCAGCAGCTAAGGCGCGCGAAAACAAAGATATTTCAGATAATCAATTGCGTAAATGGGCAGAAACTTTTGGATTTGATGTAAACGATTCCGAACAATTTGATTATTTTGCACGTTGGTTTAGTTATAGATTTTTTAATCTTTGGAAACAGTGGTATTATATTTGTCGAAACTACGGTACGTTTCCAAAAAAAATGGATCAGATACCTCCTGAAACTGTTTCTAAAATTCAAAGTGAACTTGAAAAAGTTGCACAGAAACATTTGATAGGAGAATTGAAAGATGTTACTCCATATCCGGAGTCTTATAAAAAATTTAAAGGAAAAGTAGATTCGATTACCAAACCAAAAGGTGCTGTTGATGTCAGCAAAGATATTAATAAAAACACTGCCTCTGTTGATGTAAAATCCGAAACTGGAGATCCTGAACTTGATGCTTTGCTTCAAAAGAGAAATCAATCTAAAGGATATCTTCCTGGTGAAACAAGACCTAATACAGCTACTGTCACAGCTCAAGACGTTGCTCAATATGGGCAAGGTGCTAACACTACAGATGTGTATAATACCCCATCTGTACAGTTTGGTCAAGGTAGTGAAGGAAATATTAAAGATATTCCAGTACCAAAAGGCAAAGGTTACGACAATGTAAAAGATACGATTTTAGCAGCTGCAAAAATGGCTGGAGTTGATCCTCAAGCTATGATTACATTTGCTGGAATTGAATCAAGTTTTAATCCGGGAACTGGAAATAGTAAAACTTCAGCACAAGGACTTTATCAATTTACTGATGGTACCTGGGCAGAGGTACTTACTAAATATGGTCCAAAATATGGTATTCCTTTAGGTACTTCTAAATTTGATGCAAGAGCCAACGCTTTAATGGCTGCAGAATACATGAAGTATAATGCAAGTATTCTTAAATCAAAGATTGGTAAAGATCCTTCTCTAGTCGATCTATATGCTGCTCATATGAGTGGTCCTGGTGGAGGACCTGCTATTATGAAAGCTTTTTATAACAATCCTAATATGGATGTTATATCAGCTCTTCGTAATGGAGGAATTAAAGACACTACTATTGCAAACATGATCAATGCTAACAGAACAGTATACGGTTCACAACAAGCCCCCAAGACAGTTGCACAAGTTGTAGCTGTATATCAGAACGCAGTAAATAAATATAGCAAAGGAGAATTTAAACAAAGTTCTGACCAAGCTGCAGTTAATATTGATACGAAATCTCCTCAAGCTACTTCACTAACACAACCAAATGACGTTAATGCACCTATATCAGCTGGACAAGGTACAGCATCTGCAAATGCTCCTGGTACAGCTTCATCAGGAAATGTTTCTGCTCTTGGAAATCTTAGTACCGATCAAACTCCCTCTCCAATTACTGCTGGTTTAAAAGCTACAGAACAATATATGGCGAACATTGATACCAAAGGAAAAATTGTTCGCCCAACCAAGTCAAATGTTGTCACGTCCCCATTTGGACCAAGAAATGTTGAAGGCGGATCTAAAGATCACAAAGCCATCGATCTTCGTGCCAATACTGGAGATCCAATATTTGCGATGATGGATGGTGTTGTAACTGGTGCTGGTGGATCTTATAATGCCATGACTATTAATCATGGTGATGGTTTATCCAGCAGATATCTTCATTTGTCACAAATGGAAGTTCCAAGAGGCACAAAGGTAGTAGCCGGGCAAGAAATTGGTAAAGCTGGTGGCAAAGGTCCAAATGGTCCTAATCAATATGTGCCCCATCTTCATCTTGGTGTATATAAAGATAGTAAACCTATAGATCCTGAAGCGTTTTTAAAACAGCATAAAGTGGAATTGGTCAGAAAAGGACAACCGGGTGAAAAAGCCAATGCTCCTTTATCTGATGTAGATGCTACAACACAATCAGGTTCTCCAGTTCCAGCTACAGGAGAAGTTCTTCCTGTAGGAGAAAAAGGAGAAGCTGCTGCTAGAAAAGCATCTGAAAATGCAGCTGCCGCAGATGTAAAAACACAACAACAAGGTTCAACACAAGAATCGACTAAAAATCAAAATCTTGCTCCTGATGGGCAAGTTAATGTTAATACAGCAAGTGATATTTATAACAAAACAGATACCGCTACTCCAACTATAAATGATACTACTGCTCCAGCTAATATACCTGCCAGTACAACTCCAGAAGTAAAACCAACACTTGAAAGTACTTCTGGAAATGTAGAGAATTTGTTAAGTCAGATTTTATCTGAACTTGTTAAATCTAATACAAATCTGGCTACAATTTCTGAAGGGCAGGCTTCTTTCAAATCTTTAGAAACAACATTACAATCCGGATTTACTACCATGTCAAATTACTTGGCACAACTTCCAAGTAGTTCTAGTAGTTACGTTGAAACAGATCCAGCTTCTATTAATCGTACACAATCTAAACCAACACAAAATTCTAAAAAAGAAATGAAATCTAGAATTCCCATTTCTCCTACAAAACCAGCACTTAATGTTTCAAAAACAAGAAGACAAGCTATAAATGCAACAAATTCTATAGTAGTTTAAATCACCAAGTTAGAGTGAGAAATTTCTCACTCTAACTTATGAGAAGTTCATTCAATTAAATTAGTATAGGTGTACAAAATATGTGTGCAAAAACAATAGCATTTGATGAAAATATAGGTTATCCAAAATCACCATTTATATTTGAACTATCAAAATCTCCTGAGGATTATTATGACGCTGCAAGAATCGCATATGTTCTTGATGATGACGATCCGATTAAAAAGTTACTTGAAACAGCAGCAAGTACTGGAGGATTTGGTAGTGCTCCAGGAAATTACGACGATCCTCCAGGAGAAAAACCTGAACTTGCAGTAACTATTCAAGATCGAAATGAATTCCCTACAATAAGAAACTGGATATCTTCCACAGAAATAGGTAGAAATGAAGCTATTAATTGTAGATGGGGTTTTTGTGAAGATGACGATCTTATTCATCCTTTAACAGCTATTCACGGTAAACCTGAACTTGGTGGTCTTGGAAGAGTATATTCTGAAGTATATCAAAACACACAACAGCTAATTCATATCACTGCTGGAGTTATGCAATTCTCATCACTCGCACAATTTTATTTAAATTCTTTTGATGCTACAAGTACAGAAGCCATACACTATGGTAACTCTGGTGGTTTAACAAGATGGGTTGGTAAACTTGTAAGTGGTGCGATAGATCTTGCTGTGTATGTAGTAACTATGCCAATTCGTTTTATTCGTACAGTTGGAATGTTACTTGATCCTAGTAACGTAGTTACAAAATACTACGATATTAAAGGTGCGATGCCTCTTTATTATAAACATGTGGATACGATTATTACTACTCTTGCCATTAATATGGGTCTTTATCCAAATGCATATTTTAAAGAAATCGATGCTAGTTCTACTCAGACACAAGGAACACAAAACAAAGAAGGATTAGTTGAAAAATATACAGGTAAAGATGGACAAGGAGATTATTCAATAGTAGAAACAAGAAACCCTATAGCTGATCCCGATGTAGATGGAAAATTAACAAAAATTGTAGCTGCAAGACGTAAAAGAACTTTTAAAGCTCCATGGGTTTTACGAGATGGTCCATCTATTTGGCATATTTTAACAAAACGTGATACGACTAATCCAGACGGTACGGGAGATTTATTAAACCTTCCTCCATTGACAGAAGCGTTCTATGATAACAAATATGCAAATGATATAAGTACAGAAGAAAAACGCTCACAGTGGGATATTTTTAAATTCAGACTTAAAAGATCTTCTTCAGGTACTGACAAATTTGTTGCTTTTAGAATTAATAAATCGGTAGATTCTTCCGAATCTCTTTCTAACCAGACTGGTGAAACATCTATTTCACAGACCATCAATAGTGTTGCAAGAAGTGGTAGAGATAAATACGTTTCTTTCCAAGGCGGCAACATAGCTAATATTCCTGGTGTATCAGATGTACTCGGTATGGCGAAAGATTTAATTGGTGGTTTACTTGATACATTCTCTATCACTGGTATGGCATCATCTATTCTTACTGGTACCATATTTGTAGATATTCCAGAAATTTGGCAATCAAGTAGTTTTTCTAAAAGTTATTCTTTTAATGTAACATTGCGTGCTCCATATGGAGATAGAGTTTCTATTTTTCAATCTATTTATATTCCACTAGCAATGCTTATTGCACTGGCATTTCCACGCAGTGGTGGTAGAAACGTATATGGTACACCTTTTCTTATTCGCGCATATTCAAGCGGTATGTTTGCTATTCCACTCGGAATCATAGATAGTTTTTCTATAACTCGCGGATCTTCAGAATTTGGCTGGAACTTAGACAGACTTCCTACTACAGTTGAAGTATCTTTTACTATTAAGGATTTGTCTGCTGTAACACATTTAGCTATTCAAGATGCCAGTGATTTAGGCATGATGAATATTCTAGGTACTAACAGTTCTTTCCAAGAATATATGCTGACTCTTTCCGGTATTGGTTTGAAAGAAAGATTAAACATTACCCAATCTCTTGCAAGAAGAATGCAAGCTGTTGGAGCAATTGGTTTTGATAATAAATGGGCTAACTTGGGAGCATATGCTGGTACTATGTATGGAGATGGTATTATCGGTAGAATGGCCTATGGACTTGCTCCATCAAAATGGCTCAGTATGCGTACAGAAGGGTTGTCTGAAAATTAAAAAGGTTGTTATATGTCTGTAAGTATTGATTTATACGATTCTTCTAATATGTCTTCTGGTATGGAAAGATTGACTTCTCCCATATTTTTTAAAAAATTTAATTATTTTCGACCTTCACAGGTTAATACGAGATTTAGTCAATACCCAAATGATATCCAATTGCCTATGGGAAGCATGTTACATCTTCTTGATAATTTTGAAAATTTAAATTTAAACAAGCCTATTGTAGATGTTCCTGATTTTAACAATCCAAATAGCATCGGTTCTCTTTTTATTAAAAATGAACCGTTTAGAAAATATATTTGTCACAATGTAGAACCTTTAGTTAAAGGTGAAAATGCTGTTATTGAAGTTGATGATAAATATGTTTTTAGAACAATGGGTCTTAATCAAACTTTAATGAAGTACAGAAGAGAACAATCTTTAAAAGGATTTCTTTTTACCCCTGATATTGAAAATCATCAAAAAGCACCGACAACACTTACTATTGTTAATCACAATCCTATTTTCAGATTGTTTACTCGTGGTGTACTAACAGCATACAGAAATTTCAATCTTATTCTAGCTTCCATTCTCAATACAATTGCCAAAGTACCTGATAAAAATCACTATGTAGTTCTTCCTTTAGTAAATAAAATATATACTCGTGATATGTTTCGCATGAGCGAAAAAGAACTTAAAGGAAATACACTTAAAGATAGAAATAGCTATCAATATCTTTTTATGGTACAATGGTTTAACTTTATCAGTACAAACACCAATCTTTCTTTATTTGAAAAATTTCCACAAGAAATGTGGGATAAAGTTACATTTGTATTTAACGTTCCGAATAATTATGCAATGTTTTGGACACTGTCAGATGTTATTTCTGTCAATGTTCGAAATGCATTGTACAACAGATTACTTAATCAATTCAATGCTTTCATTCTTACTGGATATATTTCAGAACACGGAAATAAATCTAAAAATGATGCATTAGAAACTCTTGATAAATTGTCACAACATGAAGAGACACCTTCTATTGATTTAGCAATCAAAGATAATTTGGAAACACAGACTGAAACAGCTCAAGTTAAGGCAGATATAAAACCAGAATCGTCTCAAGATGCATCTGTTTCTGTTCAAAAAGAACTTGCTATTAACAAACCTGCTGAAATAGATAATCCTAAAAAAGAAAAAGATAAAGACGACTATACAGAAAAAGTAATTGTTGATATTTTTAATAGTTCAGCAAATAAAAATAAAGCTCCAGATACTAAAGATGTAGATAATAGTATCAATGCAGGAGAAGTTACTCCTGATCAACTCGTAACAGAAGAAACTGTAACTCAAAATCAAATAGAAGAATTTGACAAACCAATAGAAGAAATTAAAGCGGATACATCCACTGGGCTTCCTACCAATGTCACTCCTTTTAAAACTCCAGAAAAGATAAGTGCGGTCAATAAATCATTTTTAGCTGGTTTAGTTAGAGATACGAAAAGATTTATTGAAGATAATCAACAACTTACTGCGAAACAAAAAGATAGATGTCTCCATCTTGCAGGAAAAATAGATACCATTCAAATCAATGGACAATCTATTTCCAACATTATTACGAGCAGAGCTAATCCTAATATAGATGAACAAACGGTAGATGTACTAAAAGATTATGTACCAGATAAATCCATGTTAAATTCAAAAATAGTATCCATGGACAAAGCTTATATGAATACATACTTTTTAAAAGATATGTTATCTATAGGTACAAGTTTTAGTCGACATGGCATGTTTTTAACTGGTATAGAGGAAACGAAAACATTTACCGAATTAACAAGAATAAGAACTTTTAAATTTTCCTATGAAGATTATAAAGCAAAGAAACATACTATCAAGTTTTCAGTACCAGATCTTGCTGAAGATGGAACTTGTCTTGTTAATGGAGTAAGAACATATCTTAAAAAACAATTTGTAAACGTACCTATTTGTAAAGTATCAGAGACAAGAGTATCTCTTGCCTCCAATTACAATAAAACTATTATTGAAAGAAATACTGCAAAGGCACATAGTTTTGCACAATACTTTAAACGATATATAGAATTGTTAAATAAAGAAAAAATACAAGTACAAGTTCAATACGGTAATTCACATAACTCCAGTGAACTTAGACTTCCTTATGAATATTGTGAAATATCAAAATGGTTCACTCGTATAACATTTAACAATGACAATAATGAAGCAGGTAATACGGAATGGCTTTTTGAATATAAAAATAGATTTATTGGTGCTAATGAATCTACTAAAAAGAAATTAGAAGATTTGGAAAAACATTTCGGTATTTATATTGGAAAAAGAATATCTGGTGATCCTGCGTTATTTTTTATGGACATAAATAATAAAATAACAGTTGTTGATCCTAGAACGTTTAAAAGAAAAGAAATAACAACGATAATGAATCATTTGTACAAACGATTTAAAGTACAATTGAGCGGTAGTCAATTAACAGAATGGACTGATATTAAAATTCTTGATAAAAAATTTCCTATTGGTTTTATTCTTTGTTATAAATTCGGCATTACTCGTGTTCTTGAAATGCTTGATTGTAAATATAGAATTGAATCAAATGAAACAAATAGAAGACGTAAAACTGATATGTCATCGACTATGGAAGTAGCTATTAAATTTGAAGATAAGACTTTATATATCCCCAGATATCCATTAAGAAATTCTCTTATTATGGCTGGTCTTACCTTCTTTGATACTTCTGTTTATAAATATGAAGATCTTAATTTCTCAGATATTTATTACACAATGTTAAAAGATAAAGGTAATGGATTTAAGATCAACTATCTTAAAGGTATCGACGATACTTTTAAATTATTTATTGATCCCATTACTTTTAGAATCTTAAAACAAATGAACGAACCTACAACTATGGAAGGATTGCTTATTCGTGCCACAGATATGTTAACTACTCTGCAGCATAAAGAAGCATCTTCTCTGGCTAACTTTAGACTTCGCTCTTATGAAAGACTCAATGCTATTCTTTACAATGAAATGGGAAGACAATTTGCTGCATATGGAAGAAGACAAGGCGCAGGAAATACTTTTTCCATTAATCCAAATGCAGTTATACAAAGAATCCTTCTTGACCAGGCAATGATTAACGTAGAAGATATCAATCCAGTTCACGATATCAAAACATTTTCAACTGCAACTTATACTGGTGTTGGTGGAAGAACAAGTGAATCTTTTACCACTAACGACAGGCGTTATCCTAAAGATGGTATAGGTACTATTTCTGAAGCTACTCCAGATAGTGGTGCAGTTGGTATAACAGCAACACTTTCTATGGACCCTGCAGTAGCAAATGTTGATGGATTTATTGAAACTCCTGAAAGTAGAGGATATCAATATGATCCTACCAACATACTTTCTGTTGCAAATGTACTCATGCCTTGTACAACACAAGACGATAGCTTATACAGCTCATCTATACTTTATTGTTAATATTAATCAAATGGATAATATCCATATCGACAACCATCATCATAAATTTTGGTACCATTGGATTTAAGCCTCCAATTGAGAGTAGTAGGAAGTAGTTTTCTAGCTTTAGCACAGGCTACAGCAGACATATACACATACTTCTTATTTGTCTTGGTATCGATAACCTGAATTACTTTATAAAGACCACCTTGTGACAATTCAAGATAAGGATCTTTTACTTCTCTCCATGGAGTAGGATCAGATTTGTACTTGATTTGAATACATCCGGGAAGTACCGGTTGATTAGGTTGGTTTATCCACTGTGATAGCGTAGATGGTGCAATTCCAAGATATTCAGCTAAATCTTGTAATTTTGGAAATTCACTAATCTTATTGTCACGAGTGATTTCTCGAAGTAAGATGGACTTATTATTACCAAATTTTAAACTCTCAAATTCTGGATTAGCTATTTCAGGCCAAGGGTGACCAAAATTATCGCGTCGATATTGGACCATTTCAGGAAAAACTCTGGTGGGACCAGTGTTTAAACGATATTGTATTTGATCTTTATTGAGATGAAAAAATCGAGCACATGCCATTTTACTGGGAAAGGTATATACCTTTCCAGTTTTAACATCTCTAGCTTCAACTGAAACTGCTGCAGGTATGTGTAACATAGCTACTGCATGCTGTATATTTTCAGATGGAGTACACCACTCAAGATTATCAAGATTGTTATTTGTCATATCGGTATCTTTGTGATTAATCTGCAGCTCTCTTGTCTTGTTTACATATTCGTCTCCTGGGTACAAAAAAGTATACCCCATAAGACGATGAATAAATCTTTGTCTAAACACTAGGGGAAATGCAGATTCGTCTACTGGAAGCATACAAGATAAATAATTTCTTTTATTCTTTTGTTGTGTAATAAGTTTGCCAGTTTTTTTATTAAGAACTTGTCCTTGTTTAGAGATGGCATAGTTTTGATATCCTGGAATATCATAATAACCAGGAACAGATTCAATAGGATTAAGATAATCGTTTCTATTCATAGTTTTCTCCTTGAAATGTAAGTTTGATTAATAAATAATAAAGTGTACTACTGGTGATACTACTCTGTATACTGTCCTGCTAGTTAGTAATAATTAGTTAGTGCTCTCCTTAATTGCTGGAAACTCCTAAAGATAGTTACACTACAACGTAAGGATGAAACAAGCCTGAGCGTGATATGTTTGAAAAGTAACTGTATGTAACACACAAAGTGTTTAAATGGACAATCAGCAGCCAAGCTCCGAAAAGGAGAAGGTTCATCGACTATCCGAGTTCGTCACGGTTAGACATTTATACAAATGTCGAAATGGGAGATACCCTACTCTTTTAATAAGACAAGAGGGTAAAGATATAGTCAGACTTTTATAGAAATATAAAAGGAAGTAAGTTATTTGTTACATTACATTAGTTGTACAGTGTAATAAATAACACACTTAATATTGGGTAAGAGGAGTAACTTCACTTCAATTCAGCTATCTCATCAAATGGCTACTACCAATAGTGAATGTATGAGAATACGAACTGGATATGAAAGAGTGATGGCACATAGAGTCAGTAAACTTTATGCATATCCAGCTGAACAAGATGGTAAAGTTATAGAAGATGACAAAGTAGCAAGACTTATTAAAATTCAATATAAAGATGGATCACTGCACACTATTCCTTATGGTGAAGAATACGGCAGTTGTAGTGATATGATTACTACTCAAAAAGCAGAACTTACTGTAGGTCTTGGAGATACATTTAAACGTGGTGAGATTCTTTGTTATAACCCACAATTCTTTGAAAAAGATCCTTATAGTAAACAGGTTGACTGGAAACATGGTACAATGGCTAATGTAGCTATCATGGAAATCAGCAATACTTATGAAGACAGTAATGTTATTTCCAAACAACTTGGACAGCAATTAGGTATTGAACCTGTACAAGTTCGAAGTATAACACTAAATAAAGATACCTTTGTTCATAAATGTTGTACTGTCGGAATGAATGTAGATATTAATGATTATCTCATCGTATTTGAAGATGTAGATACTTCTATTATGGCGGATAGTTTTAAACCTATAAATCAAATAGATGATGATACAGTAAAATATTTAGCTAAACTTAATAGACAAACACCCAAAGCAAAGTTTTCTGGAAAGATTGTTAAAATGGAAGCTTATTATGGATGTCCTCTTACTGAGATGCATCCTACTCTAGCTAAAGTAGTAAAGATGGCTTGTAAGAAAGATGTTGAACGCAATAAGTTTGCAAGTGAAACAGCATCAAATACACTTTATCCGGCATCTAAACCACTTCCTGAAGGAAGTAAATTTAAAGGAATTAAATTTGATAAAGAAACTGTTGTCATCAGATTCTTTATTCAAGAAAAACTTGATGCTGGTATCGGTGACAAAATCGTATTTGACTCTTCTCTTAAATCTATTATTTCAGATGTTATGGAAGAACCATTACAATCTGAACATGGTAGAAGTGTAGATGCCATCTTTAGTGGAACAAGTATCAGTAACCGTATTGTTACAAGTCCTATGCTTGTAGGTATAGCTGAACAAATATTGGAAGATATTGAAGATGAAGTAGTTAAACTTTATTTTGAATAAAATATGTGTATATAACTCACCTGGATAAATTCCAGGTGAGTTATCATAATGTTTTTTTTTGACATACTTGATCTATAATAAAATCAATAAAGGAGTAAAAAATTATGAGTATTTACAGTTTAAGCAATTTTAGTTTTGATGAAATTCAAAAAGATAAAGAATTTACTTGTATGAAATATCTTGGTTGTAATACCATCAAGATTATTGTAGAACATATTGCTGATTATTTTTCAACATTCGTAGCCGAAGAACTAAAAAGAAGTGCTGAAGATCTTATCACGAACGGATATTGTAAAGATCATTTGATTATATTTGATCATGATGAATCTGATCATTTAATAACTGATGGTACACGTATAATTATTCTACGTGAATATAAAGCACGAGGAGAAATCTATATTAATGATAAAAATATTTTAGTATTGAAAATTACTGTTGTTGATAATAAAATTTCATATTCAGATATTATTGAATTTAAGATTCCGACTATGGAAAAAATACTTCGTCAATATCAAGATAGAGAGATTATAACTTATACAAATAGGAAAGACATTATACAAAAAGTTAAATCATTTGTCAATTAACAATTTAATCAGAAGGAGAAATATAAAATGAAATTTTCTATTACTACAAAATAAAGTATACTCACCGTAAAATAAATTTGAGAGCACGTTATCTTTGTGACGATAAAATTTGTCAAGATGAATTTTATTATGTTAAATATGAAGTTTTTGTAGATAATAAGCATCATGCTGAATTTTTTGTAGTTCTCCCTCATCCTATTGATTGGTATAAAAATTTAGAAAATGCGAAAGATGTAGAAGTGAAGTATTTGTAATGAAAACTTTTTTCATTTAAAAATTAAATTGTATGTTTAATTATTTCATACATATACTTCCTCTATATAGAGGAAGTATATGTCATTCATTATTCTTCACTTATATATAACTATTTTGAATGTGGATATAAATGTTTTATATCTACGCTATTATTAATCCTTTAAATACCAGGAGAATATCATGGCTGAGAACACTACCAACGTTGTCGAAACTGAAGCTACTGAAAAGACGGAACATACTCTTTTCGGGATCTCTTACAAGAAGATCGGTATTGCTGCCGGAGCTAGTGTGGCAGTTGCCGCTATCGGTGCTACGGGATACTTTGTGTACAAGGCGTTTGCTCCTAAGGCAGTACAAGCGGTGGTCGATCCGATCGTAGAACCTGTTGCTGAAGCAGCAGTTGCTGGTATTACCAGCAGAATGTTTTAGCAATTAATTAGATAGTAGAGTAGTAGGAAAATCCTACTACTCTACTATCTTAATTTAATTATTTATTTTTTTTTATTGAAAGATAAATATTCTTTATAATTAACATCATACAAACAATCAGCATCTTTGTATTCTTGATAATAAGGAATAACATCAAGTATATATTTTTGTACTGAATACATTTTTTCAAATGTATCCGTATACATATTAATAAGATTAATCAGCTTGGTTGCTGTTTTGTTTCCTTCCAAAGAAAGAGTATGCAACTTTTCAAAATAAGTTGTATCACGAAGAGTATTATATTCTTTAGAATTGTAAACATTAGAAACAATTGTTCGATATGATTCTAAAGCATTTGTATCTGTATAATGAAGATCATCTAAAGAAAGTAATATTTCTGATTCTTTAAACAATTTTGTAAATAATGCAATATTTTGTTCTGACAAGATATTAGTATTAACTTTAGGATTCGTTAAAAAGAATTTTATATCTTCATATAAAGATTTATGACAATCTGTATATCCTGAAACAAAAAGATCTAGATTTTCTTTAGTATATGTGTGAGGAATTTTAACATAAGAAAGAACATCAGAAAGAACAGTATCTATTTGATGTTCTTCTTTTAAATATTCCATAGCTATTTGTTTTGATTTATCTACGTAAAATGAAAATGTTTCAAAACCTACTGGACTCATTTTTCCAGATGTTTCATGAAGATTAACTAAATTGAGATTAGCTACATCTTTATAATCTATAGAATTAATATTTTCTTCTTTTGAAAATGATTCAGTACCAGAGTTTTGTTCTTTCTCATGATTTTTTACTGTTTTATAAATTTCTTCTATAATGTCAAATTGATATCCAACAAAATATCCTTCTTGATAGTTTAATGAATATGCTGCATATTCACAACCTTCAAGAAATTCAACTCGTTTTTGATTTATTGTTTCTATCTCTTTATCTTTTGGATCTTCTGAAGAAATATAGCTTCCATCATAAAGAGAATTGTGTACCAATTTTTCTGCATCAAACAATCCACCAAATTGTACTAATTCTGGAGTACCAAATAAATCATTCTTAATATCTTCAATTGTTGAGTAACCAAGAGATTTTAAAGATGGTGCATATTTTTCTGAATCAATATCATTAATAAAAGGATTTGTAGTAAACACTAAAGGATACTCCAAATCATTAAAATCGATCTTAACGTTTATAGATTTTGCTAAAGAAAAGATTTCTTTTATTACAGGTATTTCTAATCCCAGTTTTGGAGATTCTTTAAATATCGTAAGAAGATGACCGTCTTTATCACATCGAAGAAGTTCTTTTTCTACAATAGTAAAAATTTTGATAAGTACTGATGTGATTTGTTTATAAGTTCCTTTTTTACCAGAAGGAACTCCCTTGGTACAATTTTGTACAGCTTTAGAAACAAGTTCTTTATTCGGATGCTTCAATAAATATTCTAGCATTTCGTATTCAGTAAGATATTTTTCTACTTCTTTTTTAGGTTTTCCTTTGAATAAATTTTTTAACCAGTCAGCAATTCCCTCAGTACCAATCTCTTCTGTTACTGATGGATTTGATTGAGGTATTTGTAGAACATCTTCCATATATTTTATTCCACGAAGCATAAATTATGTCCTCTTTGATTGTTGTACTATCATGTTATTTACGACGTGATTTAATGTGCTGATATCATTTGTAAATGTAGATGTAAATAAATGATTCATCATGGCAAGAACAAGTTTTATTCTTTTTAATCTCGTAAGAGCAGCTATAGAAACACTAACAGTATCTTCAATGTACTCAGCTGAACGAATTCGTTCAAGCATTATTCTAAATTTTGATTTGTCATAATTACTTGTATCGAATAACTTATTTAATCCAGTGTAATATTTTTCACAAAGCTTCAATGATATATTAGAAAATCTAAAAATATCATTTACTTTATATTTAAGTTCTTGTAAATTTTTTTCTAATGTTGGAATATTAGGAGATTCGTTTTGTACAACTTGAAGTTCAGAAGAACAAAAATCGAGAATATTATTTGTACCAGGAACATTTTGTTTACAATATGTCATTTGTCTTAATGCTTCATTAAGAAGTGTTCCTAGATCATCTTCATGTTTCACAGGTTCAGTAACAATTTCTTGTAAACGGACAAATAAATCAAGTACAATACTGTAAACAAGCATCCTTGCATTCATGTCTTCATATTTAGAAATATTCTGAACTTTCATATTTTGAAAATGCTTCAAATCAATTCTATTACTGTTTACAGTTTTAAGTTTGTCTGCCAGAAGAAGTTCTTCTATTTCAATTGCATGAAAAAAAGCTAACGATTGTGCATTTATTGATTCGGTAAGACGAAGGAGTTTATCACTTAATTTTTTAATAAGGGCCATAGATTCTGAACTAACCATTCTATCTACAACTTGTTTTAATTCAGTTGTTGGATAAGGTTTAGTAATCATTTGTTTTAATTCTTTAAATCTTACATTGACATCATTTTCAACATCGGAGTATTCATTATTCAACTTAAGAATAAAATCGGTTTTATATAAATCAGCAACATTTTCTCGTATCTTTGATGAAACAATTTCATCAACATTATTTGTTTCATTAATAAGATATTCGAAATATGGATTACTAAAAGAAGTCATATTTTCTTTAGCTCCTTTTATTTAAAAATAAAAACAAGAAACTATAGACATACCATGCTCAATATAAATTTATGATATGGTCGGTACTTAATAAATACTACCATACATTATTGTTATGGTTCAATTATATAATACAACGTTTAGGAGAAATCCGCATGTATACTATTGATAGCTTAACTCAGGGCAAGTCTTTCCCTACTCTTAATTCAGCTCAAATAAATCCGATTGCAACAGCAAGACCAGTCATCGCTAATGCCATAACTTTTTTACTTGTCCAGATGGCTGTCAATGCAATTGCATCACACAGAGAAGTTGATGCCATTAAAATGTCTAATACCATCATCGATGACATTAACAAATCTTTGAGTCAAGTAGAATAAAGACTTTTTATCATTTTACTTTATATAAGGATATACTTTATGTCAATGTTTGATGCGGTACTAGGAATTAACTGGGACAATTATGATGTCAGATACAGAACTGACTCTACGCTTGGGCAGATTGTAAATAATATTACAGAATCTATCGCCTTTAAACTACCAGCAGGATTGTCAGAAGAAGATTATCAAAGAACAATAATCAATTCTCTTGATCAATACATGGAAAGTGATGAAGGTAAATATAACTATAACATACTTCAAGATCATGCACTAAAATTAGCGGATCAATACAACAATGCTTTTACTACATTAAAAACTACTGTTGCCGAGCAAGTAGAATACTTGTCTGGAAAAATATTGGAACAGAGTGAAAAAAGAATGGCTAATTCCACTGGGTACTATGAACTCAATGGAGAAACTATTCCAACTACAGCAAATTTTAATATGTTTGATATATCTGGTATTACAGATATTGGTAGTATTGCTTCAGAACTTTGTACCAAATACGAATTTAAAAGCACTGATGGAAAATTAACTCCATTTGGTTTAAAATATATTCTGGAAAAGATTCCCAATGTAGAAGAAGTAAAACTTTCTCCTGCTGCATATGACAAAGTCATAGATCATATTTTCCAAACAAAATTTGATCAATATAAAAATAGTCTCAGTTCACAAATTGTAGATATAAAAACCCAGATTAGACAATTTGTATATTCTGTTACTTCTCCCATTGGATACAACATTTTAAAGAACAGATTATTTAAGAAGGATATCTATCAAGGACAAATCAATTACAATACTATTAAAAATTGTATGTCTTTCCTTAATATGTATCCGACTCTTAATGTATTTACTGATGAAGATCTGGAACTTTCTGATCAGACCAAAGAACAGCTTAATAAGAACTTTGAAGTACTAAGTGAAATAAATAAATGCTGTGCTATTGTTCTTGTTCTTGCTGATAAGAAATATGAAGATACTTTAGTTATTGGTGCAGATCTCATTAATAAGAAAGAATTTAATAAATTTCAAGAACTTGGTGGTACACTTGAAGATATTCAAGATTTCTTGAGACTTTACCACAATCAGAACAAAGATGATATTTTGTATCATCAAGCAGGACATTTAGGAATTTCTGTAAATGGCATTAAAATGGATACCATTTATCTTAAAATGCAAAATACAAAGACTAAACTACTTGAAAGTCAAAATATTATTAAAACCAAACTTGTATCACTAAAGAACAATAGCATTCGTAATGCATTTGAATCGGTTACTAAAGAGTATATTAATGATATTGTAACCAACACTCCTCAAATGATAACAACCGATGAAACCCCAATACAATTTAGACATAGAGCTACTGAATATGCGAAAAATGCTCTACAAAATCTTGTAAGAACTGATACTTCAAATGTTCAAGATGCTCTTTATTCTTTTATTTTAAATACTTGGTATAAAGATAATTTAGTATCAACTATTTATTATAGACTTGGTGCTGAACTTATCAGCAATCTTGAAACAAGTGGTACATTTGATGATAACACTGCCAGGTATGTAGATGCTGCGGTTATGAGTGAAATTATTTGTTCTTATATTTCGAAAGTATACATGACTAAAATGTAATATACATATCTATCTAGGGATTTTCCCTAGATAGATATGTATTCATTTGAATTGAAATATATATTACTTTTTTGATGTTTTAGCAACACAATTTATAACTATTTTAATCAAGGAGAATTAATATGTCTGCTTTAATCAAGTATGAAATGGATAATGATGAATATACGTTTTATATGAATATTGAAATTTTAAAAGAAAAAGATTGGCTTTTCAATTATGCCAGATTATCTAAAAAAATTAAATTCATTCCCATTTTGAAAGAATACAATTTTAAGAATTGTGTAACAGATGTAAATATGAACAATACACATCCATTTTCAGTTTTAATTTCTGACTCTTTTAATGTGGACAAAAGTACACGTGTATCCATGCACCTCAGTACTTCTATAAACTGGTCAATGTATAAATTTTACAATATAATAAATTTGGCAGATCTTATTTATACTAACAAATGTAGATTTGAAAATGTTTCTGATATGTTTACACATGTAATACCGAAAAATATTATCGATATTGAGAATGACGTTATTTTTAAGGAAAGATTTTGTACAAATAAACCAATGGAAAAAATTATTTTTCTTCCGTGTTTTAAAATAGGATATCCACGTCTTCCTGAAATTGTGTTACCATATGAATTTTTAAATGTAGACTGTGAAAAAAATATCTGTATTGTTCGAAAATTAAAATATATGGATGATTTATACAAAAATTTTCGGTGTAGTATAAATCATATTAAAACAGAAAATCATTTAGAAATCAACTGGTCAGATATATCTGACCAGTTGCAATATAAAAATACTGATTGTGATTGGCCGATTGCATTTGGAGCATGGATTTATAGTTTTCTTGATGAGGAATTTATGCAAACACAATCTAAACAAAATCAATCAACAATATAAAAACTATTGATTTTTGGAATAAATTGATTAACAATTGATAATAACTAACAAGAGTTTTACATGAAGACATTGTACATAATTCGAGGACTTCCTGGAAGTGGGAAGTCACAATTTGCAAGAAAGCTGGTGAGTAGAGAAGAGTTTGTATTTGAGGCCAACAAATACATGTTTGATGAAAATGGCAATTATAAATATCAAGCAAGTAAACTTCCTTTTTGTCATAACAAATGTTTTGACAATGTCAAACATGCCATGATTTACGGCATTGATAAAGTTGTGGTAGCAAATACATTTATTAGGAAAAATGACTATAACCGTTATATCAATCTTGCCAACAAATTCCAGTATGATGTACGAATAATTACATGCAAACGATTTCGACCACAATTCGATAAATTTGTGGTTACAAGAATGCAACGAGAATTTCAAACTGATTATAGATCATTAATTCATATTTCATAAAGGATAAAATATGAATAATGTTATTAGACTTAACAACATAGTTCATATGGTAAAAATCAATGTGAACAATCTTTCCAATAACAAAACAATTATGTGTAGTATGGATACACTTGAACATTTAAGTGACACATATTTTAATGTATATGCTCAAAGAAATCTTGATGACGGAGAATGTATAATTCAATTTGAATCAGAATTTCACAACTACATAAATTCTTATTGGTATCCAAGAATTTTAACTAGCCATCCCAAGATTTTTAAAAATAATTTTAATTTTCTTGACAACAATGCTCCAGTAGAGGGCTGGGAGTATGCACCGTATCATTGGTGTGAATGGTCACAACTTCCAGATATCGAGAATGTTCCACGATATGAAGTTTGTGGAAAAATTGCATATGTTGCTAGAATTGGATACGAATCAATAACAGCAAAAATAAAGACCAATGATCCTGGTATAGTAAAAACTTTGATTGAATATAACGTACAACTTATACCGCGATAAGTGAGTAAGGAGGGAAACAAATCCCTCCTTACTCATTGTACTAACTTTATTTTATTTTTTTTTGTAATTTATTAATCAATAACAAAATCAATATAAATAGATTTTCTAATACTTATTTTATCGTCCTTGGTAAGATAAAGTTCTTGTGCAATAGAAGATTGAACACTATCGTCAGCAATGGCAATTGTTTGCAAATCAATATCGCCATTGATACCAAGTACATCTGTAGCAGTTACATAAGTAATGCTATTTGTAATGATATCGGCAATATTAGTAAGTGAGATAGTTCTTGCTGCAATAAGAGGTTCTATAAGAGTAAGAACATTTTCTTTAATAATGTCCTGAATATCAAGATTATTTTTAACAGCAGTTTCACAATGAAGTCTAAATGAAAATGTCATATCAAGTGGAAGTGTTCTTGTAACACCGTCACCTATACTAAATTCAGCAGATCCTAAAGTTCTTGTGGGTCTAAAATAAATGCTATCTCTTTCAAGAAGTCTATCTGAACTATCACGAATAGTTACAAAATAGCTTTCTAATGTTTTAGTGATACTTTTACAATATTCTTGATGTACCGGATATTCTGAAAGATAAAGCTTATAATCAATAAGCATTGCCTGAATAAGATATTCTAAAATGCGTTCTCCACCATTTTCTAAAATGGGGGCACCTTGTGCATCAAGAATAAGATCACCTTTAGCATGTCTTATTTCAGGATTTCCATATTCATCATAAATAACATCTCCTTTTTCATGAAGGAGATTAAGTTTAACTACAGGTTTTCCATTTTCAACAACAACGGAACACTTGATTGCTCCATTTTCATTTCTTTCATAGATGTCTGTAGGATATGTAGCGTATTCATCTTGTTCATATCGTTTGTATAATTTTTGTGACCAAGTCAAATTGATACTATTGTAGATAACATCATCTAACGAATAACCTAAATTGATTGTACATTTTTGTTTGATCATGACCAGATGCGTATTAAGAAAAGCTGCAGGAACTCCTTCATAGAAAGAAGTATCTACTGGAACATCTGGAAAATAATCTTTCTTAATCATAAATGTCAGATGATATTCATTTTCAAGATCAATTAAATGCGTCCAAGCTGTTTCGTAATTAGAAAGGGAAGTAACATTTAATTTTCCATTGTCTGAAATATAGTAATCGGTGTCTATTTTAAATTCATATAAATATTGATTGTTATATGGTCCGATATATGTAGCTTGCGCACCAACATAGATGTTATCTGCTGTTTTTGTATATACCCAAAGAACAAGATCTTCCTCAGGATATTCAAGAATCTGAGAATCTTTATTAACAATAAACTGAACCTTGTATCCGTTGACACCATCTCCTTCGTGAGTAATGATACCGGACATAGAAACCATTTGAGTCATGATTTTATCATTGTCGCGCTCAAATATAAAATTATCTATGGTTGGGTCCATAAGGTTGTAAGATGATGCTTTTGAATATCTTCCATCTGGAGAAAGACGGATATGGAAAGGTGTTTTAAGATAAATATTATTGTTAAATTCTTCTACTTTATTTTCTTTGGACATATAAGCAAGTGTGTTTCTTTCTACATCTGTCAATGGAATAGCTAATTCTTGTTTTTGATCATACTTATAAATGGTATTTGGTAATAACGTAATACTATCATCAAGATTATGTACTATCGTAGCCACAGTATCTGGTGTTTTTTCCGTTACATAGATAGGAAGATTAGTTACTGGAATAATGGCATTTTCTTTATCCACCAATACCTTATAACTAAAATATATGAGATTGGTCAAGTTATCTCTATATTTAACAATACGAAATCCTTGATCTTTATAATAGCTTTCAATATCAGCAGGAGTAACAAGAACTGTTGTATGAAATGCATTATCAATAACTTTTTGTCTTAAATCTTCAAACGAATAACCATTTCCACCGCCGACAAGCTGTGTAGTTACTGGGGAAACAAAAAAGGTAGTTCTAGCAAGAACTTGAGAATATTTAGAAGTAGCTTTGGTAATATTAAAATTGACTTTATATTGATCTTTACTTAATGAAGACACATCGTAATTGACATCGCCTTTAGTAGTATATACTTCTAAATATAAATTTGTTCCCAGCATATCCTTAGTGAAATAAATTTGAGGGATGTTGACGGAAAATTTATTTACTTCTGGTTCTACTGCAAGTCTTGCTGTAAGCGAAAATGGATCATATGCATTTTTAGCTAATGTTTGACCCAATTCAATAAGAGAACCATTCTTTTCTGTAAAAAGTCTTAGTGCAAAAAATTTATCCGTATAAGAATATTTAGATGCGAAACCATGTTGACTTGTTAATGTTTCTTGAATTTTTGTTTTTACAAATTGATATATTTTAAATTTAATTTGAATAAAATTCATTCCAAGATAATTATATTCAGAAAATGGAATAACATTATACTTAAGTTGATACAAAGGATTTATTACTGAAGTTTCATATTTAACTATTGTAGAACCTGTATATTTATTAATAAGAATCTCAATTGGATAAAAAAGACCAAAAGTAATATTACCTGCTTTAATTACTGTATCTCTAGGAATAATGATACGTTTAGTTGTGTTATCATAATCTTCACCATTGTTCATGAGATATTTTTTATCAAAAGTCATCATGAACTCGATGGAAGCTGGTGATGAAAAAAGATTTACATAGTCATAGTCAGACATATGCTGATATAAATCTTCTGATGTCTGGGCACGCAAGGCTAAACTAGTAGAAATTTTATTTTCAGTAATGGCTGCCATTGCAGAAGTAAGAGTAGAAGCCATCTCAATGACATGCATAACAGGATTGTTTGGATCAACTAAAGTGAACTCTCCATTATAGCGTTTTTCAACATCTTCTAATACGATACTCGCTAAATTAGCTGGATTAGAAAGAAGTTCAAGTGTCAATTGTTGTGAATTGATATCAGTGGGCATATAAAGTATTCCTTATAAAGAGCATATACTTTAATAAATAAGTTCTGTCCCAGGTAAATTTCTGATCATTAAATAACCATCACCAAGTTGATTAATCGTATCTTGATATTGTTTAATAGTAGATTTTACATCTTCCATTTGTTGTTTTATGGAAACTGCAAGATTGTCTACACCTTCACCCACTTCTCTATAAAATCCTAACAGTGGACCTCTGGGAGTAAAGGTAATATATGGAAGACCCATGTAGTTTTCTTCTGGTCTATTACTACATCGAATAAATTTACGTGTTTGTTCAAGTCTTCCTCTTTCAAGACCTTGATCTACTTTATACTTGTCTCCAGTTAAAACCATAGAAGATGTAGGATCAAGATAATGAAGTTCTGGCCAATATCTTTCTGCCAACATATTAAATTCTTTTAAAATAATAGGATCGTTTTCTTCATAGATATTACACTTAAAGGTGGTTGAAAATGTTTTGGCAGCTTCAACAAAATCTTCATTTCTTGACATATCAAAACAGGCACCACCAGGTCTTGCCGTAGGAAAACAACCTGTACTTTTAGACCATTTTTGAATATATTGTTTGGAAGGATCTAAAATAAATCTATATATAGAAACTGTATAATTAAGTATTTGTCTATCGATCTGGAATGGATATGCAACCATTTCGCCAATAGTTACAGAAGCTATATATTCCAACCAAAATTGCAGAATAGCCATACAAATACCACCAAGTGGTTCTGTAAATGTCAACTGTAAATCAAAAGGTTTCCTATTTCTATCAGATCCTATAGCAATACTTTGACTTTCAGAAAAAAATCCACCCTCATCAGTATATGTTTCTACAGTTTGACTTGGAAATCCACTAACATCAGTAATGTTATTCATAAGTGGAATAAACCAAGGTGATCGTGGAGTAAAATTAAGACAACTTCCAACAGAATCTTTTAATCCACCATCTTTAGACATAGGAACATCTAACCAAAGACGAATCGCAAATTGTATTGAAGCTGGGTCCATGGTATTTAAAAGATGCATAAATCTATTTTGACGCAAATTAATAGAAGATAAGTTAAGGTGCGGTCTAGTCATAAACAACATACCACTATGTACATTGTTATACGTAATAGCTTTAACACCAAATCTATCTATATTGGTCATATTGTTTTGAAGCTGGTTTACATATGTACCAGCACCAAATGACCTGTATGTTTGCTCCATGGCTTTTAAATATAAGTCATTGAGCATTGTATCTATTTTTGTGTAATATTCTTTATCAATTTCTCTACGACGAAGTTCAGTTTCATCATAATTTTTATATTTATCTGCTAAATTTTGTGTATCGTTATATCCGGATGTAGTATAATCTGCCATATTCAAGTACTCCTTTAAAATAGGAAATGGCATAGTATGCAAATTTATTTTTATGTATACGACTAGTTATATATAAATATAGGAGAATTTTATATGAATCCGCTCATTGCTGCGCAAGTAGGAAAATCTTTAGCAGATATTTTTAGTGGAGCGAAATCAGGACAACCTGTTGATATGTCTACTTTTAAAGAAGCTATGGATAGCATCAGAAATTTGTATGAAAATTATCAAGATGCTAAAAATTTACATCTATCTAACTATATTAAAAAATCAATGGTATCTTCACGAGTATTTATTCAACGTACTTGTGCAGAAGAACCAATTCTCAATGATTTACTTGGAAGCATTCAACAGCTTTATTTGAGTTGGATTTTAACTGCCATTGATATGAATAAATATGTTGATGGTACAAGAACTATAAGAAACATGCTTGATGTTGTTGCCACTGAAGCTATGGAATATAATCTTCCTATGCAAGACGATAATATTCTTATCTCAGGATTGGCATCTTATAACGGTTATCAACCAAAATTAGCTACTAACCCTAAAACTGGAACTCCTGTTTTAGGAAATACCAGCATCGTAGATACTACTCCAGTAGAACTCAATCTTTCTTACGGAAGACTTGTTGAAGTAATATTTAGTTCTGGTGCTAACGATAAAACAAAAACATCTATAAAATTGTTTGTACAAATTCTTCCACTTATCATTCCTGATAATGTCATGAAAGAATTTCTTATGCTTAATTATAAACCTGATAAGAAGCAAAGAAAATTTCAGCTTTCTGCTGGAGAAATATCTTTCTGGAGAGATTATCTATTTGAGCTTGATCTTTCAGAAAGAAGAAGAAAAGCACTTCGTGATGACAAAACTGGATATCTTAAAGAAATGTACAATGAACTTAATAAAAATCAAAAACAAAAATTAAAGAAATATTCACAGCTTTCACCCAACAAACAAAATATTGCCAACACTATCCACGTGTACGACAAAGCATCATTTAATAGGTGGTGTGGAGAAGTTCGTATGGATTTTAGAAATCCAGCTCACAGAGAGAAATATTTTAATGATACTCTTTCTATGATTGTAGCAACTATTGATTCTGACTATGAAAAGATTGACATGTATTTTGCTGGAATTCAAAATAGAGCAGAATTTAATTTCAATCAGGTAAAAAAGAATGCTAAAGATAATAACTATGATTTAACTTCTATTATGAAAGCATTTTCAAGTGCATCTGCACCAAGATTTTAATCTTTTATAAGGATTGTTCGTATGGCGATTTTTGAAGATGTTTTTAAACTTCTAGATTCATTTGTACAAACACTTGAATTACAAAAACAAAAAAAGAAGTTTAAAAAAAATATTACCAAAGATCAATTGGCAGAAATTCTTACGCTCGAAAGAGATATGCTTAAAAACATATATGTGTTTCTTTCAGCATTTAATCCTAAGAGCATGAATATTCTTACTCAAAAATACATGGATGCCAAATTTCCAAAAGACAATCGTTTTGTTGGAGATATTATTCCAGATTTAAAACGACTTCTCACGGGACGTGCAAATCAACTTGAACGTGAAATGACTTTTGGTGCTGTTAAAGTTACAGCTGAAAGATATCTTTTTATTCTTGATGAAGCAATAAAAAATATCAATCAATTTTTTATTGAAAAAGAAGTTACTATTGACAATATTAAAATCTCTAGCATGATGGTATTTGGAGTATTCCAAGAAATCAACATGTTTAATAAATATACCAGTTTCTTGATTGAAAATTTTTCCAATGGTTGTTCTGGAATTATTCAGAATCCTATGGGATATAGAGTTAAGTTCTTACGAGAACATAAAGAAGAATATATTGCAGCTGTAAACAATGCTGTAAATAATTCTGGTTTGTATAGTTTTCTTCAAGACATCAATAAAATTAAATCCAATAACATGGATTTGATTTTGTATGCAGATGGTGCATCCGGCCTTCCCATGTTAAATCCTTCTGCATTTAACATTCAGGCAAAATCAAAAATCAAACATGGAATAAAAGGTTTTAATGTAGTTTCTGCGATTTCTGATTGGTGGTACGATTATAGACTTAATAAATATAATGAAAATAAATCATTTAAAGAATGGTTAGAAGCAAATAGAGCAAGACTCATGTTTGAGCTTTCAAATACAGATCCAAATTCACCAGAAGCAATTCGTCTTAATAAAATCATCGATGTGTACAATCGTGAAATTGCTGACTATGATGCAAAACTTCGTGAATTTGAAGAAGACGTATAAATACTGGGGAATTTTACTCTATGAAATCAACTATCTGTTTTAAAAATTGGCTTCTTAACGATAGTCGCACAATAGGATCAAGTAGATCAGATTTTGCTATGACTTGCATTGATCTTATTGAAAATGTTAATATAAATAATATTACACCTTCACTCGGATATATGTACTCACTTCGTTGTTCTGATGTAGATCTTTGTCCAAAAAGAAAAGATCTACATGCAAAATACACTGAGGAACATAAAAAAGAAATTCAGGTTGATCTTGCTTTTAACATTATCAATATGATTCATCTTCTTGCTGAACCGTTCACACTTCAATATTCTGATTCTGTTATTATGACTATTCCATTATCTACTGATATAGCAAATATGATCAGAAGATTTTGTCCTAAGAAAATTTCTCAAGTAAATGATGTGTACGGTGACTTAAAAGCATTGTCAATTATTCTTTGGAATAGGGCAGTAGACACAGTTGATGTACCAATCAACGATAAACGCAAAAATAGTACAAGGATGTATCCTAATACTACAGAAAGATTAGGTGTCACTACTATTATTAATACTTTTTTACCCATGCTTGAATTAAGAACCTATGATCCGGAAGAACCCGAAGATATTCGTGCTCTTCTTTTGTATTGTGATGCTCATCACTTACAAAAAATTACAACTGTTCTTAAGATTATGTATCGACTTTTTGATGAGACAAATTATTTAAAAGAAGCAACCTGTGCAAATAGAATGTTTTGTTCATCACAGATTGAATTTATACAATCTATTCCTGTAAGAACACCTGAAGCGGTTATCGGCATAACAGACAATCGCTATAAGTGTGATTGCAATCATGTTATAGAAATGACAAATCCTTTTAACTATAATGTGGTTGACAATTATCTTGCGTTATTAAAGTCTTCTTATTAATTATATAGTCAACTTATTAAACCTTATATAAGGAATCTATCGCATGAAATCACAAGTTATTAAAATGGAATTTGATGAAAATACTGGTGAAGTTACTGAAACTGTAGAATATGTTGAAGTAGCTGAACCTGCATCTCCAGCTGATATTGCTCCAGTCGATGAAGACAGTGAAGTTATTTCTGATACTGAAACCACAATAACTGAAGAAGAAACTCCTTCTGTTTCTTCCTCTGTATCTTCTAGTGTAGACGGTACTTCTTCTGTATCCGTTTCCGTTGCACCTGGTGAAACTGTTACTGTAGAATCTGAAGTAACTCCTGAACCTCCAGTTGTTGAAACTCCTCCAATTGAACCTGGAGTTCCTGCTGAAGTTTCAGAACCTGCTGATATTACTCCTGTAGAAGAACCTGAAGTAGTTGTTAATAATGAACCAGTTCCTTCTGTAACTATTGAAGAAAATATTGAAGGTACTGAAGCTCCAGAAGTGCACATCTCTATCGACGGTGCACCTGTTGAGACTGTATCTGTTATTACGCCTGAAGAAGCAGCTTCTGATATTAATGGCGAACCAACTGAAGGCGAGATCGCTTCAGTTTCAGTCACTACTGAACCTGAAATGAATCCTTCTGTTACGGATGAAGAAACTCCTTCTTCTTCTGTAACCATGACCGCAGATATGCCAAAAGATCCCACTCCTAAAGCAGATCCTGAAGATAGAAATGATACTCCTGCTGAAAATGTTCCTGCCAACAAACCTGTTGTCGATTCTCCTGTAGTTAATGATCAAAAAGTTGGTGAAGAATATAAACCAGAAGAAGTAAAGATTGTTGAAGATGGTTCTGCCATTCACGAAGATGTTGAACAGACTAAAGTCATTTCTGATACTATTGAAGAGCTGAAGTACACTCAGTCTTCTATTAATAAGTATGGCATGTCTCCTCAAGCTATGATGCTTCTTAATATGGACAATGTGCTTGCTAAGAAAGCCGGTATCGCACTTCCTGCTCACGAGTCTCTAAATTCCATTGGTAGAAATGACGAAGCTGCTCAGCAGACCAATGCTGCTCTTGAAATTGTTTGTGATAAAGCACTTGAAAACTTTACTAATAAAACTCTACAGATTTGGAACGACACTACTAAATTCATTGATTCCGCTGTCAGTTGGAATAAGAAACAACATAATGCCATTTCTAATACTGTAAGTGAACTTAAGAAAACTCCTTGGAACAAAGTTACCAAAAATGTATATATGAACAACATTGATGCAACTCGTATGCAAAATGTTGTAACAACTGCAATTAAGCTTGTTAAGGCAGTTGAAGATGTTGTTGCTAATGGTAAACTAAATAGAGCTGAAGAACTGAATACTTATTGTGATCAGCTTAATACTTTCCAGTCTGACATGAATAATGTTAAGACTACCTGGTATAAAGTAAAGGGCGGAGTCACCACACATCTTGAAAATATTAACATTCTAAATAATGGTCTTTCTAAAGTATCTGAAAAGCTTGAAGATATTAAGAAGAGTGGTTTCATGTCTGTGATTGTCAAGACCGAACTTGACAAACCTACTCGTGATGCTATTCTTAGTGTTGACAATGCCATTCTTTCTGCGACTAAGGCGCTTTTTAAGACTCAAAAGCTTTTGGGTGCAGCTACTCACAATTTCAATCTGGTAAAGAAAGTAAAATAATGTAAGATATATTCAGTAGAGGACAGATACTGTCCTCTACTGATAGTATTTAAGAAAATATAATTTTATAGTACTATAGTTTGAATATACTTACTAATAAATAAGAGGATTGTTATACATGAAATTCAATACTCATTTAAAACATGCTTTTTCTGGTACAGAAGCATTTATCAAATATCAATTTGATCCTACTTTTCCAAAAAAATTAACTGAATGTTTTGAAGATGTATTAAACTATCGAGATTCGTTGGACTATGGAAAACTTGATGAAAATCAAAAAATTAAATATCGCTATGATAAAGTTAAAGCATACGCAGTTGAAAAATTTGCACCAAAACTATTAGATGTTTGCAATAAATATACTGGACTACCTTTTTTGAAGGTGTATCTTACTTTAGACGGTACTCCCAATGCGTCGATAACCACATACACTGCAAGCAAGGCTACTAAAGATGTTCCCATTGTACCTAGATTAATGTTTCAAAAAGGCAGGGGATTTATAGAACCTATTAAAAATTTAGAATCTATGTCTTCTATTATCAATACCTTTGAACAAAGTAAAAGTGTTGATGGTATTCAGTTTAGTCAAACTAAAGAATTTGCGGAAGTTTGTAATAAAATAGGACTTAGTTTTGTTTTAGAACTTGATGTAGTTTTTTATTTTCTTACAACGGATCTTTATAAATCTGCTGAAAAAGAAGATATTATTACTCCAGACGAAATGACTGCTATATACTTACATGAAATTGGACATGCGTATACAAATATTCAATCGTTTATAAATAAATATTTTACAATTGATCGACTTGTAACACAATTTGATTCTTTACTCAACAATGCTGATATAGAAACAATGGGAAAAACGTTACAATCTGTTTCTCCTACTATTACTAAAATGAAATCCTTAGGATTTTTGTCTAATAAAGAATATACTATTATAAATAGTGCACTTGAAACTGTTACCTATTTTGCAAATAAAGAAAAGAAAGAAAGTTCCAGTTGGATTGATGATGCATTTGTGCTTATTTACGCTATGACAAAAAGTATTACCCAACTTATTTTTGGATATATTATCAATTATATATTTAATGTTTCTTGTTTTGGTATTTTAAATAATATTGAAAATGAAACATCTAGAGGTCTTAATGAGTTAAAAACATCAGATGTTTTTAATACTTTGCACGTATTTCAAAATGATGAAAAATCTGCAGATGATTTTGCTGTAAAATGTGGGTATGGTGCTCAACTTATATCAGGACTTACTAAACTAAATTCACACGTTTACAACAGTCAATACGTAGCTATGATGAATTATAAACACTATAGTGATATAGCTCGTATGATGTTTAAATTCTTGTCTTATGTTGATGCTTACACTGGAGCATATACAACATCTTTAATGACTTCACAAACAGTATATGAAAAGACCATAGATCGTTATGAAAGCATGATGAAAAATCTTATTAAAGCATTTAAGACATCTACAGATTCAAAAGAACAAATCGATGCATTCATAATGAACTACGAAGGTATGAAAAAAGAAATTGATAATTATAAAAAATCATATGCATATAAATCAGAAACTGCTACATGGAGATTTTTAGAGGTATGTGGTTTTAGTGCTACATTTATCTCTGCCGTGTTTACAGGTAGACTTACGAATGATTATTACAAATATCAAAAACAAATCGACAATCTTATAAATAATAAATTGTACTACTTATCTCGTAAGTTTAAATCTGTGTCTTTTTAACGAGTAAGGATTTTGTCATATGCTTAAAAATTTAGAACTGGCTGTAGGCACAGATACTTACATACCAGAAGTTGAAGGTATTGTTCCTTTTCACAATTGTGACTCAGATGAAGATACAAAGGAACTTGATGCCATTATAGTTACAATTGACAATGATACGAATACTATACAGGAATTAAAAGCTTTTCAAAAAACACTTCCTGCATATGGAATCAATCAACAAACATATGAATGGTTTTTACAAAATATACATTCTAAAATACAATTTCCATTTGAGCTTCCTGCAATAGAAAATCTTTCTTCTACTGGTAAAAATAAAGTACTAGCTAAACAATTATATTACGCTATTGAAGAAATGAATCAATCACTTCTTCAAAAAATAAAAACCAAGATTGTTGAATGGTGGAAAAATTTTATAAATTTTGTTTCTAAAGCTGTACAAAAAATTCGACAATTTGTCTCTTCTAATGAACTTGTTCAAAAATGTAGACGAATTGCAAAATATAAATTTGCAGGAACGGAAGCATATAAACCATCAGAATTAATGCCATACGACGTACCAACAATAGAAATTTTTAATACGTCTATAAGTACCATAGAAAATATTTTAAATAACCTAGCTTCTATATTTGAAAAAGAAAAAGATCCTTTTTATATTGTAAGTAATATTTCTAGATACATCGATGTACAAAAAGAAACTACAGTGCTAACTAAATTACACAAAACGTTTTGGGATTCATTTGGTCCGATTACTGCAGAAAAATTGCAAAACTATAGTCAAAACGCATATGTTCAACTTGGTTTTTCATATGACCGTGTACAAAAATCTGCTGACGATATAGACAATCGTTTTAAGAAAATTAATATAAATACTATAATGAATGCTTTTGCCGATGATCAACAACATCAACAATTCTATTTAATGAATCATAAAAATTTAGGACTTATAATAAGTAAACTGCTAGCATCTATACTTGACGTGGGGAAAGGCATTAAACAAATTATAAAAAATATAAATTCTTTTGAAAATGAAAATATGAAATAGGATTTTGAATTAATGGGTTGAACTTTTTGTATTATATGTGTGTCTGTATAATTTTAGGAGTACTCTACTATGGCTTTTAAAAACTTGCAATTTCTCCTTGGTAATTCCAAAATGGAAGAAGATCTGCTTCCAACAGATGAAACGAATGATGGTGTAGAAGTCACTGCCGATATCGCAGTAAAGGTTGCCGAAGACAATGAAGCGACTGATGTTCTAACAGAAGATCTAGATACTGTAGACGATGAAATTACTGAGCAAGAAGAAATTCTTGATGATGTTGAAACTCTTCGGTACATCGCTTCCAACATACGTAAGTTTGGTACCAATCCTGCTTCTTTTGATATTATCAACATGAAGAATCGTCTCAACAGAATTATCAAAGAAGTTCCTGCACTTGAATCTTTGTCTTCTGTAGGTAGAAACGAAGCTGAATCTCAGACTCTTGTTTCTGGAATTGAATCTGTAGTAAGTTCTTTCTATGAAAAAGCTGGTACAGTTACTGATGAACTTATCACTAAGGCAGATTGTGCTAACAAAAGAACTCTCGCACTCATTCCTAGAATGAAGAAAAAGATTTCTCTGGCAAAGAAGATGTTGAACGATGCCAATCCAGATCCTAAGAAATTGGAAACTGCTGTCGTTACCAATTATGGATATGGTAAAATGATGAATACTGTCAATGCTATTAATACTCTGCTAAAGAATAGCGATCGTATTCATACTGCAGTAGGTATCAAGGACAATGGTACGATTACCGTTGTTCCTTGTACTGAAAGCTTTGGCACCAATGCACTTTCCGCACTTGGTCTTGGAATTGAAGAAAATAGAATTGTCAACACTGAAAAGGTCAAACGCAATAAGATCAAGCTCTCTGCTATTGATAAACAAAAGCTTGTTCAACTTGCAGATCAGATCTTTGTTGCTTGTGAAAGCTTTAAAACTGTTGAAGAAAATCTTGCTACCTTTAAGAATAGTTTAAAGGCTAAAATGTTTAAGGATGACACTCCTCAGTCTAAAGCTAAACAAAATCTTTATTTTACAAATAAGATGAAGAGTCTCTATTCTTATCTACGTGTAGTGAATAAAGCTGAACGTCAGCTGTGCAAACTCTGCAATAACTACGTGACTCTTTGTTCTGCATATTCAAAAGTAAAGTAAAGATATCATTTTCTAATCATATCACCATAGGGGTAAGAGTACCTAGGTACTCTTACTCTTTTTATTGTATAAGGATTTTACTTATGTTACGCGGACTTGCTACTTTAGAAAATACTGTGGTAGAAATTCCTGATAGTGATGATGAATTTGATGTCTTTGCAGAAACCACTCTTAACGAAGCATTCGATGATCCTGCAACAAAACTTCTTTCTGAATGTCAATTTGATCTAGATACATATTTTCACTATCAAGACAACATGATACTTTTAAATACATGTAAAGATCTTCTTCCTTCCGACAATACGTATCTTCTAGATTTCATGGAAAAAAGTTTAAAATATGAATCAATTTTTATTCCTAGAGAACAGCTTCATCAAACTGGAATAGAATCTATAATAACTGACATCCTTGACAAAGCAAAAAATTTACTTTCTATAATTAAAGAAAAATTTAAAGCTTTGTATGAAAATATTTCTAATACTCTGCGTCAAATGACTCTTACTGTTCAAGATTGTGTACATGATTTAAACAATGCTAAAGATAAGGAAAGATCTGAATTAGGATATAAAACAATAAAAATTATTTCCCCTTCAGTTCTTGGAAGATATTTTTCCGCAGTAGAATCTATTAAAAACAAAACTTCCAATCTTTCCAATATCTTTAATTATAACCAGAGTACTGGTGAATTTAACGTACGCCCGATTGAATCTATATTTGGACAAGAATTTAATGCTTTAGGTTTTAAATCTGAATTTGGTAAATTGAGTATTGATCAAGCATCTTCTATGCGAAAGAAACAGGAATTTCAATTATCTACTATTAATAGACAAGACCTTATTAAAATCGGAACTGGGTTATTACAAAATCACAAAAATATTGATATTCTTGTTAAAAATTTTGATAATATTTTTTCCAAATTTCCAGATTTTAAAACAGAATCACTTGATCCGGATACGGGAAGTGTAGTTATTACTTCAGTTAACATGAATATACGAAAACTATATTCCAATTTAGTAAAACTAGCGGAAGATATTTTTAAGCAAAGCAAATTTGTTACTAAGGATTATATCAAACTTTGCAAAGCATGGTTATCTTGATATAGTTTGGAGATATATACACATGTTTTCACTTCCTTATGATGCACGAACTATTTATGATGATAACACAATGTCAGATTTATATTTTAAATATTTTAATGAGTTATCACTCATTGAAGATATAAGAAAAAAAAATCTATATTGTAATGAAATACAATCTTTAGTTAAACAACTTTCTGTTTACAAAGAAAATATAATAGTACAAAATGAATTTACTCTAGGTACTGAAAGTACTTTAACCGGATCTATAGTACGAGCAGCTGCTGAATTTCTAAAGTCTCTCCTTATCTGGATTAAGAATACAGCATGGAAAATTTATAGAAATACTAAAGTGTTTCTTGGTGTACATTCTGGTATTTCAAAAAAAGCTGCAAGAATTATAAAAAATTTAAATAATATGAAAGATCCTGTACCAACTCCTGAAAACAAAGAAAAGTTTCAAAATATCCAAGTAACAGATATTGACTATGAAAGCAATAAACTTTTTACTTATTTAAATTTCTTTAAAAAGAATGTTGAAAATCTAAAACCAAGAGATGCTTCAACGGCAGTTAAAGATGCAAGACAAGATGAAGAAATTGAAGCAAGCTATTATCCAACTCTTATTAAAGAACAATTGGATAAACTAAAACCAAGACAAAATTTAAATCCCTTTAATGAATATACACGTGAAAAAGTAGCCAAGTTTGCAAGTAATATTATTAATCTGTATGACTATTTATATGCTGCCGGACCAGATATTTTAAAAAACTATGACGAAATAACTCGTATTTCTAGAATGTCTGAAATAGAATTTCAGAAAACAAGAATATTAAGACCTTCTGATAAATCTAAATTGCAAATTTATAAAGTAAAACTTCTTCTTTATAATCGTGGCGTTGATTTGTGTACAGAAGAACTTAATAAATTATTACGAATGTATTCATTTATAGAAAATACTCAACCAGAAAAATCAGGCAATACAAATACTAACAATCGACCACAACAACAAAATACATGATTATATTTTGTGTGTCTGTATCTTATTAAGGAGTACTTAATTTATGCATAATCTAAAAGGTCTTGAAAAACTCAATTCCAAATTCTACACTATGCAGGAAACTGTAGTAGATATTGAAGTTAAGACTTCCGATGCTGATGAAGCTATAGAAGAAGCTCAAACTGTTTCATCTGAAATTGTAGAAGATCTTGATACAGTCGAAGGCGCTAGTGATGAAATCGAAACTCTTCGTCTTTATCAAAAACATCTGAAAGAATATCCTCTTACTAAAGCCAGTTACTCTCTTATCAATTTAAACAATAGCCTTTCCAAATATTCTCCTCAACTCGTTGCAGTAGAATCTTTCAATGCCAGTATTACTAATGATGTAGTCAGTGCCGGTATTGAAGGAATTGTTAGTAATGTCATTGAAAAGATTAAGGGTATTGTAAAGGGTATTGTTGCCAAATTTAAAAGTTTAATGGATAAAGTTAAACTTGCAATCGGTAACTGGGAAAGTGCACTTGAAGCTGCAGGGCGTCTTATTCAAACCATTCCAGATACTCCCTCAGCTGAAACTGGTTCAGTCACTGTTAATGGAGTAGATTTTAAACAATGTGATCAAATCATTTCTGGCATTGAATCCGTCAATTCTAAAATCAAGAATATAGGTGATATTATTGTCTTTAAAGACAACAATCTTACTATCAAATCTATTTATGATGTTCTTGATAAGCAAACACTTGATATAGTAGGATTTAATAAATCAAATTATCCTACGGAAACTAAAATAGACGTTGCAAAGTTTACTAAGCAAGAACTTTCTAGTATGTGTGATAAGCTTATCAAATCTTGTCAAAACATAGATAAAATTGACAATCTTATATGGAATACAATGGTTAATATTCCAGCTGTACTAGATGCTTTGGATTCTCCTGGTATCTTTGACAGGGTATTTAATACTGCATCTAATCAACTTCATCGTAGTTTAAACGATCTGCTTATCTTAGTAAATTCTACAGCAGCTACTCTTGCAACTTGCAACAAGTCTTTCATACGTATTGTCAAAGCTCGCGCAAAAGCTTAATGTATAAATACTATCTATGTACAGGGATACATCCCTGTACATAGATAAGTATATGTATAAATTTATGTTATTCGTTTGTAGATAAATATATATAACTATTTTGAATGTGGATATAAAAGATAATTTTATTAATTCTTTAAGGAGATTTAAAATGCAAGAAAAGCTTTTTGAACTTGCTGGCAAGATTGTTCTTGGTGTGGTAGTTGGTGTTGTAACCTGTATGGTCGTACAAAAGATTAATGAGATTCGTTCTTCAAATGAATCTGAATAAAAAATAATCATATTTATTTCAAGGAGGTTGTTATGAATTTGTTTGAACGTATTGGTCAGATTGTTGTTATTAGTTCTTTGTTGTCCAGTGTGTACATGATCTTCACCATGGCCGAAGCTTCTTCTGAAGGAGAATCGGAAATCTTTGGCGGTAGGTTTCGGATGCAAGCTCGCCGCACCTCTTATGGAAACGATGACACCAACACCGAAGGATAACACTTTTATATGGTAAAAGTTCATAGGAGTAGGGATTTTTTCCCTACTCCTATGTAACAAACAATGTTATTTTTTTTATTTTTTAAATAGAAATTCATGAACAGCACTTGTACTTGAAAGTAATGTTTGCTCATTTGATGTGTTGTCAAACTTAAGCATATCCATAATGAAATCATCATGGATACTTTCAGTTCCTACAACTTTCTGAAGATCAATATCTACGTCACCAACAACAGCATCAAACATCTGTTGTGACCAAGAAACAATATCTTCAAGACGAGTGGAAAGATTTGGTTCACTACCAGTATCTAAAATAAGAGTATAAATATATACATCATCAGTTTGACCAATTCGATACACACGAGAATAAGCTTGTTTTTTATCGACAGATCTGAATCCTTGTCCCACAAATATTACCGTATTTGCTTCAACTACAGTAACACCTGTGGCCATTGTTTGCATGGTACAAATAAGAGGATTTTTATTCGGATTCTGTTTAAACTCCTTTAAGATAGCTGGAGTATCTTTACTTGTTTTACCATAAATAATAGAAGGGTTCATGCCCCAATCATCACGAGCTGATTTTGCAGCAGCCTCTACTACATCTGTAAATGTAGTAAAAATAATTGTTTTCTTAATAGCCTTTTGAATAATGTCTTTTATTGGTCCGTGTTTAAACATTTCTGAATACATAGCTGCTCTAAGTCTTGTAAGAAGATTTCCTATTACTTCTCCAAGCATAACCATATCTACATATTTGTATACGGATTTGGCTTTCTTAAATCTATTCTTTAATTCAGAAGGTAGTGTAGGAAGAATAACAGTTTTCTCATAAAAATTGGCTTCTTTCATGAGTCTTCCTTTTTCTTCCCAACTGCCATATTTCTTTTTCTTAATAGCTTCTACTATATTTAAATATTTGTTATAATCACTTTTATTAAACTGTGATGTAGAAGTAAAATATTTTAATCCTGCAAGATAATCTTGTTCAAATTGTTTTGTGCTTTGATCATAATACTTTTTTCTTTCTTCGACAAATTTTTTAACTTCTTGTTGTACTTTCTTCAAAGTATAATTTTCTCCATTAGGAATTTTAACCATGATGTTTTCTTCATGTTTTTCTGGAAGATCAAGCACTTCTTCTTTAGTTTTTCTATACATCATCATACCAAGACGATGTCTTACAATATCTGCAAGTTGCATGGTATTTACGCCAAAAGCTTTTTTAAATATCTGTTCCGCTTCTTCATCAAAATACGGATCAAGCAATTTGAGTAGTGGAATAAGTTCGGCTGGAGCTTGTTTAATAGGAGTTCCAGACATGGTGAGAATATCAACACTTTGAGTGTACTTGGCAATCATTTCTGCATATTTAACACGTTCTGCATTCGCTGATCTAAAGTAATGTATTTCATCAATAATAATGCCAATGTTTCCAGATTTTAATTCTTTAAGGGATAATAGCTTTGGCATAGATTCATAATTAATAATAAACCATTTTGCATTTGAGATAGGTTTTTCTTTTGTCCAAATTTTTTGTGGTGTTTTACAAAATTTATTAATCTCACCAGCAAATTCATACACTACGTTATTTGGCGTAAGTACAATAATTTTTTCTTTATTGAGAGCAGTCATCAATGCAATCGCAGTTACAGTTTTTCCAACACCTGTGTCAAATGCCAGTAAATATCCTTTAAGACTATACCTCTGTTTTAATCGATCATAATTTTTAACAAACTCTAATTGATATTCTTTTAACTCCAATTGAAGTTCATTTTGTATTGTAGTAAGATTGATATTTTCTTGAATAGGTTCATTTAATTTCTTAAGATAAGTATTTTCATAAATAAGTTCTGTAACTAATTGATATGCTCTTCTATTGGGAAGTTGATTGATAACATATAAAAAATCAGGAAGAAAAAACTTATGAAAAGACATTAACTGTCCACGACCAAAATGAAATTGTAATTGAAACATATTTTTTAATTTAGTCGTGCCCCATTGATTTTTTATATCTTTCATAAATGTTGTTTGTGGAATTCCTGTTATATTGATTTTGTTTCCTTGTTCTTTTACAGTTACTCCATATAAGACGCTCATAAATCCCATAATAGACTTTCCTTTTGTTATCTAAATAAATTGAAATATATATTACTTTTTTGTAAGTGATATACAAATAGTATAACTTAAATAAAAGAGAACTTTGCTTATTATGACAAAATATAAGAAATTGAAAGAATTGATAGAAAATTTTTCACCCCACGAATCTATTGCGGACAACACTGGAGCAATTCGCATTGAAATAAAATTGTCAAAACGTAAAAAGAAAAAGTATATGAAAAGACACAAACATCCACCATACTGTATTGTTCATGGTTATACAGATTTTATCTATTAGTAATAGGGAGAGTTCTCTTATGTCAGATCAGATTATCATGGAAGATATTGAGCATAAATTCATGTGGAATACTATTATTAACATTCTTAATGATCTTAGAGAAAATTATAATTTAAGATTTCAATTAAATACTCGTTATCGTTATCTCATTCCTCATCCGGAAACAAAAGAAGAAAAAAAGGTATATATCAGTAATTTATTCACAATAAGTGAGTTAGAAGGTTGTATTTTTAAATATATACTTAATGATAAAAATATTTATTTATGTTCTTATTTGTGTGATTACAAATTTCAAAAAGCTGAAAGCAATTCTAATCTTGCAAATATGAGTTGCAAGGACTGCCCTGCCAAAATAATGACTTCACAATTTAAACTGTGTTTAAATGGATATCGGACTATGATTACACACATCCGATTGAAAAATGTTCCACATTTAGAACAAGAAGCATTTAATATTATTGTTCGTTATTGTGAAAAAATAAGAGATATCGAATATAAACCTGATGTTTTATTAAGAAGTCAAATTAAATAAAAATTATTTTTATTTATAATTAGAAAAGGAGGTGAGTATTGTGGTATCGTCTGCTATCATTATCATCATTCATCTAGGTTAATCTTCACATTTGAACTCGACCATACTATTGTAAAAAAAAACAATTTGTGTACATAAGAGGATACTCCAGATAAGGAGTATCCTCTTATGTGTATTCTTCCTTTAATTTTTTCTAAATATTTTTTACCCAAGAGCACTTATACTCGTGTGACGTAAGAAGATCAAGAACTTCTTGAACTTCTGTAGTATCTCGGTCATAAATCTTAATATAAAAATATTTATTAGTATCTAATACTTTAATGGATGATGGATTTAACCAAGGTAAAGCAAATACTTTTTCATTCGTTTTGCCATCTTGGTAATAGTTCAATACGATATATGTAAGTTCGGTATAAGGTTCCATACTAGGAAGTACTTTCTTTACTTCATTGTAGTACGGAATCAAATCTTCAATATTTTTAACAGCATTGTACTTACCAAGAGCAATAATTTCTCCAGTCCATGTGACCGAATCTCTAGGATTGATAGAAGTAAAGGAAACATTATCCCCTACTTTTAAATCAGTTGGATTTACAATCGCCATATTACTTCTTTTCCTCGACAGGTTCTTCTGTCTTTTTATTCTCAACCCATGCAGTACCAGGAACAACCATAATATCGGTCATAACGATTTTAGAAACAACTTCATTAAGACGATCGAGAAGTTCAGAATAAAGATTACCGGTTTGAACTGGAGGATATTCATTTTGCCATCTGGATTCAATGTAATCATAATTTTGTTTGATGAGTTTCTTCATATCAGAAGAAAAATTTCTCAAAACAATTTTATTGAAATTTGGTTCATCTCTATATTTACGAATATCAAAATAAGATAAAGCATTTTCAAGTTTCTGATACTTGTCTTTACAAAAAGCAGAACTATCTTTCTTAGGATCAATATTTCTATACAAAGGACCATACATACAGTTATTCAAATAAACAATACAATCTAAAAACAATTCCAAGAAAGAACATTTTAATTGATCTTCTTGGGTCTTATTTTCTTTATTGGTATATTTTTGAAATACATTGTGTACAACACGTAAAAACTTTGAAGTACCATTAAATATAAATCCATATTTAACAGATGCTAAAGCTGCACCAATTGCATCTTCTAATACTGGCATTGTTACAGCCATTTCATGTGTAAGTCCGCCTTGGCACAAGTATACACTTTTCTTAACACTCATGATGGAAAGACCATCTTCGATATCATTAAGTTCAAGAGTATTTTTTACGTGAGCTTGTTTTTGTTTTGTATAATACCTGGTAAGAAATTCTTTTGTTTCCGTATACCAAGGATAATCATCAGGATATGTTTCACCTGGATGAATATTGGCATCTACAATTCTATCGTCATGTGGTGTGAGATTATTGATACAAAGCTGACGTCCGTCATGAAACACAGAAACATCATGAATGATACAATCTTCAATATTGTTTACACCATTGTATTCTGGCTTGTTAGCTTTACCAATAAGAGCAAGTACAATAAAATTGATAGGTGAGGAATATGAAAGTGGAAGACCATATGTACAAACAGAAACATGTTTTTTCGTATTAAAAGCTAAAGCATCTATATTAACAAGAACCTGTGTTCCCAAATAAGATCCTCCAGGAACAAGAATAAGAAGAGGTTTATCAGGATCTGAGTTTTTAATATAATTATAAACTTCTTCTGTTTCAATGGATGCGTCTGCAAGACCTTTGGGAAGTACTAAAAGATCAATATGATCCATTTTGTATGTTCTTCCACGATCGTTATTATAATTCTGATATGTTGAAAACATGGAATCTAGATAAACTTCATATTCCTTTTTAAATGCACGTACTCTATATTCTCTTGATTCTGTACTTGGAGTAAGTGTAGAAATTTTTCCTTCCCAAGAAATAGGAGGCATATCTTTAAAGTATTCAGAAACAGCTTTTGCAATTTCTTTATCTCCACCTGTAGAAGTATAAGCTTGCAAATAAGCTATCGCAGTAGCTGCTTCATTTAGTGTACATCCATATTCTTGCATCAAAAATTCTTTGGTAATAATACTTGATTTAAACTCTTCAATAAGTTCATTAAAAATAGATTGTGTTAACCCAAAGAATTCATGTGTTGTGCATACACTAAAATAATTACGATGTTCGTAAAAATGTTTTAATACAATAGATGCCAGCAACATAGCAGTTGTAGTACCATCTGAACAAGCAGAATCGATACGATCACCGTAATAATGAATAGTAGATTTTAAATATTGTTGAACTGGAGAAATGAATTCAATATTGCGAATAATGTGGGAACCGTCTTTCATGAAAATACGGTTGTCCATTTTTCCAGTACCAATAGGAGCCATGATTTCATTGGGAGCAATCTTACACTGATAAATAAATCCATATCTGGCGAACGGACCGTTAATGGATACAAGATAATTAATAAACTGAGATAATGTTTCATCTATTGTTTTAGTAAAATTTTCAGAATCTACAACGTTTTTAATGTTCTTACAATCATTCATAGCAATGCGCATATCTAACAAAACCTCCAAAATAAGGGTTACTCTAAAAAAGAGTAACCCTCTTTTTATTTTTTATTTCTTTATTTTTAAATTCTCAAGGTCCCTTGTAAGTTCTTCAAGAGACTTTGTTACTTTCGGTTTGTACTCATCATAGAGTCTTTTGATTTCTTGAAAAGTGAATAGGTCTGTTCGCATAAAGTCTGCAACACTCATGTTAAGTTTAGAACAAATATCTGTGTTGAGACAAAAACGAACTACATTTTCAAAATAAGCATTTGATGCCAATGATTCATTGTCATCTTTAAGACATAAAAATCCGGTATTTCTATTTAGAAGAATATCTTTTTGTTTAATATAGCTTTGATTAAAAATATCTATAAGTCTAGCTTTCACTAAACCTGGTTCATTTTTGACAAGTTCTAATACTCTATTTTTTTTATCAACGTAATTTTTTATGTTTTCGTCGGTATCAGCTCTTACGCCACCAGCTGGTTTACGACTAACATAAAAAAACTTTGTTGCACATCACAAGGAATAAGTCCACGAACAGCAGAAGTTGGAATAGCTCCGCAACGTGGACATTTGTTGTAGTTGTATGCAATAAAAGATATCTTGGTTCTTTTAATAAAATCAATAATAGCATCGGCCAACTTTATCTCTGGATCAAGTTGCAGTGCATTGATTGTAGAAGGAAGAGATTCTTTATTAGTGAAGAAAATGTTTTTACCATTGGAATCTTTATATGTAATCTTTTCAATAAATGGTGAAAAGACTCTGAAATATTTAGCTCTTAAATAACTTGTACAATCTGCATATGAATTCGTCTGAATCTTATCTGCCAATTCTGCAACATATGCTTCACCATCAAGAATTTCTTCAATGAAAGAAGGACACTTAATATCAAGTGACCAAGTATCATTAAGAGTAATATGTTCACAATCTTTAAGAATGTTCTTATGATAATTTACAAGCATCTCAGGGGTTTTGATAGTAGAAGATGCACAAAATTCAAGTGCTTCCTTACCAAGACGAGTATAATCATTAAATCTCATCTTGGCAATATCAATCTTTGCTTTGTCAACATTTCTACAAGTTTCATTGTGGCAAATGAATTCAGCAGAAACTCCATTTTGAAACATAAGAGAAGCAATTGCCCATAAACAAACATCAAAATCAGGGAAGCTTAAGCATTTTTCAAAGTTCTCTTCCCAATTTTCAAGATTACTAGAAGTAATTAGTTTCTTGAAAAGTTTAATACCTGCTTTACGAACATAGATATCGATAGGAATATAATTAAGTTGACCAAATACATATCCAAATTCAAATTCAGTTGCACGACATTCGATATAGTATTCATGAAGTTCGTCTTGAGTTGCAGGACGAATAAATACATGAAATCCGCTATTATAAAAATACACTTTCTTAATACCATTAATAAGTGCCATGGTAAGATTGAGTGCATTGTCAGCAGATACGCAAGTACCTGTAGGAATCTTATTAATAATGGATTTATTTGCTACAGCATCACCAATTCGTTTACCATCAATTGTTGCAGTACAACCAATGGAATGTTGTTTTTCAATAATGCTTTCAATGAAGTCACTATCTGCTTGTCTTTGCTTAGTGTGGAAATATTTGTAGATAAGACGCATTCTGTTTTCATATGACAATGGTGAGAACAGAGCATCGTTCTTTGTTTGTATGACTTCTTGACTATCGTCTTCAGTTGGAAAATATCCGTTCTTACCTTCCATAATTTCAAAGGTAGTGTCCGCATCCTGCAAACCGATAACAAGTGGCGGAGGTGTAGTATCTAAAATAGCTTCTGGTTGATATCCAATAGTAGATTTTGGTTTATCAAATTCAACAGGAACAATTTCTTCAGGTTCAGGATTTACTTCGATATTTACAGGATCTACTGGTTCAATTTGTCCTTGTTGTACTGTGGATTGAGTCAAAGTTGAAAATTCTTCATCGGAAATAAATAAAGGTTCTTCATCCGTAGAAGATACGACCATTTCTTCAGTTTGATTTTTTGTTGTAAAGTGAACAACTTCTTCTATTTTATTCTCTATTTGTTCATTGGAAACTTCATTAATCTCTGGTTTTGAAGACATAAAATTAATTTCCTCAGTTTCATTTTCTGAAACCGTGCTATGAGTATTGTTTACAGACATGTCAGTAAAACTGTCCACTCGAACTTCTGTAGAAATATTAACAATTGGTGTTTGAGTATCGATAGTAGTATCCTCTAAAATTGCAGCTGGAATTTCATTACTTGTTGCCTGTTGCATAGCAAGATATTCTGCTTCGGATTGAGGAGAAACAATACGTTCTTCTTCTTTATCCACTTGTGATACAACATGACGTTTGGTAGGAACAAAAGAAATACCAGATTCTGTATGAATTGGATTGTTCTCCAATTGTGAAACTTGAGAACCTTTATTTGGTTTAGAAGACATTTTCATCGAGTTATTGATTGCTGACGGGTCTAATGGAACAGTTTTCATACCAACTACAACTCCTTGAATATTATTTGCTATCCTTGATTCTTCTTTTGTGTTTTCTGAGTGGCACCAGTTCAACAAACGGTCTACAACTTGTGATAACCACGTTTTCGTCTTCATATCGTACTATGCTTTTAAGGGTTAAACCATTATCAGTCCATACGAACAACTTGGCAAAATTTTCAGAGTTGGGAGTTTTACTAATAAATTCTTTTATAGATGGACCATCAAGACCATCGATATATAAAAAATGACAATCTATAAATTTTTCTTTAAACGCTGGTTGACCGTCTTTTGTTATAAAATCTTCTGCTTTAATCGGATATGTTTTAAACCAGTTAGATACTAATGGTCCATCTGGCATTTCATTAAAAGCATATTGTTTATAAGCAAGAATTTTTGAACTAACGTCTGTCCCTTCAAAAAGATCTTTTCTGTCCAATATAGAACTGACAATATTTTCAAGTTTTATTAAAATTAAATTATCATCAATAACTTTTCCAGCAATATCTGTAGTAAAGATAATTTTATCTTTTAAAGCTTCGTCTGCTTTTTCATCTTCTTCAAAAGGATTTTCTTCTTTATCTACTACAGTTTCTTCTGAAAATTCATCTGATTCTTCATTTGAAAATTCGACAAGTTCTTGACTAACAATCTCATCACCAATCATTATTTTTATATTGCCTTCGGTATCGATGACAGCTTGTGTTTCTTCAATGCGATTGTTTCGCAATGCTCGCATGATAGATTCACTTCTAAAAATATATGGTAATGGTGAATCTTTAATATGAAAAAATTCCATAAAGTCATCATAGAAGTTATAAGTCGTATTTTCTTTAGTATAAATCAAATGCATAGAAAGAGTTACTGGTTCGTATTTAGTGATTAATGAAAAATCGGCATTTGTAATTATAATCAATCCAGGAAAAGCTGGAATATTACAATAAATAAATTTATCACCTCTTGCCGATAAAGAAGACAGGTATCTCTTAAGTTCTATTTCGAATTGTGATTTTTTATTTTTCCGTGGTTTCTTTTCTTGAGAGGTCATTATTTAATTCTTCCTCTTTTTGAATTTCTGGAAATACTTCAGTAAGTACTTCGTCTTTAATACTTTCTTCATCAGAAGATACCGATGAAAAATCTGTTTTTACTGAAGTTCCATTAATAAGATAAGGAAGTACTGTTTCTACATAAGTACATACGGCAGCAGATTCTTCTGTACCAAGAGCTTTAATATCCTCAATATAATTGGGTACAAAATTGCTGCACGAAATTACTGCCTGAGAAAGATTATTTTGAATATAATCAAGAGGATCGATAACTTTAGAAATAATAATTTTTAAAGCTTTATCGACACGAAGTTGTGTTTTGATTTCACTAAGAGCATCATTGATAACAGTACATTTTTCTAAAATAGGTTTTAATTGTTCTCCAAATTCAATAAGCTCTTTCCATTTTTTACTGTCTTTAGTTTGTATAAAATTATTGTCAACTGGCTCTGAAAGAGTCAATGAACACATAACCATAATACTTCTTAAAGAATAAGCTATATTTGTAAGATCATTAGCAGCCCGAATAATATCATCAGTTTGCTTTCTAAATTCTTTGCGATCTTTTTTATCAAAAATAAAATTTACAGCATCCGCTACATTTGAAGGATATTGTTTTTTCTTTTTACCAACAAATCCACGTTTAGACATTTTACGAGTCATATTAGCAGAAATACCGCTTTGTTTACGTTGGGTTTTTTCGGAACTTACAGTAATGTCTTGTGACATAAATCCTCCAAAAAATAATTAAAATTTTCTTTACACAAAATAATACATATTAATAAGTTTATACATAGTACTCCAAATATTTGGAGTACTATGTTTTATGTATTATAGATAAGCAAGGAACTCAAATTGCATATCGGAACAAGCATTTTTTACTTTATCTGCACATTCAAAATAATACGTGTTACAAAATGCAACAGTTCTGGAATGAGCAGTTTCTACAGATAATGCTTCATATCCATTCTTAAAATCATTATTCATATACATATCTTGAATATCAAATTTATTCAAATCTGGACCAACATTTTTAATAAAATTTTGTCTAATCTTTTCTTTAAGCGTAGCTTTGTCTGTAATAAGCACAAGTTCCACATCTTCTTGAACAAGCTTAAGAAAAGTGCTGTTTACATAACCTTTGTTTTTTTCTAAAAAGGCATGTACATTTTTTGTAACACTTAAACGAATATCGTCTGCAGACATTTTATTTTGTTTCAAATAATGAGCATATTCTTTAAAAATTGAACGTAGCATTTGAATTCTGAGATTATTTTCAGCGCTGATTTTAAAATTATCTCGCATATGAGCAATATCTTCATATTCCTCTTTAGAAGCCACAGGAGTCAATTGAACTTTAGTACTCATAAATAAATCTTCCTTTTTTATCAAAATAAAATAAAATTTAGTAGCTATAACCTATACTAGTTTGTTACATACCATTAGACAGGGGTGTTTAATATGAGTGGTGTTGAACGAGAAAGTTTAATGCTTAATTATGTTCACAACATGAAAAAATACTTAAAAACTTTTTATACATATGTTTCCGATGACGAACTAGATCGTTTTATTAAAGATTTTATATCACAAAATATACAACGACCTAAAGCTCGCGTCGTTGAATATCCTTCATATGGAAATGCTGAACTTAAAACAATGGATCTTTTAACCTTTATTAAAAAAATTAATGATAAAGTTATAGCTCCTTCCGGAACTGTTTATCAGTCTACAGATAAAGGAAGTCCACCAATTAAAATCTTTCTTGATGGACTTGTTGAAAGAAGAAGTAAAGCAAAGAAAGAAATGTTTAATTATACTGTTCAAGGAAATATGACTGCTGCTATGCTTAAACATTACGAGCAAGCACTTTGTAAAATTAACCAGAACAGTGTTATTGGCGCTATGGGAACAGAGTTTAGTGCCATGTATGATTTAGAATCTTTCAATGCAGTTACTTCTCTTGCTAGACATGGCATTATTATGGCGTATGCCTTTGCTGAACGATTTCTTGCTAACAATCATTATTTTCCAAATATTGAAAGATTACTTAACTATATAATTGTTTTGGCAAATGCTGCACCAAGTAAAGAAGTTATTGATAATTTAATTACTAAATATGATTTATTCGTTCCTACTTGCATTGATATTTCAGAATCACTTTTAGAAAGTGTTCAAAATTATGATCCTGGTTGTTCGCAAGGATGGATTGTTACAGATACAATTAAAAACTTTGCACCACATGAACAAATTTATATTTTCTATGCCAAAAATTTATACAATCTCATTACTTGCAATTCAGTATTTTTCAAGAAATGGATTACTGATTTCATGAATACAGACAAGCAAGTTGTTGTAACTGAAGACATTGATCCTAAGAAAATATTTAAAATTGATGATGACCTTTTGTGTGCACTTACAACTATTTATGACTCATATTTAAATGGGATGAGTATAAGCGAAACTCCTGATCTTGCTCCAGATACAGCAAGACTCATCGTTGCATGTGCAACAAAAATGCAACAAAAACTTGATGATCTTAATGATCTCATGTTAACGTTTCTACATGGAAAAGAATTTATTCCAGCTATTCCAGAAAATCGACACATTAAAAGAAAATGTGTTGCTATTTCAGATACAGATTCTGTTATATACACAGATAAACATCTGGTTACATGGTATCTTGATGGTCAATTAAGAATTTGCCAGAATGGATTTAATATGCATGCTTTGGTTACATATTGGATGACTAAATCAATGGCAAATCTTATTAAAGTAATGGCAAAATCTAGAGGAGCCATAGGCAAAAATATCGATAAAATTAAAATGAAAAATGAGTTCCTGTATACAGTACTTATTAAAACAAATCTTGGTAAACACTATGCTGGAAGAATTAAAATTCAAGAAGGCCGAATTCTTCCAGAACCAAAATTGGATGTTAAAGGTGTTTCATTCAAAACATCAAATCTACCTAAAGTGACCCATGACTTTACAGAAAGTATTCTTATCGATATTATTGATGAAATTGAAGAACATGGCAATCTTTATGCTGGAGATTATATTCACAAAGCTCTTGATTATGAAAAAGAACTTTTTGATAGTATCAACTCAGGTAATCTGACTTACTTTGGCAACGTATCCATTAAACCAAAAGAAGAATATAAAGATCCAGATGGTACTATTTATTTTAACTACGAATTGTGGGAACGTATATTTGAAAAGAAATATGGCAAAATTCACATTCCTGGAAAATATCCACTTATTCCTATTATTTCTACAAAGTTCAAATCAATTCAATATCTAGACTGGTTAAGAATGCGTGAAGAGGAAATTGCTATTAAACTAGAACATTTTTTTAATGATCCCAAGTATAAGAAAAAACAGATTACTCGTCTTCCTCTTCCACTCACGGTAACAAAGATTCCTGAGATATTTATTCCTGTCATTAATTCACGGTCTATTATTTATAAAAATATGGCACCGTGTCAATTAGCTTTACGCAGTCTTGGTATTGATTTGGGTAATCAAAAGAAAATGCCATTGTTCTCAGATATCTATCCTTTACCAGAAGATTAAATTATACATAAAGCAATGAGACAAGTGGGAAATATTTCCCACTTGTCTTTGTACTATTATTGTCGATGACTGATAACAACGATATCGTGAGTCGTATCAATGTTATCAAGAAATTGAATAACTGTAGAACTTGTTCCAGTAGTACCTACTTCTTTATATGTATGTTTTGAAGCATCGGTTCCACAGGCGCAATAAAGTCCACTCAAATAAACATCAAGTTGATCTTGCCCTACTGTATATGCCGGAACAGTGTAATTGGTATTTGCATTAATAGTTGCTGTTCTTTCACCACTTAAAGATTGTTGTCTTGTCCTGCTTGAAGGTATAGTTATATTAGCAGTACCATTAAAAGATACACCATTGATAGTTCTAGCAGTAGCTAGTTTAGTAGCTGAAGAAGCATTACCGGATAGTGCTCCTTTAAATGTGGTAGCTGTAATTGTGTTTGTAGATGGATTTATAGTAACGTTAGTATCAAATCTTGTACCTTCTGTTCTAGTATCTGTAGGAGATGCGGTACTTGTAAACAACAATCCATATTCGGCATTTGTTGTAGTTACAGTTTGAGTAACAACATTATTTGCATCGTAGCTATAAACAAGTTTCCAACAACCAGTGCTTAAAGTAGAAGTTTCATATACTAACAAATGTACTGCATTTGCGCGAATATAACCAGCTGCAACACCCTGGTCATTGTAATAAATTGGTTTTGCACCAAGATTATTAATATTAAGCGTAGTAGAAGCAACGCTATTAAAAGGAATTCTTAATGCTACAATCATACTACTAAAATATGACGTGATACCATCAGTATTTGCAGTAAGGGTAGCTGTTGCAGTTGTTTCAGTCGGGATGACTAAAGGAACACTAAAAGTTTTGGTAGAAGTTTCTGCATTTCCACTAATGTTAATTTGCGCTGGATGGACGTGACCTTCTCTTGCAAATTTACCATTATCAAGACCAGCAGTAGCTGTTCCAGCTATTAGTGGAACTGCACTACTTGCCATAGCGTGACCATAGTTAGTAGCAGAAGAAACACCATACGTAGTTGTGGTAGAAGCATGTGCGACAGGAGTTCTAGAATTACTCAATCTAGCGTCATTGCCGACACAGGCAGTATTTGCAGCAGTTCCGTATGTTACAGATATAGTACCATTATTGTTTGTAAATCCATTGCCTATTTTAATATGACCAAGTGTAGTTGTAGAAGCAGCAACTGTAACGTGACTAGCTGGAGCAGCATTGATATCAGTAGCAGTTAAGGTATCAATAAATTCTCTTGTTGCAAGCGTTTCTAAACTATCTGAGGTACCAACTTTAAACATGTCGTCAGTTTCATCAAAGACCAGCAAATAGTCAGCAGATGTGCCACGATCAATTTGAATGCCCGATTTTCCTGCAGTTACTCCGGATCCAGATTCACCTTTATTAATTTCAACAATATTGTCTTTGACTTGTAAAGTATTAGAGTCTACTACTGTTGTAGTTCCTTTAACTGTTAAATTTCCAGTAACAGTTAAACTGTCTACTTGTACTCCACCTGTAGCAGCAATAGAACCAGTAAAATTAATATTAGGCGCATTGATATCAGCTTGTGTATTTGCTGTAATAGAAGCTTTTGCTCCTTGTCCAGAAGCAATCATTTTAATATCTGCAGCTGATCCAGTAGATGAAATTTGTACTGTAGATTCTGATGTAATTTGTGTACTGCCAATACCGGATGTTTTTACTTGTAAACTTTGATCGCGATCAGCTTTGATAATAATAGTATCTGCACTTGTGCCAAGTACAGGAGTATCTCCAAGCCATAAAGTATTAACGTCAAGTCTAGCTTCTTTAGCATAAAGTGTTTTAAATCTATGTGTTGCAGAACCAAGATCTATAGTTTCATCTGTATTTGGTATAATACTTCCAGTAATTGTTCCACCAGACGTTGGAAGAAATTTATCCGACAATGTTTCCCAAGTAGCAACAGTACCATCGGTATGTAAGTAATGATTTGTTTTATTTTCTATGGAAGGTAATATGTTATCACCAAGTTTATCAATAACCGCTTGTGTCAATGTACGATTAACTTCGATAATAATTTCAGCATCTACAGGAATAGGATCTAAAAATTGAATAGACGTAGATGGTTGATTTTCAATGCCGATTTCTTTATATAAATGTTTAGTTGGATCTGAACCACAAGAAGCTCTAGCGCCATTGACATATACTTGTAAAGAATTGATGCCAACTATATATTCTGGTACAGTATAGTTTGTATTTGCTGGAATAACTTCTGTACGATCGCCTTCTAATGATTGTACAATATCAGCTTCAGCAGCACTTGGAACTACTGTATCTGCAGCATTTAGAATACCATCTTGAGTAATACTTAAATTCTTACCAATTTTTATGTGAACAATTTTGTTTGTAGTAGGAATTTCAGTTACGTGAGATATCGGTGCTTTTTCGGAAATGTCTAATAATGACTTAGGTAACATGTCACTCCTCAACTATTGATTTGTATTTTAATAAATAAATGAATACCAGTATTTTTAATTTGTAAAACAAACATTTTTCACATTATAAGAACAAGAGCTTATTAGGCTCTTGTTCTTATGTTCTTACTTAAAGCTGATGTCTACGGAACGTAAAAAATTAATTATAAACAAAATCAACCCGCCAATAGCACCTATAATCCAAATGGTATATCTACTTCCAAAAAATAAATTACTAAACCAATTTTGATGCTGGGAAATATATTCAGTATCTCGTATCTGTTGTTCACGTAGACTTTCTACACTTTTTGAAAGATCGTTATATTTCGTATTGATTTCGTTTACCTTTGTTACAATTGTATCGAATTTCTCTATAAATTTATTATTTATTTCAATGAGTAAAGCTTGTGTATCAGAATCAAATGTTGTTACATCTACACTCAATACAGTTGTAATTTCAGATAAAGCATTAATTGTTTTATAAAAACTTGTTACAGCGTCATTTACAGCTTCTACGTCTCGTTTATATTTATCAGCTAAATATTTTGGAATTTCTTGAGTTTCAGAAATCTTATCAATGATAGTAGAACAAATATATTTGTGCTCAGAAATACACTGAATATTATCACTCATTTCGGTCTGTAATTCATGTAATTTCAAAGCTAGATTCATTAGTTCTTTTTTATGATCATTCGAATGTGTCTGAAGCTGATTTTTATGTGTATGTAAGTCTAGCACAGACCACCTCAATACTCGTAAAAAGTATATTTATAGATAATACACAATCAACGATGCTCAATCATCCATCGTTGGGTATCTTTAATTCTTTGGACTTCTTTTTTAAGTTCACTTACCGTTTCTTCTACGTTTTTACAAACCATCAAACAGACAGCTGTTAATTTTGTAAACTCGTCTAACTCGGACATCATTTTTGTGAGCAATTCATTATTTTCATCACATTTGCCACTATCGTAATTTACTGGGCACGTATGTTTAGAAGTCGACGGTACGATATTGTTACTTGTCATACAGATATTCTCCAAAGGATTTTTGTGCTACTTATTTTTATTAGAAACATGCCTTTCCCAGGCACTACCAAAAAAGAAACCTACAATAGTATTGATAAGCCCATCAAAACTACCTAAAGATCTATCCACAAAACGCCAAGCTTCAGTATTCATATCGTTTGAATAAATGACTACAAAGAATTGATATGCAAAAATTGCAACAATACAAATAAGTGCAATCATATTTGTGGACAATCCTTGTAATGCCACCATCATCGATAATTTTGGATTTTCTTTCGCTTGCTGAGATGCTAAAAATTCTAAAATTTGTGTAAATTGCCGATTCTGTGAATTTCTAGCATCTTTAACATCTTCAGTCACACCAGTATTAACAGTATATTCTTTAGAAAACAAGTCTTTAAGATAAGACTTGTTTTCTATTACACAATCTTTAATCAATTGAATTTGTTCATCGGTAAGATTACTTAAATTTCCATTTGAATCGGCAAGAATAATTCCAGTTTTTTGTTCAATAAAAGATTGTAGTTGTTCGGCCTCAAACACAGATATATCAGTACAAAGATCAGTTAGTTCAGCAATGCCTTTACTCACTAAAAGATCGTTTAACTGGTTTATGATTGTATTCATAATCAAACTCCCAGTACAAACAAATCATTTGGTAACAGCTGTAAAATCAATAACAAGTATAACTGCCTGCATACCATTGCAGGCAGTTATATGACATATTTTAAAAAATAAAAATGTATCAATCGAGCAATTTCAAATATATATTACTATTTCGAATGACGGATTTCCTGTCATTTGATCCTAGTGATTATTGAAAGTGCATCTTAAGGTATTCGTGCATGTACGTTCACCCAGATGCTCAGCTCGTAGAAATTATTAATGGCGAAGAATTTTATTCATGTGACCCTATTGGTTTTCCAAATTACATGATCTCAAGAAGTGGTATTCTTATTAACAGAACAACTGGTAAAGTAAGAATTCCACGAATTGTAGAAACAAGATCTGGAAATTCCAAAAGAAGGTACGCAATTGTCAATTTACGACAATATGAATATCGAAAGACTTTTGATATGACGAGAATTATGGGAGTTATGTTTGTTCCAAATCCTCAAGGAAAATCAAGAGTTTATCGAATCAATGATGATTCTTCTGATTATAAAATCAGTAATTTAAGATGGGGAGAATATGATCATGATAGAAGACCAAAACATATTCGTTCCTCTTCTTGTTCTGATAGTTAAAGGAATCATTGTTATCGCCACATTCAAAAAATTTTTAAAATAATCTTATTTACAAAGAACCTGTATTTGTGAAAAAATAAGGAACCTCTAATGTACCATTTTATTAAAAAGAACCTCAGGATCGGACATCAAAAATGCACATCAATAATCACCGTATATAGGAAGGATACAATATTGTATCCTTCCTATATATTGAACAATCTTTTATTTTTTTTTGTTTATTGTTGCTCTTTTAAAAGTGCTGCAGCATCATACCCAGTAAAAACAACATTGGCTTGATATGGGTCAGTGAGAGATGGTACCCACTTAGTAGCAACATTACCTTTTTCGACTTTCAATCGTTTAAGTCCTGCTTGCATATTTTCATCTGTGGCTTCAAATATAAAACACACATAAGCACTTTGTGCATTATCTGGTGCAACTGATGAAAATGATACTTGTGTCCAGTCTTGATACGTATCAGTTAAAATAGTATCATTTAAAGTAGATTCAGTACTATTTAAATTATTCTTATCTTGATAGCCAAATATTACTGTCAGCGGAGCTTGTTGTGCGATAAGACTACCACTAAAAGTATATGTTTCTCCAGGAGTTACTTCTATGGACATAGAAATAAATCCATCCGGAGCATTATTACCAGTAATAATAAAATAACAATTGTCGTCTAATACATAGTCATCTCTAAAAATAGATACTTTATCTGTACTAAACCATCCAGTTAAATTAACTATACCAGTAGAATTGTACAACAAGTTGTCATTAGTAAGAACATCAGTAATTATTGTTTCAGATATTGCAGTAAGCTGTATCTTTTGTTCTTGTTGAGTTACTTGTTTTTTAACTTTATCAAATTCTTGTTTAGTCACTTCTGAACTTCCAGATCCACTTCCTGAAGAATCTTCAGTTATCCAACTATCATTTATCCAGGACATAATTTAAATTCCTATCAGGTGAATCAAAAAATGTGCATAATCCGTTGTAGTGTTTTTAATGTGAAATCGCACATATCTACAAATAGGAAGTCTCAATTGCTCAAGCTTTGGTGTAGTACCAATGACAATTGTCTTTACTTCATTGGATGCTTCCAGAGCTTCAGGATTATCAGGAATATTAAACCATACTCCTTTTGGATAATCTTTCTTAATTACGTCTATGTTCCACATATTGCTACATTGAAGTTCAAGATTTAATGTACCACTTTTACAGACGTGTTGAATAGACACATGACCAAATGTAGCATTCATCCTCCACAAATCAAATACATAATCATATTCGCTATTTGGTTTAATCTCTCCCCATTTATCAGTTCTATGATCTACTGTAACGTCCGGAAGCTGCATCAAATAAAACCCTGCCATATAAAACTCCTTATTACAATTTATATAAAAATCATAACATTGTTTACTTACAATATTTAAATATATTACATATAAATAGGAGAGTCCCATAGTAAGGACTCTCCTATGAAGTTTATTTAAAAAGTATTATGGAACAACGGTTTCATAGAGAGCAGCAATTTGAGTAGCATTAGGACCGTTGATGATAATGGTATCAGTGTACATGATGGCACCGGCAGCTGCTACATTTTCAGCATCTGTTACATCAGCACCTTCTTCGATACCAGTGAGTTTTGTTCTTTCAACAGCAGTCATTACTACCTTGGTAGTACCATCAGTAATAGAATCTGCTGTATCAGTACCCTTTAGGAAAGCATCGGCAAGATTGGTTCTTTCCTGAGTGGTCATGAACAAATTGGTGGTACCCTGAGTAATTGCATCAGAGGTATCATTGGTCTTATGGAAGAATACTGAAGTATCTACATCCATAGACTCTTGTTCACCAACCTTTACCCAAGATCCTTCAACTGGTTCAACTCCTTCACCAGAAGTTATACGCCAGATATATTGAGCAGAACCGGTGGTAACAGTTGGGTCTTTACTAGCATCCCAAACAAAGATTACAGATTTCTTTTCTTCATCAGTAAGAGCATTACGTTCTTCAATATTTTGTACCCACTTAAAAGCAGCAGGAATAGTTACAGATTGAGTAAGATCATCAGGAAGAAGATCAATAGAAAGCTTACCATCTGCACCAAGAACAGCTACACCTTCAGCAGTGTTCTTCTTAACCAGCATGGTAATTTGAGCAGCAGTAAGTTCAGAGAATGGTACGTAACTAAGCTCACTCCACTTCTTGGTACCATCACCAATCTTCATCTTACCAGTATCACGTTCTAGACAAAGCTGATCCTTAAGAAGTTGGGGATCGGCTGTAGTCCAGTTGGCAGCGGTATCAGCAGCAAGAGTTACTGGAACTGTAATTTGCTTTACATCACTCTTAATAGTAGCCATATAACGTCCTCATGATTAAAAAATATTATTGTAAACTTGTATAAAATACAAGGTTTGGTTATTTACCAACCATAATATTTATAACCTAATTGTGGGGGGGG